TCATTGCTCCAGGGAAAGTTTTTAAAAAAAGACATATATCCCCGTCGCCTTTATTATCCATTTGGAAGATGGATATGTTGACGTATTACATATCTGATATTCATATTCTATTATATTATTATTCATAATCACAAGGAATACACTTATGACTCACAAGGGATATAACTCTCAGAACTCAAGTGAGTGCATACTACTTAAGGAATACAATACATACTCAAGGAATATCATACTACTTAAGGAATACAACATACTCAATTCAAGTTTATGTAATCTTATGGATTGATTACTTAGTTGATAAACAGATTCGTCAACTAGAATTATAACATTATAAAATAAAATAATCACTGTTATAATAACTAACTGAAAAAAATATTAACCTTGTTTATTTTTTGAAAAGAGAAGAGGTATAGGAATTATTCCTATACCTCTATCATTGTATTTATATCTTAGATACATCAATTGGTATACCAGCTAAAGTCTTTACAGCTCTATCCAGTTCTACCATTAGTTTGTTTAATCCTATTACTACAGGAATAGAACAAGTCATACGTCCATTTACACTACCGATAGTACTGAATGTATCAATATGCTCTGTTGGTCTAAATGTACTTGTTGGTTCTTGTCCTTTAGGAATAAGATATTTTACAATTCCCTTATTTGCAGAATAGAATGTAACCTTATCTCCAACAGACATGTTATCGATATACTTAATATAGAAGATAATCTTTACACCATCTTTTACATTCTTAGTCTTACCAGTGTTTACAGACTTACCAGCAGACTGTAAACCGGTACTATCGATACCATACTTGTTGTAAATCTTCTTAGTCTTGGTTAAATCAGATTCATACTTCGATATAAAAGTTCTTAGAGATTCAGATAATTGATCAAGCTCTACTGTTCTATAGACTTTAATATCGCAGATAGTTCCAGAATGTTTGGAAGCAATCTTATTGTTTCCTAATTCAGAAATACTATCTTTATCCATAGACAGATTCTTCATCAATCTATTTACAGCATCATCATCAAAGTCTTCCTGGAAAGACATCAATGTTTCACCTTCAATAACTTCATCTCCAATCTTCTTATATATGAAGATATTAGAACCTTTATCTAACACAACTTCTTTTTCTACAATAACTGCAGTGCCAAGCTTTTCACCAAATTCTTCTGTAATTGCTGCAGAATCCTCGAATCCTTCATCGGTATTTATCAGTGCTACCTTAGCAAGAGTACCACTTGTCAAAGCCAAATTTCCAGATTCTCCTAAACTGTTTGCAAAAGACTTTGGATCATAAGCAACAACATCGTTTTCTTTTACTTTAGATCCCACTTGTAATTTCTCAGATGGAACCAATTGTAATGGAACATTGTAACCACCATCGGAGTTCTTCTCAACAGTTTCTTCCAAATTGATAAAATCAGATTTTCCATCATCGTAAGTAATAATCATATAATCACCACGACCAAACGGTTTACCATTTCTTACCAATTCGGTTACTGTGCCTTTACCTTTAGCTTTAAATGCAAATATATCCGAAGCCATATATGCAAATGCTTCATCTGAACCATTTGTAATAAGCATTGGATCATTGTTTTCACAACGTACGGTATGTTTAGAAGTCTGGATATAAGTCATCAATGATCTTTGTGGATCATCATGAGTAATACCAAGAGGAACAATACCTTCTGTTGCTGTTAATGTCTTAGCAGTAGAGAATTTATCGGTATTGCTATTGATAGATTTAATAAATCCTCTATTACCTTCAATATTTGCATCCATTGTAGCTTGTCTATTGATACCAACGTTACCAGAGAATCCTGTATCCATACCTAATACATTAAGCATACTGCTATCATAAGTTCTCTTATCTACAGAATATGCTCTATCTGTATTCATACCAACAAGTCCCTTATTAGTAACAGTATTTCTAGATTCAATATCATTGATAACGTTATTGATAGAAAGCTCTGATACGGATTGATCCTTAGAAAGAAGCATATCTATAATTGCAGACTGTTTTACTTCAAGCTTTACACCTTTTCGGTTATGTCGCATACTATTTGCATATGTCTGATACCCAGTAGAGATAGCTTTATAAAAATAGCCAGCAATTAATTCCTTACGTCTCCAACGCCGAACTGACTGGTCTGTATGAGAGGTAAATTTATTATCGGCTAATAAATTACTTGCATATACTAATACAGATACATAGTCTGTAGGAAGTTTGTAAACTTCAAGAATTTCTTTAGTGATAGGATCGAGCATACAATCATAAGAATTCTCTAATCCATCTGCTTTTAATACTCCACCAAATTCATCAATGAAATCAAGATACATTGCTTTATTATTGATATCTTTGATAGAGTAACTTTCTGTATCACAATCTTTCAAACCGTTCATCAATAAAGATGAACTATAAGTGTTCTTATAAACCAGATATCCATCACTAAATTTGATATAGTCTTTATCAATACCATACTTAATATCAGATCCAGATATCTTCTGCAAGAACTCATACTCAACTCCCGCTTTCTTCAGAGTTTTGATAAGTCCTTCGAGATAAGAACAGATTAAAACGACAGGCATCTTTGTATTTAAGATAGAAGCCTGAGAGTAACTATAACGAACACCGGAAACGATAATAGAATCTACAAAATCTTCATAATCTTTTCCGAGGTAACCGATAAGAAGCTTTACCAAATATACACTAAAGATACCATCCTTATTGTAGTTCCAGTAAAGTGTTTCTTTTTCTTTACCATTTGTAATATACCCGAAAGCTAATCCCTTTGAATCATCACATACAGTGTCACGTCTTAATTCTTCTTGGTTGAAGATGATATGTACTTTCTTTTTTGGAATATCGATAGAAGAAAATCTTGTTCCAATATCAATATAATCTAAAGGAAGTTCATAGTTCTTAGAGATATTGGTATTGTCTCCATAAGTGATAGTAACACTATCGTTTACTTTAGAGAATTTTTCAATACTCTTCATAAGCTTATTAGAAGATGGCAAACTCTTTCCAATAAAGTTTCCATACTTTCTAACGAAGATCTTGTTATAACCACCAACACCAATAATCTGACATTCATCGGTTCCGGTTTTGATTAAAGGAATCAATACAGACTGAATCATGATAGATTTCTTATTTCCTCTTAAGAGTAAGAAGTTTTCATTTACAAACTTCGGTACATCTATCACAATATTGAACTTATGACCCTTATAATCCTTACAAGCTATCTTCCATGTATAGATAGCATCTTCAGAGTTGGATACATCGGTAACGTCAATATTATCTACAAATACTGGATACTTCCAATCCTTCATAGAATCTAACATCTTTACGATATCAGTATCCGGGTCGTACTTCTTATCAAAGTTTATGAAAGTCATATGCTTCCAATCTTCATTGATAGAAGCAACCTTTAATGCAGTAGATTCAATCTGCGTATTAACATTGTCAGTTTTCAAAAGATCTTCTACAGACTTATTGGATAACTTTGACTTGTAGAATTCATCATTAGTTTGTGTATACTTAGAAGATTGAGTCTTCTCTTTATCCACATTATCTTCAGACTTAGATTCTACATCTTCAATCATCTGCTTGAATTCATCATTATTCAACTTATCCATAGCAAACTGCATATCTGTAACATTAGAAGAAGCGTCTGCTACCTTCTTTACGATATCAGACTTCAGTTTCTCAAGTTCTTTATCATTCTTTTCAGCTTCGGCATCTTTTACAGTAATTATCTTTTCTGTATTATCCGTTGTAGAATGAGTAGGTTGAACTGCTGGTTTAGTTGCGGTTGCTACAGGAGTAGATTTAACCGGTTCTTTCTTTTTTGGTTCATCTTCAGAGATTTTTGAAACGTCATTGATCTCTACATTCTTAGCAACTTCGATCTTATTGATGATATCTAATGCTATACCTTTCTTAGAATCCTGAGTATCATCATCTACCGGGTCATCATCAACCACATTGGTTAGAGCATTGTTGATAATTCTCTTGATCAATAAAGTGAATGTCATCATCACTCTATTTAACTTGGTAGAATCCATAGAAGCTAATTCAGACACATTCATCTTGAAATAGTTCTGATCTCCTAAGAATAAGAGATCACTATCTCCGAATACATCTTTCAGAGTTTCAATATCTTTTGTACGAATCAATTCGTAGATATATGAAATTGGATTGATATCCTGCTTGTACATCCACATCTTTGTGGAGTTATTATGTCTCCAATCCAATACCGGAATGAATATTGTCTTCTTACTATAAGAATCGAAACGAGAATCCTTAAGTAATCTCTTTAAGAACTCAGCATATGCTTTATATGGTCTTACTGTATTTACAGACTTTCCTGTATTCATCTTCATCTGCATGGAGATATTTGTAAAGAAAGATTCGTTATAGTAAGACAGATCGAAGAACAAGTTACGATCTTGATATCTGTTGATATCTAAGAAGGTATACTTGATAAACGGCAAGTTTGCTTTGATATTCTTATAGATATCTAATACTTCTCTATTAGACTTAAATCGATTCTTATACAATACCTTTCTAAAGATAGTATCATAATTATCAGCTTCAAAAAGATAGATACAATCTCTGTATTTATAAGAGTTTCCGAAAGACTCTATATAATCTACGCTAAACTCTTGCTGAGCAGAACCGGCACTGGGAGCTGCAGGAGCGGTATTGGAAACGATATTTCCTTGCTGAAGTTTTTCTAAAGAAGTCATACCTTCTTTATCAGTACCGACGTTTCCTCTACGAATGTCCTTCTTAATCTTATTCAGCTTATATACAGAACGTTGTTTAAGCTTTCTCTTTAAAGAACGTAAATCATTCTTAGAATCAAGAGTCTTCACATTCTTCAAATCATCAAGAGAAGTAATTGGTGTATTTTGAACTTCATCATCTTCTGAGATAAGTTCAACACTATCTTCTTTTAAGAAATTCAACTTCGGCATAAATTTGCTATAAGAATACTTAACCTCATGAGCAGTAGACATCGAATTGCTATTCTTTATAATTACGGAGACAAACTTGTAATAGTCATTAGCCTGCACAAGCCTATACAAAGTTGGTCTAAATCCACCGTCTTTATTTCTTATATTCTGAATAGCCTGTAATGTATCATATTTAGCGATATCGATATCGCTATAAGCATCAGCCATTACAATAGCTATCGGGAAAGATATGTTTATATTTACCTTTGGATTTAATGTATTGATAATATACTCATGAAGCATAACCTTTACAAACGTTTCGTATCCGATATCATAGTTCATAGAACCATATTTCTGAATCGAAGGTAAATATAATATATTATCATTTACATTTACGCCAGCAGTATCTCCACATACAACATTCAATCCATGGAACTTGGATTCATAGTATTTGAAAGTATCTATAACGTCAGATACTTTCAGTACTTTCTTTATGGAAAATATACTTCTTGAATCTCCGGTATAATTTATATACGGACTATTCATATATTTTCCATCTTCATAGCTTTCTGTAATACTTATTGGCTCATCAGAATAATCTGCTTCCGGTATTACACAAACATGTTCATTTGTACTCTTTGTATAAAGGAACACATTCTTCTCCATATAATAAGACTCAAAATATTTCAGGTTCTTTGTATATGGCAAAGTCATCATATTTGCTGAAGACTTGTAGTTTGGTGTCAATAACATGATAAGAGAATTCTTCTTCTTATTCTTTTCATTAATAGGAAGATAGAACTGCTTCTTATATATTATAAGATTTTTAAGATCATCCAATGATACCATTTTCGAATCTCCTTTTTGATTAAAAATAAAGTTTTGTTTATATAAGTGTTTTCAAAGTACGAATTATCGATGTAATAATTTACTACTACTAAAACAATGTAGTAAATCTATACATTATAAGGATGAATTATGGACACTTTAACATTATTTGAAATATTATCCACTCATACTCCACAAGAGATGACAGATTCCATTATGAATAATGGAAAGAAAAAGTTAGTAAATGCAATTGCATTTATAAATAAAGAATCTAATGAACAAGAAAAAGGAGAGAAAGAACATGAGTAACGTAGAAAACCTATTAAAGCAGATCAACGCAGGATTGAACAGAGTAGCTTCTTCCAGTAAGGATGAGGTTGAAGTGATGAGAGCCATGATGAACGATACCGAGTATAAGGTAACTGTTTATCCAACAAAGGAAGAGTATAATCCTTCTGAGAGTTTGAGAAACATGTGTGCAAGCATCATTTCTTCTACAGCAAATATCAATAAGAATGAAGCAAGAGACCTGGTAGGAAACTACGAGTTTACTAAGTCTGATGCTGAGGTTATGGTAGACTTCTCTAAGGAGTATATCACAACTTACATGAAGACCGGTCGTAAGCTTCCTCTCGGTGGAAGAGAGAACTCCAATGTTATCCTTCAGGCTAAGCACATCAAGTCCAGAGAGATTAATATTCCTAAGGCTGATGGAAAAAGTGCTAACAGCAAGATCAAGACTCCTGAGTTTGATGGTATCAAAGCATCCAACAAGATTCCTAACTGGAACAAGAAATAATTCATACACTGCTGCTGGAGAACGGATAATTCCGTTCTCCAATCCTTTTGTCATTTTTGAACATTGGTATAATAATATATAATAGAGAGGTTATATACATGCTAAAATATGCCAGTAATGTAGCCAAATCAGTTGGCTTCATATCTGTTCAAGTTATAAAGGGATTGAACCCTACTTTGACTAGTTATGTACAAGATTCTGCATCTACAATAAAAGATGCATATGAAGGAGTCAAAGGTAAAGGTAGTGATATCAAGAGTTTCTTTGATGATTATAAACCTTTAGTTACCGAAGGAATTGGTAACGCTTTTGAGGATATTAAATCTGGAAAGTGGTACAATCCTGAAAGAGCAAATAAGAATGTTGCTGCAGCATTCGGATTCGATGATGACGATGATTGGTTAAATGACGATGATGATGACGATGTTAAACCAACATCGTCCAAAAATGCCGACAAGTCTAATTCTGTAGCTATGGCTGCTGTTGCTGGAGCTGTAGTAGATAGTAGCAATAATTCTACTATCAGACTTACAAAGAGTGCCAGAAGAAATACACAGGCAATGATGACCCATAATGCAAAGATGTTTAAATCTTTGACAGCATCCGTATTGACTGTGAACAACACTCTGATGACAATGTATAATGATATTAGCAAACCTCTCAATGCTCATATGCAGAATACATATAAATTCCAGTTGTCTTCTATGGATGAATTGAAGAAGCAGACCGATTATCTTAAGACTATTGCTACTATCTTACAAGATAGATATGGTGATACAAAGAAGAACGGTTTTGGAAAGAGAAATCAAACTAACTGGGATAAGGTCTTTGGCGGAAACAAGCTTCCTGATGTAAAGAGCATCTTAAATATTCTTAAGAAGGAAGGATTTGAAAATTCTGGAATAGGAAGCATTGCAGATCTTTTATTTGATAAAGATCTTTTAGATCCAAAGATGTTGAAAGCAACTGATATGTTTAACTCCCCCATTGCTGCATTGATCACAATGGCTTCTAATGGTATTGCCAGAAGATCATCTTTCGGTAGAGGATTAGATAAGATTGTTGGAAGACTACCGTCCATATTCTCTGCAGGATTACATAAAGCTCATAATTGGGGAAAAGCTCATGATGATGGTTTCTTAGGAGAGTTACTTAAAACTGTTACCGGAGCAATCCTTCCCACAGCTTCTAAAATGAAACTTGATCCAAGTAAATATAATAAAGGAAGAATGGATTGGAATGGTATGGCTGATAAGGCATTAAGAGAAGTCATACCTACACAATTAGCACAGATTCTTTCTGCGATTACTGGTGAAGAAGCTAGGATGTTTAATTATAGCACTGGTAAGTGGGAGAAAATTAGCACATCCATCAAAAACTTCAAAGATAACCAGAAGAAAGTTATTGGTAATGCAGCATCTGGTTTCTTTTCTGAGTTTAGAGAGAAGCTTACAGACCAGTATGGTTATATCGGAACATCTTCTAATGCTATGAAGTCTCTTACAAATGACTATAATAACCTTATGAAGATTATCGCAACAACACCTGGTCTGAATACAAAGAATATCAGCGAACTTCGTACATATCTTAAGAAGCTTGGTGTATTGGGAAGATCCACAAATAATGGTGTTGAGCCATTGATTCATGAAGAAAACTTCAATCTCATTATAAAGACTATCAATAATACTCCTGGTCTGAAGATGAGATTCCAACAGTCTATGGATGAAGCTGTTAATGCTAGAAATAAGTTTATATCTAATATTAACAGTGATGGAGATTTTGGATCTTATCAGTCTATTGTAAGTGGATCTGGAATATCTTCCACTATAAGAGGTGGAAAATATGGTTCTGGTCTTTTCAATTCTTTAGATGATAAAGGAAATTCCGTTTTCTTCTACTTACAGAACTACTATTCTGATCTTAAGAGAATTGCTCATAATCTTGAGATGAATGGTGGAAGAACTGCAGGAGTTAAAGCTAGCTATAGAAATGAATTCAAAGTTCCCGATAACAGCAAGAGAAAAACTCCAAATAGTTCCGCAAACCAATTTGGTTCTAATAGAGTTAAGTATTACTCTGTAGAAGACGCTAGTGCTAGAACTATCAGAGATAAAGATGAGGCAAAAGCTAAAGCTGAAGAAGAGAAGTTTGATAACTCCTTCATCGGTAGAGCTCTTAAGTTCATTAAACCTGATGATGGAACTGGTGCTAACAAGATTGCTGATGCTTTTACAAAATCTGTAGAATCTTTCATTTATGGTAGTGAAGATAAAGGGGATGGGGTCCGTAAATTTGGTATAGCTGGATTTATTAAGACCATGTCCGAAAATATCCAGAGTATTGCTACACAATTCAAGCAGTTCATAACAGAGTTTATGAAAGAGAAGCTTGATAAAGCTGTTGCTAAGGGTAAAGAGTTCTACAACAAATGGAAAGAAAATCATCAAGATTTTGTTAAAAGATTTAAAAGATCTTTTGTTGATGAAGGACTGCCTGGAGCTTTTAAGAGTGCTGTTAGCGATACTGCAAGATCTGGAATTCATAATCTAAAAGAAACTCTTTCTAAATATAACGCTACTGTTAAGAGATTTGGTAAGTGGGGTAAATCTGACAATAGTGGCAAAAACTACCAAGGTGGTATGGTAGAAAAGACTGGTCTTGCTGCTGTATCCGAAGGTGAGTTAATCATTCCTTCTAAGCAGAATCCTTATTATAAAGGATTTGGTTCTACCGGATCTCAGAGTTCTAAAGAAGGTGCCGTAATCGACAACTTCCTATCCGAGATAAAGAGTAGGATGTATGGTAAATACAGTGATGGTGGTACTGTTAATGGTGACGATAACGGTAAAAAAGATTGGAAGCCAAAATCTGTTACGGGAAAAGCTGCTAAAATAACTTACACCGCTGGTAAGAAATTTGTTCCACATTTAAAGAACGAATTCAAGAATATCGGTTCTGATCTCAAAGATCTTGGTGGAGTTGCTGCCGATACACTTTCTGCTGTTGTAGAGAATGCACTATACAAGACTAATGAATATCTTGATACACATTTTGGAAGTGCCGAATGGTTTAAGAAGCTTAGATCAGGAGCCAATAGTCCAGCAGCAAAAGAATTCAAGAAATATCTTCCTGAAGGATTAGCTGGTGGATTAACTGGTGCTTTGGTCGGTGCTGGTCTTACTGGTAGTGGAATGGGATTACTTGGTGGTGCTGCATTAGGAGCAAGTATCAATGTAATTCGTAAGTCTAGTACATTGTCGGAAATGCTTTTCGGTAAAGAAGATAAGCGTACTGGAAAGATGACTGGTGGATTCTTTGATAGAGATGTATCTACATTCTTAAAGAAGAAACTTCCTAAGACCGTAAAGCCCGGTATCATTGGTTCTATTGCAGGAGCAGCATTATTACCTGGTGTTGGCGTATATGGTGGATTTGCTCTTGGGGCAGGTTTACAATTACTTAGCACTACAGAAGGATTTAAGGATGCAATGCTCGGTCCTGTTGGTGCTGATGGTATTCGTCGTGGTGGATTAAAGTCTGTATTCGAGAATAGAGTGATTCAACCATTATCGAAGTTTGTTAATGATGGTATTGGTAAACTTACAAACTATTTCAAGAAGAACGTACTTGATCCATTAGGAAGACTGTTTAATCCCTTAAAGGATTTAACTGTTGGAATTTTCAACACTGTAGGAAATACTATCAAAAAGGGGATTATGACAAAGATCGTAGCTCCTTTGGCACATAAGTTTGATGGCATCATTTCTCCAGTAGTAGGACTTGTAAAGGGTGTTGGAAAGTTTGGTCTTGGTGCTGCAGGATTTATAGGACAATTCCCTGGTGCTGTTGTTGGTGGAGTTGGTGATGCTATTGGGCGTTTTAACGTTCGTCATGGATTCTCTACTGCTAATGCTAAAGAACGTATAAGACTTCGTAATTCTTATCTTCGAAATAAGCTTGTAGATGGACTTGGTCTTGGAAATACTGGATTTGGTAAATGGGCAAAAGTAAAGACATCTAGAAACATGTATGATGAATTTGCTGCAAATGATAATGTAACCTCTAGCGATATTCAGGAGTTTATGAACGTTGCTAAGGGTACAGGAGATTTTGATGCCGATATTACTGGACTTAAGCAGAAGTATGCTAATATGGTATATGGTTCTGCTAAAGATGGTGGTATAAACAATAAGAAAGCTTTTAATTCTTTATTGAACTATATGAACAAAAATGAGACATTGGATAATAAGAGAATGATTTCCAAGTTAGGAAAGCTATACGATAATGGTCTCATTGATGAAAAGAATTATAAGCTCTTAATTGGAGAAGCCGATAAGCTTGGTAAGAATATAAATTCTCTCAGAGCCGATAAGCAAAATGTTTTAGATAATCGTAAAGCATTCTTAGATAAGTTTTCTCATCTTGGAATTGATGAAAGTATATTCGATGACAAGAACTCTTTAGAGAATCTTAAGAGAACAGTAAACGCTGATTTCAACTATAAGAAGAAATTAGAAGATGAAGCTGCTGCAAAAGCTATAAAAGAAGCTAAAGAAAATAAGGCTAAGATGGATACTCTTCGTGAGGAAAATCCATTAGAAGCACAAACTGCCGATAATACAAAAGAAACTGCTCAAAACACCAAAGAGATGCTGGATACCTTAAGGGTAATGGCTGGAACTTCTGGTGCTGCCATCGATGTTGATCTTGCCACTGGCCATGCTTCTAATAAGCCTATAGTGAACGGAGCACCAAAACTTCCCGTTATTGGTAAGAGCCATGGTAAGGAAGTTGAAGCTGATGGAGAAACTCACAATCTCGGAGAAACAAAAACTACCGAAACAGAAAACGGTCCAATTACTTATGTATGGACCAATGATGGTTGGAAGGAAGATGTTAGAGATAGTGAAACTTCTGAAACTAAGAAGAAGAATGAAGAAGATAGAGCATTGAGAAACGGTTTCTTTGCTCAAATGACTTCTGGTTCTTTCTTTGAAGGAATGAAATCGTTATTCGGATTTGATACTAAGGATAATGAGAATAAGAAACCTTCCTTCCTACAAACTGCGTTAAGTAAGATTGTAGGTTTTGGAACAACTGCTTTAGGATTCTTAGGAATTCTTCCTGCTATTGCTACAGGTATTGCTGGAGTTACAGCATTACTTAGTTTATTAGATCCTAGTAAGAGTCTTGGTGAAAAGATTATGGGAGCTCCTGGAGCTGCTAATAAACTTGAATCTACTCTGCTTGGATATAAGAGACAGAAGTACAATAATGGAGAATATCAAGAAGACTTTACATCTACCCGTGCATTAAAGATTTTAGGAAAGAGAGTCCTTACTGGAAGAACTATAAAGTTTGGTTCTTCTGTATTGAAAGCTCCTACGAATCTTATGATAAAGGGTGGACATTCTTTAGTAAACGCTGCTGCTAATAAAGTAACCAAAGTTGCTGGTGGTGCTATTAATAAGAGCATTGCAAAAGGCGGAGCAATGGGCAAGATGTTCGAATTCTTGCAGAAAGTTATCTCTAAGATGGCTGCAAAATTCGGTGGTACTGCTGCAAAAGAAGCTACAGAAACAGCTACAAAAGGAATCTTTGCTCAGATGCTTGAAAAAGGTGGACAGAAGTTAGCTCAAGCTGCTGCTAAGAATGTATTAACCATTGCATTTGTATTACTTGCTGCAGAAAATGGTTGGGAAGATGCTCAAGCCAATATTGGTATGATAGAAAAGCCAACTCTTGGTGAAAGATTCTTATCTTCTATTATTGCTGCAGTAAATGAATTAGCATTAGGAATCATTCCAGTACCAGTTGTAATCAATATTGTACTTAGTATTGGTGGAGCTTTCGGCATTGATGTTTCTGGTATTAGACAGAAGCAAGAGATGGCTAAAGCTGAATGGCAACAGTGGAACAAAGAACATCCTGAGCAAGCTTATAATACTCTTAAAGAATATCTTAAGAATAGATATGGTTTATTCACAACTCAGGATAGAATTGCTGGTGCTGCAAAAGCTGGTCTTAAGATTGCTGGTAAAGCTGTCGTTGGTGGTGCTAAGCTTATTGGCAAGGGAGTTGTTGGAGCCGTTGATATTGCTGGAAAGCTTATAAAAGCAAACAACGAATTTACCGCTGCTAATGGAAGAATGCTTGGTAAAGCTGTCGTTGGTGGTGCTAAGCTTATTGGTAAGGGAGTTGTTGGTGGTGCTACGCTTCTTGGTAAAGGTGCATCTTTTGTAGGAAACGGACTAGTTAACGGTGCAACCGCCGTTGGAAACTTTGTCGGAAAAACTGCATCTAATATCAAAGATGGAATCGTTAATATACAAGACTTTATCTCTAAGCAAGTAAACAATATATTCCTTAAACCAGTTGGTGATGCGTTTAGTAGATTTGGTAAGTTTGTCGGAGATCCAAAGAAGTTTATGACAAACAACCCAATCAATATGCTTAAAGATCTTTGGAAAGAAACAGATCCTGAATATAAGGGAGAAGCTAAAGTTACTTCTACAAAAACCCCATTAACCGTTGCTGATGATTTAGTGAAAGGTCGTACAAGTCTTGTTGATATTATCATTAATATGAATAAGAGTATCTTGAGAGTTATGACTGCTCCTATGTTTACAGCAATCAAAGGTTTCAGATGGATTGTAAAGAAGGTTGAAGACTTCGATCTTGTAGGAAAGATTAAGGGATGGATTTCTGGAGATTCTGGAAGTACTTCCACTCAAACTACAGATACTTCTACTGTAGATACAAGTCAGACAGGTTCTGGATCCCATGTATCTCAGTATGATCCAAGATTTAGAAATAGATCTTTTGGAAAATCTACCGTTGCCGCAAATGGATGTGGTCCTGCTGTAGCAGCCACTGTATTAAGATCTTATGGTAAGAATGCGGGATTTGAAGATACATTGAATTTCGCAGAGAAGAATGGTTATGTTGCTGGGGCTTCTGGAGTATCTGGAACTCGAGCAAGCTATTTCCAAGATATTTTAGGATCCAATGGTATTAGCACTTCTTATACCAGTAATTCTAATAGTATCAGAAACGCAGTACGTTCTGGTAGTCCTACAATACTTCTTGGACAAGATCGTAGTAATAGATCTAAGTCCAATAGTCCATTCGGTCCAAATCCTCACTACGTTGTAGCTAGAGGAACAGACTCTAAGGGAAATGTATACATAGATGATCCAGAATTAAACAGAACAGCACTCTACAGAAAAGACGTTCTTAATAATGCAAAGCTTGGTGTTATGACCGGTGGAGCATCCGGAGCAGATGGAGATTACGTAGGAAAATATGTAAAGAAATATGAATCCGGAAGCAAAGGTTCGAAGATGATTTCTAGTGGAAAGGGTGATGCTGGAGGAGTATCCTTCGGAACTTACCAATTCCCATCGAAGAAGGATACATATAATCTTAGAACATTCTGGAATCGATACTATGCTGATAAGTTCCCAGGAGTAACGCCTGGAGATAATCAACCATTCAAAGATGCATGGATAAAAGCTGTTGATATGGATCCTGCTCAGTTCTTTAAAAATGAATATTCTATAGAGCTTGGACACTATACAAATAATCTGAATGAGTTGATTAAACAAAATCCAGGATTTAATCCAGATAAGTTCTCTAGAGGAACACAGGAGGCATTCTGGTCATCTTCTGTTCATTATGGCGGTGGTCCGATGTTGAAAAATCCATTCTCACAGCCTGGATTGAACATGAATATGGATAAAAATGCCGCACTTGATCTAATCTATAAATATAAGATTGATCATGTTAAATCCAACTTCCAATCTTCTAGCGATGAGGTAAAAGCTGGTATTAGAAAGCGTTTCCAAGATGAGTTAAATTACTTGAAAACATTCAATGAACAGCCTCTTGCTCCAACATTAGTACCGAGCGGAGTTGTGTCTGATGGAAACTCTTCAGGTGGTGCACCAGGAACAGGAGGAACTGCTCAAGCTCCCGCTCAACAACAAGGATATCAGTTTAAGGGATTTACTTTAGACTTCTTGAAAGATGCATTATCGGTTGCATTGAATAAGGTTGTTACCGGAAACCCAAATTCTACAGATCCACAAGCTCCAAAGCAACAGTCTATATTCGGTAAGATTGGTGGATTCTTAAAAGGAATCTTCAAACCAAGGTTCGGATTTACCAATACAGACAATAACGTTGCAAGTAATACTACATCATTTTCTAATAATGGTGGAAATAGTACTGGAGAAAGTGGTGCTGGAGATATAATCAATAACTTCCCATACTATAACCAAGGAGATCCTAACTGGGGAAAGAAAGGTTATGGTCCTGGTACTATAGCAAGCTCTGGATGCGGACCAACTTCTATGGCAATGGTAATGAAGTCCTATGGTACAAATGTAACACCTGTAGATACTGTACAGTATTCATTAGACCATGGATTCAGAACTAAGAACCAAGGAACTGCATGGGGATACTTTGCAAATATTGCCAAATCAAATGGCTTAACGGCAGAGCAGTATGACGGTGGTCAAAAGGGTATAGAAGTCACAAAAGCTAAACTTGCTTCTAATATACCTGTCATCGGTTCTATGAGACCTGGAGATTTTACAAAGGGAGGTCACTTCGTTGTATTCTCCGGAATAGATCAGGATGGAACCATTAGAGTAAATGACCCATCAAGTAGAGAAAGATCCGTTAAGAAATGGGATGCTCAACGTGCTCTTAGCCAGGCTAAACAGTTCTGGGCTATTTCTAAGGATGGTAAAGGATCTATCAAACAAACTGTTGAAGCTTCTAAGATTCCTGATACTACTCTTGCACCATCTTCTGGAATCGGTGGAATAAATGCAAACACCGCCATTGCATCCGGATCCGGTGTTCCAATCTACGATTTTACTAAGAAATATGGCAATAAGTATTATGGTAGAGGAACCGGAGGAGCAGAAGAGATTTCTAATAATATCGTAAAACTTGTGGATCAAAATGCTACATTAGGAAATCCAACAGTTGATCGTATTATAGAATTACTCACAACAATTGCTCAGAACACTACAAACAATAGAGTTCTTCCAAGTGTTGTATCTATCCTCAAATCTTGTCTTCAGGTTATTAGTAATATGAATCTTGGTAATACTGATAACGAAGCACAAATCGCAGATATGAATAATGAATTGATTACTATGATGAGTAAACTTGATAGTCTTTCTAAAGCTATCTAAAAGAATGTGTGGTATATGGGTAACACCATATACCACTTTTTCTGTATTTAAGAAAACTTTACATTAATTATACATATGAGGAGATAATATGAGCAATTCGTCAAATAGTTTTATAGATTATCCGGGAATTCCAAATAAAAATAACTTATCTGGTCCTGATTTTAGACCATTGACACCAAATAATTCTAAACCAACTCCAGAAGAGACATTAAAAAACCAATTAAAAGAGTTGGAAAAGAAAAAGACACAGGCTGGTAATTATAGTGCGTTATTAGGATCTGATCAACCATCTCTTCTCACATTGGAGACAAAGAAATACGTTCAGCAACCAGATCCACAAGCTATAGAAGATTACAAAAAAAAGAAAGCTGCAGAATCTGGCAGTCCGGTCATGGCGGAAGGTGCAGAAAATACTAATCAGACCGATGCTGAACGATTAGCAGCAGAAGACTTTAAAAAGAGTAATGCTATTGTAAGAAAGAAGCTTGCAAGATTGGGATTAGAATATGGAGAAGATGAATCGGATTTCTATATAGATGGTAAGTCTGATGATTGGAATAAGTTTTCTGGTATTGCTGATAATACTGCGGGACAAGTTTTTAAGAACTTTGGAGAATCATTGAATGGTATTTTTGGTTGCCCATATCAATTTAGTACTACAGTAGATCCCAATATTAGAAACGAAGATGATAGTGGAAATGTGGAAGTAGGTCGTAAATACTCTGAAAAGATTTTAGCTAATGCACCGTTGCTATTCTTAAGTGTTGGTTCTCCTGAATTCTTAGGTGGTTCTAGCTCTAAGAAGAAAGCTAGAGTTGCCGGAACATTGCTTAGAACCCTTGGAGGGGATAATGATGGAGTAATTGATGAAGATGATTTCAAAAGTGGAAGATTCTATTCATTTGTACCGGATATGGTAGAATATGGTCAATATTTCTGTACTGCTGCAAGAGCATTAGCAACACTTATGGGAATAGATAAGAGACCTATATATGGAAAGCCTGGTGCTACTCTTGGTAATTTAAGATTAGAAGATCTTATTGATAGTAATTTTAAACAGATGATGGGAGCAATGTATTCTATCCCATTCTTTGTTGAAGCGGAAACTTCTGTCAGTGAATCTTTTAGTAACGGAACTACACAATCTATCCTTGAAGGATTAGTAGATCAACCATCTCAGGTGGCAAGACAAGCACAGTTCTTATTAGGAACTCATGATATTGGTGGATTAGCTTCTGCATTTAAAGATGTTGGAGAAAACATTATTAATGGTGTTTCCGATGCTGGTAGTAATATACTAGAAGGATTTGGTAGTGTTATTGCTGGAAGAGGATTAGTAAATAAGCTTCAGAATGAGTTTACAACTATTGCTTCTGGTGGTAAGATGGTATTCCCAGAAGTTTGGGATTCTTCCAACTTCTCAAGATCTTATTCCATCACAATGAAATTAAGATCTCCAGATCCTGACCCATATTCAATCTTTATGAATATTTATATTCCTATTTTATTATGGGTAACTGCTGCAGCACCCCATCAGATGAATAACAGTGCCACATCATATTCTTCTCCATTTATTGTAAGAGCAACATATAAATCGATGTTTGCGTGCGATGCAGGTATAATCAGTAACATTTCTATCAATAAAGCGTCAGAGGATAAATGGAATGGTTTGGGAATGCCAATTTCCGTTGATCTGAGCGTGGATATTAAAGATTTATACTCAACAATGTTTATTTCTAAAGCACAAGGAATCATAAATAATACTGCACAATTAGACTATTTAGCATTAATGGCTGGAGTTGATATGAATGACGTTGATGCTAGACGTACAGCAAGATTGGTTGGAAGTATTTATATGAATAAGCCTTTGGATATTGGAAAGAATATTATTGCATCTGCACAGCAAGCAGTAAATACTGGAGCAAGAGGAGTATTAAGATCTATATTCAATACGAACCTTTAACGAAAATAATGCCGTATACGGAATTCCGTATACGGCACTTCTTATATAATTACAGAGACTTGATAGTATCGTTAATATACTCATCATCAACCTTCTCTAAGGTTGTTGCAGAGAACATTTCCAGAACTGTATAGATAGCCTTGGTAACGTTCATTACAGACTCCATGTTCAAATGGTTGTTCTCAGTAGTAGATTCCTGAGCCGATAATAAACTGCTCTTAGCCACAGCCATAGCAATTCTATCAAATGCAGAGTTTCTGTTCTCGTGCTGAATCTTGTAGATCTGCTGGCTAGCAAAACGCATTTCAGATTCTTCTACCGCAGAAGAATAATCATTATCATTATCTTCTTTAGCATTCTTCACTCTATCCGCAGTATCCTTAAGAATGGTCTTGATATTCTCCTCATCTCTCTCATTCTTATTTACAAAGTCCTCCTCAGCATTGGAAACTCTTAACCGGATTACGTTGGTAACATCGTTAGCATCTTCAGAATCATCAATCTCTTTGATAAACTTATCAACAGTATCCTTGTTGATAGTGTAATCTTCGTTCTCATCCTGAGAAGAAGTTGTAATCAATTCTTCAGAAGTATCCTTAATCTCTTCAGCTAACTCTCTCAACAGAAGGTTTCTACTATGTCTCATCTTTCTGAGTACATTGTATACTCCATTCTCCTGGATGTAAGACTCGATGATGTTGGAACATACAGCAGCCTGTTCCGGAGTAATGTTTCTGATAGAGTTCTCACAAAGTCTTGTTAATCCTTTATGAAGAACCTCGAAACGAACATTTTCCTTGAAGTCGTTGTACTTAATGATCTTAACAGAAGCTGCATTCTTAAGATCAGCGATCTTCTCTTTCTCGATATTGATCGCTCTTGTTTTGATAAACTCTTCAGCATTCTTCTTATCTTCGTATGCTTTCTTGATATTCTTTAAATCTATAGATAATTCTCTACTAAGTAATGGCATATTATTCTCCTTATAAGGTTTATTTTACTAATCTGTTTAGTTCTCAGATAGGTAGATATTGACATCTGGAATAATCTTGTTAAAACTATTCTTGATGTTGTTTACATTTAAGAACTCTGGTGGGTTATCGATAGGAATTTCGCTATCATCTAACCGGTAGATATGTTGAACTTCTGGACCAAAGCTATTTACACCAAGATACTCGAAATATACAATTCTTTCTTTGTATGCATTTGTAATCTTGGTAATAAGATTTGGAATGTGAAGATTTCCAATATCTGCAAGATCTTCAATATACTCTTTAATATCTTTAATGATACTATCTTTGGTGTAGCTATCATTAGCAGCAAGCAATTTCAATCTGAAATTCAGAGTAAGATTTACCTTATCCAGAATCTCTCTATTATCATCAAGGACGTTGTTCTTATTAACGTCTTTGATAACGTAGTAGATGTTGGACTTACCATAAGTATTGAAGAACTTCAGATCGATATTGAAAGAATTCTCCAATAACTCAAGAGAGTGGTCAATATAAATCTTTCTACTATTCAAAGTATCAATAGCATTCTTGATATAAATATCATTCTGACAATACTCATATCCGAATACCGGAACACTCTTTACAATGTATCCACCATCTTTATCATCATCGATAACAGTTAACCCATCCTTATCAAACTTAGTATCACCGTATGCAATAACTTTAGATCCCATAATCTCGGAATAGTTATAGTACATAGTAACACCGTTTACGACAGAATAGATATTTGTTAAAGTCCATCTATGACCATCATCAGTAAGGTCTAATCCTGGACAAATAGCATCAAGATCGTAACGACTATAGTTTCCACCATTGTCTGGTTTGGCACATAGAGCATAAATCTTCAATTCTGTGCTAGGATTAAAATAACCATACTGATGTTCAGTATTAGCATCCTCCTTCTGACCAATGACTTCTGCTCCCTCTACTCTGATATTATTATCATTATCGAGAGTATCAATAGAATTAAATGAAGCTGCAAAAGTATAACTATACTTTCCAGTATCATAAGAAGTCATATCCATTATCTTATAACGGTATGGTTTTCCGTCTCTATAGAAAACAGCTACCGCTTTTACAATTGGAAGCTTGTTATCATTATTTGGCATCGGAGGCATTAATCCAAGATCATCCTGTGTAGACTGAGTAAGAGTAATCTCTAGATGATACTTATTCTTATCTACCCCTAAGAAGTTTCTGTACCATAGAATATTTGTAGAAATAAACTGTACAGAAGATGCTTGGTTAATGTATTCAAAATGAATGAATGGATTCTCATTAATACACATCATGTAGAATGCAGAATACAGGATGTGCTTATTGATGGATATCGTAAATGGGTTTGTATAAACAAAACCATTCTCCTCTTCAATATTCTTGGTAACTAATTCTAATTCGTTATAAGTTTCTCCGCCTTCATAAGATAAAGACTCATGATATCTGGCAAACTCCAATCCTTTAGATAGTTTCACTGTTATATTCGGAGCATCTGTACCACCTCTAGACTTATACTCTGCTTTAAAGTCTATAAGATCTCCGTTATTCACCACTGTTGTAGCTTGACTTTCTTGTGTTAAGATGAATCCGTTCACATTGAAGAATCCAGACACATTTGTTCCATCAAAGTTGTTCAGAATATTGATATTGCTAAGGTTGTTATTAAACTCGAATAAGTTGTCTTCTAACTGAACCTTATCTGTAACTCTGATCAAAACTTCTACAGAGCATTTTACATTTGGTTTAACCCTCTGGAACTCAAATCCAGACTGCTTATCTCCACCGATATCTTTACCGGATATAAGATCTTCTTCACTTATTTCTACAGCAGTATCATTCTCTTTCAGAGTAATCTTTTCTACTGTAAACCAATCCTTATCTTTCCATCTGAATCTCTTACTGGAACTTTCTTCTGTTTCTTTGAAAGAGAAGCTCAAAGATAACAACTTACCAGGACCAACAAGGAGTTTATCCTTAATGGGTTCAGGAACCTTTGAATTGTATCTATGACTAAGATCTGTATTGTTATCTGGTAAATAAATAATTCCACTAGATAAATCATTTCCCAAAGAAGCGGAAACTGATAATAGCTTAAAAGACTTATCTACAACTTTTACCTTAAATTTGTAACTTACTTTCTTACCCTGCTCTGCTGGAATAGTGTTAACCGTTGTACCACTTTCGATGAGTGGTTCGTTAGTAATGTAGCCAACGTTATTATCATCCATCTTAATAACGCTACCGGATTTCAAGATATATCTCGGAGCTTGAGAATCGTTAAGAGAAGACTTAATCAAAAACTTCTTATCGATTTTTACATCAATTGTATTAGAAGGAATTACATTCATAGAATGATCCTTCAATACTGCATAAGAGTAATATACTCTCTCTTGCTGGTTATCGATCTTCTTTTGGATAATCATTCTTCCATACTTAGAGTCAAACATACCAAAATAGTTGTTCAAATCTGTTATGGTGGTATAAGAACCTCTAGACAATAACTCCTTAGGAATTAAAGTCTTTAACTCATCTTTAGACTTTCTGTTTCTACCATTCTTAGAAGCGGTGAGGGCAGAGAACATTCCAACCAATCCCTTATATCCGTAACGCTTTGATTGAAAATCGATAAACTCTTGCTTATTGTAAGAGAAGTTTCCATCTTCTCCCATAGTAGTCTTATAAAGAACCTCGATCTCAGCATTTAATCCGGGCATATAGGAAGATCTATCAAAACGGATTCTGATAAGGTTTGTATCAATATACTGATACCAACAATAATACTGTATACCATTAGGTACAGAAGAACCTTCAAAGATCGGAGTTATCCAATACTCACTATCCAATTCCTTTGCATGTACTTCAAAATATGCCAACTGGTTATCGAACTCGAATGTCATAGTCTTATTGTCTACGATATTCGGAGTAACCAGTTTCTTATAAACCTTATTATGCATAACCTGAGATACAACGACCGTAATATTCAGATAAGATTGGTTATCAATATTAACAACGAATGGTGTACTCAGGAAAGGATTGTTAACTTCTGAAGTTGGATTTGGTCTGGATATATCATATCTTGCTGTATATGTAGCAGCCTTCTCTGAATTATTATCCAGATAGATTTTCTTTACAATGATATCATACTCCAGATGGAACTCATACTCTCCAAGATAGATAGGAATATCCTTATCAATAATAAACTCATTATTATCGTTAAAGAAGTTTGCTATATCCTTTTCTTTTAAAGATATCATAGCATTCATCTTTGCAGGAATGGCATTGATATCTTCAATATTTGCCATGATAGCATGAGTGATAACGTTTCTATCTAATCTTGCTCTAGATGGAAATGGCTCATTGGCTAACTCGCTGGTCATCATAATCTGAGTCTGCAATCTTTTGGCTTCAATAGCTCCGATATAACCATACAATCCGACAGATAGAGCACTATCCGGCTCATTAGGCATGTAAGACTTCTTAACATCGTTAACCAGATCGACAATATTATAGATGTCTGTATTTATCGTTTTCTTCATTATTTATACCACCTTAATTTGAATTCTCTTCCTGACATATCCACCAATGCTCCTCTAGCAAGTTCACCATTGATAATTCTACCAGTAGAAAGATTATTTGGAATAACAGTCTGACCCATTATCTCTTGTGAGAAATCTGCTTTAGATTCTTTAAGAACACTCATCCAATCTTTATTGGTAAAATCATGATGACCAATAACTTTATTCATCAATCCGTTGAAATGAGAAAGTATTCTGGGATCATTGTCTTCGACAAATGCTGCTTTGAAATTTATGGTGAACGTAAGACCATTTTCAAAGTTAGGATCTGAGAAAGCTTCTCTTGGAACATTGGTAGGAAACACTCCCCAATAGTATGCAAAATAACGAATTGTTTCCATATCCTCATCTACTAAGAATTTGAAAACTCCCATTGTATTATGCAATCTCTTGTATCGGTAATAATCTGAACTGGGCGGAGTCACCAGTCCAGACTTTCTTACTTTATGATATTCTGAATATGCTTTAAAGAAGTGATAAACTTCCAATTTCTTACTATCCACAAATTCTAATGAAAATGATGGATTTTCATCAGAAGTTTCAGAATCTTTTAAATACTCTATATTACTTCCGAAGATAGTATTAGGTGTATCTAATGTTGTAGAATCTACACTCGGAAGATCTAGATTATTAGATACAGTAAAACTCAATAGTTGAGTAAATGGATTCTTTTTATCCAATGAGTATTGCAACTGCCGTACCACATCAGGACGTTTGGTAATAAGCCAAGAGAAGTAAATATTGTCCTGCAATTGTGGATTTATTACCAATCCATTTACAGCACTTTGCAATCTTCTTTTTTCTTTAGAAGTGTAGAAATTGCTAGCACTACTATTGTAACAGATATGAAGATCTGGTTTTACGAAGAATAAATATTCTCTTGTATCATTTAGCTTATTATGGGGATCTAATACTCTTCCAAATCTTGAGTATGATTCATACTTAGATTTATTTATCTGCTCACTGGAATAAAGACCTACAGAATTAAACAATTCATCCTGTAAGTTTGTCGTTGCAGACATTGGTTCTCCACGTTCTTTTCCAGTTTCGTCGGTCATTGTTCTGCCGACATATTGTTTAAATTGGTCATTAGCCATCTTATCACTCCTATAATGTAGATTATAATAATGTTTTTCAAAGCCCATTTTTAATGTGAATAATGAAATCAGATAGATATAATATACTTGAATAGTAATCTATAACAATACTCCCTCACATTTTAGGTTGGTGTTAGGACATAGTGTTCTACATCTATATTTGAATTAAGGAGGTATTTTTATGGAGAACGTAAGCAATGTAATTAAGGATTTAAACTGGAAAGAAATCTTGGACGATGTTTTGAAATCTGATGAATTTAATCGGGTTGCAACTACTATTGTTAGAGAGGTTAAGCAGTTAGCAGCAGACTTGGTTGTTGGTAGTGTGAAAAAGAGTTGTGATACAGTACGAGAGAAGTGTAATTGTAAAGATATCAATATCGTATTGTATGATGATAAAGTATTGCCGGACAATGAAGTGTTGTTGATTGAAAATACTAGTGATAAGGCTATTGAAAAATAGTCGTACTTTGATTCTGTATACTATAATGGTGCTACATGTGCCATTATAGTATACATTTTATCACTATAATTATTTTTTGAGAAAACATAATTATAAAATCTTAATGAAAGGAGGAATGTTCGGTTGAATAGCAACATTGTTAACGAAGCTTTTGGCATTTCTTTTATCGACTTATTAAAATTCGCAAAGACTAGCTTTGACCAAGGCAAGAAGAGTGTTGGTGGTGCGGACGGAAACAGTTCATACTCATACAACTCTGCTGCAGAAGCTTCTTCTAAGCTAATTGCGGTCTTTCCAATACTTGCTAGTAAATCTGTGAGTTCCGATATAGCAACAAAACTTTCTAAATATATAGAATCCAGAGGTTGCATCATCATCCAATTGGTACTTGTTGCAAACAATATTGCAAACTCTAAAAGTGGTATCGAATACTTGAGAAGATTCCATCAGAACTTGGACATTGGTGGTAGTAGTTTAACCTCAATCATCCAGGCAATGGATGATTACATTGCCCAGAATGAATCTACTCTCAACGTAGAAGCTGTAAGAGATTATTTCAATACTCTAACAGAATCTATTTTAGATTTACCAACTTTGTACCAGACGAATAATGCAAGTGTTCCTAAGATTGAAGTTCAGAAGATCAGAAGAACTTTGGATGAAGCTGCAAAAGAATCTAATAAGCTTTCTTACGAATTCATCATCGGAGATGGTATTGTTAAAGAAGATAGTGATGTTCCTTTAAATGGTGTTGACCCTGCTACAAGACCTGCCGTGGTCTTGACGTCTAATGATGTCAAGAAAGTAAACGGTGCAGATCCGCTGATTCTTAATGTCAAATTCTACAACGATCAGGATGCTAAGAATGCAACAAACTTTATCATCGGAATCAAGAGTAAGATCTTCGGAGTTAACTCTGATGAGATTGTAAGAAGAATCTACAATGACAATAGTGATGGAAAGTTCTTCTTTAACTTTATGAGAGCATTCACTGGAGAGACTCGATTCTTTAGAGATTTGGTTTTCGGAATGTCAACTATTGAAGATGACGTTAACAGTATTCGCAAGAAGGGAGCTAAGGGAGATATCTGGAGAATGCTTCAGAACCGTGCTCAGATTGCAAAGAATGCTGTTAGGAAGAAAGAGACAAATATTGCAGCTGCAATAACTACTGTGGTTATTACTCAAGCCGATGCCGACTACTTGTATAAGCAGTATAACATCGACATCAGTAATCCGGCAGTTGCTGCAAGATTCATGAAATCCTATAACTTGCTCGGATTCATTATTGCTGATGATAGTACTGAGAGTTTGAAGATCATGTTTGATGATGGAAGCAAGGCATTTGAAGAAATGTCCTATAACGCATTGGAAAAGAGTTCTGCTGATACTGCACTCAAGAAGGCGATAACTCTCATGTTGAAAAGATAAGGGATAAAGGATTTGTATTATGATTTCTGGAGCAGATTATATCGATATAATCGATAGGTCGTATGACTTATCAGATTCTAGAACTCGAAAAAAGTTGTTGTATTGTACCGAAGATTCTAAGGTAAACAACTTAGAGTATCTAGCTAATAAACTCTATGGGTTTATTAAACAGAAAGTCGATGACATTGACTTTGGAACTATCCCAAAGTCAAAGGGGGATATTACCAAGATTGAAAACTACGATAACCTTATTGAGTGTATTGACACTATTAAGAAGATGGTAGTTGAATACAAACAACCTACTTATATTATTGATGAAGTATCCACTGCTATCAATAATATTCAAAGTAGGAAGAGAATGTTTGAGAAGTCATTTGGAATGAATATTGAATTTCCGGTTATGATTTATAACTCAACTGTTCTGTCTTGTGTATCTTCTGTGTCGTTATTGATTACGTCTTGTATAATGTATGTAAAAGATGGACGTTCTACCACATACGAAGCTTCCTTTAACAAGGCAGCTTATGTTAAGTCTAAAGACCATGTTCTATATAAATACATTAAAGGTTTTAATGATATTTGTAAGAATGGTTCTTTTGATAAGCTTGTTAACGAATGTAACAAGAACAATGTGAAAGCTACCAAGGAATCTGTTATACTTACTGTAGGAGCTACAGCATTTGTATTGGGACAGATTATATCGTTGCTATCTTCTGGAAGAGGATTGTTTAGTAACGTTATATTTGGTTTACGTTCAATCGTTTACTACTTCTTTTATATGAGAACAAGTGTATCAGAATGGTTCTCTGTTCAGGCTGATTTCTTAGCCATCAATGCAGAGAATTTGAAATATCGTGAAGATAAAGAAAATTCTGATTCACATAGAAGTAAAGTGTATGATAATCAGATGAAGTGGGTTGAGCGGTTCCGCAAGATATCTAACTTCTTTGCATTAAAAGACACTAAATCAAGAAAAGCCGCATCGGATAATGAGAATGATGATAAGAAACATCAGGATGACGATGAGTCCGATGATGGTATTATTTTTTAAAAACAAATTATCAAACTATAGGAGGATAATTAAATGAAATTAAGAGACTGGATGGGACGTGACATCACAACTCTAAGAGAAGATGCTGAGTTCGATGAGCCGGTTGCTGATGCATATGAACAAGAAGAAGAATTCTCAAAAGATGATGCTGATGTAGATGATACCGTTACAGAAGATGCTGAAGAGTTAGAGGATGAAGAAGAGACCGTTGAGGATGATGAGGATGCTTTCGACAAGGAATTCATGAAGGATGATACTGATGAAGAGCCGGTTGAGTTAACTTCCGAGTCTGTTAACTGGAGCAAGATTTTTAAGTAATCTTCCGAGGTGAATCATGGACAATAAGTATGGTGCGATTACAGAGCAAGGAGATCTTGGTTTAGGATTTACCGTATTATCCGAACAAGATCAAGAGGTTCTTGAGAACAAAAAGCAATCCTCTAACGATAAAGAGGAAATCGAAAATAAATAGGAGAAAGAATAATGGCTATTGTAAAGCATAATAATGGTACAGATTTTTCTGGAGTATCTGTTGTAGAGGCTTCTTATATTGTAAACGCTTACATTGAAGAGTCTTTCAATGATCTTCAGATTAAGTGTCTTATGGTAGATAACAGATCTCTTCAGGAGTCTGGTATAAGATATTTTACAGAAGAGAATGAAGTAGGAAAGAAGAAGCTTGGTGTGAAAGTTAAAGAGATCTTCGAACAGGTTTGGAACGGCATTGTTGGAATCTTTAACAAGATTAAGGAATTCTTCAGCAACCTTATCACCAATATCAAGGTAAAGTCCGCAAATCCTAAGAACAAGGACATCGTAAAGAACGCTGCAGATAATGATATCTACGAGATCGTAAAGGATAAGGTTTCTGTATATTATGATCTGAATAAGTACGGAAGTGCTCTTAACCAGTTGGTTAGCAGAACCTCTGGTAACTCTTTTGATGGTGAGTATGATTCATTCTCTTCCGATATGGATGATGCTAAACTGGAAGGAGACAACATCAAGATTACAAAGGATGATTTGCTCGCTTCCGCATTTGGAGAATTCAGAAACCAGTACAAGGATGTTCAGAATAAGTTCAAGTCCGTAGAGAAGGCATTTAAGACTATTAAGGATAAGACAGATACTGCTATAAGTAGCGTTAGCTTTGAAGATGGTGATGTATCATTAGATTTTAAGACCGTTAAGGATACCCTTAAGATGATCAATAAGTATTCTGCTGGATATTCTAAGATGATCATCCATAACTCTAAGATGCTGGTTAAGGTTGTAGATGCACTTGTAAAGAAGTCTAAGAAGACTCAGGCTACCGGAGAATCTGTATCTTGGGATTTGGTTTTCTAATTTGATCGTTAAAATTGTTGCCCTGAAGGAGTGTACTCCTTCAGGGTATTTTTAGAAAGGATTAATTTTATATGAGTATTAAGAAGATATCAAATTATAACACCGGAATAGATCTTTGTAATATATCTGTTACAGAAGCTACTTATATTTTAAATTCATTTATAGAGGAATCTATAAATGATATACATACACGATGCCTTCTTACAGATAAGAGATCTCTTAATGAATCTGGAGTTCTATATTTTACGGAAGAGAATGATACCGGTAAGCAGAAGCTTGGTGACAAAATCAAGCAGATCATTAAGACTGTATGGGATGTAATCGTTGGAATCTTTAAGAAGATAAGAGACTTCTTTAAAGATATGATAACGAAGATCAAAGAATTCTTCTCAAAGATACAACAGAAATTCTTTGGAAAAAAGAAGGATGAGACTAAATCCGAAACAAAACCTGCTGACAAAAAGGAAGAACCAAAGTCTACTGAGAAATCTGTTGAGAAGAAAGATGACTCTAAGTCGGAAGAGAAAGCTACTGAGAAGAAGGAAGAACCGAAGAAGAGACCATTTAATACTGAAAAAATAAGTACTATTCAAGATGAAGACGGAATATCTCGAGTTGACCAAAAAGAATTGGTTCGATACATGAGAAATCTTGACGATAAAGTGTTTAGAGATAGTATAGATAAAACTATAACTAAATACTATGATACAGAGCCGTTCCTTAAACATTCTGAATCATTATCTAGCGTTGCTTACGATCTTGATAACTATGGAAATGATGAAGATGACTACGCTTCTAGAATAAGAGATCGTGTGCAGAAATTTCTAAATAGTCCTTTGCCGGAAGATAATAAACAATCTATAAATAGAGGAATGGTGATGGATTGTGCATTTGGAAATTATAGTATATATTATAAAGAGGTGGATAAAAATTTTAAGTATGTGGAAAAAACATTTGATAATTTGTCCAAAAATAGTGATAAATTGGAGCCGAAATTTTTGCCTATTGTTAAAGATCTTCTCAAACTTACAACAGAATGCTCAAAGAAGTATTCCTCTGTTATGATTCATAATACCAAGGAGCTCATGAAAGTTGTTCATTATATTTACAACAACTATGATAGAAATGGGGTTTCTGTTAAGGAGTCTGTTGATTGGAGTTCTATATTGTAATTTGTATATTATTCTTTGGAGAACGGTATACATACCGTTCTCCATTAGTTTTGAAACTTGTATATAATATATTACATTGAAAGGATATTGGATGAAGAATATAAAAGTAATCTTTGCTTCTGAAAAAGAAAAACAGAAGTATCAAAGAAAATATAAATGTCCATATTGTGATTATAAGAATATAAGAACAAAACTAGTATCTCATATTCAATCTAAACATGCCGATCTTATACCGGAAGGAATGACTGCATTACAGATTGTATTTAATGTGGTCAATAATAAGAAAGAGAATCATGGAGATTGTATTATCTGTAAAGAACCTACTCCCTGGAACGAGTCTAAAGGAAGATATGACAGACTCTGTGGTAGAGAGTATTGTAAAGAGAAATACAAGGAAATGGTTCGTAAGAGAAACAAAGATAAATATGGAACAGAAGATCCAAATAACGATGAACGTTATAAAGAAGATATACAAAACAAAGCACTATCAAGAAGAAAGATTTCTGGAAAATATACTTTCAAAGATGGTGGTGTAATATCTTACGTTGGGTCTTATGAGAAGAATTTGTTAGAGTTTCTTGATACTGTTATGAATGTTCAATCTGTAGATCTACAATCTCCTGGACCATCTCTTAAGTACCAGTATAAGGGAGCAGAACATCTTTACATCTCAGATTTTTATTATGTTCCATATAACCTAATTATCGAGGTTAAAGACGGCGGCAAGAATCCAAACACTAATCCGGAAATTATGAAACAGAAACAAGAAAGACAAACTGCAAAAGAAGAAGCTGTTTATAAGAATACTTCTTACAACTATATCAGATTGACCGATAATGACTTCGGTCAATTAATGTCTGCTATGGCTGTTTTAAAATATAATATGGATGATGAAAGATATTTCAAAGTGAACGAGATGTATGAAGTTTATAATGCAAAGATTATCAAAGAAACATCTATGTTTGGAATAGATCCAAAGATCATAGAAGACGTAGAAAAAGAAATCAATGCTTATCTAAAACCAATAACTCCAGAAATGGAACTATTGGATAGACAATTATTCGACATAGAGGGGGTATTATCTAATGGAAGACATGTATAATATTTTACCAGAACATGTACGAAATCTTGATATACTAGAGGCTTGGAAACACAAGTTCCTTTCTATGGAATATAGAATGCAACTTGCTTCTGATGATATGTCACTTCACAAATTTGGCAAAACAAATATGGAGAGATATCATGAAATGAAATCTGATTTTATTTTCAAAAACTTTAATGATTTCATGAACAGAGAAATTGACATTGAAAATGGTTCTAATAATGATCAAGAAGATATTCCTTTGAAAGATGTAGATTCTTCTTATATAGAATCTGTAATACAGAAGTCCGGATTACCAAACTTATTACCAACAGAAGATAATATTCTTTCTCTGAAAGAAGATGTAAATGGTAAGTACGGCATCGTTTACGTGGTTCTGTTCTCTAATGATTCTATCGTATCTAAACTAATCAGAATGTGGACAAAGTCTGACTTTTCTCATTGTGCTATCGGATTTGATAAGACGCTGGAAAATATCTATTCTTTTGCAAAAGATAGAGAAGATACTACTAAGAATCGTGTAGGATTTGTTAGAGATAATATCAAAAACTATCCAGATTTGAATATCAAAGTGTATGCGATTGCAATACCATTCAAATACGTGTACAGATTGAAAAAGGTGTTTACTGAGTATATAGCACATAAGATGGAAACTTCTTACAATACTCTAGCCATTCTGTCAATAGTCATAAACAAACAGCTCAGAAAACTCAATGAGCATTTTGACAAATATAGTATGATTTGTTCTCAGTTTGTATATACCGCTCTTAGTATGTGTAATATTCAACTCGGAATCAACAAAGTATCTCCGAAAGATATTGATATGACTCTTGACGTAAAGAAGAATGTTATAGATACCACAGAATGTAGGGTTTCTGAATACGACTACAAGAAATTCTATAGATCTGTAAAGAGTAATATTCATTCTAAAGATATTATTCTTGATGAGAGTGATTTATATATAAATGAAGAATTCTCTTCAGAAGAACTTCCTGTTTATAATACGGAACTACAGAAATCATATATAGTTCCTGTTGAAATCGATAATGATATCCTTTTGAAACTTAGAGATATGGAAAATTCTGGAATGATTGTCATGTTAGCTGATCTTCAGAACTATAAGAAACCAGAAGATTATATATCTAACGATATTGATATCTTGAACAAAAAATATGATAGATTCAATAATATGGATGTAACAGCAAAAGAATTATCGAACACGTCTGTACAATCTGTTCTAAACATTGATAATGTAAATCTGTATAAGAATATATTGATGAATTATTGTAGAAAGACCATTAAATAGTAACAAAATTTTGGGTAAACGGTATATCCGTTTACCCAAACAATTTAAGCCATTGTAAGCATCTTTACATCGTTACCAGCAGATATTTTATCATATCCCTTTTCAATATTTTTTGCAACCTTTGCAAGAGATTTTGCATTATGAATCATCATCTTAGAATAATCTGCAGAATATGTATTTATATATTTTAATGATTCTTTTACGGTTGCCATAGAGAACACAATATCATTTGTATCCGGGGATCCATCGTATCTTCCGACAAATGCTGCATCTGTTCCAGATTTTTGAATTTTTCTAAAAGCATTTTCAACATCTTTAAACTTCTTCTTGATATCGTCGAATTCTTTTTTAAATCCGCCGAATGCAAAATCTATAAAATGATTTTTTGCTTACAAATCTCACAACGTCTTCTCCGGTAAGAGTTACATTCTCTTTACTTCTTTTGCTTAACTCATACCATCCATCTTTTACATTATTCTTTCCAGAACCGGAAGCCATTCTGTCGATATCAACAGTAAAAGCAGCAGTATTATAATACTCGCTTATATTCTTTCTAACAATATCTGTATAGTTTGATTCTGGTATTGCGTTTATAAACTTCTTGTACTTATCGTTTAATTTTCGCAGTTTAAAACTTGCAATCGTATCAGAAAAGAATGATTTTATCTTGTTAAAGATACTTACAATGCTCTCCCATACTGTAGAGCATATGCTCTTTATCTTATCGATTATTTTCGATTTAGATTTGCGTTACCATCTATATCATAATTATTTCCTGTCTCCAGCAAGAATCTATTATCGGTTTTGATACATCCTACAATGATATCAGAAAATGATTCTTCTATATAATTATTTACCGAATATAATATTGTCTGAATAGAATCCTTTTCAAAAACTGTACGTAAACGATTGTATGTTACGATCCCCATATTACTAATCCTTTCTTATCTTATTATAAAATTAAAAATAGATCACTATTGATATTATATTTTTCCGTATATATCAATTATATTAAGGTTAAAATCGTGTATATTGAAGGTTAAAGGTTATCGGTTTAAAACTATTTACATATAATTAAATGATATACTAAAATCTATATTATTTAATTTTCTTATAAGAAAGGATAAAATACTTTATGAAAAAGATTGATTTTACAGAAAGTATGATTTCCAATGATCATATTTTCAGATCATTAATTGAAAGCGAAGTTGAAGAAACAGAAGTGTCTGCAGGGGATGCTGAAGATATGTTCGATTCAGTATTTGATGATGACTCTGAAGCTGGTTATGACAGAGCTGTTAAGGATGTTAACAGTGATCTTGTTAACACTGCCGAAGATCAGATGGCTGATCCTAAAGAAGTTAAGATGGTTGTTAAGCAGGATGAAGTAACCGGTCAGACAGAATCCTATATCACTGTAGAAGAGTTTGCAAACTTCTGTAAGTATAGCGGATTATCTGTTAGAGAAGCTGCAGCTGTTTTGTGTGAAGAGAATTCTGAAGAGTCTGGAGAAGACTTAGATGCAAATAATTTCAACGTTATTGTATCTGCCGGATTCGACAAGACATCCGAGTCTTGTGGTAACCAGTTTGTTAAGCATATGATTTCTAATGGAATCAATGTACGCATTCCTAAGCTCGTTACAGAGGGATCTTGGTCTGCATCTGCTGACATCGCTCAAGTTGAGAAATGGTATAACGATTTCTTATCTTCTGTTGTAACTGACAAGAATATGAGAAAAGATGCACTTAAGGCTAAAATTGGAACTCTTAAGGCTTGTGTATCAAAAATGCAAACAAACCTTGACAATCTTAATAGTCATAAGATGAGTAGAGCGACAAGAAACGATTTAATCGAATTCACAATTAAAGAGTTTATTCCGTTCAAAAATATTTATAACCTCATCAAGTACAAGGGAAGTGCAGTATTCGGTTTCCTGACAAGACTCGCTATCGGTCTTGTTTCTCAGGGGTTACTGGCTGGAGATATCGCAAAAGTCACAAGTGATAAATCTAATCTTTTCAATCCAGAATTTTATGCAAAATTCCAGAAAAAATCTAATCTCATAGGAGCTGCATCATTATTTGCGAACATTGCAACAACTCCTGTGATATATAAGAAGTTGTTAGAAAGCCAGATTAAGAAAACTAACGAGGCTATTGAGTTTCTTGAAAAGCGTCTCGAAGATGCTGATGAATAATATCCATTTTGCCGTATACCGTAGTGATTCGTCACTACGGTATATATTTTAACTTCAGATACTATAATATAAAATCTTTAAAGGAGTCTTTATAATGGAAATAGAGAAGTCGAAAAAAGATTATGGAATTGTAGATCATCTTTTAACCACTAATGAATTTAAAAGACCTATTGTTCTACAAAATGCAACCGCTGTCGGATCTATACTGTTAAAATTACTTTTAATGGATCCTGGTACAAATCCTCTTTATCCTAAGATGGGTGTTGGGCTTGGTCATAAGTATAGATTCATATCATCTGAAGATATTAATATCATAAGACAAGATATAGAGAATCAGATGAATGCTTATCTTCCACCAGAGATAGCATCTACAGCATCTGTAATTTTGAAGATTGGTGATAGGAAGTTCTTAAAGGTTATTATCGTAATAGATGGTCAATCATATTCATATGATACAGAGAATTCTACAACACCTGTTGAATTCTCGGATTAAATAATAAAACACATTTGGAGGAGCTATGAGTAACGATACTATTTCAATGGATCGGTTGAACGTTGATAACGTTTCTATTGATCTAACAAACAATGCAGCACCGTCTGTAACAACTACCGTTATCGACTTGACAAACATTCAGAATATAGAAAGTTTGAGAGAACAGGAACCAATTCAACCGAGCCAGCCTATCAGAAGAAAGCCTACTGCTAGAAAATCCATTGATGAATTGCAGGTTATGTCTGTAGAGGATCTTGATGCTATGGTTCCTAAGAAGGAAGAAGCCGGTCCTAAAGGCGGAGTTGAAAAGATGAAGGAAGATGCTCTTTCTGCATTAGATAAGGCTATCAAGAGAAAGACTGATGAATATCTTGAATTTGCAGAAGCTGCTATTCGAGATGACAAGCTCAATAGAGAGTATATTCGTGAGGGATTGGAAGATGCACCAGTATCGGAACTGAAGTATCAGGTTCAAGATCTTCCTGGAAGTGTTACAAAAGATCCTAATGCTCCTGAAGTTGTTGAGACTAAAGAAGAGAAAGATAACGATGATATAGAAAACGAGCTTGAGCTTGTTGATATCGAATCCGATCCTGTAGCCGAAGAAGTCTCTCCTAGAGTTAAAGAGGTAGTTAATGCTGCTGATGTTTTAGGAGTTGATGATGAAGATGATGACGATTTTTCTTTAGATGATTTAACCATTAAACCAAAAGTTGTATCAACTCCGGTATCTGCTCCGGAACCAGAGGAAGATCTTCCTATTGTAGAGGAAGATGACGACCTCCTTGATGATGTTCTCGAAGAGGAGGAAAAGTCTGATAAAGAGAAGCGTTTAAAAGATGCTGAAGCATATGTTGAAGAGAATTCTGTAGAAGAAAGTGTTGCTGATGTTTCTAAGGGATTGAAAGTATCTGCAAAGATCGATATTCCTGAATCTGATGCTTCAACAGGAAAAGCTTCTACTGTTACAAGTAGCGACTTCGATATCAGCGACGATGATATTGATAGCGATATTGATGGTGAGCCAGCTGCTGTAGAATCTGAAGATGAACTTACCGATGAGCAGGTTGAAGCTATCTCTAAGAAGGCTTTCAAGGAACTTCGTTCTGAGATCATCAAGAAGGTTGTAAATGCTTCTCGTAAGATGGATCTTACAACATTATCCATTTCCAATAAAGTGGTTAATGTTAGAGACGCTCTTAAAGCTATCAAGACAACCACAGATACCACTGTTCGCACTGCAGCTTATCCAATGATGTATGCTAACAGAAACTTCATTGCATCTTCCTTAAAAGGTCCGGATGTTGCAATGCTTGTTGAAGCAGATGATGCAAGAATCGAAAACAATCCGAATATTCTTCTTACCAGAGAACAGGCTAAGGTATTGTATGATCATGATGCAAACCCATTTAAGCCGGCTACCATTGAATCTTGGGCTAAGACAATTCCGTATGGTGATATCGAATCTATCTTTGCAGCTATCTATTTAGCATCTCTGAAAAATGCAAACTATATTCCTCGTCAGTGTCCGAATACAAGATGTCAGCACTCTTTCTTGACAGATACTTTGAGTATCGATTCCATTATCGATTTCCCAAGCGAAGATGTAAAGAAGAAGTTCAATGAGATTAAGAACAGTGAACTTACAAAGGAGGCTTCTGAAACTTATGAGTCTTCTGTAAGTGTTATCAATGACAGATTTGCTATCGGTTTGAAGGCGCCTTCTATCTTCACTATTCTTTACGAGTATACAGCTCTCGATAATACATTTGCATCCAAGTATAGCACCATGCTTTACATTATGCAGTATATCGATTATCTGTATTATATCGATGAGGAATCCGGACAGCTTTCCAGAATTGCATGGAAGCAGTATCCTGGAGATTATGGTAAGACTTTCAAGTCTAAGATTGCCACCTATGCAAAGATTCTTAAAGAGTTTGATGAAGCAGACTTTACATTTATCCTTGCATTGGTAAGATCTATGGAGACAAAGAATACGGAATCTACTGTTCGGTATTATATTCCGGAGACAAAGTGTTCCAAGTGTGGAACTACTATTGAGAAAGAAGAGGTTTCTCCCAGACAGTTGGTTTTTACACGGCAGCGATTGGTAGCTTTAGCGACTACACCAGTCGAAAAATAGTACTGGCTAGACATTTCAAAAATGTAGCAAATATAGTGGCAATGGACCAATTGCCACTATATGAACTGCAACTGTTATATTATCAATATTGGTTGGAGAAGATGGCTGAGAAGGAAGCTGAAGCCAAGATGTCCGATAATGATAAAGCAGCTAAAGGGATGGCTACATTGATGGAAGAGTCGCTAAGTTAATTGGAGAAGAATATAATGGATAGAATTCAATACATCAGCAAAACTATTAGTGGTTTGAATTTATCTGAATCTGAAGCTACACAATCGTTTGACGCAGATATGGCTGCGTACGACCTTTTACACACTATCGCTGATCAGTCTCATATAGTTTGCACAGAAAGATCTTACAGCGAAAATGGGTGTGACTCGAGCATCGATGTTTCATGCAATAACGCAGGGGAATTAAAAAGTCTTGCTGAAAATATTCAAGAAACACGAGTTTACAAGAAGTATGATACTGAACATACAGTTACTGTAGATTTGGATAAAGATAAGTTGCGGTTGACAATTAGTAGTAAGCGTTAATATAGATACGAGTAATCCTAAGAGTTTACGACTCTTAGGATTAACTTTATATCATTTGAAAAACATATAGGTACGAGAATAGTATGTTGTTTGAATGAATAGGAGGAAACTTTATGAGTATTGAACCATATAACACCGTTGGTGGCATTGGTTATATTTATGATCAAGAGAAAGACGATTTCGAAATGATCAGAGTTGTGGAGATTACAGACGATGAGATCTTCATGGTTAAAGATGTAGACAGTAAGACTTATCATATTAAGGAAGATTCCGAACCAAGACAGTTATCTAAGGACGAACTTTCTAAGTATACTTTCTTAGAGCCGGATGCGGTACTTACATTGACAAATGTAAATATGTTTACTGATGATAAAGGTAAGGTTGTTCGGGATGTTATGATTATGATGTTCACTCCGAACAGCGATGGAACCTTTGAGTTCTTAGAACCAAAGTTATTGGCAAGACAGTTATTGGATAATCCATACGATGAGAATGCTCAAGGAAAATGTGGATTCTCATATTCTAAGGAAGATTTAGAAGCTGTAGATGGATTGATGTCCGATTTGTTATACAGTGAGTCTATCATCAATTCAAAGAAAGCTTGTATGTACAAGACTGATAATCTTGATGATGTTGTAACCATTCTGGATAATGAAACCACTCAGAGTATCTTTTCTGATTTGACTGTCCATATCGTTGATAAAGACGATGATAAAGGAATCTGTCCAAACTTAAAAGAGTTTATGAAGAAATTCGGAGTTCTTTATGATGCAAGATTGAATCTTGGTATCTCTTATATTGATATGGAGTTTGGAGATAGAACTACATTAGAAGAAGATGCAAGAATGGTTCTTTCTCTTCTGTATTCTATCAAGGTTATTGATAGATCTTTGGTAGCAAAGTTTAGTTACGAAGTTGAACTTGACAGCATCAAGATGCCATACTTCTTGGTGTATGATGCTAATGATATTCTTTACATTGTAGCATATACAAAGTGTAAAGAAGAGCTTCTCAAATCTGAACTCAAGAAGGTTGAAGATCATACGGAAGAAATTTATCAGCATATCAGAAATATTACAAAAAGTATGGTAAATTCCGAAGAGTAATTTTTGATTTGGTTACATATTATATAATTGAATAGAACTTAACCAGTTCTATAACTTCTTATTGATTAATTCCTAGGTTAATCAATTTGTTCAAATTGCATATGCACAAAAAAGGAGGTACTCATGAGTACAAAAGAAACAACCGAAACAAAGAAGCAAGGATTAAAGATTGAAGTTACACAGCCGGCAGATTTTGAGCCAGTTGCAGACATTTCTGTTACTACAACAGAGCTGCTTTCTAAGTTGGTTAATCAGATTCTGAGACCAACATTTACCGGAGATTACAAGGGTTGCCATATCACTGCTACCCCAGTAAACGGACAGGGTCTTGTATTAGAGACTAGACTCTATTTCAAGATTCTTACAGATGCAGAATATTCCAATAAGGATTTAATCTTCGCATTCCAGCCAACTTCCGTAGCTGCAAAGACAAACAGTGATGAGATCGTTAGCAAGCTGGAGAGAATCTCTCTTCTGTCTGATCGTAACCTGAGAAACCGTATGACCATTACAGAAGATGGTAAGTCTGCTTTATCTGAGTTCATTATTCCTCAGGCAAAGAACTCTGATGGTTCTGTAAGATGGAATGAGTGTATGAATGTTACCGTTAGCGGAAACAATTCATTCGTACGTGTATTCCATGTAGACATCAACAAGATTGTTGGTAAGATCTTCGGTGAGAAGGGTAGTGATGGAACTCCATTATACTACACACTTCAGCCTACATACCAGATTGGCGGTTCCAGTATCTTCGGAAATCAGAATTCCGATATCTGGGCATTGAATGTTATCAGAATCCACCATGGTGGTCTTTCCATGGCTTCCAAGATCATGGGAATTCCTGTACCTTCCGAGTACGGAATGCCTCAGATGGTCGTAGCAGAATAATTCAAACATGCAGCTTAACCTCTGGAGAAATTTCTCCAGAGGTTATTTTTGTTTTTTGTATAAAGGAGAAACATTATGGCATTCAAGAAGGATGAAGAGTTTAAATTCTCTATTAGAGGTTTAGATAGAATCGTAGAAGAGACAGGAACAACATTCATGGCTCTTAGAAAAATTGCTTGGAAGTATTCTGATGAAGATGAAGTTCCTGAGGATAAGATTAAACTTGATCTTAGAAAATATCGAGTTGATGAATCTGGTAATGAGATTATGCAAAAGGGTATTTCTTTTGCAACTCCAGAAGGACCATCCGAACTGGTCAACATTCTATTAGAGGAAGGATATGGTGACACTTCTAAGTGTCTTGCTACCCTATCTAAGAGAGGAGATTTTAGAGAAGCTATCGAGTTTCTAAATACCGATGATCAATCTGTAAAGGATGAATTATTCGATATTAGAAACATTGTATAGTGGAAAGGATATCTATGACCAATAGCAATAGTTTTAATGTTGATATTACATTTAAGAATGGGAAGACACTTGGACTTGAAAAGTGTTCTGCCTTAGAATCTGTTGTAGAGCTTGGAGAAGAAGATAAAGTAGAGTATCATATCTACATTTATCTTGAAGAAGATATTCCAGATCTATTGGAAAAGGTTCTAAAATTCAAAGATGTACAAACTGATGCTTATAGTATTAAGCATACAGTTTATGACGAAGCTTCTTCCAACTTCGTAAATACTGAAATGGAAAATGTAAAGGTTCCAGAGTATAGTATTGGAAGAGTATATACCAGAGTAGATGATCAGAATAAAGTAAGATATATCGAACTGGTAAAAGTAGTTGCAGCATAATTAATAGGGGGTATACCTTTTCGGTATACCCTTTATTTTTTGTCATTTACTGTATTTGTAACCATCTAGTAATATTTTGTCTAGAAAGGTGAATAATGGTATGAATAGTAACAATAAGACCGAAACGTATTATCATATAGAGCAACTCATATCTTCTAACTTTGTGAAATACAATGTATTATCGGATCTGGTAAAAGCAAACTTTAACGATTCTAATGCATCGTTTCTTAATATATTTATAGACTTGAATTCTGTTCTCAAATCTATCTATCGAGAAGGGGTTATTGTAACAGATTCTGTAGATTGTTTGATATCTTCTTCAATAATCAATATGTGTGGACACTATAGAAAGTTCTTTTCGTTTATCGGAGTAAGAACACAATTCTTTCTCATCTTTGGTGATAACTTTCCAAGATCTACACAAGATATCTTTCCTGAATATAATCAGAAGTATATTCAAGATACGGTAACAAAGAAAGAACTTACTGGGTCTATAGCAAAAGCTTTGAAGTTAGTAAATACCATTGTAGATTACATTCCGGGAGTATATTTCTTTGATATTGGTAGAGGAGAAGTATCTTCTATGATTGTGAAAATTATAGAAGAGCTAAACTTAAAGAACAATCCTGCTATGGAGAATATGATAATCTCTAAAGATGTAATCCCATTACAACTGATTCCAAAGTACAAGAGATTGAAAGTATTAAGACCTTTAAAACATAATGGGGAAGATAAGTCTTTCATTGTAAACCATAACAACTTATGGCAAAAGTGTTTTGAGAGGTATATGCAATCTACAGTAACAAACACTCTTGGTGTAAATGAGGAATTCTTTACTAATATTCTTGCAATGACAAGAGTTCCAGATAGGTCTATGTATAAAGTGTTCAATACCGATATGGCTTTGAAGTTGATTAGAGATTGTATTGATAGAGGATTGTTGAAAGAGAAGACGTTATATATGCAATCTACGGTAAACAATGCTATCAGAAACCTTGATGGTGGAGCTACAAGATTCAATACGACTTTGTTGGAGAATAGATGGTCCATTATAAACCCATTTTTCCAATATAAGTACATTCTTCCATTAGAGTATCATGGAAATCTAATCTTAAAAGATTTAGATGATGTAAAGTCTTTGAAAGAGTTGGTACTGACGTTCTATGATGAGAAGAACCCTATTATGCTGGATAGTTTATACTAATTATTAATAAAATAGATTGGAGATACGAATGTCTTATCAAGCTTCTTATAAATATGAGTGTGAATTATCCTTGAACTATAATGGAGAATACACTGAAATTATGAAAGAATTTGTTCGATACATCATCGTTCAGTCCGATTATAAGAATCGAGCAATGCCTATCATTTATATTCGTTTAGGATTACCACCTAGCTTATACAATAAGATGGTTCCATTACAACAGAAAGCAAAGATATATCTAAAGATCTTCAGATTCAATAGTAATGGAACATCTTATCTTCCAAAGGATTGTATATTTGATGAGTTTGATTACTACATGACAGAGAATCCAAATAGCTATAAGAAATTGGATTATGCTGGAGAAGAGTATGGTGGATCTTATAAGGTTTGTACAATAGGATTGTTGAAGAATTCACTTATTACACAGAATAGAAAGTCTTTTGAAGGAATCTACAAAGATACTAACACCATCTCTCTTGTGAAGATGGCAATGAATGATATACCTAATCCGGTTATCGAACCTTTCACAAACAATGTGGATATTGCAAATATAAATATTCCTCCGATTACAACCATTGGACAGTTTATTGCATATATCAACTCTCAGTATAACTTCTACAACGGACCATATACATACTTTATGGATTTTGATAGAACTTATCTAATCTCTAATGAAGGAAATTATATCGATATGAAAGATGGAGCATATCAATATGTAGCTTTTGATATTAGAGACTTTACTTCTACAAAGATAAAGATGCCTGGAATGATTATAGACGATGCTCAGAAGTCTTATATCATCTATGTGGATGGTGCCGATGTTGTCATTACTTCTGATAAAGTAAATTCTAGATTATCTAGCAATATTACCACAGTAAACTCTGAAGGTGAAACAGAAACTGTAAAGATAGATACATCGGAATTAACAAATGTGGAATATGATGATGAATCTGAATTGGTTGTAAAGACCGATGATAAGAAAGCTGCTCTATCTATCTCTTCTATGATAGAGAAATCTTCTGGTGCTATATACATCCAAAAAGCTGATATAGATTCAAAGATAATTACTCCAAATAAACAATACTTATTAGCAAACTATGAAGACGATCCTAAGTATTGCGGTAAGTATTATCTTGTATCTAAAGAAGAAATCTATGCAAGAACTGGAGACAGTCTAAAATGTGTAATGAATATTGGGATTAAGAAGTGTGGTATTATCGACAGATAATACCACCCCAATTTTCGTATTTTTAAAATAGATATTATATATATGACAACAGTGTTATATCTTTTGGAGGTGTGTATATGGACGTTATATTTGAAAACAAACATAAGATTGCTAATGAAAATACTGAACCGGTACAGGTTGTTCTTAAAGTATTTCATATGCTTAAGGATGGTCGTCATGAAGATGTTCTATGTGATGAATTCCTTGAGCAGAATGAAGAACAATTCTTCAGAATGTTTGCTGACAAAGAATTGGATAAGCAGTTTGTAGACATGTTCTGCGGAACGTTTCAGACTCTTTATTATATTCCGAGATATCTTCCTCATAAGTATTATGAAAACAAATATGGGAAAGAGAAGTACCAGGAATTAAGAGACTATTATAAAGATATCTACTCTCTTATAGAGTTGAAGCTTTATAATGAAATTTATAAGGATGCTCCATTTCCTATAGTTCGTAAGCCGTCACCCTAGACGGCTTATATTTTTTGAAATAGAAATGTATTATATACATGACTATATGTTAACCGTTGGTATAAGGAGGTAAAGGTATGTTATTTAACAAGAAGAAAAGTAAATCTGTAGTCGGAGAGTGTATCTCATTCCCTAAAAAGAATGAAGATCGTCTTCATAAAGCTATCGAAAGTGTGGAAAAAGACAAGAAGGAGTTAGAAAAAGGTCTAGACGTTCTGGAAGTTAAAGATGGTGTAACCGTTGTTCACTTACTTCCGGAAAATGAGAAAGATGTTACCGGTAAGATTGTTCATTAGGAGGGCATATGTACACAGGCAAACTATCAGATGGGTATGCAATCAATGTTGAAGACCCGGAGATACTTGAAACTAAGTCTTATCCTCATAGTGATGATTATGAGTATGAGACATATATCGACTATATCGATTTTGATAAAGAACGTGAGATGGACATTGCTTCTGGAAATGGCTTCGTCATCGGACCGTCTAAGAATATTAAGAAAGATCTTATCGATTATGATGGAATTTATTCTCCAAGGTTTGGACAAACTTTGAAGGATGTAAATCCATACATGGATAGATACAAGTGTGAATGTGGTAAGTTAAAAGGACGTATTCATGCTGGTATCAAATGCCCACATTGTAACACCGTATGTAAGTTTGTGGACGATAACTTCAGTTACTTTGGTTGGGGAGTTTTAGAGCAACACCAATATATCCATCCGGCATTCTATAAGAAGCTTGATAGTTTCTTTGGTAGAGGTGCTATGGTGAAGAATACCAAGAGAACTAAGCTTGAAAATATGCTTAATAGTGGAGATATACAAGAGAAAGCTAAAGCTCTTAAAACTCCAAAGCAGATTAAGGAAGAACCATTCTTTGGAATTGGTATGATTGAATTCGTAGAAAGATTTGATGAAATCATGAAGTACTATTATACCACTTCCAGATCTTCTAAGGGAAAGTATTATGATGATATCTATGCTCATAGAGATATCATCTTTACACATTCGGTTCCGTTCTTTACAACACTATTAAGACCGGTAAATATCGATGGTGGAAAGATGACATACGAAGAGACGAATAAGTATTATAATGAAATCGCCACTTCTATCACCGCTATCAATAAGAACAATACACGAATGAATCGTTCTGTAAATATTAAGAACAAACATTTGTTCAAATTACAATCGACATTCATGTTATTGTATGAGGAGCTTGAGAAAATCCTTTCCGGTAAGAAGGGAGATTTTCGATGCTTACTTGGTGGAAGATATACTTTCTCATCAAGAAACGTTATTGTTCAGAATTCTGACCTAAGGATTGATGAGGTAACACTTCCGGTGGTTGGATTATGTATTTTGCTAGAGCAGCGTATTAAGAACATTCTGTCCAGATTGTATAATATGCAACCTGCAGATGCTCATAGAGAATGGAGAATGGCTATTGATTCAAGACAGCCGAACGATAGAATAAAAGGAATCATCCAATCTATTATAGACCAATATAAGAGTGAAGGGATGAGAGGTATTCCTATTATCATCAATCGAAATCCTACCATTTCTCATGGTGGTATTTTGGCTATGTATTGTGTGGCTTTCACAGATACTTATACTATGGGAGTTCCATTACAACCATTACCATTACTTGCTGCGGACTTTGATGGTGATGTTCTTAATATCTTATTACCGGTTAATAAGGCATTTATTAAGTATGCATGGTCAAAGTTCAATCCTAGAAACTCCATGTACATTTCTAGGAATGATGGATATTTTAACTCTGCTGTATCTATGCAGAGAGATACATTGATTAATGTAAATACTTTAGCTCGTTTGGGAAGAAGCTCTTACACAAAAGAGGAGCTTGCTATGAGAGCTGGTGTGAAATAATTTTGGAGGGTGTGTATGAATTACGTTAAAGAATTACTGGTGAGATATATTAGTTTCAATAGCTTTAAGAAAGCTTCCATTTATGATAGGCTAAGATGTCAGCCATTGTTTAGTGGAACTAATGCTATCATTGAGCATCTTGACGAAGTAAACAAGGAATCTAAATTCATGGCTGAACAGTCTATCGAACCATCTATCAATGTTGATCTTTACAAGATCAACTTGATTGATGAACTAATGATTTCCTTCTTCAGAGATTGTATCCAAAAAGTTCATGATAAATATGACGATGGTGATAAGTCTGTTGGAGTTGGTATCATTGTATCAAGAGGTCTTATTAGCACCGTTAATATCGAGATTGCTGATGGGAAAAATGTTAATGAAATGATTAAAGACGAGATTGGAAGATTTGCCGATCTCTGTGTATCCTACATTACAAACTTCGACTCGGAAAATACCGGTGCAACAAGAACAGCTTTCATCGAGATTTCTCAGACATACTACAAGATTATGGAAGCTTTATATCATATCGCTTCTATTAAGAATCGTTCGGATAAATACTTCTGGACGATGATTAGAGTTTATACTCATCTTATGCTGGTAAATGTAGACAGACCTGAGCAGAACAAGGTCATTACAAGAGATACTCTATTTGACATCGGTACATAAAAAGTAAAAATTTTCAATTAGAAATAATATCTATGATATTATTGATATATAGAATTGAAATTTAATGATTCTATTTTTGGTATATTTGGAGGATTTTAAATGAAGTGTATTGGCGATGGTAAAAATAGAGATATCGTTGTTCTCTTGAAGGATCGCATTGATGTATTAACAAAGCGATTCAATCAGAACGTTGCTTATATTGATGAAATTGAAACTAGCGACATGTCTGAAGAAGAAAAAGATATGGCAACAAGATGTGTAAGAGAAGAGAATTCTGATATTTTGATCAAACTCTCTTGTGCATATCATAAAGTGCATTCCGATAATTATTGGTGCTAATAAACGGTCGATGGAGTCTTCTCCATCGACTTTTATTTTTTAATTTTTTAAAAATCTCGATTAGGTATGATATATGTGATAATAAAGGTTGATGGTGTGTTACTATTACTATTTTATACTCAAGGAGGTATGTTATGAGAAACTTCATTAACAATTTCAATGCAACTATCGAGGAGTCTTCCCGTTGGGTGGACGAATTCTGCAATTCCCTTTCGGGGGATACATATGACCGTATGGACACATATGGTCTGGACTATGAGGATGCGTCCGATATGAATATCGGCGTTCTCTGGTCAGAAAGACTGGCTTAATGCCAGTCTTTATTTTTTATTTTTTACAATAACTTCCACTCTAGAGTAATGAACTTTGAGCATATTAAAAGGAGAAAAAGTCATGAAAAACAATAATAACAGAATCATTCCTATCTATACAGTGTTAGGAAAATCCGGTTCCGGAAAGTCTACTGTTGTAAAAATACTAGAAACTTTTTTTAAGCGTACTGATGAAAAAGATTCTACATATAACTGCTTTAAAAAGTTGAAGATGTATACAACAAGACCACAGAGAAATGATTTTGATACCGATTATGTATTTATGAAAAGATCACTATTCGAACCGTACGTTTCTACAGATAGTATAATTCATAAATACTTGAAAGGATCAACTGTGGTATCCGATATTTCTTACAACGTTATCGGTGGTGAAGTATGGAGATATATATTAACATATGATGATGAGATGTATGATGTGATCAACACCAGATATATTGTTGCAGCATCAATAGGTCAATTCATAGATATGTGGAAGCACTATATGTACCGGAATATAACAGAGAAGGAGGTTACTATTTTTAAACCAATTCCTATAGTGGTTCAAGCGGTATCGGAATCGGAACGATTAAGAATGCTCTATAACCGAGCATCTGAGGATAAAGACAAATCTGAAGTGTTAAGAAGAGAACTATTCGGACCAGAGTTTCCTGATGAAGATAAGTATATGGAAATCTTCAAAGAACTCGGCTATACTGATTATGATATTATTGTGATCAAAAATGGGTATGAAGGGTATGAGGAATTTAAATGCATTGTAAACGATGCGGTATATCCAAAAAAGGATGTTATTGAACATCGGGTGGAACATGGTGGCAAATTTGCTGAAGATTTATGGGAGATATTAGGATATGAATAATAAATTTAATTACGATGTGGATATTGATTCAAATATGTTGTTGCTTAAACTTAAACAAGTTATAGACGAATATAAAAATATTGATAGGAAAATCATACATACGAAGAATTTTATAAAGAATTATGAACCCGTAGATTACTCTGAAAGGGACTTGGTGTATGATATTAAAGATACCACTATAGAAGGTCAACAAAAAATCTTGGATAGATATATTAAAAGGAAAGATGAGTTGCATAACGAGTTAAACAATATATCCAAGATTCTTAACCATCTTATTGATGATTAATGTATCCATCATATAGAAGGAAATAAATTAAAAAGTATATTTTTCAATTAAGTATGATATATGTGATAATAAGGTTAGCAGTATCGGAACTTCCGATACTGCTTTTTATCCGATAGGATAAAGAAAGGTAAAAGGTAAAGGTTATGTGTAAAGAGACTATGCTTAGAGAATTTGCAAGAGTTTTGGAGATTCAAGAGAGATACTCCGATATCGTTGATATGATGCAATGTGAATTGCTCAAGAAGAATAAGGATTATGATATGATAGACGCCCTCATGAGTATTGCTCATGAGGTAAAACATGAATTCGAAGAACAATTCGAAATTTACCGTGCTGCTAAAAAGCAGTATTGGGAGGAACGGAAAGCTGTATAAGATTAAGATAAGGAGGAAATGAAAATGTTTGAGTTCAATGTAAATAGAATGAAAAAGAATGTTACTGAAGGTGTTAGACGCAATTTAGAAGAGAGGGAAAGACGTTCCAACATAATGGCTGAAGTTGAGAGACTTCGCCGTAGTAGAGAGTTGGCTCGTCTGAACCAAAGTTTAAAGTCCAACGATCTCTTGCTCATGATGGCTATGAGAGAGAACGATGGATCTGAGAGTATACTTCGTACAATCGAAAGATGTAACAGTGCATACTTCGAGAAGAAATAAAACCCCATAGGGGTTTTATTTTTTGTAATTTCAACTTCCAAATAATTACTTTATTGGAGGTATAAATGCGTATAGATGAAGATGTAGAGTTTTCTTATTCGATATATGAAGACGTCTCAGAAATTCCAATGATGGAATCTGAAAAGGCTTACTTAGAACATGTTAATCCTTTTAATATCATAGAATACTTTAATGAGTTCAACAAAAAGAATACATACTTGAACGAGGAGACATTCCAGGATAGAGCAAAGACTGCCGTATTATCTTTGGAAGTATTAGATGTAGAATCGTTTATCAAAGCAAACGATATACAAGAAGTAACAAATCCGACATTCTTCTATAAGAACGGTACTCCTACTCCGGATGGATTATTATCTAACGATATCTTTGGAATTACCCAAAAAGATAGAGCAGGAATCTTTGCTTATATAGATTTAGGTGAATGGTTCATTGATCCTTCTTGTTATAAATGTTTACTTGCTCTAAATAAGAAGTTTGCTTCTGTTGTAAAGGGTGTTGGTAAATGGGCTATAGATAAAGATGGAAACTTAGTTTCTGATGACGATGGAGATACTGGTATCCGTTGGTTAAAATCTGTATTCGGAAAAATCAAATTCTCTAGAACCGATTCAATGATTAGAGATATTCGTATCAAGTACATTGCTCATAACTTTGAAAAGAATAGATTATTCATCAACAAGTATCCTGTTATTCCAGCATACTATCGTGATGTAAACACTTCTGGAAAACATACTGGAGTTGGACAGATTAATACGTTATATGTAAATCTCTTGGTTGCTACAAGAGCATTACGAGAGAATAACAACTATGGTCTGTCCATGGCAGATACTACTTGTGCAAGAATACAAGATTCTTTAAAAGCTATCTACGATTGGTTCTGCGGAAATAACAATGACCAATTACAAGATCCTGGAACCGGTATGTCTGGTAAGTTTGGTCTTATTAGAAGAGCAAATATGTCTTATACATCTGATTACTCTTCTAGATTGGTACTTACTGCACCGGAGCTTAAAGTAGATTCTGTTAACGAATTGATGGTTACGCTTGATAAATCTGCCATCCCATTATCTGCGGCAGTTGCCGACTTCTTCCCATTTGTGTTATTCCATATGAGAAAGTTCTTTGAGAACGAATTTCTCAATACACAAAAGTATGAGATTATCACATCCTCTGGAGAGATTAAGTATGTTCATTTAGATGATCCCATGATAGCCTTCTCCGATGATGTATTAAAAGCTGAATTGAAGCGATTTACAAAGGGATACGATAACAGATTTAGACCGATTCCTGTTCCTGTAGCAAAAGAAGATAACCAAGATGAGAAAGTATATCTTATGTACTTTAGAGGATCTAGACAAGATCCTGCAAAATTGGCAGATGATCCTTCTAATATAGAACCGTTCTTATCTAGACCTCTTACTTGGGTTGACGTTATTTTCCAAGCTGCTAAGAAAGCTACTGATGGAAAGAAGATTTCTTTTACACGATATCCTTACGATAGCTATTTCAATACTATCTATACCGGAATCGAGATTTCTTCTACAAATGAAACCGAACCGCTTTATGTTGGCGGAGAGTTCTATCGGTTCTATCCAAAGATTAGATCTGAAGATATCCTTAAATCTACATCAAATAAGTTTATCGATACTATGCAAGTATGTAACTTATATCTTAGCGGTATGGGAGCAGACTATGATGGAGATACCGGTATGGTTAAGGGATCGTTCTTTAAAGAAACAAATGATGAGTTGGCGACTTTCGTAAACTCTAAAGCAAACTTTATCAATGCTGGTTGTGAGAATATTAGAAAATCTTCTAATGAAGCAATCCAAGCAATGTATAGTTTGACAAAGGTTCTATCTAAAGATACATCCAGATTAACTCAACCAGAATTTTAATTTTACCAAATGGTAACATTATGGTAATGATAGTTTACGCTTGCCTGGTGCTAAATTGTCATTTGCCCATTGTGAATTTTAACTCCTAAAAATGAAATTCATACAACACACAAACAAACATGCTTTTGGTGAAGAGGTCTCGTCCACCTCTTCACCAATCTCCTGTCTAATTTTAAAGGTACATTTTTACATGTTCTGGAACTTTTACATAAACTATTAATGTTTATAATGTTCAATTAGGAGGAAATTACAATGGCATTTGGAGGAAACAATAATCAAAACGGTAACGGAAGAGTTACACCAACTTATTATTCAAGATTTAAGGTTTATAACCCGGACGAAAAGTTAACTTTATCTCTGAACTACTGGAATGGAATGATGAAATTATCATTAGATAAGTTCATCCAGAGCCAGAATGGATACAGTGCTCAAAGAGATGAAATCATTGCAGTTTATGTATCACCTATTAAGGCAAGATTATTTGCTACATGTATCAGTAACGTTATGAATTCTAATGATGATTCTGTATTCGGTATTGATACCGGTGTTGGTGATGTAAGAGGACTTATTGCAATTGGTAGAAAAGCCGGAGTACCATTTATCGGTTTAGGAAAAGTAAACAATGATGGTTCTTATGAGAACTACCAGGAGTATAAGTTTGCAAAAGATACTTTCTATACTCTGAATATCAAGGATCTTAAGAAGCTTAACTTCGATAAGGTTTATGATAATGGTGTAGAACTTGAGCAACTTTACCATGCAACTGTTGACTTTGCTAATGCTATGGGTGGTGCTTATGCATATGCTGTTCACGATATCGGAAGATACGACTCCGGAAGAACTTCTAATACACTCTTAGCTATTGCAAATGCTGTAGGAGCTCAGGTTGGTAAGGGTCGTGGAGGAAGCGGAAACTCCTTCTTTGACGGTGCTGGTTCTGGAGAGTCTAAAGGAAAAGGTGGAGCTCCGGAAGGATTCATTAACGTTGACGATTTAGATGATGAATTAGGATTCAACTAAGGATAATCATTATGGTTGGTAAGAAAGTTGCCATACTAGTTGATTTTGACTTCATAACTTATACTGACATGGGATTGTATACTCTCGTAAAAGAGAAGTATGCAATCCCTTCTATTTTCGATTTAGAGGTATTGAACGTAGACCCTAAGATACTACTATTTGCTTCATTTGAGAGAAAGAGTAGAAATCCGTTATCTATCATTATGAATGATAATGCAAATGTTGATATAGATAAACTGTATCAAGATATGCTTGATAAGTATTATCCGTATATTGTAGAGAATAGCTTTATAAAGTCTGGTATAACAGACTTTATCAATATTGCTACAAAGTACAATACAAAGGATATTGGTATAACTATTCTTACTCATAATGATGCAGAAAGAAAATGTATTGCTACATTATTTCAAGATTCCAACAATTATACTATATTAGACATTAAGGATTGTACGAAAGAAGTATTGGCTTCTTTCAGCTCTTATTATGTCAAAGATTTTGAGTTCTTTAAAGACCATGATCTTATAGAGATTGCTGGGAAAGCGATATATGTACAAAGTCTTCGATACAATCTGGAGAGAATTGCGGATAAGACGAATGAAGAATCAGAATTCTTCTATGCATTGGACAGTAACAAAATCTTTATAACAAACCTAGGAAACTTAAAAGACAAGGGAGAAAATTACGATGGAACTTAATACTGTAAAATCGCTATCAAAAGCGAGTGCATTAAACAATATCATTCCAAGAGACACATTAAAAGAGGTGCAGGCTGATGTTCTTAGAGATTTAAAAGACGCTATCTCTAACTCTATGGGACCAGCCGGTTCAAATACATTAATTCTTAGAGGAAATAATGACCAGGATTTGGTTACAGAATACTCTAAGGATGGTAACAAGATCATTAAGCATATTAAGTACCAGAACCCTATCGAGATGTCTGTTAAGTCCGAGGTTGAGAATGCTACAAGACATATCGAGAAGACTGTTGGTGACGGAACCTCTACCGTAGTAGTAATGTCTTCTTACATCTTTGATGGATTACTTGATGCTGATAAGAGTGGAAAACTTCCAACCAACCCATATGAAGTATCAAGAACTTTCGATAAGCTGGTAAAGGAATTATCTGAGGATATTCGTAAGAGTGGAAGAGAGTGTACTATTAATGATATCTATGATATCGCTTATATCTCCACCAATGGAAATAAAGAGATTGCTGGCAATATCTGTGCTATCTATGAAGAGTATGGTATGGATGTATTCATCGATGTATCTGCTACTACAGATGGAACTTCCAACATCAAAGCTTATGATGGTGTAACTCTTGAGACAGGATATTCCGATCCTTGTATGATCAATGACCTTGAGAGACAGAGTGCAAGAATCCGTTCTACTGCTGATAACCGGGTAAGAGTATACTACTTCCAGGATCCATTAGATACCAATGAGATGGATCAGTTCTTCCAGAAGATTATCGAGACCAATATCATTGGACCAGCTACTAAGGGAGCTATGTGGAAACCTACAGTTATTATGGTTCCTAAGATTGGAAGAGACTCTTTATCTTATCTGAGAAGACTTACTCAGTTTATGCATCAGTATCCAGAATCTGCATATTCTCAGAAGCCTCAGATTCTTATTGTTACCAATTACTTTGGTTTACCGGAGAACTATGCTGAGCATATTGCTACATTATGTGGAGCAAGTCCAATCAGAAAGTATATCGATAACGCTAAGTATGAATCTGACGTTAAGGCCGGGTTAGCTCCAACTATCGAGAACATTATTGACTTCTGTGGATACTGTGGAGAAGTAGAAGCTACATCCGGAGTTACTAAGTTCGTTAACCCTTCTAAGATGTATGAGACTGATAAGGATGGAAATATTCTTCTTAATGAAGATGGAAATCCAATCAACTCTTCTATCTATAACAACATCATCACATTCTTGGAAGCAGAGTTAAAGAATGCAAGAAATACCGGAGCAAATGCAGGAGCTATCGGATCCTTAAAGCGTCAGTTGAATGCGGTTAAAGCTAACATGGTTGAATTCTTCGTCGGTGGTATTAGTATTTCTGATAGAGATGCTGTAAGAGACTTAGTAGAAGATGCTGTATTGAACTGTCGTTCTGCTGCTACTAATGGTGTTGGTTATGGTGCAAACATTCTTGGTCTCATCAGTTTATTCGATAAGAAAGACGAGATGCCTGTTGATTCATTCGGTCCACGAGATTCTGTAGAAGATACCATTCTTGATATTCTTCGTGGAGCTTACTTCAATGCTGTGAAATCTCTTTATAGAACAAAGTTTGATGAAGAGACTGCTGAAGAGATTGTAAACGACATTATTAAAGAGCATAAAAAGCCGGTTGATATTATTTCCGGTGAACCATCCGATCTTATCCTTACGTCCATTGAATCTGAGCCTATGATTTTGAATACGATCTCTAAGATCATCACAATCATGTTTACCTCTAACCAGGCATTGCTTCAGGCTCCAAGTTTAACACAGTACTACGAGCGATAAAATATGATTCGAAGAGAAAAGTCTATAATGGCTTTTCTCTCGAACCCCATTATGAGGACTCATTATGACATATGAAGAGTATATAAAGAACCCCGCCGGTAAAGGTTCGGCAGCTTTTGGTTCTAGAAAAGTTCAATTACAAGATTTCAACGATAGATGGGCAAAATTACGTCTAAGAGAACAAAAACCTCCGGTTCATTATCTTTACAAATCAAAGAATGATGAAGAGTATATTGCACATTTTAAGATTCCCTCTGAAACCGTTGCAAAGTTCTATTATGACGTAATTGTAAGATTCTTCCCTCCGAGGGAAAATGGAAACGTTAGACAACATACCGACTTATCCGGATACAATGTGCAGTTCTTTTCCAACGATCCCTCTTTTGTATATACATATGAACATGCTTTTTATGTAAATAAGCTATTCTTTGTGGATCTTATCAATAAGACCAGTCCTATCTTTATCAAAGAGAAGGCTGTAGAAAAGAACCCTAGAGATGATATTGGTTATGTAAAGAGCTTATGCTTCATGTACTTCGATCTTAAAGATCTTAAGTTGTTTAATAAAGCATCTTGGGCAAGAGCTACCAGATATGATAAAGCTGTTTGGAGAGGAACTGTAGAAGAAACCATCTCCAAGATTCGTTCCAGACAAGAAGCTGGAAAATCTCCAGAGAAGAAAGCTTCAGAAGCTAGGATGAAGACATCTGTAAAGAAGTCTAGTCCTATTGATAAATTGAGAAATATGTTTGCGGTTCCTGAAGGAAAAGGATTTGCCAACATAAACAATTCTGTTTTCAAATCCGTAAACTTTACTCCAGGAAGCAAGAAGAGGACGAAGTAAAATTACCATATGAAAATATATTATAACTGTGGTAAAGCATTTGTTGTGTATGAATTCAAAAAGGAGAAACATCATGTTGTTGAGAGATTTAGAGGGGAAACTAAATGCGATAGTATTTTTGGATAACAATAGGCAGAAAAAGAAACCATTTGTTCCTGTTGATGAATGGGAACCTGAAACAAGTGACGAAATAATAGTAAACTGTGTACCAGGAAGCTTCATTGCTCCTTTGGTACCAATCGGTCTCTCTGCTAATATCGCTATTGATAATAGTAGAGATTTTAATAGATTCATATTACCAGTTAAGAAGGGTTATAACTCGGTAACAATTAGAAGCCATATGTTCAGATATATCAATTACTTCTGTAATTTCTATGATCAGGACATGGAGTATCTAATGATTCTATTCAATCTTAAGATTAAGATTGATAGATACAATTCACATCAGTATCCAGTTCAATCATTCTATAATGATTTGAAGAGATACATCATTCATAGTAACTTGTATAACAAGATTAGTCAAATGGTTGAGGACAACTATTGTAAAGATCTTGATTACAAGACTATCAAGAACCCAATGCTTCAATATAATAATGACGATGCAAAGTTATTACATAGAATCTCTTTGCTGATGTTGTTATCTATTCCATTATTGACACAGTATGCTTATATGCATAAGATCAGTAATATTGAAGAGTATCTTTTAGAGTATTATGATGAGATCTTATATATCGATCCAAACAATAATATCTTTGAAAAGATGTTTGAAACTGCGTATTCTTGTTCTACTTCCAGTGAGAAAGGTAATCCTGTTCTCTGGGGATATCAAGCAATACGTGGTCAAAACACAATCACACATTCTCAGGAGAGTATTATTAATATCATTAATAATATCATCCCGAAATATACCTTCAATAAGAAGATTATTTCGTTCAACTATGCATCTATTGGAGAGAGTATAAAGTTTAAGGTAACCGATATTCAGTATGAATTCCAATTTATCTCTTCCAGTAGCAGTAAGAGAGATGCTGATAGTGTATCTGATTTTGATAAGTTTGAAAGTGCTTTGATAAAACAGAATGAGGCACTTTATCTTCAAAATAAGATAAACTCTGATGTTGTTATGAGAAACATTGAACAGAAGTATGGACCATTCCATCAAGCAGAAGTAGATTTCTATACGAATAGACTTCTGTATGATGAGAATGGAGTTCCTACAATCAATAAGTTCCAGAAGCAACTTGTATTCCTGTTATTCTACAGATATTTTAAGGATACACAATCCATATACAATATCAACAGGATTGAATATGTAGAACTAATCCTTGCAGCAAAGAAGAAATTGCAAGCAAACAATATGTGTCTTATGCCACATATCATTTCTGCAAGAGTGGATAAGCTGGTACAAAGAAAGAATATCAATAAGAAAGAGAGATTACTGGTAGAAAGTTCTCCATCTTATCCAATGATCATGAACAAATATAAAAATGATACCGTTATCGATAATATCTTCAGTATCATTGCAACTATCTTATCTTCAGACTTCACAATTGTAGATACAAACCCAGAAGTAGACGGACGTAAATTGGACGTATCATCTACAGTAGGAATTCTTATTGAAGAAGTCTGTTCATTCATTCTGTTATGTTAATGAAGTCCCTATTACCGAATCGGTAATAGGGATTTTCTTTTTAAAAGAGGAGGAACCATGTTAAAGAACGCAAGAAGACCAATCAATTGTAATGAACAAAAAAGCCAACCAATTCACAATATGACCGTAACGATATACAATCTTCATCAGAAAGAAAGTATAGATATTGCAGAATGTATCTCCAATAGAAAGCGGAAATCGAATTCCAACATAATTAGTATTTTTGGAGATAATTAATTACTACCAGAGAAACTAGAGATAAAGAGAGGTAGCTTATATGAAACTGGTTAAAAAAGAATTCGTAAATACTATGCGAAAATTTATACCTTATATCAAAGAAGTCTCTGGAGGATCCGAGCTTGTTTGTAGGTGTAGATATTGTGATGACTCTTCTGATATGAGCAAAGCTCATATGTATATCAAAGTACCGCAAGAAGATGACGATGTTCCACTTTATCACTGTTTCAAATGTAATTCTTCTGGGGTGTTGGATTCTAAGACTATGATGAGTTGGGGAATCTATGATCCAATGGTTGCATCAGAATTAGATGCTATGGGAAATAGAGCATATCGTAATGGTAAAACTGCGACAAAGGGAGAAATCATTCGATATCAACTGTATAACGTTTGTGACGATCTTCAATTAGGATACAAAAAGGTTGATTTTGTAAATAATCGTTTAGGAACAAATCTTACGATGGATCAATGTTTATATTCTAAGATATGTCTAAGTCTTAGAGATTGTATAGATTTTAATAGACTTCAATATACGAGGAATATTAATATCCTTAAGCAATTAAACGAACACTTTGTTGGATTTATCAGTCACGATAATAACTTTGTTAATCTCAGGAGAATGATTCCAGAAGGTCAATTGCATCAATCAATTGATCTTCGATATGTAAACTACAACCTTCACAATAACAATGGAAATTGTGAGAAGTTTTACATGTTACCTTTCATTGGATATGATGTGAACAGTTCTAGAAGAATTAATGTTCATATTGCTGAGGGACCTTTTGACATCTTGTCTATAAAGTATAACCTCAATCCAGATTCAGAACAGGATATCTTTATCGCTATTACCGGATCTTCTTATTTGGCTATGATAAAGCATATCTTATACGAGTTTAAACTATTTCAGTTTAATCTCCATTTATATCCCGATAATGATAATATTGGAACGGATGCCGCTATGATGAATATCGTGGAATACTTACGCCCTATTTTGGGTATTGAAGTATATATCCACAGAAACAGTTATCCTGGTGAAAAAGACTTCGGAGTTAGAAAGGAAAAAATCATCGATAATTGTTCCAAAATATAATGATATAAATAGATATTATATATGTGGATAAAAGGTTACCAAAAACACATTTGGAGGAATTAAAAATGAAGATGATGAGAAGAATATCACTTATTATTGTTGCCGTTGTTATTGTATTTGCTTGCACAAGAGCACCGAAGGAAACTGAAGCAGAAAGTACTATTGTTTACAGAGGAACTCCTTCTACGGTATTAACTACTGTAGAAGAGGAAGTTGTAGAACAGGAAGAACCTAATGGAGAACCCGTAGTTGAAGCTGAGCACTTTACAACCACTTCAAAGTGGGTAAATTGTTCTGGACTTAATGTTCGCTATGCTCCGGATGGCGATGTAAAATATACTGCACCATTAGGAGAAGAGTTACAGGTTATTAAGCATCATGATAATGGGTGGACATCTATTCATAAAGATGGTGGTGTTTATTATGTGAGCACTCAATATCTTTCTGATGAAAAGGTAGAACCTGCTCCACAACCAAAGATGACTCTTTGGAAGCCAAACGTTAAACTTACCTATTACCATGCTAGAGGTTTAGATGCACATGGTAATAAGTTGGATCCAAACTTTACAGTTGCATCCAATGTACTTCCTCAGTATACAAAGTTATACATTGAAGGAATTGGATACAGAACTGTAATGGATACTGGATCCAAAGTTTTAAATGATGGTAGAGTAGATATCTGCTCTCCAACGTACAATAATAGAGATTGCTTAAGGTATGCATCCGGTATGCCTCAGAGAGCAAATGTATATATTGTACATGAATAAGCCGGATTCCGACACCCTTTTAGGTGTCTTTATTTGATACACACCTTTTACCTTAGCCCAGTGGTCTTTATGATCACTGGGCAAAATTTGTGTATTATTTTTTCTTTGTAAAGCCCAATTTTCGGATAAATTATTTTAGTAAATTTTAACAGTATATTAATTATATCATTTAGAGGAGCCATAAACCGTGAATATCGTGAATACTGATTGTATAGATATGAACGACATCTATACTAGAAAGCGAAAGCTAGAATTAGATAAACCTATGAACGGTTTATCATATAAAGATATTTATCGTTTCTTAGAAAACAATAAATACTTTATGAACAGTATAGCATCTAAGTTTATGGATGCTACTCCTGAATCATATATTTATCTAATGGAGATAATGAAAGACCAACTTACAGAGAACAATTATTCCTATATCATAAAGATATTTGTGGATAATTGTCTGATATACTATCATGATCTTGATAGTGTTAAAAACTTCGTAATGATGTCTGCAATTACTCAATCGGTGAAGGATAAGTTAATATCTATAATCGATTATCTTAAGACAATCGACAGATTGTCTTTTAATCACGACAGCATCTCTAAGAGGTTTAATATATATTCTCTATTTGATAACACTGGCTATAAATATACGATCATCACAGACTTATGTAAACTTATCGACACATACAACTATCCTAACATTGTTAAGATGAAGCTATGTATCGATGAGTTTTTTATTCTCAATCATTTTAATGAAAAGATCACATTGGATGTGGCAGAATCAATATTCATCATTCTTCTGTATTATCTTATCAAGATCAAACCAACTGAAGGAGAAGCTCTTTCTATAATTAAAGACATCGATACTCATGCTTCTAAATATATAAAAGATAGCCATATCGATATTCTTGTATTATACTCTTCAAAGACAAATCCTTACCAACAAGCGGTAATGGAAAAAGATCCTATAAAGTATATCAATGATAATACTATAAAGATGAATGACGGTTGGGAGACTTTAGCGAAAGTATTTACGTTTGTATATGTATATACAAATACACTTGATGATGCTGACAATGTTGGAATGCTTGATGTTCGTATTAAACCTATAGTCAATTTTGTTACAAAAACTACACTTCGTAAAGGAATAGAATTCATGGAAGATAAGATAAATGTTAAAGAACTCATCAATCCGGTAGAGGCAATTAAAACGGAAGAAGATGAACACTACAGTTTTGAAAGTGTGCAAGATGATCTTTCGAATGATCATGTTGTATATTCTATTACGGTTACAGACGTTTCTCAAATATGCCGAGAAGTTGAAAAGATCAATAGTTATCTGAAAACATGTATAAAAGCTCTTGCTGAGTTCTATATGCAAGATGCTAATCCTATGGGTGGTATTGATCTTAATGAGAAAAACTTTGTCGATTATGTTCATACCGAGGACGATAATCGTTTCAGAATAATGGTTAAGCATTTCCGGATATATGATATTGAAAAGTTTGAAAATGATGACCATCATGCACTCACCATATACCTGGAAAATCTTGACAGAGTCTTCCGCAATATACTTTTCAACTCAAGGTATTTTGTCAAGTTAGAATGTTCTTCTGATTATGGTTTATACATATATCTGGTTTCTAAATATACTGTAGAATTGGATATCGAAGAGGAAGATAATAAAGATCTTAGCCCAGATGTATATAAAGCGGCTTATGATCTTAAGGTAAAAGCGGAAGAAATGCAAAACTTCTATGATAGTCATTATGAAACTCTTTTGAAGGTTATTGGATATCTGAATCATCCGAATTCTATTGCTGCTGAACGTGTTACATTGAGAGAGTTCAAGATGATTAATCATCTTATTACATATATTCTTGGAGATAATTCCATTATTGCTACATTTATGGAGAGAGCTAAAAAGGAAAAGGGAAATACTACAAGAGAAGAAATTGATAGAATTTACAAAGAAGAAAATAGTGATGATACAATCAAGAATATGTATGATCGTGGAGAAGCTGTACAACTTCTTGAGAAGATTGTTTCCAATATTGGGTCTGTTAATGAAGATGCTGGAAGTGTTCTTAATACTCTCGCATTAGCTTGGCAAGGATTTAAGTCTAAGGCTAAGAACTTTGATGCTAAACAGAAAGAGATGTCCAGAGATATGGATATGAACTTCAATGGGTTTATGCGATCCATGAAGAAGGCACTTGTTGGAGATAGAAGAGAACAGATTATCCGTGGAGAGATCTGTCCATCTTTATCTAAGATGATTAAGGTTAGCGTTGCTCTTATAGTTGCAGGTGTAGCTTCTAGTACTGTAGTAGTTCCCGCTATCGGTGCTCTTGGTTGGCTTGGTATGTCTAAGATGATGACCAATAAAGAGGTTGGTTATATTATCGATGAGATTGATATCGAGTTAAAAGTTCTTGATAGAGAGATTCAAAAGGCGGAAAACTCTGGTTCTCCAAAGAAGTACAGAAACTTACTTTCTATTCAAAAGAAGCTTATGAGAGAAAGACAAAGAATCCAATATAAGTATGCATTGGCTGGTAAGAAGATTCGACCAATAACAGACTTCAATAAGGGTGCCGGTACTAGCGACTAACGGATAGGATGGTATATATGAAAAGTATTTTAGAAGAGTTCCTATTGGAACTGAATGTTGACGGCAATGCTAATAATAACGGAGAGGATCAGAATGATGATATTGATGCAGCGGATTCTGGAAACGATACAGAAGACACCGGCGGGGATCAACCTGATAGTAATCAGCCTGATAACGATCAAACTGATCAACCTAATGACGGACAAGAAGTAGATGATATAGATGCAGCAGACTCTGATGAAGAACCAGATGATGCTGGTGAAGGCAACCCTGAAAACGCTCCACAGAATGATGCAGGAGAAGAACCTCCTGCAGAAGCTGATGGCGATGATATAGATGCTGCCGACTCTGGCGAAGAACCTGATGACGGCGGAGATGATAATGCTCAAGAAGATGATACTGCTGATAGCGGAGGTGAAGACGATGCTAATACAGGTGGTGACGATATCGATGCTGCTGACGGTGGCGATGATATTGATTCTGCTGACAATGGCGGCTCTGGCAATGCTGACAGTGGTGGTGATGGGGAATCTGGTAATGAGACTGAAGGAACAGATTCTGGATCTGGATCTGGAAATGACGGGTCTGGAGCGTCGGGATCAGGACTCTCTGACGAAGAGAAAAACGCCGAAAACGATATTTACGAGTCTCTCTCGGATGATGATAAGATGATCAGAAATATTCAGTTAAAATCCAAGTTTGCTCAGTTACATGAAGACGCTGACAACTATATGGAATCAATTAACAGGATAACCAAGAATGATGAAAACATCTTACCACTGAAAAAGATTGTAGTCGCTCTTGGAAAGGTGAAGACATATATTGTAGATTATCTGGAAAACATCTATAACTCTACATCATATATAGACAACTTCACAAATTATGTCAAATTCTTGGTTGTTTTTAGAACAATCGGTAACGTTTTGAAGGAAATGTCTAAAAAAGACAAATAGTGCAAATATTTATAAAACTATATAATAAAATATTTCGAGTCACTATATGAATTTATAGTGGCTAGAGGTATGAGAAATTTAAAATAGTTTAAAGTATTTTAAAGTACTACACTACAATCATGTAGTATGAAATTAAATAGGAGGAAAATAGTTATATGCCAAACACAAAAACCGGATATGTTGGCGGTGGTTGGTCTTCTGACCCCATGGCTTCATATACACAGTCTTTTATTAACTTAGGAAAGAACGTATTAAGCGAGTCTAGCATGGACATCTTCGAGGAGCCTCAGAAGATCCTTCGTAGACCGGCAACCAGAGAAGCTCTTAAGGAGTTCTTCTGCGAAAACTTCATGGATGAGAATTTGGATGACCCATTCGTTGCTATGACCGGATATCCCGAGGACCAGCGTGCTATGATGGAGCAGCAGTTCGAGAACGATGCTACCGCTCTTCTTGAGCATTCTATCAGTGCTGACTACAACCCTGTTGTTGGTATGACCTTCCCGGTTCACAAGAATATCTTGATGAACATGGTATTTGATAAGGGAGCTATCCAGAAGGTTGTTGCTGAGTCTCCTTCCATCACTCTTACAATGGAGAGACGTCTTCTTATCGACTCTAAGGGTAACGAGATCGATATGTTCTTAGATCAGAATAAGATGACTCCTGCAATTGATGCTTCCAATCCTGTACATGAGATCGAATTAACTCTTCCGGAAACCGGTGCTACTGATGTTCTTCAGCTTTGTGGCGGAACAAAGCTTGATGCATTATCCATCAAGACTCATATCAACCATGTCCTTATCGACAGTATGTGGGTAAATGAGGGTGAGCCTCTTCCAGATGCTAACAACGTTCTTACCAACAACGGTACAAGAGCTACTGCTGCAGAAGCAGGTGCTAAGACCAATGTTTGGGTTCCTGTAAACCTGGAGTTCAAGCCTGGCTACAACAATGAGTACGATCGTACTTTAACTGCTAAGATTGATGTCAACATCCGTACTTCTGCTACCGCTATCGGACACATCAGTGACCAGATCAGCGGAACAATGCATAAGAATAAGATTACCGTATCTTCCCTTACCGGAACCATTAAGAAGGTTAAGCTGGCTGCTGAGCTGGATACTTCCAACGCAATGCTGGATACTGTTAGCGTTAAGTGGGATGCTAGCACATCTCTTATCGAGATTCCAAACGCTATTCCTATCAATGTTACCGTATCTCCAGAAGAGGTTAAGGATTTGGCTGCTCTGTATCAGGTTAACCAGTTAACCAAGATCATGAGCATGATGAAGACTGCTATGGCTAACTACAAGGATGATAAGATTCTTGAGTTCTTGAACAAGAGCTATGAGACTTTGAGTGACCGTGAGAGATTCTACGATGAGTTCTCCTTCGCTCCTCAGGGCAACTATGCATTAGATCCAGTAACCTGGAGATATACAATGTTCATGGATGTTCTGTCTTCCGAAGTTACCAGAATGCTTCAGGTATTAAATGATCCTAACATGGTTGTTACCGTATTCGGAGATCCTGACCTTATCCGTAAGATCTCTCCGACCACTTACACCTATGAGACTCCTTCTTCCATCGGACCTGTTGAGCTTGACTACAAGAGAACAGTTGTATCTGCCGGAGATAAGAGAATCTACCAGTTCATCGGATCTGACAAGCTTCGTTACAGCGACAAGCTGATCGTAATCTTGACTCCGAGAAACAGTGATCGTATGACCTACAGAATCTTCGATTACCAGATGTATGTATCTAACGAGATTCGTAACAGTCAGAATCCTGCACTTCCTGCTATCCATGGATTTGAGCGTTGGACTATCCAGCAGTATCAGCCAACTCAGGGACGTTTCAAGATTCTGAACAGATCTGGTTTCAAGGCTTAATCCTTTAAGCTATGGCTACCATATAAGTTGAATTGAGGGGTATGGGGTCTTCCCATACCCCTTTAATTTTAACTTAAATATAAAAAGTGGAATAGGTCCACTTTTCATAATTCAATTTATATAGGAGGATTTCTTTTTATGGAACTTGTAAAAGAAGTTGCAAACCTGCTTCCCATTCTTTTTGCATGTATGGGTGGTAACGTAATCGCTGGAACTTTGTCTTCTATGACAATCGATAAGTTTAAGTTCAGTCCGGTTAGATTCTTTGATGGTATTGCTAGAGCTATTGTTGCAGCAGTTTGTATTCTAGTATTAGCTTACGCATCTCAGAAGATTGACTTATCTTCTATCGGATATTCTCCGGTTACCATGGTTTCTACTGGTATTATTTTGTACGCTACCAAAATGGCTAAGAATTTGGTAAAGCTTATCGGTCTTTCCGAGCAGCTCAATGCCACTGTTGACGGTGTTAACAAGGTTATGTCTCCAAAGGGAGAGTTACAGCCGGTTAACGAAGGGTCTTTAGGATAATTCTTGTATGATAATAAAAGTATATAGGTTCAATCCTATATACTTTTATTATTGAAATAAGGAGAAATATGAATATCATTACTCTTCATGACCATGAAGAACACTACATTGACAAATCCTTAGAATTGAATTATATAGTCGTAAAAAACGTATCAACACCAACACATAAAATAGATATAGATAGAAAGATAAAACTTGGTCAAGGGTTTAGTACCGGTAACCAAGTGGTAATGAATCTACTATTAGATGGACGTTCTATACAGATAATATATGAGAAGGATACTCGTATTATATATTATGAGGACAGATTATATGATGTCATGAAAATGGATTTAGAACTACATTTTAAATACAATATTTAAAGGAGAAACGTTGACATGAATAATATTATGGGCTATATCCTTAACGAAGCTGTAACTCCTATGGAGGAGATTGAGTTTATCGCTAATGGCTCTGATAGAATCACTGGTAAGGGAAGACTTCAAACCGGTAATGAGACAAACCGTAATGGTAGAATCTATCGTACGGAAGACCTTGCTAGAGAAATCTCTGCACCAAGACAGGTTGAATTGGTAAGTACTGGTAATATGATTGGAGAAGCTGGACATCCTATCGACACCAATCTTGCTCGTCAACAGACTATCGATCCAAAGAACCAGTGTGTAAGATTTTTAAAGCTTTGGATGGAAGGTGATGATGTAATGGCAACCTTCCAGGGAACAAATAACCAACTAGGAGCAGCATTCGATAAGGATTTGAGAATGGGTGTATTACCAGCGTTCTCATTAAGAGCTCTGGGAACAGTTTCCAGTACACCAAAGGGAAATCTGGTTGAGAATCTGAAGATTATTACATATGACTATGTAATTTATCCTTCTCATCCAGGAGCTTATACAAAGGGAGTACTCAATGAGTCTGCTAATGATTTACCAAAGAGCTGCTTTGATCTTACCAAACATCCCAATATGGATGCTACCAGAACACTTATTGAATCTTTCGACGTTAATTCGTTAAGAAAGGGAATTAAGACTGTAGAAGAGTCTGCTGCATTGTCTTATATCAAGGATCGTTCTAAGAACTTTAACGTTCTTTCCGAGTTCTATAATATCGATTACAGCAAGACAAATGTAGACCTTATTTCTAACAATAAGGTTTCTATCACAGAGGCTGGTAAGGGTACTATCGTTGTAAATGTTGAAGATTATATTGCTAAAGAATTACGTAATTACAGATAATATAACTTTAATATAAATACATCCATAAGGATGTATGAACTACCAAAAACATATTTAATAGGAGGAACGAAAGATGATTATTAAGGCATCTGATGTACAACATCTTCAAGACGAATTAATCAGATTAACTGAAGCTTACAAGGGAGCTGCTGATGAGGAAGCAAAGCAGGCTGCTGGAGACGCACTTGACAAGTTCGCTCAGAACTACACTGGTCCTGGATGCGGATTAAGCTGGGATGAGGACGCTAAGATCCTTTCCATCGCTAAGGGCTTCGTAATTAGTCCAGAGGGATTCGTTGTTAAAGCATAATCATATCAAAAAATTAAAGTAAAACAGCCGGAGCTGCTGTACAGCAGCGTTACCCCGTAGGGCAAACGTCCTACGGGGTTCATTTTCGTTTTTTTTTTGATTATATAATATAAATGTGAATCTAATGGAAATCTTTTTATTGGAGGTGCAATATGAATATCTTAACTGCTGTAACAAGAGTTATTATTGCTACTGCAATTGCAGGCACTCTTACATATGTAGGAGTTCGTAATGCGGAGAGATATTTCTCCGAGAATAAGGGGGTGTAATATGAAAGAAATATTATCCATTGTAACATGTTTATTTATCTACAAAGTCATGGATTCCAATCGTACATATACTGGAATCAAGAGTGCGGAGAAGTATTTCTCCGAGAATAAGGAGGTGTAATATGAATAAGATATTAACTGCCGTAACAAGAGTTCTTATTGCTGCTGTAGTCTCTGGTACACTGACATATGTTGGTGTTCGTAATGCGGAGAGATATTTCTCCGAGAAAGGGGTGTAATATGAATTACATCAATCTTACTCCACATCAAGTGGATATTATCAAGATGGATGGAACTACATTATCCATTCCATCTTCCGGAGTGATTCGGGCTAAGCAGGAGCTTGAATCATACAGGGTAGTCGACGGTATCAAAGTCGGCAGATACTCTTATGGAGAACCTGTAGGAGTTCCAGAAACTCTGGATCCAGATGCAATTTATATTGTATCGAAACTTGCCTTGGAGTCCTGCCGCTCCCATGGCATTGATACATCCAATTTCCTAATCCCTGGAGAACTTATCAGGGATGATACTGGACGTATCATCGGATGTGAAAGCTTATCTGAAGGGTAAGCTTTCCATCTAAAAATAAAGCTAATCTGCTTTATTTTTTCTTGTTTTAGAACTTTATATTAAATAAGCATTATTCAATAATATAGGAGACTTTATGGCTGAGTATCAAAACAATATATCTAAATTGATAGATAAGATAGAACGACGGTTAGGTCTACTAGCATTAACACCACATCTTCCAGATAGTATGAATAAGAATGTCTGGGGAGATATTATAAAAGAAGATTCTCTGTTGACATATTCTAGGTATCTTCCTAGAAAATTTTCTTTCAAAGTTACCGAAGAAACTGCACCATATAAAGATGGTTGGTACTACATCAATGAAGACTTTGTTGGGGAGAGTATGATTCTTGGTGTTGGTGATATAGACTGGCAGACGTACAATCAGAATAGTGCTGGCTTAGCTTATGGTTATGGTGCTATGGACAGTGGAATGTCAGCAAACTTTTCATATCAAGATATCTTAAATATGAAGAATAAGTTAGACTTCTCATCTTTGTTCTGTAATCAAGTTATACCAGAATTTTCCCCACCGAATAAGATAAGACTTGTTGCTGTGGGAAATCAGAATGTAAGGATAAAGAATTTCAATATCATTCTATATTTGAAACATTTCGATTCTTTGGTATCTATCGCTCCAACTGCGATGGAGAAATTTGAACAGCTATGTCAAGCAGACATAGCATTATTCCTGTCTAATAACCTAAAGTATTGGGATGGATTGGAAACAGTATTTGCAACTATTGATTTAAAACTGAGTTCATTGGAAAGTGAAGCTGGTAAACGAGATAATATTATAGACTATCTGGAACAGTCTTATGTATCCGCTGGTAACAAAGCCATTCCATTGATAATGACAGTTTAATATTAGGAGGAATTATGGATTTGAATTTTAAAGAGGAAAACGAACTTCTTTTTCCAGAATATGCAAACATCACAGAGGCTGATCTTGAACAGATGAGATCTGAGTTAAGAGAACTTACAGAGGCTGATAATAAGCTTACAATCTTCCAGAGAATCGGATTCGTTCTTGATCAGTTTGCTAAGCTTCTTAAGGGTTCTTATAGCTTTAGATTTAAGGAGATGAATCTCTTAAATAAAGAACTGAATGACATGTACAACAAGGTTATAGATGTCATGGAGAACAATAAGGAAGCTAGATTCAAGCTTAAGGAAGAAACATGGAAACTTTTCCCTGTATATCTGGCAGCACTAATCGATTCCAAGCATCCTGATAACTCATACAGATTGATGTTTTCACAGCAGTGTTATGATCCAGAAGCTATTCAGAGTTTTACAAATAGTGTAATTGCTAGAGCAAATAGAGAGCGTGATGACAGAGCTAAAGAGAGCTGCTTCATGGAAGGTCTTGTATACTTCCAACGTGTTATCGATGATTATTCCACATGGATGGACAGATACATTCCGGCTGTTCTGAAATATGAATACAGGAACGTAAATATTGATAAGGCATTAGACATTTCTAAGAAAAATATGGAAGTGTTCTATGCTGCATATATTTACGGTACCAAGAATGCTATTCAGACAGACTTGATTTATATCCAGTGTATGAAGAAGATGTATGATTCTATGAAGCTGGATCATGCTTCCGATGGAAAAGCTATGAAGTTCGTTAACGATGTATTCGGATATGTGCTAAATGTCATGGTTAAGGGTATCAACTACGATAACGAAATCTTTGGCGTTTCTCAGAACTGCTTCCGTGGATACTATAACAGTATCAGCGAAATGTACGAGCATATCACAGCGTAAAAAGAAAGGATGTTATAAATGGCATTTATAGATTTAACAAATCATTCTATCAGTGAGTCTTGCTATATTATCAATTCCTATATTGAGGAAGCTGTTAGCGATCTCTCTGTTAAGGTATATATGGTAGATAACAAGTGTTTTACCGAAACTGGAAAAATGTATTTTACCGAAGCTGAAGAAGATGGTAAGACTAAGCTGCTCGATAAGATCAAAGGTATTTTTACTACCGTATGGGGAGCTATCACCGGAGTATTTGATAAGGTTAAGAACTTCTTTAAGGATCTTATCACCAATATTAAGATCAAGAAGTTCAAGGAAGAAGATAAGAAGATCATCATGAACTTCCCGGATGCTAAGCTTAAAGAATTGATCTATGATATCGAGAAGTATTATGATCTTAATGCTGCTAAGCTTAACATCGATGCTATGGCTAGTAACCTTGATGACGTTAAGGCTGGTAAGTATCAGCATATCACGTTGGATACCGATAAGATTATTGTTAAGGGATCAAAGCTTACAGAGCTTATCACTAAGGCACATATTGTAGATGTTGCTTTCGGCGGATTTAGAGAAGAGTATAAGCAGACTTCTCAGAAGTTTGATGAAGTAAAGAAGGCATTCAAGACTATACAGGATAAGAGTAACAAGGCTGTTAACGTTATCACTTCTGAGAGTGATGACAGTGCAAATTACTTTACAACTGTTAAGAATGCTCTTAAGGATCTTAACAAGTACGCTACTTCTGTAACAACATTCATCATCTATGATGCTAATGTTATCACTGGTCTTGTAAAGAAGATTCTTAAGATGAAAGATTTTACGACTGATGAAGTAGTATAAGATTGGAGGATATATGAACTTTTCAAATGTATCTCTTACAGAATCTGCATACATTCTTAATTCATACATTGAAGAATCCTTTTCAGATTTGCAAGTAAGATGTCTTCGTGTGGATAGACATTCTCTTCAGGAATCTGGAATGAGATATTTCACTGAAGATAACTCTACAGGAAAAGAAAAGCTTCTTGATAAAATAAAGAAGCTTTTCACTACAATATGGGAAGGAATACTTTCTATCTTCAGAAAGATTAAAACATTCTTCTCCGATCTTGTTACCGACATGAAGATTAAGAAACTTGATGATGGATATAAGCAATATGTAGAGAAGATCTCCGATGATGATATCAAAGAGATTGTAAAGGATTCTGTTAAGAAGTATTATAAGACAGAACTTTTTGGTCATGCTATGGTATATTCTGTAAAGTATTATGATTATAAGAATGGAAAGTATAAGAAGAATCTTTATACAGAAGAAGAAGTAACCATGGAGAACCCGAAAGATATTGATGAGATCTCTAAGTATATCGACAGACATCATATTCTCGATTCTGCATTCGGTGGATTCAAAGAGCAATACAAAAAAGTAAATGATGCTTATAAAGAAATTGAAAAAGCATTTAACGAATTTGCAAAAGGTATTACTGATGAAGTAACCGAACATAGTATTGATTCTGAAGGTTCTATAGCGTTAAACTACAAACCTGTTAAAGATGCTCTTAAAGAATTAAGTGCGTATACTGCAGCATATTGTAGAATGGTTATCCATAACTCTAAACAACTTGTATCCGTTGTTTTGAAGATTTCTACAAAGTACAGAAAAGATTACAAGTAAAATAACCCCTATAGAGGAACGCCCTCTATAGGGGCATTTTGCCTTTTATTAAGAAACTTTATATTAAATATATTATCTTAAGAAGGATGGTAGTCATGACGAATAATACAAAACCAATGGCACGAGTACCAATTGTGCCATCAGACTATGCTAATAAAGAAGATCACAAGCTTCATGAGCTTGTGATGGATTATACGAATAATGATATATATGTAAAAGATGCTGACGGATATGTTAACCTCACTGGTAAGATTAAACAGACTATTCAGGCTGCTATCGATAACGGTGCTGTTATCGAACTTGTTACCGAAGATACGATTCCTACTGTAGAGAATCGTAAGAAGAATCACTGGTATCTTATTATAACAGATGCAGAAGTGAATGATGATAATGGTAAGGGTATTGTAGTGGATACTTATGTTTACTATGGATTGGTAGACGGTAATTATAATGCTGCAAGAAACTACTCATTGTTATCTCAGAACATGATATCATCTAGAACCGATGGACCTACCGCAATTAAGTTGTTAGTAACAGAAGGTTTTAAACCATGTTTCTATGTACCAACCAATACTAAGATCACTTGTGTATATAATGATGGTCATAGTACAAAGCTTGAATCTAACATTGTAGACAATATCTATATATTCTCTCCTCAGGATGGTACATATATTGCGTATAATGTTGTCATGTTTGACAACGTTGATACTACGGCTATAAATGGAAAGAATTATCTGAACATATTGGTTACCGCTTCTGGTTCTAATACTAATGATATCTCTTTTGAATCTGTAAATGATACAGTTGCATTTACACCAATTCTTCCTATAACTGTTGAGACAAATGCTCACATTACTCAGTTGCCACAACCGGAATGGGGAGATAAGAGATATAGCTTTAAGGGATGGTCTCTTAAGAGATCTGTATATGATCCTATCGATATCAACGAGTATATTGTAACCAAACCGATTACGTTGTATGCTTGGTTTGATTATAATGCTCAAGGAAATAGAGTAACTGTAAACGTCGTATCTGCGACAGAATAATATCTAAGGAAGTATGTATGAGTGATAATATTTTAAATATGTATAAAGATTATGCAAATATCGATGAGTATATATATCCTAAAGATATTCCGGGATATGTTACTCCAGAGAGACAGAAAGTTGTTGCCGATAATCAAGAGATCCGATTTGTTTATAAGCCTATCGAATATCCGATCATTTATGATTTGGGCGGTGGGATTATTCCAAACAATCTCAAACAGACATTTACGATCAAAGATGAATACGAACCACCTATTCCAGAAAGAGAGATGTATGTATTTGATAAATGGATTCCTTCTCGTATTGAAAAGGGAACTATTGGTGCTGTAAAATTTACAGCGTTCTGGCTACAATCTCCCGTATTAATGGATGGAGAAGATCTTCGTAACGTTCTTATAGAGTTATGTGGAGAAGAAAATATTGGAAAAATCAAAGCTATTCAATTTTCCGATGACTTACCAAAGAATAATTCTGTTCATTATGTGAACGTATCCAAGACAGAGTCTCCAATATATGTGTGGTATGCATCCGATGCAGATGCTTTTGTGTTCTGTGCAGATTTCGATATCGTCTGTGATGATATGGTTGGAGTATTTAAGGATTTTGTATCTTTAAGAGATATAGCTTTCTTCTCTAATACTGTACCTGCAAATGAAGTTGATGTTGAGTCTATGTTTGAAAACTGTAATATGCTTTCCAATACTGCACCTATAGAGCATTGGAGCACTGCAGAATTCACAAACATTGATAATGCATTTGCTGGTACTATGGCAGTTGAAACCAACACTTGTCCATCTTGGTATAAATATAAAGTAAAAGTTAATATCGTTTCTACAATTGGTAAAACTATTGATGATTTTACAGCGTATGTAACACCTTCTCAGAGGTTGTATATTAAGTTTTACAAAGGTTATGCTATTCCTGCAAATACCATTATGGATAAGAATAAGAGTGTTGAGATTACCGGAGATTGTGAGATTTCTGTTGAATTAGAACCTATACAGTTTGCTATTCGTTATGCATATACTAGCGGTATATTCAAACCAGAAAAGACAAAGTATACAATAGAAGATCCAGACTTTGTTCCACATCCGGTATTGAATAATAAACCTGAATTTATAGGATGGAGTCCATCTATAATACCTTCAGGTTCTATTGGAGATGTATTGTTTATTGCAAATTATAAAAACGGAGATTAAGATGGAATATACAGATAAGAACTATAAGTATTTGGAACTAAACAATCTTATTCATGCTATCAGTTCTCTTAGAGAACCATCTAAGAGAGATTTGAAGTATGTTGGGAATTGTTTAGATGAGTTATTAAAAACTGTTTTCAATATTAAAGCAATATGTAGAAGAGTATATTTTGCTGAGAATACAGACAACATTATGTTTGGCTTGGTGGTACAACCACTGTTTGCAAATCCTGCAGAAATCGTGTTGTTTTCTGATGAATCTATTCCTATACAGGATTATGCTGTAGAAATAGACTCTAAGCTGTTTAATACAGAATTGACAGATGAAGACGTTACCGCTCTCATTCTTTATAACATCATTCACCTTGTAAAAGATAATACTGTTGAAAGAGCGAGAGATATCGTTGCAGAGTATCTTGCTGTACACGATAAGAATATCAAAGATATAAGCTCCCCACAATCTACAACCAAGCTAAAGGTACTAGATTTTGGTATTATCGATGCTATGATTCAGCTTACATCTTCTTTACAGATTACCGGAGAAGACCAGATTGAAGGAGATGTATATCTTGAAGAATTGGATATGGGATACGTTCTTCCAAGAGCTATTCAAAAGGCGTATAGAATCATTCCGGGATGTGATAATGTTGTTGAAAGACAGCCGAAGTTAAATGCACTGGACTGGTGTCTTCGTACATACTTTGATTTTGAAAGAGAACGTATTCTTGCATTAAGAACTTTGAAGAAGTTAATCGACTGCACAGGTTCTTATATCTATAAGACGATGATCAAGAACACAATCCTTGTGCTCAATACCGTAAATACAGATTCTTATTTCGAATCTGCTGGTGTTCTTACGGAAGCTTCTTTATTGAATACTCTTAAATATAATGGTTTAAGAGGAATCGAGAATGACCTCTATGAGTTCATGGTAAGAGCAAGAAACGCTAACACTGAAGATGAAGTAATGTATGCATTGAAGCAGATCAATACTCGTCTTACAATTCTTGACGATTATCTCATGAGTACAGATTCTGAAAAGGATCGTAACTATGAACGTTGGCAGGCTGTGTACACTAAGTACAAAGCTATCAGAGACGAGATTGCTGCAAAGAAGGTTTACAATAAGAGAAACTATGGAATCTTTGTCGATTATGATAAGCTTGACAATGATGATAACCCGAATGGGGAAGACTATTCTATGTAAAAGCATGAATATCCGTAGGAGAATTTCTCCTACGGATTATTTTTTATCATTGGAAGAACCTCTAAATACAACACAATTTTGAATGGAGTTTATGATGGAACTGAGTGAAATTTTTAGAGAATTAGACATGTTGTCTAAGAAGAATAAGAGAGAAAAATTTGAAGAGTATGTCTCAGAAGATGGGATATCGGTGCCTAGAGTAACAGAGATTTTGTCCTCATCGATTCATGAAGATTTCCTTATGAAGTGGTCTAATGGATTGGGATTTAAGCATATAAGCTATACTAAGTTTATGAGAGAAGCGGCAGATAAGGGAACTTACAGTCACTATATGATTGAGAAGTTTCTGAAGAATGGTTGTATGTTAGAAGATATAGATTCTTTTGATATACCAAACTATTTCAGACCAACAGTAGAATCTACATTTACAGGATTTCTTAAGTGGTGGGATAAACTGAAGACAGTGTACAAAGATGTAGAACTTGTTTATTCAGAAAAGAGATTAGTCTCTAATTACTTTGGTGGTACATGTGACTGTGTATTGAAATTAGATGGGAAGTATTGGTTAATTGATTTCAAAACTTCTAATCATATGAATTTCAAATACACTCTACAGCTTGCCGCATACAGAGAATTATTAAGATCTGAGGGTATTGAGATATCTGGATGTATAGTTCTCATGCTTAGTAAAACAGAATATTCTTATAAGGAATACATCATAGATATTGATGGTAATGAGAATCATAAACTGTATATGGATGATGCTATAAAACTATTTGCAATATTGACCTTAGGTTATGTTTACAGATTGGATCTTACAGAAGAATACCAAAGTATGTTGTCAGTCAAATAGATATTATATCTATGATAACAATGTAAACACATTTAACCTAGGAGGTTTAATTATGCAGAAGATGAGACCAGATTCAAAAAAGAGAGAAGCAGATGTAGCATTTAACTTCATCAAGAATATGCAGATGATTAAGAGTATTAAAACTCTTAAGAGTTTGCTTAGCATTCTTGAAAGAGCTAACGAGATTATTGGATACGATGATCTTATGTTTGTAGAGCTTATTGACATAGCTTCAAACGCTAATGATAATTTGAACACGTCAAATTTTACAAGCTTTGTAGTCGATGTTGTTCAAGGTAAGTTCCAGCTCCAAGCGGTTGATGAGTTCTACAAGGAAATCAATGTAAATGTTCCTGAAAACTTAGATGAAGAAGCAGTTAAACGATATCTTGAACTAAAGGAACATGAGAACGACTTGAAGAAGAATCAGGATATAGGCACTATTAATAGAACTATCGAAGGATCTTTTGACAGGATGCTGGATGTAATCCTTTTCTATGCCGGATACTTCGTTCGCTATGATAGAGATAAGTATCCAGAAGTAAAAGAGTTGATTGCAACAAAATATTTCGGAAATAACACTTCTGTACAGGATGTTATGAAGTCCTTTGTGAAGATTATGAAGGACATTTTGGAAGCAGTGTATAAATAGGAGACGGTATGAGAAATGCCATAGAGTTTATCACCGACATCGATAATGATGCCGGTGATATTATTTTTTCTAAATTCATAGTATCTGCACACATATCAGATATCCACTTTCCAGTTATGGATCCAAGGAAACAGTACGATATCTTATGTAAGCAGTTTATAGATAGATTAAGACAACTTCAGCAATTAGATTTAGTTTGTATCAATGGTGATTTGTTTGACCATAAGGTTATGACATCTTCAGATGCAACGTATTATGCATCGTTGTTTATAGCAAAACTTGTAGAACTTTGTAAAGAGAAGCAAGCAACTCTTATCATTCTACAGGGTACAATCTCTCATGATAATAATCAGGTTAAACTTTACTATCATTATATGGAGCAAACGGATGTTGATGTTAGAGTTGTTACAAATATCCAATTCGAAGCAGTAAAGAATTCGGTAGTGTTATGTATTCCAGAGTTTAACAATCTTCCGGAAGAAGTTTACGATAAGTATCTGAACCGTAGTGGGTTCTATGATATGTGTATTATGCATGGTAACTTCAAAGGAGCTGTTTATGAAGATTCTCCAAGCAATAGTAGAATCTTTACAATGGAAGACTTCTGTAATTGTAGAGGTCCTATAGTATCTGGTCATATCCATAAACCAGGATGTTATAGTGATCATTTCTATTATTGTGGTTCTCCGTATAGATGGAGATTTGATGATGACCACGATAAGGGATTTGTTCTTATGGTGTTTGATACCGTTAGCAGAACATATCAGATGCAGAATGTTTTGATCGAATCTGACATTTATAAGACTATACAGATGGATGGGTTGCTTAATGATGCAAAGGATACTATCGATCATATAGAGAGATTTAAGAAAGATAACCATATTGATTATCTAAGGATAAAGTTTACCGGAGATGTTGATATGGCAAGCAAGATGATTCTCAATAACTATTTTAGAGATAGAGAAGACATCACATTGGTTTATTATTCGAATGAAAAAGAGATGCAGGAAACTGCAGAGAAGAGAATAGTAGAGCAATCTAAAGAATATTGGTTCTTATTAGACAATAATCTTACCGACATGCAGAAATTTGTTATGTGGGTAAATAGTCACGCAGAGACAGACAATTATATAACGGAAGATGAATTGAATGTGATGCTGAGTGGATAGTATTGCCTAATAGAATGGGGGAAGTATGGCAACTGTTATTAGGAATATGAGTAATGCTGGAAAAGATATATACAAACACCAATCGAAGAATCATAAACCAAATTCTTTGATTTTTGATATACAATCGTTGAACATGTTTGCTATGTTGACAATGTCAACGAATTCGAATATAAAGTATTCAAATTTTGTTGAATTGAAATCTTTGATGGATAGATTGAATCTTGATTTATATCGTCCAGAACCAATGAAGATGAAGTATATTACTTTCATCAACAATGCACTGGATGGTATTGTAAACAAGAAACTTATGTCAAACAAAGAAATGTTATTCCAATATGCTAATGGTGGAAATGGTGAGAAGCCGGTATTGGATATAACATTTGAAGAATTGAGCAATGATGAGGTTGCTTATATCATCAATCTTATTTCAGAATCTTCAAAGAGTATGTTCTTTTATGAGTATGCTGATTCTATGATTGATATCTGTCAGAGATTTAAGACTGAAGCATACACAGATCGTTCAAAGATTACAAGTGAATTTGAAGCTTTGTTGGACGAAACAAAGAATGAATTCAGAAAGATTAACAAAAACCTTACTTCAGAGGTAGAGTTTTCGTTGAACCAGAACTATATCAAAGAGAGATTAGGAGAAATTTATAATACTGAGACGAACCCATCACATATTTTGTATTCTGGTATGCAAGGATTGAACAGAATGAATGGTGGTGGATTTGAAGCTGGAAGAATCTATATGTTCTTTGGAACTGCAGCATCTGGTAAGTCTTTTACGACTCTTGATTTAGCATTACAAGTTAAGAAGTATAATAAAGGATATACTTGTAAAGATGCAACTAAGAGACCATGTATTGTAATCTTAACAATGGAGAACTCTGTACAAGAAACAGTTTCAAGAATGTATGCAATGTTGTCAAATCAACAGATGAAGGAATCTACATATGATAACGTGGTAAATACAATGTGTAATGACCCACATTTGGATATGAGTTCTCCTAATGATATTGATATCATTGTAAGATATAAGGCAAACTTATCTGTTGATACTTCTTATCTGTATCAGTTATATGATGATCTTTCTGATGCTGGATTAGAACCGATTATGATTATCCAAGACCATATCAAGAGAATCAGACCGGTAAATTCTCGTAAGGATTTAAGATTGGATTTGGGTGAAATTGTTAATGAATTCAAAGCATTTGCTGTAGAGAAAGATTTGGTTATGGTATCTATCTCACACTTAAATCGAGAAGCAACAAAGATTGTAGAAGATGCAAGAAGAGCAAATGTTGCAGACATTGGTAAGATGTTGGGAAGAGCAAATGTATCGGAATCTATGTTAATGATTGATAACTGTGACGTCGGATATATCATTACAAAAGAATACGGTCCGGATGGAGAACAATATTTGTCGTTCTTATTGATAAGAACCAGAACTGGTTATGATTTGGAATACTTCTGTCAACCATTCCTTCCAGGAAATGATATCAAACTGGAAGAAGACTTTGAAGGATTTGCAAAGTATAAAACCAGTATCAATAGAAAGAACGATAGTTCTGCACCACAAGATAGATCTTATGTAGCAAGTTCTGATTATACAAGAGACGTTAAGAAGATTGATATAGCGGATATGTCTCATGAAGAACTTATGGAAGAGATTAAGAATCGTCCAGGAGTTAATGTAGCAGAACAACCAGGTCAAGGATATGATAGCAATGGAAAATATGTTGGAAACTTATCTGGTTATACAGCTCCGATTCCAGTAGCACCTGTACCAATGCCGGTTAGTGGTGGAAGTTTCTTCGATAGACCTCAACCACAACCAGTAGTTCAACAACCATATATGAGAGATGCTCTTGAGTTCTATGATATGGGTGGAAATATTATTCCAGAAGAGGAATACTGTCAGATATTGTTCAATTTACGGTAAAAGAGTCAGAATGATGATTTCCATCATTCTGACCAAACAACATTTCCAACACTATTTTTTATATCTTCACGCTTTCTTGAATTGACGTTATAAAGATATGTCTCATTTATGGATGAGATACGTCCTAAGAGAGCAACGAGTTTTGATTTCGGTACAACCCTAATAGGATTAAAGTCAAAGTCTTTTGGATCTATGATATTATTCATCATCAGAATCAAGAATTCTGTTTCTACAGACCCATATACATCATAAGCGAATAAGGAAGGCTTATACTTATACTTGATCATTTCGAGATCTGTAAGCTTTACTTTAACAGCCATAGAATTTAGTTCTTCTTCATAATCATACAAAAGATTTGTGATAGGAAGTTCTATTCCAGACATGTATTTTGCAATGGTGAATTTATCATTTGTAATTTCATCGGAGTCTTTGGATGCAATAAACTCCTCAATGGTAAAAGTAGTATCAGCTACGGTTTGGTTGTTTACTATCATTATTATATACTCCTATGATTCTTGGGTTATCTAAGTTTCCACCAATATTGGAAACGATGAATAGCTGTCCATAAGTATAAGGTTCATATACAATTTCTGTTTTGGATTCTATAGAGGTAAGATATCCATCAGATCTTGTAGTCTTATTGATAACCTTAATTTCCTTTATTGGGAACATATACTTTGGAACTTCCAATTCTATATAATTGGATTGAACTACCTGTGTTGCACCATCACTTCTAGAAGTATTCCTAATAGCATTATAAGGGATTCTTCTATCTCTATTATCTTCATCTTTAAGAGAAGGTGTTACGTTCAATAATATAAACTTTCCAAAGTTGTTTTCATACTTAACTTCTGGATCTATAAGCTTGGCTAACTGCCCAGCAGTAGTTACAGAAGGTAGATTAGAGTAGTTTTGTATCTGTGTACTGTCCATATTTCCTGCTTCCTTTTGAATGTGTAATTATTAGGAAGTTTAAAATGTGGAATTGGAAATATATTATATCTATGACATAATGTATAGTATATTTCTAAGAAAGGTGTGGTAATATGTTTACAACAAGAGATGAATTAGAACTTACAAGAGACTTACTTATAGCTCTTGGTATGACAGTAAAAGAAGATGGGTCTTTAATCTATTCAGAGACTAGAGGTCCGGTAGTTTGTGACAATATGAGTATTAAGCTCAACACTTATGAGAATCCAACAGTGTATATCTCAAAACATGATATCAAGTTGGAAGTGTTGAATCCTGCTTGTATTAGATTGATGGAAATGTTGTTTGCAACATTCCTCAGAGATGAAGAAGAGTATGGAAATATTCCGGAAGTGCAAGTGTTCTATTTTGATAGATTACGATCCGTAGAAGAAGGTATTCCGGACAAGAGCAAGATGACAATCAAATATGCTAATGGTACTAAGTGGGAAGGAAACGCTTATTACAATAAGATGCTCACTTATATCGAAGCCATATTTGCAATAGATGGAGCGTTTGCTCTTAATGATCTTAGAATGTTTGATACAGAGATAGGATCAACGCTCGATTAGGGAGAAATTATGATTATTCTTAATGAAGGACAGCAAAAAGTCTCAGATGCTGCGGTTGATTGGTATTGGAATTCTTCTGATACGTTATTTCAATTCGACGGTAAAGCTGGGACAGGAAAGTCTGTTGTTCTAAATGATATAGTAAGTAGATTAATGCTTAAACCGGAAAATGTATTACCTATGGCATATACTGGACAGGCAGCAATCGTAATGAGAACGAAAGGAATGATGGGTGCTTGCACCTGTCATTCCGGTTTATTTGAACCCGTAGAAGAACCTTTGATAGATAAGGTTACGGGTAAGGTTGTTATGGATGAACAGTTCAATGTTCCCATAACAACCATGAGATTCATCCCTAAATCATTTTTTAATACAAAGATCAAATTGATGATTATCGATGAAGCTTGGACTGTACCAAAGTCCTTTAGAAAGGTTATAGAGAATACTGGAATTAAGACCATAGTTGCTGGAGACAGTGGACAATTACCACCGGTAGCAGATGAGCCAGCATATTTGGTAGATGGTAAGATATATCATTTGGATCAGCTAATGAGGCAGAATTCTGATTCTCCATTAATATACCTTGCTAATAGAGCAAGAGAAGGTAAACCTATTGAGACTGGTCAATATGGATACACTACGGTTATCTATGATGATGAAGTTAATGATATGATGCTTTCTTTTGCAAACATTGTCCTTTGCGGAAAGAATAAGACAAGAGATTATGTGAACAAATACTCCAGGCACAATATATATGGATTCGATACAGACTATCCTATGTATGGGGAACGTCTTATCTGTAGAAAGAATAACTGGAAGAAAGATGTCGATGGTATATCATTGGCGAATGGGTTAGTTGGAACAGTTTCTAGACCACCATCTATAGATAGCTACAATGACAAACTACTTGTCTTAGACTTTAAACCAGATTTGTTAAACAACTCTTTTATTGATCTTAAGATAAACTATGATTATCTTAATGCCCCATATGGTCCGTTAAAAGATCAAATTAAGAATAGTAAGTTTGCTAAAGGTGAGATGATGGAGTATGCATATGCTTCTACAGTACACTTATCTCAGGGTTCTGAGTACAGGTTTGGTGTCTATTTTGAAGAATTCTTATCTCCGACTATACAGAGTAATCTAAACTATACAGCTATTACTAGATTCAAGTCTAGTATGGTATATGTAAAGCGTAGACCGAGGTACGGATATTTCAAATAAATAGATATTATATCTATGAAGTATAAGTATTGATTGTATTTATAAAAGGAGAGTGTATGAAGAACAAAAAAGACGATTTTGAAGAGTTAAGAAAGATGAAAAGTATCGTTGATGATGAAAATTACAACGATGAAGATGATGAAGATGAACTTCCTCAGAATCAAATGAGAGAAGCAATCACATTTGTTGGAGAAGATCCAACAACAAAGGTTTATCTATTACTTCTTACATTGTATGAAGAAACTATCGATGATGATGGTGAATATGATGATCTTTCGATAGTTAAAGAATGGTATACCGTTATTGGAAGACAGAAGACTTATGATTCACTTAAGGTACTTATCGAAAACCATGGTATCGATGTTCATAGGTCTTTCGTATTATCTGGTGAAACTGCACCAGAGAAAGCTATCAGTGTATACAGATTTATGAAGATCTGTTTAGAGAGTAACAAGGTAAGAGACAGAAGTGGGTTTGATATTGATGATGGAAACGATCCAGTGTTACCTTCAGACGATTCAACCATTCTGGATTAGTTAAATTTACAAAAAGGAGAAAAGCACAATGGGAATGAACAACAATAATCGAAAGGACACAACTTGGATTGCAACGTTAATTGAAAAGCGTGGAGCTGATTATATCGATTCACAACTTACTTCCGATGAAGTAAGTAAGAATGTAGATCGTATTATAATGGATATTATCAATTGTAGAATCAACTACAATGCTTATGGTGAACATTTCATCAAGCCGGTGATTCTCGACACATTGATTTCTCATTGTTCTTCACATCTTGCAAAACTTAAGACTGAGTCTTTTGCTTTAGGGTATGTGAAGAACGATTACGATAATAACGTAATCACCCACGTTGGAAATGTAGCTTCAGATATGCTGCAATCTTTCTATGGTCATAACAGAACACCGGGAACGTTGACAGACAGTACAGCAAACAACATCTCTCAACTTCTGGCTCGTGTTAACCAAGATATAATGATATATTATCCGATTCTGAACACACTTCAGACCATTTCTATTACAAGAAACTACTACGATATGTATGCATTGAATAATACATTGGGTCAGTTTGTAACGAATAGAAAGAGGATAAACAGATTCTAAACTATTTTCAGTAAAGAAAGGAAATACGATTATGGCTATTGAGAAAGCTGATGTTATTGCACTCTTAAACAAACTTAAGGGTGCACCAGCAATGATCATATTTACAGAAGGTACCAGAATGTATACCGGTATCGACGACTTCTACTTATTTGCAGGAGATAAGCAGATTGTACAGGTTTGCAAGAATGCTAATCCGTATGAAGGTACAGTTATTCATGGCATGACACAACAGGACAGTGCTTATAAGACCATTTATGGCGACTATGATGACATTGCTATCATCATATCCTTCAAGGGTAATACTGTAAAGGATGTACTTGATCAGATTAACGGTCTTACACCTATCGGTACAGAATTGTCCCTTAATGATATTAAGAAGAAGATTACAACCGACCCATTGTTCGGAAGCAATAAGAGTGCTTACGGTTTCACTAGAGAAGTTCCGGATGTTGGACATATTGAACTGAACGTAGCACGCAGCAATATGTCAGACAGAGAAAGAGATAGGATTGAAGAACTGCTGAAAAATCAGTAGTTTATAAAAATTGATTTCTCACTAACTATCTATTACTATTTAATGTATAATCATGAGGTGAAACTTCATCATGGTTATATATTATAATATTGAATACTAAGATATTAGTATTCAAAAAATTTTGTTATTATGCATAAGCACAAAAGAAAAGGAGGTACATCGTATGTACAACAACAGTTTCAATCAGTTTGGAGGAGGATTTGGACAGAATCCCCAGTATGGATTTAATGGTGGAGTAGTTCCAAACCAGCAGCAGCAATCTCCAAACATGCAATCTTGGTTATCTCCAGAGAAGCTCGCATTACTTAGAAAGGGAGTTGCAAAATTCAATCTTTCTGTAAGTGAAGAGGATCTGGCAAGAGGACAGTGTAACCATATGGCTAACGGAAAGTCTGCATTGATTCCAGATGCTGATGGTTCTGGCGGATACACATGTAGTGTTTGTGGCACTCACATGAACATCCGTAAGGTAAGTAACGAGGAAGCAAAGAATGCTACAGATAACATTCTGGACATCCTCAACACCATTAAGATTACATATCTTTCCATGGATCCCTCTACCGCTTTAGAGTACTTCCAGATCATCCCATTGATCGAGAAGATTCCAAAGCTGTATGAGATTGCTATGAATGACTTTACACGTTATGATAACAGTACTCAGTTCGTTCAGGGTGGCAACCAGAATCCGTTTGCTATCTTCGGTAGCGTAGTTGGACCGCTCTTCGGCGGAATGCCCGGTATGGGAATGGGATACATGAATCAGCCACAGGGTTATTTCAACCAGCAGCCAGTAGCTCCTCAGCAGTACGGAGCACCTGCTCAGTATAACCCACAAGCAAATCCAATGTACGGACAGTATCAGCAGCAGCCGGCTCAGGGATTCTATCCTCAGCAGCCCGGATATCAGCAGCAGCCTGTACAGAACGGATATCAGCCACAGCCACAGGGTTACCAGCCTCAGCAGCAGGTAGCTCAAGCTCCACAGGCTGAGCCAGCACAGCAGCAGCCTGCTCAAGAAGCAGAACCTGCAAAGGCAGCTAAGTAATCAGAAATGGTTATAACTTGGGAGTGAACGATTTGTTCACTCCCATTTTTTTTGTCTACTCTATAGAAATTTATAGAAATACCAACTTCCATATAAACCATTTATGGAAATTATGAGAGGAGCAAAAAACTTATGGCAACAAAAAAGACCAACGGTAGTAGTGGTACACAGCTATCAGAATCTTTTAAGAATGAAGTAGATAGTTACGAAAAATCGTTTAAAACGATAGAACGATTTATCGACGGTGTAAGAGCTAAGCCTGGTATGTACATTGGACCTTTGGGAGAAGCTGGACTGTTAAACATGTTCAGGGAAATCTTCCAAAATGCAATGGATCAGATTTTATTGGAAAGATCCCCATGTAATCATGTAGAAGTGTATTACAATGAGATCAATAATATGGTGAGAGTGTCCGACAACGGTTTAGGTATTCCTTTCGAAAAGATTATCGATGCCTATACCAAAGGACATACCGGAACTCACTTAGAGAAAGGTAAAGAACTTGGACAGTATTCTGCTGGTACATATGGTATCGGTGCAAAAGCAACCAATGCTTTAGCGGAGTATTTTGATGTAAAGTCTTTCCACTATAGTGGAGTCTGTAAACATGTGAGATTCGAGAGAGGAATTCCGAAAGTAGTTGAAGAAATTCCAAATCCAGAGTTTCGACAGGGTACAGAGATTGAGTTCATTCCAGACTATACAGTTCTTGGAGAAACTCCATTAGGGGAGAAAGCTGTAAGAGTATTGGTAAGCGATATCTTATCACTAATCTTACCAACAACTCCTGCAACAATTCATATTGTTACAGTAGACCACAAGAACCAGGTTAGAGATTTACATCTGACCAATGAAAGAGGTATTGTTGGTGTTGTATTAGACATGCAAGATGAAGATACAAAGCTTCTTATTGAACCTATCTATGGAACAGTAGATACTGGTGAAATGAGACTTGACGTAGCATTCTCATTCTCAACAAATCCAAGTGGAGAAGAGATTGTTGCATATGCAAACTTATGTCCTACTAGTACAACCAATAAGAACACCCATGTTCAAGGTGTATTGGATGGTATCTGTGGTTGGTTCTCTAACTATATGAACAAGATTTATCTTACAGATAGAGAGAAACAGAAGATCAAAGTTACAAGTAATGACGTTATGATGTCTTTGAGACTCATGGTTTCTGCTTATCATTTAGAGCCACAGTTTACAGGACAGGCAAAAGAAGTATTCTCCAATGCTGATTTCAGACCTTTTGCAAAAGCTGTGGTGTCAGATATCTTAGATGCTTGGTCTAAAGCTAGACCTGGAGACTTAAATAAGTATTCTAAGTTCTTGAAGGATGTAACGGCCGCAAGAATCAAGTCTGAGACAGAAGTTATCAAGGCTACAGCAAAATATAACACTGATGTCATTACAGGATTACCGGATGGATATATCAAGCCAACAGGAAGTCCTAAAGATGGATTAGAGTTATTCATTGTAGAAGGAAAGTCTGCATTGGGTTCTGCAAAAGATGCAAGAGATCCAAGAACTCAAGGTATCTATCCAATCAGAGGAAAGATTTTGAATGCATTCCAAGCAACCAATGCTGCAATTTCTGCAAACGTTGAGTTGATGAGTATTGCAAAGATTCTTGGCGGTGGTTATCTTAGAAACTTCGACTTATCAAAAGTAAAGTTTAAGAGAATCATCTTCATGACCGATGCCGATAATGATGGTGCTCATATTGCAGACTTGTTATTGTTGGATATATTGAAACTCTTCCCGGGAATGGTAGAAGCTGGAATGGTGTACAAGGCAGTTCCACCATTATACGGAGTTCCTGTAGGAAAGAATAAGATCAAGTACTTCTCAACCAGACCGGACTATGCTAGATATATGCAAGATCAGTACTATAAGTCTCATGAAGTATTGTATGCTACCAATAGAAAGAAAGTGGAAACTTCTGTATTCGCTTCTATCTTGATGGATAATGCAAACTATCTTTATGATATGAAGACTGTATCTGAGCGTATGAAGCTTGATCCAAAGCTGATTGAGGAGGTTATCATATCTTATCTGAAGAATGAAAAGATTGAAGCTTTGAGAAAGAGACTTACTGCAGAGTATCGATTCATGAAGTCTGAGAATATTAAGAAGATCAATGATTCTATCAAGATCAAAGGTCTTATCAATGGTAAGGTTCAGACATTGTTCTATGATAAGAACTTCATTGAAGAATGTGGTTCTATCATTGCTCCGATTAAGAAAGCATTATCTGAGAATCATATGGAGTTTATTGTTGATGGAAATATAATGGGATTATACGATACAGTATTTGCAGCTATGAATACATCAGCAGTATCACGATATAAGGGACTTGGAGAAATGAATCCTGATCAGTTGAGCGAATCCACTATGGATGCAAATACAAGAACTCTTATCAGATATACTGTTCATGATATCAATGAGACTATGAAGATCATTAGACATTATGACAGTAATAAGAAAGAGATTCTTAAGCACATCTGTGATGTAGACAGAGATGATTTGATTGGTATCTAATGGGTAAAGAATATAGATTGAAATACATCTATATTCTTTATTTTTTGAAAAAGTGTATCAGAAAGATATTATATATATGGAAGAAGATGTGTATAATATTTTAAAAGAGAGGTGGAGATTATGGATATTGTAAACCATGTGTGGTACACTATTCCAGACTATCCTGGCTATGAAGTCAGGTTTATCAGAGGATTTGACCAATTCGAGATTCGGTCATTCAAGAATTTTAAACGGTATCCTGAAGGATACATATTACCATACTCCCACAAAACAAGTAGTGGAGGAGTGGCTAAGTATTACGAAATGACCCAGAATACTGGGTATAGGAAAAAGTTAACGATTGGGGATATTTATGATATCCTCATAAACAAAAATCATCTGGTCAATATAAGAGACCAGTATGATACCGACATAGGTTCTAGATTAAGAACTTTACCGGCAGATAGAAAGAATAGCAAAAAAGAAGCTTCAAAGATGCAGATTCATTCTGCAGGTTCTTTGTTTAAAACGCTTATATCGAAAGGAGTTCAGCAATGAGCATTGTGTATCAACAGAGTGTATTGAAAGAGGGAAGTATTGATAGTGCATTATTCACTTTTGATGGTTCTACCGAAGGCAATATACCGGAGCTTGTAAAGTATATTACTTCAAATATGGATATTAAGCATCCAATACGTATTATACTATCAGCAAATGTAAACGCTGAGTATGTTTACAAAGATTTGATGGGAGAGTATATTAGTAACCATGGGGACAGTGATGAGATCATCATTACTCCTGATATAGTTGCTATTGAAACACGTGGTTCACTGGAAGAGTTCAATGAAATCTCTGCTGCACATTCAGAGGATTTGAAAGAACTTAACTTCGAAAATGTTCATTGGTCAGAAAAGCTTGGGCAAGTGATTGCTAGATCTGACTACTGGCATGTATATAAGAATAATGCCGGTACAGAATTTATAAATGATTGTACGAATAACGGATTAATACTAAAGAATCAATAAAAGGAGACAGATGTATGGGTAAGGAGATTGAGGTAATCGCTCAAGATCAATATATCAAAGACCTATCGACTTATGCGATAGCTACTAACTTGGCAAGAGCACTGGCAGATTGGAGAGATGGTCTTAAACCAAGTGGTAGAAGAATTCTATATGCATTGATGCATGATGAAAGAGCTATAGGAACAAAGACTGTAAAGTCCGCATCATTGACCGGTACTTTAATGAAGTACTATCATCCTCATGGTGATGGTATCTATGAAACGGTAAAGACAATGGTAAACCCATTTGAAGCCAAAGTTCCAATGGTGTATGGTCAGGGTAACTTCGGAACTATCGGAGGAGACCCACCTGCTGCACAAAGATATACGGAGTGTGCTATTAACGACTTTGCAATGGAGTGTGTTATTGGTGCACTTGCTTATTCCAATGAAGTTGTATCTTGGAATCCAAACTATTCTGGAGTAACGGTAGAACCAGAGTATCTTCCAGTAAAGGTTCCATTATTGTTGATCAATGGTATTACTGGAGGTATTGGAACGGGTATCAAAGCAGATATTCCATCTCATAACTTCAATGAAGTTGTAGATGCAACGCTTCTGTTATTGGATAATCCTAATGCAAAGATTACATTGATTCCTGATCATTGTATGAAGTGTGACATTATCGATACTGATTGGGAAGCTATTAGTGAAGCTGGTTATGGAAACTACAAAGCTAGAGCTATCATTGAGCAGTCTATAGATAAGAAAGATTGTCCAGTGTTAACCATTACATCATTACCAATGTATGGAACTACGGGAATTGAGAACGAGATTAAGAATGGTATTGCATCTGGAAAGTTTCCACAGATTACCAATATCGATGATGAGTCTCAGAAGAATGAAGTTAAGATTGTTATCACTTTGAAGAAGGGTTCTGATGTAAACTTTGTTAAGGAATCTCTGTTCAAATATACAAACTGTGAGAGATCTTGCAGAATTAACTTCGAAGCAGTTAATGGAACTGAACTTATCAGATTCTCTTATACAGAGTATTTGAAGTTATTCATCCATTTTGCAATCACTAATAAGATGAGAGAATACAGTGCAAGACTGAATAAGGTTGAAACCAGAAGTCATATGCTTGAAGCTTTCATCAAGATTGTCGGTTCTGCCGATATTGATAAGATTATCAATCTTATCAAGAACAAGGGTACTGGTACAGATAAAGACTTGGTAGAGTTATTGATTACCAAGTATGGATTAACAGATATCCAAGCTGAGTACATTCTTAATGCTACCATTAAGCAACTTGCTAAGAGTAGATTAATGAACTACCAGGAAGAGTATAAGAAGCTTGTGGAAGATGGAACTTGGTTAGATGAGAGATTGTCCAATCCAAAGCTTATCGAAGATGATATCAGAGCAGACCTTATCTATATGAAGGAGAAATATGGTTCTCCAAGATTATGTAAGGTTGTAAAGATTTCTAACCTTGGAGATATTCCTGATGGAGATTTTAGAGTTATCATTACAGAGAATAACTTCATCAGAAAGGTTCAGGAGTTGAATGATATGACAGCAGTCAAAGGAGATCTTCCAAAGTTTGCTGTAAATATCAGAAACACTCAGTCTACCTTAATCTTCGATTCCAGAGGAAGAGTATACAGATTCCCAATTCACAAGATTCCGGTTACAGCTTCCAATGATCCCGGTATTGATATCAAGATTGCAATCAAAGGATTGACAGCAAACATTGTTGCGGTAATTCCCGAGACTGTTATCGAGAGAGTTGTTAAGGATTATAAGGGTAAAGTTCATCTTGCAGTATTGAGCAAGAACAATACTATCAAGAAGCTTGATCTTGAAGACTTCCTTAACGTTCCATTATCGGGAATTATCTATTCTAAACCAGATCCAGATAATGAGATTGTATCTGTAAAGTGTATCTCTAACGAAGTGGATGTTGTCATCTATAGTAAGAATAAAGTTCTTAGAATTGATGCTTCAGAAATTCCAATCTATAAGAGAAATGCTGCTGGTGTTGCTGCAATGAACAGTGCTAATGATATCGAAGATATGGATATCATGTATGATGACACACCGTATGTTGTGGTAGTAACAGATTATGGATATTTCAATAAGTTCTCGGCTGCCGGATTAACTGTATCTAAGAGAGGTAAAGCTGGTTCTAGTGTAATCAAACTTGCAAAGGGTGGTGGTATTAGAACCATTTATGCATGTTCCGACAATGACTATATTCGTGTAAACACGATTAACGGAGTTGTGAATGTAGATATAGCTGAACTTAAACTTGGATCCAGTGTATCCAGTGGAGAAAAGGTTCTGAACAAGACCGATACAATCATCTCTACAGAGTTGGTTGCTAAACAGTAGTATCTTGGGTGGTATAGTAAAATATACCACCTTTATTTTTTTAAAGGAGACATTATGAGAAACGTTGCAAAATTTGAAAAGGTTCCATTTGAAGAGTTTTTTGAGAGCTACAATAGGGATTTAAAATTTCAATTAGATGAAGAAGCTGTAAGAGTAATCTACGACAGTATTAAACTTCCGGTTAGAAGTAGTAAGCATAGTGCCGGATACGATTTCCGTTCTACTGCAGAGATTGTTATTAAACCCGGTCAGACAGTAAACATCCCTTCCGGAATCAGATGTCGTATGAATGAAGATTTCGTATTGTTAATCTTCCCAAGATCTAGCATGGGATTCAAGTACAATATGATTCTTACAAATACTGTAGGAGTAATTGATTCTGACTACTATGGTGCTGATAACTATGGTCATATCAAGATTGAGATTAAGAATACTGGAAACAAGGATCATCATATTGAACTTGGAGAAAGATTTGCTCAGGGAATCTTCTTAGAGTTCGGTATTACGGATGATGATAGTGCAACTACTGTAAGAACCGGTGGTATTGGAAGTACTGGAAAACACTAAAACGATAAAAATGCCCCGATAGCCAGGACAGCTATCGGGGTTTGTTACTTGCAATGCACATTTAAAAGGAGACAAAATGAAAAAACCTATAACAACGCAAGAAAGAGTCGCTAAGGCAAAGTATCATTGTCAGAATACTTTACTTAATTGTTAACTTATTCATCCTGTTGTCTGGATATATTATTTTTTCTACGTTCAATGGTATGGGGAGTATAATAATACTCATCAACAAGGTTCGAATGCAAGTTTGCTCCGATAAGATATACGTTTAAAGTATTCTTAGCAATAGAGTCAGACTTCTTTGTATCGATCTCTGAGAAGGATACTTCTCCTTTTACATTGATAAGGTTGTAAGCTTCTGCTTTAGCTTCCATAGAAGCAGCTTTGAAACGAGAATACTCTACAGAAGTATTTTCCAGATTCAGTGCAAGTGCACCTTCGAACTCTTTATCAGATTCGATACCACCCTTATCATCACTAATCAATCTACCAGTCTTCATATCTCTCTTAGTGATCTCAATAGCAGCATTGGTCTTCTTAGCCATCATCTGTTTCAATCTCTTAATATTGAGATATCCAACCAGACATTCTTCGGTTTGAATAGCATCACCGTTTTCATTTTTTGTAAGATAGTTCAGATTAACCTTTTCCAGCATTGGAACTCCCAATACTTTAAAGGCTTTTTCACAATCTGCTAACGTAGGTTCTGAGAAAACTGATGTATGTAAACGGAAAGGTAGTCTTCCAGAAATCCATGCTTCGAATTTGCTATCACTCAATTCGGAGAACAGATTCTGATAATATTGAGCATTCGCTCCTGTCTTATCAACAGCAGAGAATACTTTGATAACTAATTCTTCAATTTCTTTTCTATTCTTCACGATATTCTCCTTACTGTCTAACCGCAGTGTTTACTGTTAAAGCAATGTAGGATACAATAGCTTTGTAATAGTTGTTCTTAGTTGCTGGCGTTTTGATGTTTCTATACCGTTCAGAAGTATTCAACCACTCTAAGATAGTATTCTTAAGCTCAATGATATCCTTATCTTTTGTATTTGGCTTCATAGCGATAGTATGAGCAATAAATTTAACACCAGTAATCTCTTCAATAGTCTTATATTGAGGATATGCTCTCATAAAGTCTACAATCATGATATTGATTACGTTTCTCATCTTACTGATATTGGTGTTACTATTTAAGATAGTCTCAAAGATAGCCTTTACTTCCTTAGGATCGACACCACCGGTAGATGATGAAGCACATAGAGCCATATTAACTTGAGTAGAAGTCATATAAGCAATTGTCTTCTCCGTAATAGTAGAAGCGATAGTAGAGTTATTGTTCGTAACCCTGTAATTCGTATCTTCATAGTTATCAGACTCTTTGTTGATATAAAGCTTCTTGTTATAAGCTTCATAGTACAGCTTGGCAATGTTTCTTAAGAATGCATATATTCTTGAGTGAAGCTGATGAACAATATAGGAGATTCTTTCATCTGTAAGCTCTTTACCGATGAGCTCTTCTCTATAGCTATCATACCAAGTCTTAGTAAGGTTTCTTACAGCACCGAATACAGACTTAGTCTTAACAATATCGAACTTCTCCGATAGCATATAGTTGATTACATAGTCCATAACTTCTCTCTTAGGAGTATAGTTTCTGAACCACTTATAGTGACAAGAAGCATAGAACTTTCCGGAGAATGCTATATAAACAAATGCAAGCTCTATCATCTCCTTATCTTTTCCTTGTAACTTCTTCTCATTTGCAGCTAACCAACGTAAGCACATTAGCATAGTAATACTGAAAGGATCTTTACAAGCCTGAAGCTCATTAGACTTCCAATAGTATAAATTATGCATTATCTCTTCTATTTCTTTCATCTGTAGATTTACAGATTTGAAGAAGTTTGCTTCATCATTTGCTTTGAAGAAGATTCTATCGATAGGAGCATAATCATATAATGCTTCATGACGTTCTTGCATAAACTTTCCGATACATTGCTTAAGCTTAAGCAATGTTGTACCAGTTTTAAAACTCTCTTCTACTTTACTATAGATTTGATCAACTATGATTGTATCATCTATCTCATATTTTTTAGATAATGGTTTCGGCATTACTCTAACCCTCTCTTTCATTAATTAATGGTAAGTTTTCAGTATTCGTGTTTAACTCGGCTAATATTGTAAAAAATTATATAATATAACTATTATAACTAAATAATAATCGGGGCGAATAGCTCAATACGTTGATTAACAACAAATATGTGAAAGCAAAGCGTATCCAAACCATAGCAGTTCACAGGAATATTAAGACTACGGTTGATGGGTAATAGCAGGATAACTCTCCGCCTGACCTGGTTGTCTCGGGGGAAGAACTGTACCTTTGTCAAGGTCGACACATCCCCCATTGGCGGAATAACACAAAACAATAATGTTGGACACTAAAAACCTCTTTTCTTGCCCCGATTAAAATAGATTTGTATACGTTTGGTTTTCCTCTTTTTCACTGAACGTATGGACATATAAATTCCGAATTTGCTTGCCTTGTGGGTTTTCTCCACATCGTCCCGTATCAGAAATGGTACGGGACGTTCTGCCCGTAAAAATACAATATAATATTTTGACTCGTATAAATAGATATTATATTGGTGATACTATAGGTGTGTATATTTCCAAATAGTTTGGAAGAAAGGTGGTAGGTGTATGAGACTTACATTGCAACAAAAGAAAATGAATAGGATCAAGAAATTGGCATTCAGAAAGAATGTAGCATATTCTCTGAATTGGTTAATGAGTATGGTGGTACTATGTTATGTTGTCCATTTGACTGTCAAAGTCGGAATCTATGAGATATTTGATTTCTCTAGAGTTACCTTAGTGGTTGTATGGAGCAAGCTTATAACTATGGCAGTTTCGCATGCTGCAGATAAAGCGTTCTGGAGAGTGTTGGCTGAGGATTGTGCTAAGTATCCTTTTGAAACTTCTGCTATACTTTAAGAAAAATGGAGGAATTGGGAATGATGAACGATACTGAAAAACGGGCTAAAGATGTCATGAAAGAAAATAATGATATCTTGACATATTGTAGGGAAAGCGTTGTCATAGACTCTATACTTAAAAATATGCGAAACATTTATGACTCAATTACAGAGGATACGGATGATTCTTGTAAAAAGCGTCGTAACGCAGCACGTGCAAGAACTGAAATTTTGTGCGGGATTAACATACCTGCTAGAGAACAAGTGTTATGTGATCTGGAAGCTTATGAAAGTAAGTTTTTCGATTTGTTCGTAAATAATATAAATGTTATCGACAGATGCAAATGTAATTGTCCAGATAGAGATATATTGCTCGGTGTTGTAGAGTGTTATCATCCGGGAACGATCGATTCTGGAAATAATATGGAGTTGCAATTAGAAAAATATTCCCAGCTTCGAAATTCGTTTGCTGGAATATTTGAAGTTGTATCGATAGAAGATATGGATAAGAGATTGGATGAGTATAAACATATTCACGAAATCGACAGTAAAATTATAGAGCTTGATAATGAAGTACAAAAACGACCTAAAGTTTATTAAAAGAGTTGAGGAGATGAAAAATGAAAGAAATTCTAATAATCGATAGTAATCAAGATAACGGTCATGTAAAAAAGACCGTTTTGAAATTGACTGAAGAGAATAATGTTTTCGAACCTATCATCTGGTTATACTATGATGAAAAATGTGTATTAAAAGTATATCTAGATGGGTATGTGGAAATGGTCGAAAAACATGATTCTATCGTAAATACAGATCATATTGAAGAAATAACAAGAACAATACGATATGCAAGATCTATTATAAACACTGTTAGCTCAAGTGAATCTGAAACCAGTGCTTGTAGTTCTATTGGTATTTCTTTAGCTGTATTGGTTAGTGTAGCAGATGCTGTTGCTAAATGTATTGAATGATATATGAGAGGTGTTGTATGGAAACAAGTTTATTAAAGAAATATGATGAAAATGATAAGAAATTCGTGATAGCTAAAGAATTAATGCGTAGTGTTAACGCATTAATGGTATCTAATAGGATGCATATCGCTGCACGTCGGCTAACATATGCTAGTGGTTTATACGGTAGCGAGTTGAAAAATCCTATGGAATTACATACACTATCTTTAAAAGGCTCGATCGTTAAAGAAATGATATCATACGATGAGAAGTTTATCGATAGTGTTATGGATATACTAAATGGATGCAAAGATATTGACACGCTAACGTATGATAAGAAAAACGATGTAATCCTTATGGCATTATACAGAATGTATGGCTCCTTTGATTGTATCGAGAACAAAGAAGCCAAATATGAGTGTATCAGATCTCTTCTACAAGATGAAGATTATGATGAATTCCACAATATCTTCAAAATCGCAATGACTAAAGATTTTGAAAATCGTGTAAATAAGTTTGAAGCTAAACTTCAACTTATGAGAAATAGTATCCAATTAATGTACGGGAATTCACAGGGAGAAACGTCTTAAGACGTTTCTCTATATTTTTTGAAAGGAGTAGTTATGAATGAATTTTCAATGACATATAGAAGAGGAACTACTGAATCCATTACACAAGTATCTATGGTATACTACTACAAAAACCATCCTAAAAATATTCCGATAGTGGATATGAAATATGATGGTATGGATATTTTGAAAGTTTACTCGGACACTAATATCGTTGTTGAAAATAATGAGTATACACAATTCGTTAATAACGATATTAATGATAAGGATGGTTTAAGAGGTTTTTTGCACAACACCCTAAATGATGATATTAATATGATGGACGGATGTATGGAGATTGAATTTAGTCTGTTTATAATTTTTATACACTGTAAAAAACTTTTGGAAGCTATCGAAAAAGAGTCTGGTGCCAAAAATCGAAAAATACAAAAACCTAAACATGATTAGATATTATATAAGTGATACAATACGGGTGTGTATTTATCATATTTGTGCCAACATCATATGTTGGAGAAAAGAGGTAAAAAGAATGTTAGACATTGTTAAAAACGTGCAATTCAGTGATCCTGACGATGGATCAAAATTAAGAGTGACTGACTCTACTTTCAAATCATTACGACCTGTTGGTGGACATGATGTACATGATATCACGTTAGAAGATATAGAGTCTGGCGAGGAACTGAAATATACGTTCGAAGATTTCAGTAAATTTATCCCAGATAAATCTTATGATTTAATTGAGTTCATAGCAGATGTTGTATTTAAAGACGGTTCTGTAAAAGAATCAAATGTATATATTTGTGTGGATATGTTTGATCATGAAAAGTATAGGAGATCTACTATCTGTGTTGATGGAGATTTATTAATGCATCCATACGACATCGATTATGTAATACTCAAATACATTATCAGTGTTAAATATGACCGAGAGCTGACCTCGGAGGTTATCGTTTCTGGTATCTACGATATGTATAGCGGTATCAGTGGGTATAATGTTGATGATAATGAAGATATCAATTATCATTCTTTTCTCACTGGTGGTATTACAGAACATGGTGTATTGATTAGAAATATTTATAATCCATTAATCTCGAATTATATTCCAACTTATAAAGATATAGAAAAATGTGCATTTGATTATAAGTGGTATATCACTATTTCGCAAGCGTTTACACCTTGGGGGGTTATTCCGATTATGTGTATTACCAAAGGTCAAACTCAAGATGACTTACGGGTATATACAGTTTTCGGAAATCGATTGCTTCCGATTACCGATACATCAAGTGTTTACAATATTACAGAAACGGGGCTCTGTGTCTCTACTAATAATGAGAATGATATCGGTGCTGCTGCAGAACTTGGAATCAGAATGTTTGATGAATGGGCTTATGATTATTCCTTCTTCATCGAACCGATTCGTAAGCATTTTTACAACTAATTCTCAGATGCTTGGGTTAAGCAATTGTGCTTAACCATTTATTTTATACCAGCAATACATGCTGGAGAAAGAAAAGAGGTATAAAAATGGAACTTTTAAACGGTATGAGATTTACAGGTAAGAATGGTGAGAATTATGAATTAACAATCTCTCCAATCTTAAAAAACACCTTTGTTAATAATATGATCAACCTTACCAACAAAGATACCGGAGTTGTTGAGAGACTTAATTTTTCAAAGTTTAGATCTCTTAAAGCGAATACTGAATACAAGTATGTAAAGAGACGGGTTGATATTGTTATCGAACCTGGTAAAGTTGCGAGTGGAGAAGCATACTTCGATGCACAAGATAATACACTAATGTATACGGTTGATGGATTCCTTGATGGTATTGAAAGTATTGACGAGGTAATCTTTATCTACAATATCGGAGTAGTATACGAAGATGACAAGATTGTAGAATCTTTCCGGCAGGTTAAGTATTTGAAGAAATTCTATATTTACGAAATCTGCAATGTCGATGGTGAAGAGTATATCGGCAATGGTGTTACAGGAAACCACGTCGATCTACGCAAGCTAGACGCTATAGGATTGTCTACATCTGTCGACGGTTATGGAAAAGTATCATCGATCGATGAATTTATGCCAATCAGAATAGTATATGCTTATACGTCATATGGACTTCTTCCTGTTCTTCATGTTCACACTAAAGTTGAACAGGATTACTACAGTGCTGTCATTAACGAGAAATATCTTATTTCTCTTTCTAATTGTATTGTTTTCCCTATCAGTAAAACAGCACTAAGTCTTCCTATTAAGACGGAAGATGATATTGTTAAAGTTGCTAAGGCAGGAGTTGAGATGTTTGCGGAATGGGCATATGATTACAGATCTATGCTTCCGGCGATTGAGAACGTATTCGGCAAGGAGTAAAAAGATTGGGGTATGGACAATGTCCATACCCCCTTCTTTATTTTTTCTTTTAGCTTGTTCTCTTGATTGCACCGGTCTCATCTGTAGAAAGAGTGAAATCTCCTACATACATATATCCGGCAGCATCAAAGAAATATAAGTTTCCATCGATAGAAACAATCTGGTTAGAATAGAACTGATATCCTGGAAGCATATACCACCACTTATTATTTGCTTCCTGTAGCCAACCAGTAAGATACTTTCCAGATACCCAAGCTCCTCTATCTGCAAGATAGAACCAAGGATTTCCGTTTACGAATACCTTTCTAGATGGGAATACTGCTTCGTTGGTATTAAGATGTCCAACAACACTTCCGGTTTCAGGACTCTGTCTAAGGTTTACATTTGGAGATGTAACCTTCAGTCCGCCAGCACCAGTGCTTACACCATACATAGGATTGCTACTTGTATTTACGTTACTTACTCTGCTCATTGAGATACCATTTCCTTTCCAATCAGGTCTACCAAAAGAAGCTCTAACGGATTTCAAGGTATAATGCTTCTTACAGGTAGCTCCACCGTTTCGTACAACATTGTTATTTCCAGAAGATGTATTAGCTTCTATAGTTGTGAATCCTTTTCCATTGGGATCTACTCCAACAACCAATCCGGTATGAGAGTATCTTCCCATACTTGTACTATAGAAGAATACTACATCGAATGGTTCCGGAGTATCGAAGATTCTCTTCGCTGCTTTGAACTGGTTCCATCCTGTTGGGCAATATGTGTATAGATTTCCGCATAAAAGCTTTTTAGCGGTTTCCAATCCAAATGCACATGTCAGCATTGTTGACACATATCCTGCACAGTATGGGCTTCCTTGCCAATTACCGTAACCAAGCTGTTTGAACCATTCCCAGTAAATAGTATAGTTTCCGAATCCAGCATTAGCCGCCTTACCACTGGGAGAGAAATCTCCAAGGTTAGACATGTTTGCTTTCTCAAGATAGCCAAGAGTAGAGTTCAATAACGTTTCAAAATCTTGTAAGTTATTATAACTATACTGAGGTCTAGTTAAGTTACTCATAAATTGTCTCCTTTATTTTTATTTTACTCACTATAAGCGTAGTTTCTTGAATGGAAGACTTCCTTTACTTTGAACATAGTCTTCGCATTATTAAACCAATTCAAAGATGGATCTACTCTGATATCAAATGTATGAGCCATAGTAGCTGTATTCAAAGATACCTTTACAGAAATCATCTTCTTATTGTTTGCCACGTCATAGTATGCAATCTCTTTTGGTTCTTCTTTATCACTCTTCCAATTGATAACAACACAACCAGTTAACTTGGTAAGTTTGTTTTCAGCAGAACCACATACAAGTTCTACATTATAAACATTCATGGTTGTATTATCATGCCAGTTATCTACAGGTAAAGCAAAAGAAGAGATCAAAGAATCAATCGGTTGATTGATAAGATAACTATCAGCCGGTACTTCAAAGTTTACAGCATTCTTTACCGCAGCTACAGTAATATCCTGAGTCATATACTTTCCAGCAGCAGCAATTCGCTGTGGTTCTGTAGAAGGAGTAATATTTACACCGGACAATGTGGAAACATTTTGAATTACGCTTCCTAATCCGGTATGATATCCTCTAGGGATAATGTATGTTCCGTTAACTGGTAGAGTATGTTGAGTAGGAACGACATTCTGAATAGTTCCGGTAATCTTATTACCGTTTACCCATGCAGTCTTACCAGAAATCATATCATCGGCTACAGCAGTTCCAGGAGTAGATTCTACAATAGTTTCAGAAGTAATTTTTCCGCCAGGATAATATGCGGCATCTAAAGTATATGTCTCACCGGCACCAATCTTTACATTGATTGGAATATTCTTTTTCATAGTACCAGTAACCATCTGACCATTTACCCAAGCAATCTTGCCAGATAAGATATCAGAATCAATAGCGGTACCAACAGTCTGACCAGATAATACAGAACCAACAACGGTACAGTTCTTATAATATCCTGGTGCAAGAACTTGTTGTTGACCAGCGGTAAGATTAATAGTCTCATCAATATGAGATTCTATAGAACCGGTCACTTTCACTCCGTTAGACCAAGCAATCTTACCAGCAACAATATCAGAAGGTTCAACATCTCCAACAGTCTGTGGAGCAAGTGCTGTAGATATAACGCTATATCCTTTATTAACCTTTCCAACACCTATAGTGTGAGATTCTCCAGCAAGTAGAGTAATATCACCATGCTCTTCATGAACAGGCATGGTTCCAATCTCTAGTCTCTTAGTATTACCAACGAATACTTTACCAAATTCTACATCTTCCGGCTTTGCTGTAATCTTCTTACTATCTACATCAACAACTTCTACATATTTTACAGTTTTTGTAAATGGCATCTTTAGCCTCCTTTCAAGATAATATTGATATCCGTTGTCGGACGCTTAAAGATCTTAAATGTGATAGAGCCATTAGCAGTTGTAGCTAATCCTGTTGTAAGGATAGAAAATGTCTTAGAGTAATTCTTGTACTGTGTAGTGCTGATATTGTCATCCATATCAGAATATAGCTCCGGGAAAGAATTTTCTGTAACCCAAGAAGCATTTACAACTTGGGTAAATGGTGCTTGAGAAGAACTTGTAAGTTCTCCACCATTAGAATCTCTCCAACCGGATAATGGGATACTAATATGATGAATAGTATCGTTAGCAACACATTTTTCAACCTGTTCTACTACACCACTTACGGTTTGTAAGTTAGTGTTCTCTCCCAATATAGCTTGGGACACTGTCTTAATAATATCTTTAGCAGTAAGCCTCTTGATTTCATCGTTGGTCTCTAAAATAAAATGAGAACCCTTCGGAATATGATCTATATATGGAACCTTAGAAAGCTCTTGAGTTCTAATACTCATATTGTATTTTTACCTCCATTTTTAAAATATAAAGTCTGTTAAACTTATTAATAGTATGTGGTTTTTATAAAAAAGGAGGTAGGATGGCAAGTATTATAGACATCAAAAATCTTGACAATAATACTATATGTATATCGTCAATGTACCCGTTTAGAGGGGCAAAATTCTCTGTTTCAAGAGAAGATAATCCGAAAATATTTGAAGTAGTAGATAAGCTTTTGGATACTTTAAATGGGTTAAAAAGTAAGGGTAATGGGTCTGCATTTATACAGATGGATCCATCTGTTTGTGAGTATTATGAAACCATCGAAAGTATGTTGTTTCGTAGAAAATGTGACAGAACTCTAACGCTTCATAAAGATTGTATCGACATCGTATTTCATGATAATATTTACGATACAGATCTTGTGGTTTTTATGAATCAAACTATCTCTACAGATATTATTCCCACATACGAAGCATATGAAAGATAAAAGGAGAATCTAACCTATGGACAACACAACAACTGCAATATTCTTACTCTCTGGAAACTCCGATAAGGATAAGAACGAAGTTTTCAGAAGACTTATTGACGAAGTAAAAGAGAACTACGTCAAGATGAACTCTTATTCAAAATTGCTCGATACTGCAAAAAACAAAGTAGCTATCGATGTAATTTCAGAGAAGTATGTTAAAGCCGATAGCAACTGGACTGGAAAGATCAATGAACTCGGTGCTTTTATTTTCCATGGATCTGGTTTGGATAAGCTTTTCAACATATCAGTAAACTTTGATAAGTTTACCGCAGACATCATGTTTGAAGAAGAAATGCTTCAGGATGAATGTAGTGCACTGTATGAACACCTCAAATCAAATGGGTGGGAATTTCGCAACCACAGGGATAGAGCATGATGCTCTATCCCCTACCTTTTTCCTGGAAGCTCCAAAACCCCTAAAACATTATTATAATTTATAATATATGGAGGATATACAAATGAAACGAATGTCTGATTCATACTTATACCAAGGATCAGGTTATAATAGGGATTTATATAACTTCATCGTTGGATCTACAAGAATAGATCCAACTCAAAAGGAGTTTGAAGATATAGTATATAATGTACGAATGAGGCAGGTTAGTCCTTCATTGGTAAAGATCTTGTTGTCTAATAGAGTAGTCCTTTGCACAGATAACAATCGAGGAATGTCCAGAGCATTCAAAGTATTCCAGGCTGTTGATCCAAAGTCCAGAGTGAAAGATGATAGAAAGATTTTTATAGACTGCACTGGTCTAATTGAAAACAAGAATGGAGTCTATGTTTGTAAGAATATAGGAATTCTGATTTCTTATCTTGTTGCTGCTATGGGCATTGGCTTATATTATGGAGCCAATGCTATTATGCTTTCTAATGCTTCTATTGTAAAGACTTCTACAGCAGCATTTGTAGATATGGCTCTTTATACAATGGGATTCTTAAAAGTTCCTGTTACTATCGACGATAACAAAGCTAATCTAGCATTTATAATCGCTGAATACTTCTTATTCAACGTTCTTCAGAATACTAATGTTAGCTCTAACGTTGCTATTGCTAAGAGCATTTCTGGAACTAATGCTGCAGAAAGTTTACATATGCAATTTGCCGATGTATTGATTGATGGTAAGTGTGACATTGATAAATTCATCAAGTCTATTCATAAGATTTATCTTAATCGGGATGATGCAAAGATGAAATCTTCTCAATTTAGTACAGAAAACTTTGTAGAGAAGTGGGCATACTTATTCGGACCATCTACATACCTTGGTTTGGAATTATTCACTTCTTTCTCTCAGGCTATTACAGACTGCTTCGTTGGTTCTTATATCAACCAGCAGAACACTATCGAAAAGATTGTCGGTGGAAAGAATATTATCAAATATTCTAATGAATTATTGAAGATAGGGAGTGATAATATATAATGTTTAGCCAAGGTATAATAGATAGGATTGAAGATTTAAAGCTATCCACATCATCAAGAATATCGGAAATGCAGAAATGTACATGTCCTATGATATCTATGGATATTGTATTAAAGGAACAGTTTGAATACTGGTACAATGGTTATTCTTATAACCTTTGGGAAGATAATACAAGACTATTTGCTGTAAGCAACCTTCCATTCTGTTATGATAACGACTTACGGAATAATGTTTTTGAAGGAAATCTATTAGACCTTGTAAACGATGACAAAATCTTCCCATTTCTTTTATTCGTAGATGGTACGATTTGTAAATGGTCTGATATCCATGTAATCAAAGATACGGATTATGCTTATCTTAAGATAAGTAATATCACATGGTATGAGGGAAGTAATACAAAATTACTCTATATACCACTGCCATCAAAGAAGATTCGTTATGGAGAAGATTCCGATTATCTTGCAAGAACTCCGATAAAAGGGTTATACTTCAATGATGAAAAAGTTCTTTTGAAAACTCCAGCATTTGCTAAATTGGGAATGAGACTGGAGTTCTTAGATCCGGATATCTATTTCGATATTCTTACATACACAAAAGAAGCTGGAAGTGAAACATGCAAACTATCATCATTGAATGATAGATTTGAAAAGGATTTAGACTTCTCTCATTCTAATTTCAATACGGTTATTTTACCACAGCTTGATACAAATAATATTAAGCTGAGTATGGAGAATATTTTCATATACAATCCAACAAGCAAGAAGTTTGTGGATACAGAGTATATGATATCCGATATGAACAAGAACGTTTCAAATTCTCTGATGTTCGGTAAGAGTAACGAAACATCTTTCACTTACTATATCATCATTGCTTACAATACCAAAGTGAAAGCACCAGCTAACCACTTCAGTGCTATCGGAGCTAATGCTTATACTAGAAAGGGAGTTGCTAGTTTAGCAAATATAACCCTTCAGAATACAGAAGAGTATCAAGATATTCTTGACGGTGCTGTATATCCGATGGTGGAGAACTTTGATTTCAAGTTTGATAGTTCTAAGTCTTATGAACAGAATGTAATAAATGCTGCTAAGTATATCAGCAAATACAACTATGCTTTATGGAATGAAGCTTTTACAAAGAATTCTCCAATAAAGTCATATACATACTCCGGTGCACAATTCTTAGCATTGTCCGATAAAGATGGAATGGTAAATTACTCCAGAAAACATTCCGATCTTATTGAAGATAAAGTGTTGGTATTTGTAAACAGTTTCTTATACCGATATCATATGGATATTGTCTATAAGACAAACACTATTCTTATCCCAACATTCGATATCGCTCCAAATGATGATGTTGAAGTTGTTCTTTTTACAAAGTGCAACAATAACGTTCTTGATATTACTTTTGAAGAGAATACTCCGACATATATTCATCCAGAGTATAATCTGAATGATTGCTATATAATGACAGAAGATTTACCTTCCGATGCATCATATGTAGTTCCGGAGAATGATGAGGGTCGTAGACAGTATGTATGTGATTTAAAGTCACATAACACTGATGCGAACGGAAATGTTACTGTAAAATTCTTAGACAAGAAGAACTACGGTAAACAGTTGAAGATTGTTCCCAAGAATCAATTCCGGTATTACAGATATAAGAAACAAGCCGGTATGTTTAAATTGGTTCTTCCTACACAGTTTAACTACTGTCATGATAGAGATAGATATATGGTTTTTGTCAATGGTAGAAAGATTGATAAGAACCTGTATACTATAACCATCATGAATAAATATCGACCATTTGATAGACTGGTTCTCTATTTATCTACTATCTTAGATGAATCTGACTATGTAGACGTATTCTACTTACCAGAGAATTTGAGAGAAACTTATTTGGAGAATGAATCTTCTAGAGCTGGAGTTATTCGTTTAGGACAACCAAACAATTATCCAAAACTGCACGCTCTTTCCAAGAATACTAATATGGTATTCGTAAATGGTAGAAAGATTAACCCAAGAAATCTCTATGATATTTCTATGACTGATATCGGTATTCTTTATAGAGGAGATACTTTACATGAACGATACAATGTGTGCATTGTAGAATATCTCGATATACAGGATAGTATGTACAGATATCTGTATGGTATGAAAACGATTATTAGGGATATCGTAGGAATTGATCCAGATGGAAAAGAGCATAATATCATAGGAACAAATGTTAACGACATTCATGATACTCATGAACTCACAAGTGAAGAAGAAGTAAAGTTCAAAAAGCTTCTCTTGTATGATAGCTGGAAATATGCCGTAGATACTATTCAGAATTCCGATTTGGATATCTTCGGTGGTTCTGGAACCGCTACAGCAGAATCTTTAGAAGATGCTATGGATACTCAATTGATGAATATCTTCCAAATGCAGAGAATCGGAAAGAATCCTCCAGCAAGCATCAAAGAAAACTTTGCCGGTTTGAGATCTGTATTGTATGACGTTGTATTGGACTATTACTTTACAAGATCCGAAGCGACTACTGGCGAACCATTTGTTTATGACTTTGAAGCACAAGAGTTTGATAATCCGTATATTGCAAATGATGAAATGCATGATCTGCCAGATGGATATACTTACTTTACAAATGACATAAACAATACATTGCTGGTAAACAATGAGCATGGTACAAATCTGTACTATGTTGAAGTATACGATGATGAGCTTGGAAAGTATAAGAAGATCATTCCTATCTTCCCGGATAAGGATAAGTTGTATAACTACGAAATCATCGATAAGATTGCTACACCGGATCTTGTTCGTAGTGGAAAACTATTCAGAAAATTAAATTAAGCTTTTATCGTATTACTAACTAAAAGATAATCGGAAGCGATTCCGGTTATCTTTAACATGAACTCCCCTGGTGCAAATCTTAAACGGCAACATTGTGTGTGGTTAGCCTCCCTAGCCATGCACAAACCTCCAGAAATAGGTAGAAACAAGATTTTTCGCAAACCCATAAAGAAACATACTTCCCCACCTTTCCTAACAGGTGATAAACATCAAATCTTTGTGCCAGGGGTAAGGAAAGTTAGCTCAGTTGGTCAGAGCACTCGGCTCATAACCGATCGGTCCTGGGTTCGAGTCCCAGACTTTCCATTTCCCATCTCTAATACCTCGGGGGTGGGACGCTCAGTAATTCACTATTCGTACACACATCGCATGGTATGGGACAGTAGCAAACCGCTACTGTCCCTATCGTGTGCCAATTTTCAATATGACAGTTGAAAAGATATTATATATATGGAAATAGACTTTTAGTATGCATCAAACTTTGTATTACTACTGATGCTAAAAAGAGGAGGTAAAGTGTGGTATGAATAAAGAAAACTTTTTTATGGAGAACTATTATGTCTACACTGACATAATAGAGAAAGGTAAGTTTGAATTAGATGTCAAAGACATCACTATCGAAAACTATTATGATCACTTTAATGCCGTTACCAATATCTTAAGAGATGGTATTGAGCTAGAAGAGATTCAGAATAGTAAGGTGTATGTAAAGATGCAAGGTGAGGTTATTCCATTTACCATTACAGAGTATTGGATAAACCTTATGTTCTGGACAATCCCAATCTATGCTGAGATTGGAGTTAGCAGAGAGTATCTATTTGATACATCTGCAATTACAAAGGGTTCCATTAAGCAATATTTCGATAAGATTATTAAGAAGATAGAGGGACGAGTTGATTTTATCAGCTTAAACAATCTTATTGATGAAGCAATATACAAACTGAAGTATGTAAATGACTTCGGAATGTATTTAGCAAATACTTTGAACTTCAAAGATACTATCGATTTGATGAGAAAGTATCCGGAGTTCTATGAGTCTATGCATTCAGACCTGTCCAATGTATCAATCGAAGATGTTATTAAGGTTGGTATGGATTATACTGAGACTCAGATTAAATATATTACTGCTGAAGATTCTGACCACTGTTTAAAAGACTCCTTCATTGCAAAAGAGGGTGTAAATAAGAAACAGTATAAAGAGGTAGCTTCCAGTATTGGAACAAAACCGGATGGTAGAGGTTCTGTATACCCTCACGTTATTCAGAACTCTTTCATGAATGGTGGAGTTAATGATCCAGAGTCATTGTTTATTGACTCTAATGTTGGTAGAATTGCTCAGATTCTACAGAAGATGAACGTTGGTATTTCTGGTTCTTTTGCAAGATTGTTAGAGACCAATAATATCGATACATTCTTCAATATGGATCCAAACTATTCTTGTGGTACTAGAAACTTTATCAAGATTCTTATTAAAGATAATACTTGGTTAAAGTTGTACGATAAGAGATATTACAAGCTAAAAGAAAATGGTCCAGATTATCTTCTGGATTATGATACCGATAAACATCTTATCGGTCAGGAACTGTATTTCAGATCTCCAATCACTTGTGAATCCTATGCTAATGGTACAGGTATTTGTAGAAAGTGTTATGGAGAACTCTATACTGTAAACAGAGATATCAATCCTGGTAAGATTGCTGCAGCATTACTCTCTGCAATCTATACACAGATGCTTCTGTCCGCAAAACACCTATTGGAATCTGCCGCTATGGAGATTAAATGGTGTGATGCAATGAGTTCAATCTTTGATGTGGAACTTACTGTTGTAAGTTTCAAAGCAGATTTGGACTTTAAGAAATATTCAATCATTATAGATCCTACAAATGTAGATTCTGATGATGATTCTGAAGATGATGAATCTGTTGATCTTATTGATTCTACAGATTATGTAAATAAGTTCGAAGTATTATGTCCGGATGGACGTACTGTTGAAATCTATACTCAAGATGAAGACAATATTTACTTCACTGAAGACTTTAATGCTATCTTATCTTCTAAGAAAGCTAAAGAAACTGAAGATGGAAAGATTCTTATTCCCGGAACAGCTTTAGAAGGTGTACCAATCTTCTATGTAAAGATTCAGAATAAGGAATTACAGAGAACTCTGGAAAGATCTAAGCAGATTATTAACAAATCTGATGTAACAGAATCTTTCACAAAGGACCAGATTGTATCAGAATTCATCAGTGCAAATCTTGATGGAAATATCAATCTGCAAGCAATTCATATGGAAACTATTATCGCTAATCAGGTAAGAACTGATGAGAAGGATTCCACAGAAATGCCGGATTGGAGAATTCCAAATGTTGGATATAAAGTAATCAGCTTAAACTCTGCATTGTCTAATTCTCCATCTATTACGGTTACACTTGAGTATCAGAAGATTGCTAGTACTCTTGTAAATCCGTTATCTACAAAGAAACGTAAAGCATCGGTATTTGACCTATTCTTTATGGAGAGACCACAAGATTATATCGTTAATCAAGATCTTATATCTAACGAGAAAGTTGTTGAGAAAGATAAGAGCCTTATGAGAGATGCTATTGTATTTGTGGATAAGGAAGATGTTGGTGCCTAATGCTAACGACAATGCCTATGTGTAACAGCATAGGCATTATTTTTTTCGATTGGAGAACAAAGTGAACAAAATAACAGTTACAAATACGGCTATCATAATTAATAACTATGAAGTCGGAGATTGTCCTAATCTGGAAAGAAATTTCTTGATATATGATCCAATCTTTCATAAGACAACTCCGTTAGGAATGTATTATGATGAAGAAAATAAGAGGTTGTATCTTCCAAGAGGTATAGATCTCTATTATGTAGAAAAGATTGTTAAGGAAAGCTCTTTAGATTATGATGTAGATATCGGAAGAGAGTATCCTTACAAGTATCATCATATAAAGAATAAGATTATGATGAAATATGCACCAAAGGATGAACGTCAAGTTGAGACTTTAAAGTTTGCATTGTGTTTAGACCAATATTCGCAGAATGCTAACAGAGCTCAGTTTGCTATTAATCTAAATACTGGTGCTGGTAAGACTTATTGTGCTTTAGGAACTATTGCATATTTGGGAATTCGATCTATTATCATTACTTCTCAAAAGGGAATCCTTGACCAATGGGGAGATAGAATTAGTGAGTATTGTGATATAGACAAATCGGAACTTGTTATGCTAAAAGGTTCTGATATGTTGAACAGAATCTATCATGGTAAATCCAGTTTGATTGGTAAGTCGATTTATTTTATCACTCATTCAACCATCCAATCCTATGCTTCCAGGTATGGTTGGGAAGCCGTTGGTGTAATATTTGAGAAGTTGGGTATAGGAGTAAAGATATATGATGAATCGCACTTAGATTTCATTAATGTGTCTATGATAGACTTCTTTACGAATGTTTGGAGAACTTACTATCTTACTGCTACTCCTAGCAGATCAGATAAAGATGAGAATAGGATTTATAAGCTTTATATCAAGAACGTTCCGAGTATCGAATTGTTTGATAAAGAGAATGATCCAAGAACGAATTACATCTCCATCAAATTTAATTCGAACCCAAGTCCAAAAGATATCATCATGTGCAAACATCCAATCTATAGATTGAATAGGATTAAGTATATCGATTATCTTATGAACAATGATAGATTCTGGATTATGTTTGATTATATCTTTAATCTGATTTATACCAGTGGTGGAAAAGCATTGTTCTATATCGGAACCAATGAAGGTATTCAAAAGGCTTATGACAGAATTCTTCGATGTTATCCGGAACTTGCTGATGATGTAGGAATTTATACATCTATTGTAGATAGTGGAACAAAGCAGTTAGAGAAGCAGAAGAAGTATATCCTATCTACCACTAAATCTGCGGGAGCCGGTGAGGATATCAAAGATTTGCAATATTCTGTTGTATTAGCGGAACCATTCAAATCGGAAGTTCTTACAAGACAGACTCTTGGAAGAACTAGAAATAGAAATACGACATATATAGAGCTTGTAGATGTAGCTTTCTCTATGCTTGTATCGTATTACAACGCTAAGAAACCTATATTCAGCAAGTATGCACTATCTACAAAGAATATCGATGTGGATAACTATCGTGTTGTAAATCTAAAGAATGATAATATCAAGAATCATGCAAACAGATTTAACGGTTGTATTAGGTTTAACGAGCCTAGAGAAGCTATACAATTTGTCCAAAATCCTACAAGAGAGTGTATCATATTTACAGATACAAATATGGGGTAAAAACCCACTTTCTTTGATTAGATATTATAGATATGAATCAAAGTACACAATATCTGTCTTAAAAGGAGGACAAAAATATGTTAATCACAACTATTAAAAATGTTTCAGACGTTGATGTTATTCCAGAGAGATTTCTGGAAAAGATGAATGTTGAATTCCTTCAGCCATGGTATCTATACTACAACAAGTTAGATATCGCAGCAGTGAATTCTCACATTAGAAAGCTGAGAGATCCTGAAAGAGTAATCAACATTGATGTGCCAAGATATCGGTGTATCGATGAGAATGATTATAACTTCATCTGGGCTTTCTTTAACCAGCCTGAAGGTTTTAACCAGGAGAACTACTATTTCGTAAATCAATGGTTTTCCGTGGTTAAGTACATGTTGATCGATTCACTTGCACAGACGTTCAATATCTCTAAAGAGAATATTGAACAGTATCGGGAGAAAGTGGTCAATTTCGATAGAATCGTAATGAATGAGATTGCTTTCGTCCTGGCTCAGTCCAGAGCACTCGGAACATTCTTGAATTGTGAAGATTGTGACGAGATTCTGAAATGGATTGCTCCGAACAATTATGAAAAGTGGAATACTCTGATCAATGCTCAGGTTGTTCCAGAAGCAATTAAAGAGTATCTCCGTTTTGAAATTGATGCGAAGAAGCCTGAAGATGCACCGGCTCATGATACTGCTGCTGAAGACCCTAATGAGTTTAAAGAAGTCGAAACCGAAGAACCTCAAATGAGGAACGCTATCAAGTTCGAGAAGCTCATTAAAGATCCTCAGAATCAGAAGAAGGAAGATGAAGATACAGAGCAGAAGGCTGGTTAATCAGTCTTCCAGTAGTGAGGTTGGAGAAATCCAACCTCATTATTTTTTTTTATTTTGCCCCATACTCTATATTACAGGTAGAAAACTGGTTTGTTGAATAGTGTGTTATTTTGGGGGAATCGTGATATGGGAATGCGTAATGCTATATACTTTGAGTATGAAAAAATCAGCGATTCTATCATGTGGTTTGGAAATAAGACATGTTTAAAGTTTAATGTCAATTTGGGAAAGAAAGACAGGAATGGAAATAAGATTCCATTCTTTGCTGAGTATAGATACAAGTCAAACAAGTATAGAAATACAAATACTCTCATCACAATGAAGAGAGACATTCGTTCATTTCTTACAATCGAGTATCCAGATCCTTCTCCATCAAGTGGAAGATTGTACAATAGTGTATTTATTGACCATAGTGGAATCTTAGGATTAAGAGATCAGATTAATAAGTTTGATAAGGTTCTTACTTCTGCATATGCTGAGAGAAAAGGTGAGCTTGTTATTATTGCAGATAAGAGAAACTATGTTAAGTCTATCCCATTCAAAAACAACACGATAGAGTTTATGAGTGATATTTACACATCTATGGATAAGGTGGGTAATAGAATTAATGAGATTGGAATTAGAGTTATATTGAATGGAGAATATGATTTCATCATTCCGATTCATGTATGGAAGACATTTGTTTATTATATAAACACTTGTGATTTTTATGGTTGGGCGTTGGGTTGTATCAACTCTATCTTCCAACAGATGGAACTAGATAATGAGATTGTTGAAATCTTTGACTCTAATGATAGTGGATATCAGACTTATGATGTATATGAAGATTATGAAGCAAAAGGAGTCGAAGCAAAGAAAATGCCAGTAACAAGAAAGGATAAAATATCGGAATTATTCGATGGGTGATGATTAAAATGAGTATTGATGAAAACGTTTTGGATATCCTGTTATCGGTTATCCCCTATGGATGGAAAACATATGTAAATGAAGAAGGAAAATTCTATGCTGGGTTTGTAACCGTTCAAGGAATACTTGGGTTTGAAATGACCGGAGATCATTGGTGTAAGATTTCAACACCAGTAGTTCCAAAGATACCTAAACATATGGTGGAAGCGACTCATGAGATACTGGAAGAGATTGCTACGAGAAATCTTAGATATCCATCGAGAGAAGATATTGATATTATTAATCGCTTTTTGGAAAGAGATATATTTTCTTTATACGAAGAAGAATCTGATGTTGTGAGATATCTACTCTTCTACAGAGGCTAATGAAAACATTCCTATAATTAATAATAAGGAGATATCTGATGCCATTACTCAATGTAAGCCATAGTGAAGTAACTCAAAATCTTACAGATTTTCAGTTAGATTTACTTAAGAATCCATACGCACTATATACAGACAAAAAAGCTTTACTTGTAACATACTTCAATCTGAATACAACGAGGTCCACGTTGGATGATGCCTTAAAGATCCCATATTCCAATTTGGGAAAGAATTCTCCATTGCGATTTAATAAGATCACAGATTTCTATATCTATGGTATTGATAGAATCTCTACCAATATGAGCAATGGTGAGTTTGGAATGGAATCTGATGATATTGGTGGTGATGGTATTATTCTCCCAAATACCATTCATCCATATCCCGGAGACTACTTCATCATTAACATGGTAAAGGATAAGAAGTATCTTTTCCAAGTAAAAGGTGTCACTGGAGATACCTTTGAAAATGGAAACAACTTCTGGAAGATTGAATATAAACTTGAACAGGTTTATGATGATAAGTTGGAGAAACTTGTTGTTTCAGAGTATAAGTTCCATACCGGAACTGTGGGTACAAATTTCAGTTCTGTTATTAAAAAAACTAGCTGGGATTTGGCTAAGATGATGGATGATTTATCCGTTGCTCTGAAGCAATATTATACATCACTTTTCTACAATAAGAAGGTGCAGACATATACATTCGTCAATTTGTACGATAATACTTGCAACAAGACGCAATTTGCATCTAGGTTCTATGATCCATTTCTTATTGAGTTCATTATAAAGAATAAAGTTCTAGCTAATATCGGTCAGAATTTTACCTATATCGATCATAAGACTAAACTACGACCGGATTTCCCGATCAAGTATAATAAGTCGATTTGGAGAATTCTTGAAACTAGAGATATCTATAATCTTAGTACTAGCAGAATGAGATCTAGTGCTTCCATCATAGATGATATCTCTACAATATTCTCTACTCGATATGAGGATTACTTTGAGCTTCTTTATGATGAGACTGATAGCGTTACAGATATATACAATCCCCCAATATTTATATTGGATCAACAGGTTGTTGGATTCATTACCAATAAACAGCTATTTGATCAAGCTAGCAAATATGCTAAGTACAATATCATGGTCAAATACTTCAATGATATGGAAATTGGTGTTGAAGATATTATTCCTTTTGAAGATATTATCGAGACTGATAATACGAAAGAGAATTACTTCTACCTACCAATGTTGATATTTATATTGGATAAGTATGTGAAGATGTTTATATCTCCGAATAATGAGCTATGAAAACATACTATTAAATAATGGAGGATATATTATGTATAGATTGAATAAGCTATTAGAGCAAGACGTTGACGATATGGTAACTACTGATGCCATTATCGACGATGTTGAAATTGATGATATGATCGAGACTGTCGAAGATCAACCAAATCCTGCAGAGAAGGAATCTTTGTTTAAAGAGAAAGAAAAAGAAGAAGTAGAGGAATCTGGATTCCTTTACGATAATTTCGGCAAAGAAGATCCTAAGGTTGACTATAGTCCAATATTTTAAAGGAGAACAGAATACTATGAGTAGATATTTCTTAGAAAATGATTTTTCTAATGATGACCAATTCGATGATGAGATTGACGTTGTTATGGGAACAACTGGAGATGACGAGGTTGATGAAGAAACCGTCAAAGAAGCTGTCGAAGATTTGGAAGATGGGGTTGACATCTCTTGTTGCGTTGATGATAGTGCAAGGGATGAAGATCCTGATATGATTAATGGTATCAATACGATAGATATTACTGTTGATACTTCAGATGTTGCACCGAAAGCGGATATACTCGACACGGCTGCTGATGATTTGGCAGATGCTGTCGAAGATATTACATTTGACGATTTTGCTCTCGATGATATGATCGATGCTGCAAAACAGTTAGATGTGGATGATATTATGGACACTGATGATGAAGGTGAATCTGAAGAAGATGAAGACCTTGATGATTCAGAAGAATAAAAAAGAAAGGTGATATATAAATGGGAACTGTATTAAACAAAGACACAAAGGGTATCAAAGTTGCAGTAAAAGCTAAGCATGTTACAAGAAAGGCTTCTGAGAAGGCTATTCGTAATGATGGTGGTTTCGCAGTTGTTACTGTAAAGAATCCTAAGCAGCTTTATGATATTCTTGATACTGCAGATCTGTATGTTATCAATGATGCCGGAAAGTATTTTCCTATTACAATGGAGAATGCTCTGGATGCTTTTGAAGCTCTTAACGAGAACAAGCCTCTTGATACAGAAAAGTTCAAGGAAGTTACAGATGTTGCTAAGACTCTTGGTCATTGCAAGCTGACTTCTCTTTTGAAGGTTACACCATCTGCAGCTGAAGCAAAGAAGTTTGGAGAGCTTTCCGTAGAGGATGGAGTTATTCACGGAAATCTGTACTACTTTGCTGAGGATGTTGCAGAGAGCAATACTTACAAGAAGGGTTACTTCTTAGCAATTGGATACGATGATGTTCTGGCTAACGCAAGTGGTATTACAGAACCAAAGATCATTGTAAATGATAAGACTGCTACAGTTATTGCCGGTAATAACGTTATTGGTTTAGGAGAAGAGTATCCGAAAACTTTAAGACTTACCGGAAAGGTTACTGTTGATACTAAGGAAGTTGTATTAAGTGAGAATCTTACATTGAAGGTTGAATTACTTCCTAAGGTTGCCGATGCAAAATTCAAGGCTTTCGAAGAAGTTCCTGTATATCCAGTCGAGAAAGAGGAAAAAAAAACTGAGTCTAGCCCAGCAGCCGCATCTCCAACCCCAGTAGCTCCCGGAGCTGCTGCAGCAGGAGTTTCCACTTTTAGAGCTGCTAGTGTAAGAGGACCAAAGAAGCCTGTTATAACAGAACAAGCTGTAATGCCACCATCTAGTTCTGAGCCTGAAGCGGCAGCTTCTGCTGCTTCCAGCACTCCAAGTGGTGCAACTGCAGAAATGGATCATCTGTAAAATAGCATAGCACATTATAAAAGGAGAACAAAATGTCATATTCAACTAACCTAAGAAAGATTCGTATGAGTCGTCAGGATGCTTGTAAAGCATCATCCAGAAGATTTATCAGTAGAGAACAGCTTTCTACAGATAAGGAATTCATCGAGATTGATAACGTCTCCTATACTATTGCTAGTAGACTCATTTTCAATATTAGCTTAGAAGTATTCAACCAGGTTTGGATGCGGATAAATGCTATGGATTATGATGCTCTTATTACAGCATATACAGATGACGTTATCATCAAATATGATGATGAACCAGAAGCTAAGGAAGCTACTGTAGATATGTCTGAACTTGTTGTAGAAGAAGTTCCTGCACCGACAGAAGAGACTGTTGAAGAGGAAGTTGAAAAAGAATCTGAGACAGAAGAAGTTTCTGCAGATGAATCTGTTGAAGAATCTGAAGAAGTTCTGCCGGAGGAAGAGGAAGTTGTAGAGGAGAAGAAGCAAGAAAATCATTCTGCTCCAAAGCCTCAGAAGTATGCTAAGTTCAAAAGAAAAAAATAATAGATATTGGGTTAGGACGTTTGTCCTAACCCATTTATTTTTATTTTTGAACAATCTCTATGATCATCATTATTAAGCCGGTGATCGCATCCGCTATTATTTCTATTATGGCTGTAACCACCGGCTCGAATCGTTGGGTGAAGGACTCACCTCCATAAGTCCATTGATCATACTCGTCGTAAAACTTAATTTTCATTACGTTTTTCCTCCATTTCCTTAAGAAATATACACTTTGTATCACTTATATAATATATATTTCAAGAATTTCGAAAAACATATCAGTAATCAAACGATTAAAAGGAAGTACAAATATGAATAATGATGCGTTTATTAATGCTCTTATACCATTAGCTGTCAAATATGGTTACAATAATAATGTATTACCATCGTTGATTATTGCTAATGCGGTAATAGAATCGTCTTGGGGAACTACGGATTTATATGGTGTAGCAAACAGTATGTACAACCTTAAGGTTGATGCAAACTGGACCGGAAAATGTTTCTCTAGAAATTCTAGAAAAACATATAAACACCAGAAAGATTGCACAGAGCATGTAGAGCTATTTAAAGTATATGATAGTATCGAAGAATCTGTTGCCGATTACGTTTCTTATTTAACAGAAACAAGACGTTCCGATAGAGGTCCTTTACTTTATGAAAATATCATCGGAGTTAAGGATTATAAAGAAGCTGTTTACAATCTCTGCAATAGAGATGACTACCCCATTAAGAGGGGTATTAACAAGAGTTCTATAGCCTACCACGATATTATGATCGGCATTATCGAGGAGAATGGGTTATACAACATAGATAAAGAAATAGAAACTTATGTAAAGGAGTATAATATGGCGAATAAGAAGAGGCTAAACAACAATGTTGTTAGCAAACCTACTACAAAAGAAGAGGTAACCCCACCAGTATTATACCGTGTTAGAGTAGAATGGGAAGATCAGGATTCACAAATCTTAGTTACTAAAGATAAGAATGCTGCAATTGCAGAAGCAAAGAAACATCCTGGATATAAAGTGTTTGCTGGAGAAGATGGTGAAATTGTATTTGATCAGGAATTAAATATTGTTCCTGAGAAGAAAGAGATTCATTGTCACCCCGGTAAATTGATTCAATTGACAGGATGTCCATTATATAAACAATATACCGATGCTTCACCATTTACTAAGCTTACAGGAACTTTTTACATGTATAATGGTCATGTAAATAATGGAAGAGTTAGAATCTCTAAGACTAACGATCCAGAAAAATTGAACGGAAAAGATATCTCTGCAATTCTTGGATGTATCGACATCACCAACATTTAAAATGCATACACGTTAAGGGGAAAACAAAATGGCTAACATTTATTGCTATGATACTACTGGGAGAATGAAGTTTCCTATCCAAGTATCAAATCATAAATTGACAACGCTAAAAGAAGATTCGATCGATAGTAATGTCTCTATGATTGAAGATGGTTCTCTTGGTCTGATTGTAATTACAGACATCTCAAACTTCGGAAATGATGTTACGTTTGTTACAACTTCAGAAGAGGATAAAAAGAGGATCGAAGATCTCTTAGATGATAGTGACTTTGGAAAAGTAGTTGCTACAGACTCGACATATGGTTGGTTTACAACTAAGTGTAGTTCTGTGGTGATCATTTCCGATAAAGTAGGTATAAGTACTCAGGAGTTTGAATATTTTGTCAAAGAATTCTTTGAAATCAACGGGAACGGCGAAAGTAAGAGAGAAGTAATCATAAGAGATGTAATTATGAATCAACCGGAAAAAGTTGATCGATATTATGTCATCAATGTGAGAAACAGTGCAAACTCTATAGAAGCTCCAAATTTAACCTATGCTAAACAGGTATGTGATACCAATCCATGCTGTGTAGTAAAGAATGGTAAAGGAGAAATCGTACACCGATCAAGATACGGAGTAGTCAATGTTTCGAACAAAACGAACGTGACCCAATATGATAGACAGAGTAGTAATGTAGTATCTAATGGCGAAATGGGAGTATTTAATGTAAGACTGTGACAATTAGAGCAGGGTGTTCGGTGAACCCCGCACACCCTACCAAATTAGCCAAAATTCCATTAAAGGGAGGAGTGTATGTGAACGTTAAAAAGGATTTTACAAAGAAATTCAAAAGAAGCTACGCACTTATTGTCATTCTATTTACAATAATCGTAATAAGCTTGTTGGGTGCCCGGAGAGTGTTCTTAAATTTCGTGGATAAAACTCGAATAGTTGTAGAAAATACAAGAGTAAGAGAGTTCAATTCCATTTTAAGAAACGCCCAGTATATTGCAGATTACGAATTGAATTCTTCCATTCAAAAAATTAACTCCGATGTTGAAAAAGAAGCAGACTTACAAAGATTAAAGATTGCACTTACACTAAATACGAATTACGATGTATTTGATTATATACTTCGTAAGGAACTTCGAACAAACATATTCAGTGCAAATGGGTATGTTGATCCGAACAGAAATAATATATTCGTATTAGTAAATGGATATCTTGTTGCATCCTACAACCAAGATGATACCTATTTGAAAGACCCTATCAAAACAGGCTCCAAGATAAAAATGAAAGATATCATTACCAACGATTTCTATAACAAGGAGCTAAGCCTAAGAGCTTTACATCAATTGGAAATACAGGATAAGGGATTAATCATTTGGCAGGCTCGTAAACCCTCTGATGCCGATGATGATTACAAAACCACATCCAGAATTGATTTAAAGAAGCTCGATCAAATTCTTATCGATGGAACAAAAGAAGAACTTGAAAGCTATGAAGTTCTTGTTCCTAAATACATTACCGAGACGGGAAATATCTTTGGAGAATACGACGTAGCAGGTTCTCCAAAAAGTGTGAACAATAAGATTATTATTGTTCAAAAAATAAACATGGTTGACTGGATAGAGTATTTGTATCCGGACTTTTTCGATATGGATGAAACTGATACTATTGCATACAACTATAATCAGGTTATGAATATAATCAATATTTTCCTCATTATGGCATGTATCTCAATGTTCGGTTATGGATTATGGTTTGCTGTATCTTATAATAATGCTAGAGAAAAATACCTGGAAGAAGATGCAAACACTCCCGAATCCAACAATCCTGTTGAAAATAAGTAACTTCAAATTACATGACATCAAAACTAAAATCAAGGAGGGTTTAAATATGGTATGATAAAATTTCAGACCAAGAGTGAACATGATGGTCATGAGGTCTGAGGGAAAAGGTGTATAGGATGAATTTTTCAACATTTATGATTGATTACGGTTCTATAATTGCCAACTATGTTATTTCTGCTACTGTCGGTTTTATTATATGCTATTCTGATGAATTTATAAAGAAATCTGCAGCTAAGGAGAGAATGAGATATGTAGTACCTTTTACGTTGGGAATTTTTACCGTAATACTAACAAACGCTGTATATAGATGGATTCTTTCCACGGGTCATAATCTACCATTTGAATATAAATTGGTCATCGCTGCGGCATTTGCAAAGATGTCTAGTGTAATAGTGCCAGCATTAGAAACAAAGAATTTTACTAAATTTATAGTGAAACTTGCACTCAAAATGGCGGGTTCCCTTGGAGAAAAAGCTTCTGAAGCTCTGAAGGAAGCAGAGGCAGAAGATAAGAAATCTGAATCTAAAGACGATAAAAACTAAATAGAGATGACAAAAATCGGCATAGGTACATTTGTACCTATGCCATTTTGTTCGTGCGTTTTATAAATGTTGGATTACATTTACGTTTCTAGAATCTTGCTCTTCCAGATGTTCATATTCTTTTGGAGCGGGAACTGGTTTGAGTTTAGATTGTTCATTATATGACGTATATGTATTACGTGCATTGATCCTATTTTGTATCTTATATCTAACGGATCCAATCTCTCTTTCAAGACCATCGGTAATACTACTCTTTAAAGAATGTATAATATTTAGCGTTTCTTGATCTGCAGTTTCTGTAAGTACTTTTGTACCAATACGCTCTACAGCTTCTGCTAATGCTGATACATTATCAGACAATAATTTTACTAATCTAAAATTATCATCAGATAGTTCTTTCACAGGATCGACTTTTGCATCTATGGAAGTGTTTGGATTGAACAATCTTCCAAAACTAAAAAATACCACATTTTTCAGAACGGTATAATTACCATCAAAATATACAGCCTCACAAGTTTTTGATACAAATATATTATGCTCAAAATCCATTATACAATCATGTCAACGCATGTATTTGTTAAATACTGTGTTAGCATTAGATGATATATTCTCATAGTAGGAGCTTTTGTAATCCTTGCTTATATCGAAATATGGTATTCGTAACCTGTTATCGTAACTTGAAGCATTACTACTCGTCGTATAATCTGTAAACAAATATTCTGTAGTGATATTATCTTCTGTTACGAATGGTTCTGTACCACTTCCAAATGGGTTACTTTTGTATTTTAATTCTGACAACATTGGTACAAGATTAGCTATCTTATGACGCATAATAAGTGGTTGTATCTTGCCATTATTATGCATTATATAGGTATCTATATTTTTTATATATGTAATACACCCATCATAAAATATCTTATCGTCACCAATATCTTCAATGTCTTCTACAACATATCTACAGTCTATCGGAGCATTTGTTGCAAATTTAAATGAGTCTATACATATATTTTCTTCAAAGTTCATAAACTTCTCCTAACCTCTTCCGATAAGATAGAAGCTATTGATTCCTCTATCTGGAATACTATCAACTGTGCGTTCCGTCGCATATATGATGTTTGCATTATCCATTGCAGCATTTAAACTCTTATCATAAATCAATTTAGATACTGGAGTAATCTTGTTATTGTTTGCTCTATTACAGACATACAAATTTAAGTCTTCATAATTGAACAAAAGTTCTCCAGATCTTGGGTTTGGTGTGTTGTAATGTCTAAACACTAATGGATATGTTCCATAGGGCGTTGGTTTGTGCATGTTCCCCTCCCTTTAAAAATTTTCAAAATAACAACCATGACTATATCAGTCATGGTTGTTAAGCAGCATCTTAATAATTAAACACGGTCAGCTCCGCCAGTCTTTACAAAGCTCACGGGAACCTTTCTCATAGTCTTGATGTATTCCTTCTGACCCTTATCAGCAGTTCTACGAGATACAGAAGCATACTTCTGCTTAATAGCACCGATAAGCTCCTTTCTCTTAGCCTGGATAACAGTCAGCTTCTTCCACAGTGGGTCATTCTTTGCTCTTGCAATAGAGAATGCTGCCATGGTAGTACGTCTGTCAAGGTCATCCTTCTTAGAAAGTCTAACAAGAGTTCTCTTGGTCATAATACCAGCCTCAACCAATCCTTCTCCGAGTCCGCCTGGCTTACAGAATTCTTTAACCTGATCCGGTGTTGCGTTATGAGTAAGATCATCTGCAAGGAACTGCTCAACAAGTAATGATGCATCAAATTCGTTATACATAATTTTCTTCTTCCTTTCGAAATATTTTTCTTTTTTCTATATATTGCAATAAATAGAAACTACAAATATCCCGTTACGAGACATTTATTAATTAGTTTCTATTTATAAAAATACATCTTAGTATAGACACATTTTCGCTTTTGAAAGGATGAAGAGTATGGATTATATTATTAAAGAGAATGAAGATAAAAACGAGAAAGATATAGTTGTTGAACCATCTGTGGACGGTAATGATGGTAATGGAAGAGAAAATACAGGAAGTCAGAATCCCGATAGATATCCTCCGAGATATAAATGGTTAGCAGAGTGGAGTAAGTGGACAGATAAACAAAAGGCATCCATCTTCTGTCCTGTAACCGTATTTGTTCAAGACTATTTTGGCGGTAGCTCTTCTACAATGGCAACCACAATTACAGATACAATTATAGATTTCAACTACAATCATTGTAGACGTTTTGATAAGATTGTTACCGGGGTGTATGATAAAGCGAACGTAAAAGGAGATTTACTAATCTTTAAACCTATAGATATCTATAGAATCCCATCGAAGTTTTCTGATATTAAGTCTGCTATTATCTCATGGGCAAAAGAAAATGGTTATGATGATACATATGAAGAGAGCTTTGACATTATGTGGAACTATGTTTAATCTTTAGGAGAGGTGGTTTGGTTGTATGAATAATAAGTATTTGGACAAATACAAAGATGTAATGATGAGATTGTTGTTATCTTATGATAGCAACATGACAGAAGCTGATGCAAAGAATATTGTAGATTATTCTGTGAAGAAACGATTTACAGATTTTGAGGCATATCTTCGGAATAATTACATCAAAAAGAACATTGATCTTTCTGGTGCAGAAATCTTAGAGTATATTACTAAGAAAGAAACAATACTTACATCTTATGGTGTAATGTTTAAGACTCATGCTAATTCTCAAAATCCAATGATTAGTGTTATTCAGAACTTTGCAAAGTTGAGAAAGATGCATAAGAAAGAGATGTTCAAATATCCAAAAGGGAGTGAACAATTCGAACGGTTTAATCTGTTACAACAACTTGACAAGATTGATATGAACGGAATCTATGGATTAATCGGTCTTGCAGTTTCTTTCTTATTTGACTTAAACGTTGCTCCAAGTGTAACATCTATGGGACGGTCATTGATATCTTCAGCAATTATGTGTTTCGAGATGTTCCTTGGAAACAACGTTAAGTTTGGTTCTTTGGATGATGTTCTTGTATTCATTGATAATGTAAGAAAAGAGTACAAAGAATGGAAGTTTGATGACGAAGTTGTTCTTGGCAAAAGTGGTTTTGTTGATGTATACGAAGTATTCAATAAGCTTATCTTAAACTGTGGATACAAGTATGTGCCAACAACGGAAGATATGGATATTGTGTTAAAGATTCTTCAAAGTTGTACACAAACAGAACTAAACAGATTGTATTATAAGAACAATCTTTATGGTATTATGGATACAGCATATGCCAGAAATCTTATGGTTCAGATATTTGAAAATATGGATTTCCCATATATGGACCCAGCATATCCACCAGTAGGAATTCGTCCATATCTTGATGAGTTGAAAGCTGTGTTATTGGAGTACGTTTTCTATTGCTATCAGATTTATGATAGAATGGATAGAAACAAGAACATGATAAAGAAGATATCTTTGATATCTGATACAGACTCTTCATTCGTATCTTTGGATGCTTGGTATAATTACAATATCGAATATCTTTCCGGATATGATTTCAAGATTCTTCATCAGAGTATAGATGTTGCTAAACTTGTTGAGAAATGTGAAAAGAGTGAAGAAGGAGTTCCTGAGTATTTGAAAGATATTCAGAGTACAAGATTTCCAATATCATTCTTTGAAAGGGATGAATGGGGAGATCCTATAAATAGCGGAATCTCTGATTGTATAACTTTTGAAGAACCGGAGTATGATTACGATTTCTTCAACAAAGAGAAGATTGAACTAAACAAGTTGATAAATCCGGTTGAAACAATTCCTCAAGAGAATATGAAGTTTTCTCTTGTAAATATCATGTGTTATATTCTTACAGATGTAATCAATCTGTACATGATAGATTTCACAAAAGAATCAGGTTCTTATAGGAATGACGTAGACTGTGCTATCGTTATGAAGAACGAATTCTTTATGACAAGAGTGTTGTTAGAAAATGTAAAAAAGCACTATGCTTCACTCCAACAGCTTCAAGAAGGTAACTATCTTGGTGGAGTGCCAGACGTTAAGGGAATAGATTGTCTGGTGAAATCTGTAATTCCTAAAACAACGAGAGATCGGCTTAATAAGATACTCTTAAAAGATATTTTGTTGGCAGATAATATTGATAGAACAAATATTATCAAACAAATGGCAATTCTTGAGAATGATATTTATACCAATATCATGAATGGTTCTAAGAATTACTACAAACCGGCAACAATAAAGTCGTTGGATTCATATGAGAATCCATTAAGAGTGTTCGGTGTTAAAGGATTATTGTTATGGAATTATGTAAAAGACGAACATCTTTCAGCTATTGATGTTAAAGAAAGAAACTCTGTCGATATCATCAAGATTGTTGTAAATGCTGTTACTGTAGAAAAGCTTAAAGATGAGTTTCCATATCAATATGAAAGATTCTTAGAATTGTTAGGAATTAAGGAATGTAATAATGATGACGTGAAGCTATTGAAATCAAAAGAGTTTCAATCTATAGCACTTCCGTTAGATGTTCCTGTTCCAAGATGGATAGAACTTATCGTCGACTACAGAAGTATTATTGTAGATAATCTTGGAGGATTCCCATTAAACGGTGTAGGGATATCTCAGTTGGATTCAAAGAAAGTTCCGTATACAAATATTATTAAACTATAAGAAGTAGGGATATTCCGATATTCGGAATATCCCGAAACTTTTATATAAACCGTAAGTTAAATTATAACTCAAAAGGAGATTTACTAATGCCTAATAACGAATTAAATTCCATCAGAATAGCTGTTAAAAATGAGGAGACGAATGAATCTAACCCTGTAAATATTGTAACTAGTGCAGAAAACGTTGAAGTAAAAACTGATTCTTTTCATGGAAATATTTTAAATTATATAGATGATTTAAAAGATAACATAGAGACTAACATTGATGAGATGAGTAGTAGAATAAATCTTAATAATAACCGTAGTGATATAGTTTATCTAACAGAGGGGCATATAACGGATTCAATGAGAGCTAAAAATATTCAGCTCGCTGCATCTCCAGCATATACAATTGATAATAAACTTCAACTTGGGTATAGGGCATCCGATGTGTTAGAACATGGTGTAATTCCCACTGTTGAAGAATCGTATGAGAAAATAAAACGTATCGGAACCGGTGCAACAGAATCGTCAGATATTATTACAATGAATCGTGATAATTTTGTATCTCTTATAAATGAGAAATATATAAAAGAGGTAATTATACAATCACCAGAAGCAATTTATAATTGGATATTGAATGGTGATGACGAGAGTGAAGAAAATCACATCAGCTTGTTGATAATGTTCAATGAAAATATCAACAAGGGTACTATTACAGATAATGATATTAATATCCTCATAAAAAATGTTGTATATACAATGTCACCGTTCAGTGCATTCTGCGACTATGTAAAAAATAGTGCAAGTTTCTTTTATTCATATAGATCTATTGGTATACGTGCTAGACTAAAAATGTACAGCTCTAGAAAATATATGAATAAAGAAACATTAGAAATGGATTGCACTAAATTCACAGAAAGTGACGATAACAGTATATATTACGGTCCGCATCAATTTGCGATAAGAGAAGGAAAAAATATTTGTATAACGGTTTCGGAACCTAACCAAGAGGAGACTTCTGCATATATAAAAGCTCAAGATTATGCTTATTATAATGGCAGAAAAGTGCCTTTATCAATATTTCCAATCATATTAACTCCGTGGAATGACTCTACGATTTTTGATAGTGAGAATTTTATTGGAAAATATAGTAGCGATGCGTTATATCGTTATAAACCATCATTTACACACGAACTTAGACAAAATTTAGCAATAATTTCCGCAGAAAAGGATGATAAGACTGGAAAATACAATATTTGCAAAATTAGTAATAACGAAAATATTGAACCGTATACGAGTTTTTTTCTACTAGGTGATAATAAAGATAGAATATACGGCAGATATTCGTTATGGTTGCCAAAAAATATAAAACCAATGGTAATGTATATGCAAGTAAATAACTCTACTCCTATACGGTTAATTATGTATAGTTCATCTTACAAAAATGGATATGCTAATAAAAAAGAATATGGAAAGTGGTATTGTGAAGATAATGGAAGGGTTAAAAATATATATATATCGGTGAGTTTAGAGAATTCAGATTACCAGATATGCATATAGTAAGCAACGGAACATATGATAATTTGATAAAAGAATATAACAGAGGAGCCAATAAAATTACTATATACATTACAAATATGGAAGTAGAATTTGTTCCTGATCGTGTAGAAAGCAATGATACTCCTGGTATGGATCATCTATAATTTATAAGAGTATACCACTTATAGTGGTATACTCTTTATTTTTAATTCTTACAACATTTTTTACATATTATTACTTTACTTATTTTAATATTTGGGAGGTATATGATGGGACTATTGGCTGATAGATTTAGAGAGAAGATGAGCAAGACAAAGGATCCTCGAATGGAAGAGGGAAAGTTTGATGTTATGTATTCAACAGGATTTCTTCCATTTGACTTTGCTAATGGATATAAGGTTCATGTTTCATTAAAGAATGGGCAAGAGATGTCATACAATTCTGTTGGCATTGCAGATGGTTCTTCAAATATGATTGTTGGACGTCCTGGTTCTGGTAAAACAACTTTCACTTTACAGGTTGCTGCTAACATTGTTAGACCATTTCCAAATGCTGTAATCTTCTATGATGATATTGAAGGTGGTTCTAACCAGATTCGAAGAGAGTTGTTTACAGGATTTGGTCCGGATGAGATTGAGCATAGATTGATCTACAGAAATGCTGCTGTTACTGCTGAAAACTTCTATCAGAGAATTCAAACTATTTATGAAGAGAAGATTGCTAATAAAGCAGATTATGAATATGATACCGGAAAGCTTTCTACTAAGGGTGAAAAGATTTATAAGATGATTCCTACAGTATACATTCTGGATACTTTAGCAATGCTTACACCAGAGAAGCTTACAGAAGAAGAGGAATTATCTGGACAGATGAGTGCAACCTCAATGGCTAAGACAAACTCTGCAATCTTTAAGAGAATTGTACCAAAGCTTAAAGCTGCAAATATCATTCTCTTTGTAATTAATCATATCAATCCTAAGGTAGATATCAATCCTTTTGCAAAAACAAAGGCTCAGATTGGTTGGTTAAAGCCGGATGAAACTCTTCCTGGCGGTAATGCTGGATTATATCTTGCAAATAACCTTATCAGAGTTGACGATGGAACCAAGTTAAAAGATTCTGAAGGATTAGGAATCAATGGTAAGATTGTTGAGTTTACTTTCATCAAGTCTAGGTCTAATCTTCCCGGAAGAGCTATTCCTCTACTGTTCACATATGACTATGGGTATGACCCGATACTATCATTATTCATCTTCCTAAAGAGTGGTGGTTATATTGAGTCTAAGGGTGCTTATATGCACTTCAACAACATAGCATCTGAGACAAAATTCACTCAAAAGGAGTTTAAAGAGAGAATTCTAACAGATGCCGACTTTGCAGAAGAATTCTCCAGATCTGCAAATGCTGCACTTTCTACCCTTTTAGGGAACATGAAATCACAGTACAATCCTACTGGCGTAAATAGCCTGTTGGATGGTATACTAAATATGCAGTCGTAAATATATTATAATATTGAGAAGCATATTTGTGTATTTTAAAACACAATTGGACGAATTAGGAGGAAACACAATGGCAGAAAATGTTATGGATGTTGTAAGAGACTTTGCACAGAATGCAAAGTCTCCAGAACATCTTTTAGGAAAAGGTTTAAATATCCCGAACAATATTACCAATTCGGGACCAAGAAAGATTATGAACGGAATCCACCAGTCACATACATTAGTGTTGACTCATAGTGAGGTTCCATATGTAGCAACAGGTTCAGAAAATGACTTTGGAAATAAGTCATCTTCTATATTAACAACGGATACTGGTTATAATGTAATTGGGAAGATTGAGAGATTTTCTCAAGCAAGAGAACATAACTACTATCTCATTCTGGAAGATCCAGAAAAGAAGAAACTACACGTTGTAGAAAGAATATCTTATAAACATAAGACAGAAGTTTATGGATATCTTTACAACAACAATATCATCGATAGTTACGAAGTCGGTTCCTATATTCCTAAGGGTACAACTCTTAGAAGAAGTATCGGATTCGATAAGTTTGGAAACAAGACAAATGGAACAAATCTTAATGTAGCATATATGTCACTAGATGACAATATGGAAGATTCCGTTCTTGTTTCTGATATCGCATGTGAAAAAATGGAAGCCCCATTGATTAAGAAGGTTAGTGTTATCTTAAATGATAACGATATCCCTCTGAATATCTACGGTGATGAAAATCGATATAAGGTATTTCCAGACATTGGTGAAAAGATTGAGAATGGGATACTCTTAGCATATCGAAGAGAGAATAAAGAGGAATCCATATACTCTCAAGCAATCTCAAGATTGAGACAAATAGAAATGTCTGATACAAAGATTACCATAACTGGTACAGTATTAGATATCAGATTGTATTGTAACAATCGAGAAGAGTTACAAACCGGACAATATAACCAACAACTACTGTACTATTACAATGATCGTATGAGAATGTGTAATAGTATCTTATCTCTTGTTGGTCCGTATATTGCTAACGGTTATACTATGACCTATGATCTGAATAAGCTGTTTACTACTTGCCAGCAAGAAGTAAATAGTGTTCAATTCTTAGACAAGAATAAATTCTCCAAAGTAGAATTAGAGTTTACCATTATGGAAGAACGAAAACTCGAAGTTGGAGATAAGGTAGCAGATCGTTACGGTGGAAAAGGTGTAGTATCAAAGATCATACCACACGAATTGATGCCGAAACTGCCTAATGGTATGCATGTAGATATGATCAAAAACTCATCAACAATGTACGGAAGAGAAAACCCGGGACAGATGTTTGAGTTAGAATTGAACAATATTTCAATGTGTATATTAGACCATATCAGGAATAATCATGTTAAACTTAACGATGCTTTTAAGATGATACTAGATTACATCAGTATCGTATCGGAGCTGTTACATGATAAGATGAAACTCTACATAGATAGTCTTGATGATAATGAAAGAGTTATCTTCTTACAGAGTATCATTTCAAAGACATGTATTCCAACTTCAAACTTACCGATTACAGAAGTTATGACAATCGATAAGTTAGATACGTTGTACAAGATGTTCCCATTTGCAAAGTTACAAAGACCATTTGTTCCCATTGTAAACAGTAATGGGGATATAAGATTTGTACCAGCAAGAAGAACTATGATTATAGCACCTCAATATTGTATTAGACTAAAGCAGTTTGCTGAAGAAAAATTCTCAGCAGTGTCTTTATCTTCTACAAATATCAAGAATGAGAATGCTAAATCTAAAGCATCTAAAACCTATAACGAACCATTCTCCTCTACATCTATCAAGTTTGGTCAGATGGAGACTGGTGAGTTCTTACATATGGGTCCGGAAATAGTAGTATTGAACTTAATGCTACATTCTCTATCACCTCATGGTAGAAGATTGGTAGAAAAGTTGGCTACTGGAGATCCATATGATGTGGATATAAAGATAGATCGTGAATCTAAAAATAGGTCTGCAGAGATTCTTAATACGAGACTCAAGACAATGGGTTATCGGTTAGTGTTTAAGAAGACCAAAAAGAAGAAGAGAGTTCCTATGCTAATTCCTGCATTGGAATTCACATACGATCCGAATAATGTAAGAGAAGCTATCGAATTTGTAAGCAAAGATTACGATATCAATTCTTGGATTAAGACTCTTGAAGATATTGATAGTATCACAAAAGAGAATGGTGATAAGATGAGACATGCGGTAATGTTTACAGATAAGATTGAAGAGGAAATGTTTAATTGCGATCCAGAGGATAAGAAAAAATAACTAAGGTGATTTTATGGGGAGCATGGCTAAACCACTAAATTTTGGACAGTATCAGATGATGAAAAGATACACGTTCAATCAAATGAATCAATGGGCTCTATCGGTGTATGCTAGTGGATACACCGATGGGCAAGATTCCTGTCAAGAGTATTCTGCAATGGATTTTGAACCAGAAACCATGTATGAATTCTTAATAGGAATAGAAGGAGTGAGTGAAGATATAGCAACAAAGATCGTTCAAGCAATGATTGAAAAAGGAGAGCAATCAACTTGGACGTTGGAAAGATAATATATCTATGAGGAGGTATATTTGTAATATTAGAAAATAACAGACCGTGATACTTAATATTACAAGCGAATACGAAAGAAAAGAGGTAAATATGTATGAATGTGAAATTATACCCAGATCAACCATTTGATAATACAGGAGGTGGATATCCTACGGGATATTCACCCCAATTTAACAGTACATCAGAATCATACCTGTGTAGTAACCAGGCTATGAATGATAAGATGACACATGACTTAGAGCATGAGAGGAGAATTGCTCAGTCTAGAACATCGTATGACGAAATGCCAGACTTTGTAAAACAGAACTATGTTGGACCAAAGTACGGTACACAAGAGTATCAGCAAGAAATGAATGTAAAGTACGGAGCTGCAGCACCAAATTATATTAAGCCACAGCAAGTACAGCAAATGATTCAGAATGACTATTCTATGCCAGAACCGAGACCTTATACACCTGGTATGAATGGTCCAATTGTTTGTGAAAGACCTGACGGTAGTGTAGACTACATCTTCACAGACAGAAATATGAATACTATGCAGGGAGGGTTTGAACCTCAAGGACAAACTCATCAGAACCATATCAATGCTTTCTCTACAGATTCTATGGAACAAAAGCAGATGAGAGAAAGTCAGTATCAAGATATGCCTTTTGACCAGGTTATGAATCCCCCAATGTATCAGAACATGGGATTTCAACCGTCTCAATTTACATATGACCAATTTGGTAATGCAATTCCTATGATGCAACCATCAATGTTTGCATATGATCAGTTTGGAAATATGATTCCTGCACAACCACAAATGATGGGTAATCCGTATATGCAACCACAACAAATGTACGGAAACCCCTATATGCAACAGCAGCCAATGTACGGAGATCCTTATATGGCTCAACAACCAATGTATGGAAATCCGTATATGCAACAACAAGTACCACCACAACCTCAAGACCAGTATGTTCAGAGTGGTACAGTTACTTACAATAATGGATACAATCCGTATCTTGCACAACAACAGGGTTCTTCTACAGGTAACAAGTATCTTGATTATATGAACAACAGTAGAAACCCTTACACATCAACAACGATTCGTAACCCATATACCGGAGCAATGATGAATTACAATGCGAATCCATATTGGCATAACTCATTTGATCCAACTTATGGCGATATCTTATATAGTATGGATATCAGCCATTTCACAGAAAATGTTCCAATAGATATGTTGATTTCTGATGAAGAGAGGAGAGTTGCAGAACAGAAACGTAGAGAAGATGAAGCTGCTAGCATTTACAATATGACATATGGTTTACCAACCATGCAGCAGTATAATATGTATCGTTCAGAGTTTGAACAATACAAGAAGAACACTTGTGACTTATATAGCGACTTACATGCCGCAGTTAATTCATATTTTGGAAAGGAGTATACGGAAGAAGAGGATAGAGCAGTTAGAGAGGCACATAACCCTTTAAAGCAGCTGGAGGATGCTATGGAAAGGGCTAACAAGAGTATGGGATTCGGTATCAACTATGGTAAGTTGTCACCGTCTGAAATGAAAGAAATGGAGGAGTTAAGACTAGTTAGAGAAGTAGCACATATCGACAATGATATGCTGCGTGAAATGTATTATTATCAACCTATGAGAGATCAAGCTCGTGCAGCATTGTATAAGAAGATCAAAGATTCTCATGATAAGATGTTGGGATTGAAACCAGGAGAAACATGTAACTTGGATTACTATCTAAATCATGGACATGAGTTGGTAAGAAATGCGTTCATAAATGATCGATTGTTGGATATGAGAAATGCTAAGTTTAGACAGTATGATTCCAATCGATTCAAGACAAACATCTATAACCATACAGAAGAAGCTAAAAGAACTGGTATAAGACCAGAGTTTCTTACTGCAAGACCGGTAATGGCAGCTCCAGGAGGTGAGTTCTCTGCCGAGAAGATGCAAATACTAAAGAACCTGTATGATCGTAGTGGTGGACATATGATAGATATACAGGGAGTTAAGTCTTATACAAACTTACCAAAGAGTCCTTATAGAGCAGATGTATCTGAAGATCCAGCTAGAATTGTTAGTGGAGAAGCTTATCAGATGACAGATAGGATGAGGAAGTTTAAAGAAGGTGCTGAAGATATGGCTGAACAATTCAAACAGATTCAAGCCGTATATGGTGACAGACGAAGAAAGAGTGAGTGATTATGAATCTAAATAATGTGTACGATTATGATGGCTCTTTCTCCGATAACCCAGTAGTGTTAGCTATGTATGAAGGTATTACTACAACCTTAGACGAGTATTACGATTCATTACAAGCACCACCATTATCTACATTACTAATGCCACAAGACTTAGATGCAATTCATAGAGTAATTACATCTGCTAAGCTTTCTGGTAATGGAGAAAAGAGAATCTTTGCTATAAGAGATATTATGGCAAGAAGAGGATTTACGCAACTTGCCGGAGGAACCAATAGATCAGTATTCACACATCCAAACTATCCACACATTGCTGTTAAGGTGGCTATTGATAATGTGGGAATCCATGATAATCCGGCTGAGTATAACAATCAATTTATTCTCAAACCTTACTGTACTAAGTGTTTTGAAGTATCTGCCGATGGTGCAGTTGGTGTGTTTGAGAAAGTTGGTAGAATCAGAAATAGCGTTGAGTTTTACCAAATGTGGGACGATATCTATTCTCTCTGTGAATACTTTGTAACAGAGAAAGAGTTATTGTTGGAAGACTTTGGTATCAAGTTCTTTATGAACTGGGGAATTCGGTATGGTTTCGGACCAGTATTACTAGACTTCCCCTATGTATACGATATCGATTGGGATAGACTCCATTGCGATAGACCTAATGATGATGGTACTATCTGTAATGGAAATATTGATTATGACGATCGATTCGACTTCTTAGTTTGTGAGAAGTGTGGAAAACGTTACAGAGCAGTAGATATTGCTAAGAAACGTGAAGTAGGAAAAGGTGTATTAACGAAGATATCAGGAGGTAAGAGAATGCAAATCACACTTAAAAGAGGAAATGAAGTAATTAAGACAACCGATGAGTTAGAAGTTACAAAGACCATGGGAAAGCCAGCAGTTGCTAAGAGCTGGAAAAATAAGATTATGTCCAATGAGGCAGCAGGAATCGGTTCTGATAGTGTAAAGATTAGACTGGTTCGTGGCGGAACTGAAATTGCTAGTTATCAGGCAGATAAGGTAGTTAAAGAAGACTTCGGACTTGTTGTAAAAGTTACTAGAGGTGAAGAAGAAGTTGCTACTACCACAGAAAATCATAACATCGTATCTGATGTTGAAGAGAATTCTGGACTAGTTGTAAAAGTTACTAGAGAAGCGGAACCTGTAGCTGAAGAAACTCCGGTTGTTGAGGAGAAGGTTGAAGAAGCTGTTGCTGAAAAGGAAACAGTTGAAGATTCCAAAGATCAAGACAACGTATTCGCAGTCAGAGGAAAAATTGTTAATAGCGTTGACAGTGGTATCAAATTTGTTGCTACCGATATCAATAAGCCGTTCAACAAAATTCTAGAAAACATGGACGACAATCATGTTGATATTGTAGACAAGGGTTTTATGGATGCTATCAGTGAGTTTGGTAACAAAAATGCTGAGGTGGAGGCTCTGGTTGCGAAAAAAGTTGCAAATGATATTAATAATGTAATATTAGACGATCTTAAGAAGAATTCCATTACTACAAAAGAAGAAGCCCCTGTAGAAACATCTGTAGACGAATTGGATAAGGAAATGGCAGAAGCTGAAGCAGATGCTCAAGCAGAGCCTATTGAAGATATTGATACAGCATTCAACAATATCTTTGAAAGTCTTAAGAAGAACTCTATTACCGTTGAAGAAGCTGAAAAAGTAGAGCCTGTAGTAGAAGCTGTAGAAGCAGTTATTGAAGAGAAGCTTGAGAATTCCAACTCTAAGAGACCGGCTAAGAAAGCAAAGAAATCTTCTTCTAAGAAGGTTGAGGAGAAGCCAAAAGCTTCAAAGAAGAAACCTGTAGCTAAGAAAACTGCAAAGGTTTCTAAGCCGGTAGAGATTGCTGAAGATCCGGAAGATCCAAAGCCGGCATTAGACACTTCTACAGATACAGAACTTCTGACAGATGTTGCAGCTACATTGGATCCATATGAAGCTCCTATTGAAACAGAAGCTGAAGTTGCACATGATATGATTGCTGAGATGGTTGCAAGCAAAGAACCAATCGCTCTGGAACTTATTAGAGATTCAGATACCAAAGTTACGGTAGATGATATCCTCAAGAATTACTAGAAGGAGGTTAGACATGTTGAATGTGTTTCCTGGCATCTTGTATGTTGTTGATAACATAGACAACATTGCTGGTGCTATATCTGCAAATCCGTATGGTAGACATGCGGTATTGAATCTTAGTGAAGATATCTCTTCTACCCAAATAGGAGAGGTCTTCAAAGATATTACTCAAGATGCTACCATATTATGTCCACCACCAATTGCGACATATATGGAGATTGATGGTAATACCGAAGGGTTCAAACAGTGCTATGCAGAATACCTCTTCAACGATGAAGTGAAGAGGTTCTTATTGCTGGTATTGTATGCAGTTCATAATGGTGTAAATGTATATATGTATATTCCAGAATTCACTAACGAATCGATCTGGATAGGACTATTGCTCAACCATTTGAAAGTAGAGTATGGAATTGATGTCGGTCTTGTTGGTAAGAAGTTCATGTATGATATAAGATTGGCAGATAAGGTTCTAATGGAATTATATCTCGGAAACTTCATCAATCCTTTTGAATACATTTCATATTTGGGAGGATTTGATTATATGTATCCTGAGGTTGTTGCTAGATTGAGTATGGATCTAGCTAGATTTGGTTGCGGAACCAATGATGTAATCAGCTTTATAACGGATTGTAAAGCTCAACAGAACTATGTGTACGCAAAGTATGGTGTGGCTGGTCCTGCTATACTGCGTCCAGTAATAGTATTCGAATAGGAGGAAATCATGTTAGCGTTTGGACCTTATGGAGCAATGCCAGATCCGAGTGAATGTTATGCCATATTTAACATAACATCATTCAATGAGCAACTCTTACGGTTACCTGGAATCATTGTCGATCTACCGGAAGCTGTGCAATATTCGGATGATGTTGCACTAGCTTTTGATAGATGGTATTATGAATACATGATTACAAACCCAGTAGCATTTGGGTCTATGATGACAATTCTCATGACTCTATATAATGAGTCAAGAGTCTATGTATGTATATCAGACTATGTAGATTCTTTCATCAATACAATCAACGAATCCTTTATCAAAATTCTTCAACAGAGATATGGGTTACGTTGTGTAAGAGTGAATGTGAAAGAGGATTGGAGTAATCTTGATCAATGTGGTTCCGACTTTACGTCATATAGCGGGCTGGATGTATTCGATGCCGATAGAGAACGATATTCCAAGCTTGTTAGAGAGGGAGTGATTATTCCATGGAGTACTCAAATCTCTGGAATGAGGTAAACTATAGGTCTCCTCTCCCGTATATTGTAAATTCCAGTATACGGGAGTATGATCTATCTAAAGCAAATATTTCATCATTACACCATTTCAATGTATTATCTGATCAAGAGTACGAATACTTTCTAAACCTTCCAAAGAAAGATAGAGAGGTTAAGATTGGTCTTATGATTAGAAAAGATAATTCTATATACAAGTATATCAAAAAGGGTATCGAGTATGCTAGACATTGTTTAATGAAGTATAATGAGATTCAGACTTGTGAGATAGTATCAATCAAGAACGATGCTGTATTTGTTTATGGTAGAGATTTGCAGCATACACAATTCGACGAATTCAAGTTTGCTGTAAAGAACGTGTTTAAGACTTATATGTGGCTCGGTGGTAATATTGAAGTTTACTATAACGATTACGAAGAAAATGGAGATATCTTATCATCGATTACCATAAAAGGAATATCTGATGCTAATATAGAATTGCACAATGATGGGATTCTATCTATAATCAATCAAGTATGCTATATGATCGATAGATATAGTATAGGAGATATATTGGCATATGTATCAGATATGTACAACGAGTTTAAGAATCGGAACCTCCCTGTACCATTCTACAGAAGTTTTGACTCTGGCTCTAAATATTCAATCAGGACTGGATACTTTGCATACTTATTGGATTACGCTGATGATAGTATGAGAAGTGTTATAGACCTGAGTGTGAACGATTCCATATTTAGAAACTTGTTGCGTATCGTTTACGATATATACAATTCTAGATATGGAAGATAAAGTACTGTCTCGTTACAGTACTTTATTTTTTCCTCAATATCGTAGTTGTAAATATATTATATCTATGAAGCATGTAGATAAGTTTTAGGAGGAAAATATGTATGAATACAATTTTGTCACCGATTTTAAAGGAGTTGGAATGGGGCAATCTAAAGCCCGTATATGAAAACGTTGCAATGATTAATGATATAGCTATGGCGTTGTACAACAACCCAACTTTGACAACTAATCAAATTGAAGCTTTGAAAGAGCTGTTATACATTTGCAATATTATGTATAACGATACAGATAGATCTCTCATTCCTATTGAAGATGGGGTGTACGATCTATTATTAGAGAAGTATAAGACCTATGATAAGAATTTCCAGATAGGTTCTAAAGTAATCCATTTCAATCCTTCTGGGGATGGTAATGAAGAAACAAAACAAAATGAAGTTAGAGAGGCAATTAGCTTCTTATCTGACGAAGATAAGAACAAGATAAACAATCTCACTTACTTCAAACCATTTATCGGTAATATTGGAACAGAATTCAACAACAATTATCCGGTAAGAAATTATGCTATCGATGATGCATATATCGAAAAACGATTACACAATACTTCTCATGAACATCCCGAGTTAATTGGAACTCTGGATAAGTGTAAGTTTGTGTTAAATACAGATGCTAAAGAACGTGGTGTATTTGCAGACCAGAATGTAAAAGTATTAGAAAGAGATTTCTTCATGAAACACATTCAAGATTGTATCATTACACCAAGTACAAGGTTCACTACTGTTCTGGAAATGAAGTATGATGGAGTATCTGTAGAAGCAGATTGTACAGATACCATTGTATCAGCAAGATCTAGAGGAGATACCGAAAGTGATAAGGCTGCAGACTTTACACCACTATTGAAAGGGTACAGATTTCCCAATAGGAAACCTACAGATCCGGAAGTTGGTGTTAAATTTGAAGCTATCATGACTATGTATGACTTGCATAGGTTCAATCAAGCTAAAGGATATGACTATAAGAATTGTAGATCTGCTATTGTAGGGTTGTTGGCTTCCTCAGATGCTTACCTCTATACAGATTTCATTACTCTTATTCCATTAGCGGTTGAACAGAAAGTTTTTGACACGGTTTGTGAAGGAAATAGAGAGAAGGAGTTGCAGTATCTTACTGAAAACTTCTCTTCTAAAGGAATCATTCCAAACTATGTAACGGTTTATGGAGATTATATAGAGAATCTCTTCGGTATAAACCTATTCCTATCAGAAGCAGAATATTCTAGACAATGGATTCCTTTTATGTATGACGGTATCGTTGTATCATATTTAGATCCAAGTATTAGAAAAGCTTTAGGTAGAGAGAACTTTGTAAACAAGTTCTCCATGGCAGTTAAGTTCAATCCATTGAAGAAACAAACTATCTTCAGAGGATATACTTATACTATTGGTCAAGATGGGTCTATAACACCAATGATTCATTATGATCCAGTAGAGTTCTATGGTACCATTCACTCTAAATCTACCGGACACTCTTATGCAAGATTCAAAGAATTGAATCTTCATATTGGTGATGTGTTAGATGTGGAATATGTGAATGATGTAATGCCATATGTAACGAAACCTACAAACGAACACAACAGAATCAATGGACAAAATGTTCCACCAGAAGAATTTCCAACAAGATGTCCTAATTGTGGATGTACACTGGAAGTATCTGAAAGTGGAAAGTCTGTTAAGTGTGTGAATCTGGAATGTGGTTCTAGACAGTTATCCAGATTGGTAAACATGTGTGCTAAGTTAGGATTGAATGGATTCGGAGAAAGTACTATTCAGCAAATGAAGATAAAGTCTCTGGAGAATTTGATTGTATGTACACATAAAGAGATTGATGGTAAGATTTTGAAAGTATGTGGATTTGGAGATGTTGAAAGTGCTAATATGACTAATGAAGTATCTCGAATCATACACGATAAATCTATCACAGACGCTGATTGGATTGGAGCTTTAGGTTTTGATAATATATCTAGCAAGACTTGGAAGCAAATCTTATCAGCAATAAAGTTGAAAGATTTGAATGAATTGTTGATGAATATGGAGTATGATAAAGTAAGAGCTATACTGAGCCAGATTAAAGGTATCGGTACAGCAACTATCGAAACTCTTATTTCAGAATATGAATTCTTCAAAGATGATATCCTATTTATCTTAGGATATATCAATCCAACTCCATATGTAGCTACAAATGGTAAAGTTATAAGAGCTACAGGATTTAGAGATGGAGAACTATTTAAGAAACTAAGATCTCTTGGTTGTGATGCTGACGATAATGGAAGCCTTACAAGGAATACAGATATTCTACTTGTACCAGCTCCAAACTTCTCTAGTACTAAAACAGCCAAGGCAATGCAGTATGGAGTTACCATTGTTGACGTGAATGAATTTAAGAATAATATAAGTTCTTATATTTAAAATCTAAAACAAGGGTAACTAAAAATTACATAAGAAATATATTATATTAGTGATGACAGTGTTGTACTGTTTTCATATATTTCAACATTTCAAAGGAGGAAATGAACCATGGTAAAGAAATTCAAAGAGACATCAATTCCGGAGTTATACTCCAAGTTATTAGCAGAGAACTTATTGACTCTGCGACCAGAGCATGTAGATAAAATCTACACAGTTTTGTTTGACGCTGTGACGGAAGCGTTAGCAAAGTTTAAAGATCAGACATTTAAGAAGGGTATCGTATTCAGAACTTTAGATGGTACTTTCATTGCAGGAGCAGCAATCTCTTATGTTGGAGATGGTGATGCAGATTCCGCATCTGGACAATGGAACTATTCCTGGACAACAGATGAGAAGGATTTCGAAGATGTACTTGAGCCTATCGATATCAGATCCAATGGATTAATGGGTCAGATGTTTGGGCAGGTTGGATTCAGATTGTATTCTTTCAAGTTCGTTGACAGTGATGTTATCTCTGTTATGATGAACCTCTGTATCGAAACTATCATCAACTGGCTGAGAGATAATGTTAAGGATGGTGAGCCGGTTACACTTGAGCTCGAAGGTGTATTCTCTGCAACTGCTGAAGTTGTAGATGGTGAAATTGAGATTGGTATTGTTCCGGACGGTAAGGTTAAGCAGCTTATTAAGGATGACCTTGCAATCGCAAACTAATTTACAGCATCTGCAATAATTCGAATTATAACAGTTACTAGTATTGTGATGGTAGAGGGGTAGTTTCTCTACCATCACGATATCATGTGTATGAATATTTTTTATGAGGTAATAGGTATGTCTATAGATAGTAGAACAGCTATTATTAATGGAAGGCTTATGAATATTACCTCGGAAACAGAATTACCGAGGTATAGTAAGATATTTGGTGGTAATAAAAGTGCGTACTCCAATTATGCTTTAGAGGTAGATTGTAATGGAGAGACGTATGTGTTACCATTCATTAATAAGACCGATAAATGTCCTGGTGTATATCAAGATGGGTGTTTATGTTTTGTAAATGTGCCAGAGACAGAGGCAGAAAAGAAGACTTATGGGATAGAGAATCTGGATATCATAGATATTGGAAACTCTGAATCCATTAACGAATTTCTGAATAAGACTAAGACTATTAGGGATATGGAAGCGACTACTCTATCGTCCTCGGATGATAGGTTTATACCGCCGATGCTACCCAATGATAGTCCAGAAATGAGAGCATTCAAAGAAGCTATTGCACTGAAGAATTGTGACATCAATAAGTATGCTCCACGATTCGGTGAAAATTTCTTGAATGATAAGCGGTTGTTCAAAACAGGTTCTATTACAATGAACAAACTGATTTCAATATCTAAGAATTTGGATATTGAAGCAGAGCTTATCCTGAGAGATACATCTGACGATGTTCCCAATAAAATGGGAAGAGAAGTTAGGGTTATATTAACAGGAGACAGCGAAGATGATAATGAATGATCAAAACATGGCATTGTTTCCATATTATAATATGGATAACAATGTGATCAATACACCGGATCCTCGTTACTATAATGCTCAAGATATGAGATATATAGATAACGATGATAACCAGCCAGACATTGATAGATTTATGAGAGACTTCAATGCTGCAACCAGACCAAGATTCAACGATGCTTTATTTGAAAGAAGTAATGAAGCCATTGTTGAAGGGATTAAGAAGGTTATCTTATCTTGTAGAAGAGATAAGTACTTCATCTTAGACGTATTGGAATTCGAAGTAATCACAGATTATGATAAGATTCAGGATACACTAAGAGAGTATTACAGTGGAAAAAATAAGGATAAGAATCAGAACCCCTATGAGTTTATTAACTTAAGAGATTCTGATGTTATGCTGTTAAAGACCACATACTATGTGAAGCTGAATATACCAAAGGATAAGATTGGTGTAGACAGTAGAACTAAGAAACCGAAAAGATCAGAAGGAAAGTTTCAATCACTTATCATCCTTCCGATTTATGTGGATAAGTATTATTTCCGCATTGGAGGAAACTATTATTCTCCAATGTATCAGATTGTAGACGGAAGTACATACAACAACGTTACTTCTGCCAACAGTAAGAACTCAAAGGTTACACAGAAAACCCAGTTCATGCCAATCAATATCTATAGAGAGATGTATGAATTGGTTAACCTTGGAGATAATGTAGTCTATCCTTGTACCTTATATGCTTCCTATATCTTTAAGAAGAAGATTGATGCAATGAAATTCATTCTTGGAAGATATGGTATCTATGGTGCAACGGAACTATTAGGAATTGAACAGATTTATATCACAAAGATTCCTGAGAACTTTACAGAGAAACAGTTACACAACAACCCACCTTTGGACCCTAATATCTATTACAACTTCATCATGAAGAGTGCTAAGGGTGCTGTTAGTAGTAAGATGATTGTATCTGTACCAAAGCTTCTATACGATAGAGATAGAGTTACACAGTCTTTCTGTTATACTCTTCTGAAGAACGTTAAGAAGTTTAACGAATTCGAAGATATCTATGATCCGAGATATTGGACTATCTTACTTGGTGGAGAATTCTCCTCTCTCACTTTAGATAAAGGTATTCCGGTATTGGATTCATTCGAATCTATTTACGATATTAGAACAAGAGAAACAATCAATCTTCCTCCTGAAGATAAGACTGACACTTATCATATCGTAATGTGGTTGGTCAGAGAATTTAGCTCCCTTAGAAAGAAAGATAATCTTGATATCTCTACGAAGATTCTTAGAATGGCAGATGAGTATTTACCATACATCTATGCTGCTAAGCTATCTACTGGTATCTACAGAATTTCTGATAAGGGAGCAACAGTATCATTCAATGATATCATCAGAGTTATCAATACGGACCCAGCATATTTGATCAAGAATATGAACTCTTCTAATCTTGTTCCTTATGTAGATCATGTAAACGATAATGATGCAGAGATTGCATTGGCTTGTACTGTAAAGGGAATTTCCGGTATTGGTGAACAGGGTGGTAAGTCTGCAGTTCCTGTAGTATATCGTCACGTTCACCCATCTCATCTTGGAAGATTGGATCTTGATGCTTCATCTTCCTCAGATCCTGGATTATCAGGAATGGTGGTTCCAACATTGGAGACTTATAATGGGCATTTTGCTCTATATGATGAACCTAATGGTTGGAAGGATCACTATAATAACATATTGTCTCAATCTAACCAAGATACTGGAATTAGAAACGCTTTAGAGTGTGATAAGACGTTCCCTCTATCTTGGGATTATGTGAAAGATGATATGGTTCAAGAGACTATTGCCGAAAGAAAGTCTTATAGGAATGCCATTATCGATGTGAATGGAGTTATCGATTACGGCGGACTTGGAGTTGTAGTCGGTGATGATGTTGAAGAAGTTGTATACAAGTACAACGGAAATTAGGAGGACTTATGGTTTCAGATTCCTATGTATACTTCCTTTACTCAGAACTTCAGAAGAGTGAAAGGGAAGCTATGGAAGCTAAACTCAGTAGAAAGTTCATTCCCGGAGTCGTTATTGTAAACGGCTCCGAGTTTGAATTCACTGAAATTTCTACTACAAACAACAATGTGTACATTGATTGCAAGGTGGTTGCAGAAGGGGTTATATCTAAGATGAAGTATAAAGATATCTCTTTTGTACCAACTTGGAACTTAGTTTAAGAAAGAGGTGTTTTATGGCTCATGTATTCGATGTTATGGCATCATTGTCTGGACAGCTTAATGTACTAACCGGACACTATTGCAATAACACTATGCTCAACTGCATCGAATCTGTTCCGACATTTATTGCCGTAACTCTCGATAGGAATAAGAGATTTACAAAACTTATGGACGGTGAAGATATTGAGATTGCTTCAATTGTAATCTCTAACACTCATGATATCTTCAATCCATTATACATTGTTACCGCTACAAATGTAGAAACACCAATGGTGCTAAAAGCACCAACCGTTGTAACCAAAGGAGATAAGACCGGTCCAGCTATTGCTACGGTTGTAGTTCTTCCGAAGCTTATCTTCAATGAGTCTACTGATATCAAGGATATTGTGAAGATCTTGAAAGAAACTTATTTTGGATTGCTCAATACCGATCCGAATATTAAGTATAAAGCTTCGGATACTATGTTGCAGCTTGGAAACGATAACGATCATGATGTCGTATTCGTTCCCACTTATGACCTTACCATGTTATATGCAGTATACGGGTTTATCCATATCTACATCAAGAACTACTTTGAAGCTACCAGCTCAGAGATTGTAAACATAATTCTTGGTGAAGATTATGATAGCAACAGCAAGCGGGCTCTTAGTGATACTTTGGAGAAGAACTGTGGAAGCCTGTCTTCTCTCAGAGAAGCTTTCGGACTTGGCACTCTGTTATCAGATGCCATCTACGAATAACGTTTTACAGATAAACAACATATATGTAAAAATATTAGCGTGTGCGATTATTTATTTTCTGTTTGCATTTCTTAATTGAACAAAGATGCAAATCCAATATCTTTTAAATCTGTATCATGCTAATCATTTTACACTTGAAGCCTGATAAGGCTTTATATGAATAGAAGGGGATAGTGTAGTGTACACTATCCCCATTCATGCCGTTTTTTAAAAGATATCACATTTTGAACATAAAAGTACGGAGGGTGAACTTACTATGTATAACGCAATGCTAACTGAACAAGAGTCAAACATTATCAGAAAAAGGGTATACGAGTTTATCGATAAGAATGGTTACACTGTAAGAGATGTATGTAGGAATGAATTCTTTATATGTGTACCAACATTCAACAAAAATATTGGTAGGAGAGACGAAGATCGTAGGATAACTATTACTGCTACAATTATAAATATCGTAGATAAGCTTATGGAAGAAAATATTTTAACGGCAAAAGAACAGCTTACTATGAGAGAAGCTGGTATTTATAAAAGGAAATAATGTCTCATATGAGACATTATTTTTTGAAAGGTGGAATTTTTATGAAGTTGTTGTACTTTAGGCTAAAAGGATATATCAACATATTGCAAGGTATGGGATTAGATGAAATCGTTATACCTTTTGATAAGTTGAATTCCAGAATTATATTGATTCAGGGAGAGAATGGTACAGGAAAATCTACTCTTCTAAATGCTATGATTCCTGCTCCAGATTCTTCTGATTCTTTTAGAACAGATATCAAGATTGATGAGAATGGAACTGAACACATCATAGAATACCCGGCAGAGAAAGAGTTACATTATCAAGATAATGAAGGTTCTATCTATAAGATTCTTATCAAGTCTGTTGTAAACGATGCAATGACCTCAAGAACTACTAAGGCTTATATTTCCAAAGATGGTGTTGAATATAATCCTAATGGAAATGTATCATCTTTCAAAGATTTTAGAGATGAATTGTTTGATATCAATCCAACATATTTAGATATGTCTTCTATAGGCTCGGAAAATCGTGGCTTGGTGGACATGATTCCTTCTGAGAGGAGAAAATACCTATCATCCTTTATAGGTTCAGTGGAGACGTTCAATAATATCTTCAAATCGTTAACTAAGACGGTTTCTTCCATAAAAACCGAGATTGGAAATCTTAATGGAAGAATATATGCTATTGGAGATTCTGTAGCTTTAGAGAGTACTCTTGATAAGAAGAGCCTTGAGTTGGCTTCATATAAGAAAGATAGAGATGAAATGATAGTCGATAAGACTGCTCTGGAAGTTGAAATGAGTGTATTGGATCCATATAGAAAGATTCAAGAAACTTATGAGAACATTGCAAAGGAGTTGCATGTTCTAAAAGCCGAAGTTAGCAGAAATGAGAATACTATAAAAGATGCAATGGTTCTTATTGGTGGAGCAGACCCATATGAGGAGCTTAAAGCTGTAATAAAGCATCTTGAAGATCTAAACAAGACTTGTATGGAGCATAGTAACAAGTTGAGTTCTTTATCAATGTATATGGAATCTATCAAGTCTGATATATTGAACAAACAATCAGAACTTGGTAAACTAACTTCAGATAACTACAATGATGCTATCGGTGCAAGAATGTCTGAATTGGAGAAGGATATAGCATTCTATGATAACAAAATTGGAAAAGATTTGATTGAGAAATTGTCTAAGTTTTCCAAAGAAGATATTACCAATCTACATCAGAACATTTTGAAGTTTGTAGATATGTTGAACATTGTAAAAGACTCAGATGCCAGTGCTTTGGAGTTGGCTACAAGATGTATTATCGATGATAAGAGGATTGATGGAGAGATTCTTAGAATTAGAGAAAATATATCTACATCTGTAACCATGATAGCAGAAAAGAAAACTGCTTTAGCTAAGGTAGAAGAAGATATAAAGTCTATGACTCTATTAGAGCAAAGACCAAAGTCTTGTAAAGACGATTCTTGTGCATTCGTAAGTTCTCTTGTAGAAATTTCCGAGAGTTATAAGGCTAAAGATAGTAATCCTTGGAAAGAGTCTCAAGCGATATCTGCTATTATAGCAGAACTTGAAACTATGTTGACTCAAGCAAGAAACGATGCTGATGCTTACGAGAAAAGTGTAGGTATTTATCATAGTATCAATGATGCACTTTCTCTAATCAAAGAGTCTACAGCCACTATCAAGAAGTTTAAGTATCTCTCTTGGATGTTGGATAAGAAAGAGTTGTTGACAAAAACAATTCTCAATCATTATCCGCTATCAGAAGAGATTAATTATCTTGAGAATATGAAAACTGTTATAGCAGAGATGGATAACTATACGATGCTTATGAATGAGTATAACTCATTAAAGTCAAAGTATGAAGATACTCTCAAATCAAGATCTAAAATCGATACTATAACTAAGGATATCGAATCTCTTCAAGAGAAGTATGATGATAAGCTTAAAGAATCTGATATGGTTATGAAAGACTTATCATTTACAAACAACATTGTTGCAGAAATGAATAAGAAGAAAGATAATATTCAAAGAGTGATAGACTTGTTTGAAGATAAGGATGAACTTGATAAGAGAATGGATTCTTTGAAAGAAGAATATTCTTCTATTAGAGACAATATCGAATCTATAAAAGAGAAAGCCGATGCTATAATCATTGTAGATAAGAATATTAAAGATACTGATGAAATCATTTCCAAGTTGGATGATGAGATCGCCGAACTAAAGTTCAAACTAACTAACCTATTGGTTTATAAGAAAGATGTAGAAAACTTGAAGACTCAGTATGAGAAGACTACTTTCGTTAGAAACTTATGTTCTCAAACTGGCGGAAATAGTATTCAAGCAGAGTATGTAAAGATGTATATGAATGATATCATTTCAACTTGTAACTCTCTTCTGAAGTACATGTTTAATGGAGAACTGATTCTCCAGTTACCAGTTATAGAAGATAAGGAATTCTCTATTCCATTCATCGGACCATTTGGAATGGTTGTTCCTGATATCTCTAAAGGTTCTACTGCACAGAAATGTATGATCGGTTTAGCTTTCAATTGTGCATCTATGATGAGAATGTCTTCTAAGTATAATCTATTTAGATTAGATGAGATTGATGGTGGTTTAGATACAAGCAATAGATATGGATTCATAACAGCATTAAACTATCTCTTAGATATAACTAATGCTGAACAGTGTATTATGATATCTCACAATATGGAATTTGATACACAATCTGTATCTAAGATAGTTTGTACAAAGAGAAATGGTCTACAGTTTACATAGAAGAAATCCCATAGGTTCAATGAACCTATGGGGATCTTTTATTTTTTAATACTGGTTAAACTTATCCTCATTGATATAAACTACTTTCTTTACATCTCTAAGGTTAGTATTCTTTGCAGTTCTTGTTCTTGGATCAATTACATAATCCTCGATAAGAATGTCAGAAGATGCTGGCATATTTGGAACAGGCTCATTGGTCTTAGTATTAATCCACTGGAAATACTTCATACCAGATTCCTGATTATAGATGATAACCTCTTCGATATCAGGATTGCCTTCATTCAACATTCTATTCTCTTCTGGAGAGATACTGTTTAGATAATTAGCTAACCCTCTATCCTGAGTTACCATAGATAATGGAACATCTGTTACGCCATCTGCAGGAACCATTCGAATATCATTTACTGCCATTGTAAGTTCCTTTGTAGTTGGTTGAGCATATGGCTTAGCTCCTACAGGAGTATTGATGAATGCACTATAAGCATCCATAATCATCTTATTATCATCAACCTGAAGAAGTGCTCTATTATCCTTAAAGCGTCTGTATTCCATATCATTAGCCTTAGTGATATTGGCATTGATCTCTTTGATAGCCTGAAGCTTTGTTCCCATTAAGGAAGACATAGAGGAAAGCATGTTTGTCATATACATATACTTTCCCTTCATTCCTCTAGATGTTCTGATGAAGTCTAATTCTGCTTTAGCATTAGCCATTAACTCATCAGCTTGAGAGATTACAGCATAAGCCATATTGTTTGTATCCGTATAAGATTCTTCATAAACTGTAGACTCTACAATCTCCTTAGAGTTTACTGGCTCAGCATCTTTGTCTTTATTTTTTGGAGGTCTTCCTCTCTTCTTAACAGTTAAGCTTGTATCGGTAGCTCTCTCTGTTACCATTGGAATCTTTGGATCTTCTACATAAACATTTCCACCAATAAGATTTCCAAAAGATAATCCACTGGTGTTTGAGGGTTGTGGTGGTGCAGGTTGATTTGAAGGTTGATACATTTCTACCTGTATCGGATTATTGTTTTGATCATAAGCAGTCTGTTGACTATAAGGTTTCTTGTAATAGTAATTCTCTTGAGAATCACTACTCATTGGTGGGTTTGGAAAAGCTGTTATATCCATTTTTATCTCCTCTTTATATTCATTATTGTTTTACATAAATGTGCCTTATATTAAGAAATATTTCGCCAAAAACTTACTAATACATACATTTTAGGAGGTTATAGAGCATGGGCAAGAAAAAAACATTGGACGATTTAATAGATAGAAGTGAGTATGAGTTATTGATTCCGGGATATCCGAAGGGTTCAGATTTGACAATCTTGAATTGTAATTATATCAAGAATTATATCAATGATGAAGACGGTGGTAGTCGTATGGATGATTATATGTATATCATCTATAAAGATAATGTAACCGGAAAGAAGGGTTATTATGTAGAAGAGTATCCGAAGATTACATTCTATATGATAGATCCAGAAAAGTATAATGTTCCAAATTATATTTTAGCACAATTGGAAAAGGATAAACTTAATCCAATAACTTGTAGAATTCAAGACTTGTTAAGAGTATTGGCAGAGTTGACCGGAAATCTTCAATTCTTCTATGATAATATCAGAAGTAAGAATATGTCAGCAAATCAAGCATTACATTTGGAACCATCTATATTAGGTTCAGATATCAATCCAGAAGATTTCTATAGATATCTATTTGCTAAGTCTTATACTAACACAATCTGTGCTTTAGATAAAGCATTCTTGGATATAGAGGTTGATGGTAGATACTCTTTACACGATTTTCCTGAGTCCGGGGAATGTCCTATCAATGCAATATCATATTTAGATTTAAAGTCTAAGACTTCATATCAACTTCTGTTGAAGAATCCGGAGAATCCATTGATTGAAGATTACATGAAATCTTTCGATGATGGTACGGAGTATAAGAAGATCAAAGATTTCGTAATCGATACTGTAGGACAAAAACTATCTAGGAAGTATGGTCTTTATGATATTGAATACAAAGTATTATTCTTTGAAGATGAGTTGGACTTAATCGAAACAATGTTCGATATCATTAACAATACAAATCCGGATATGTTGATGATTTACAATATGGCATTCGACTTGAACTACATTATCGATAGATTGGTTACTCTTGATAAGAATCCTTTGGATTATATGACCAATAAGAAAGTAAGTAGACAATTCTTGACATATCATGTTGATGAAAGAAATATGAACAATCTTGAAGAACGTGGAGATTATGTAAAGATAAGTTCATTTACAGTATGGATTGATCAGATGATAAACTTTGCATCTATTCGTAAAGGTAAAGCAAAATTTCCAAGCTTCAGATTGAATGATATTGGATATACGATAGCAAAGGTTAAGAAGTTAGACTGGTCTCATATTACAACGGATATGAAGATGCTTCCATATCTTGATTATAGAGTATTCTCATATTATAATATCATCGATACGATTGTTCAGCATTGTATTGAGAAATGTACTCAGGATTGTGAGTATATCTTTACAAAAGCATTGGTAAACAATACAAGATATGAGAAAGCTCATAGACAATCTGTATATATCAAGAACAGATTTAAGTCAGATTATGAGAAGATGGGATTCATCTTAGGAAATAACAGAAACATTGTTAAGACTGAAGGTGGTCATAAGTTCCCAGGTGCTATGGTTGGAAATCCTTTAAATAATGATAAGTCTGTATATATCACAATTGATGGACATCCAACAAACATTGCAGAATATCTTGTAGACTTTGACTATGCAAAACTATATCCGTCAATTCTTGAACAGTTTAACATTGCTTCTAATACTCAGATTGGAAAGATTATTATTGATAAGCAAGTATCTGATCTTGAGCATCATGATATGTATACTTCTCAGGATGAAGAAGAAGATATGACAAGATATAGTAGAGGTGGAGAGTTCTTGGAGAACTTGATGACTGATAATATGATATCTTTCTTCCACAAGTGGTTCAAGTTGGCTACATTCAAAGAGCTTCTTGATGATATGAGAGAGTTGATTCCAAATGTTGAGTATGGTTCTAATAACAGAAACGTTATTAACTTTGGAACTGTTCGTAGAATAGAAGCTATTAGCTTTATTGATAAGAATTATGATATCGGTAGAGCAAGAGAAGCTATAAGATTTATGGATGTTATTCCTATGGAAAAGAAGGAATCTTTGATAGAGCAGATAAAGGAGAAAGCATTATTATGATGAGTACAATGGCGGAGTTCGTTGAATATGTACAATCTATAGTAAAATCATGTGCCGGATTCATTAAGACTGATGGAAACTTCTTACATGTTCCAGGTACAATATATATGATAAGTGATGATTGTACAGTTCTCTCAAAGGTAAACATTCCATTACTCAATCAAACGGTTTTCGGGGGAAATATCAATACATTTTTAAAGATATCTTCTCCCGAAGATATGGAAAATATAACAAGATCTTTATACTCATTAGGAAACAATCTTTTAATGCAAAGAATGATAGAGCAATGTGGTAGATATGATGCTGTATTGAGTCTTGCACCAATAGAGTATGAAGAGGATTGTACATTAATTCCATACTTTGATGAGTTATCTCAAGGTGGAGAAATGAATCCTTTGAAGTATATGGGCGGTACCGGACAATATATATTGTATATATCTAAATGGTTACTCCCAATGAATAAAGGAGATTTATGTAAGTTGTCCATATACAATAATGGAGAACTTAAGACTGTATGTTTTACCGTTCATAAGAAAAAGATGAAATTAGATGTTCAAATTATGTACAACATAATCCCCTATGCGAAATAATCGCATAGGGGTTAAGTTCTGTTTAATAATCATCTCCGCCACCACCAGAGCTTTCTGGTGCTTGTTTCATACTAAGAGCAATCTTAGCACGATCCTTAATCTTCATAATCTCTTCTTCTGAGATGTATCCAGGAATCAGCTTAGAGATAAGAATCTTCTTATACTCAGCCTTGGCTTCATCAGCTTCTCCAATCATATCAATCTCAACTCTACTATCAGCATACTGTACAGCAGTCTGTAATAACTGTTGTCCCTGTGTAAGTGATAAGTATGCAGGAATCGGTAATCTTAACTCCAACTCTTCAAACTCATTATACTCAAAGAAATATAACTTTGTAAGAATAGGAGACATAAAGTTCTCAATGATTGCTTGTCTCTTCAATACGTTTCTTAAGAGCTTTGCATTGGTCATAGTATAACGAATAGCAAAGTCCATACCAGTAGAAGAGTTTACAATCTCAACAGGAACACCCGTAGAAGATATAGCAGATTCTTCCAAATTCTGCATCATATCTGCCGGGAAATCAAACTGTTGACCGGGTTGTGTATCAAAGGATATTGGTGCTGTTCCGGATGAATCTGTAGGTATTACGAAGTCATTAAAGCGACCCAACATTCCAAGCATGTTCGATACAGACTCCATTTGTCGCACTCCAAAGTTACCCTTCTTTATCTGTGAGATCACATTTAACAATGACTGTGCAACGTTAGTGTCAAGTGATTGTTTAACGTAATAGACACGTCTATCATATCCTCTAATAGCCTGTCCTAGTGTAGTGGTGATGTTCAACATGATCCACTGTTTAGCAGCTACAAGAGAATCCCATAAGTCAGAAATACCTCTATTAGTATTTGGATCTGTCCTAAACTTCAAATGATGTACATCATCGGCAGGAATGAATGTTACATTCATATCCATAGAAGTCTTAGAGATATTGAAACGATCATTGTATCTCAACATCAGATAGATTTCTTTAGAAAGATCGCTATTGGAATTGATAAATGTTGCATCAATTGCATTAGAAATTTTTCCAGCAATAGATTTGAGAAGTATATCTCCTTCACTATCACCCTTATTCTGTTTGAATATAGAATTGATAGAGTTTGCAGATGTGGTTGTAGCTATGTCATTAGACATATCCCCACCAAGCTTATCTAAATCTACATCAATGTAGTATCCGCCAAAGAAAGTATCTTCAATATAGATAGGAATAAACTTATCATGTTCAATGGTCTTTAATACACAACCATTAACCTTTGTATTGGTAGACTTATTTCCTCTCTCAGAGCCGGTATCATACAAACCTTGAGCAGCAGTCTTATCATAATCTTCTATCTTAAGATCATCCGTAGGAATTGTCTTATCAAATTTAAGAACATTCTCATCATCAATCCTGCTGATATGTTGGTCATATGTAGCTTTTCCCTGAGTAGCTTCAAGAATAGAGAACTCCGATAATCCGGTTAACAGAGAAGACTTGATAGCATTTCTGATGAAAGTGTTATTATCGATAGCTTCTTTGATTACATTAGACTTATCGAATGTAACATGAATTCTTCCATCTTGTGCTTTGATCTTTGTATTCTTACTACCAAGCTTTACCAATTCTCCCTTGGTATCAACAACAGCTTCTGATACCGTAGAAAGCATATTGTTCTTTCTTGTCAGAAGTGTTTTGAATGCTTTATTATAAGGAACACAGTATACAAATACTTCTCCATATTTAGAAGTCATATCGTACCATGTTTCTACACGGTTCTCAAGATCATAACGAGTAGAAAGATTATCAATGTTGTTCTCCATAACAACCTTTCTATCGTTCTGTTGAGTTTCGTTCTTAGGAAGAATTCTCAAGAACTCTTTGCTATAGGAATCTGAACATAATACAGCATCCTTTTTAATATCCAAAGCTGTTTGGAGCTTTGGCATATATTTGCAGATAGTATCAAATTCATCATCCATTTCTTTGATCCACTTTGTTTTGGAATATGCTTCCATAATTCCACCCATGATATCTGGCTCTTGGAACAAAGTGGAAATATCCTTATCATTACCTTTACCAAGGTTCATATTAACAGGATCTGATTGGATATTGTTTGCTAATTTCTGATATAGCTTGGAGATATTAGACAGATTTTTGAAATCGTCATCTCCTGTAGCTTTAGCGATAGAATCGTCCAAATCGTCAGTGATTTTATTATATAATAAATCCTGTACGTCTGAAGTGTGATACGTCGTAGAGTATAGATTAGATATCTGACCATCTAATGTATCTAATTCTCTAGACACTTTTCTATTTTTATCTGCCATTTTTCTTGTCTCCAACCTTCTATAATTAATTGCTGATTATATTCATGTTTAAAATATACAAAATAATGTAGTAGGACATTGCTGCCCTACTACATATATCTAAGTGATTAAACCTTGTACAGATTGGTTACTGTGGATGCCAGTGTTTGGTTGGTAACGATGTTGGAAACCATACCGTTATTCTCAACCTTGGTGTTGTATACATCGTATACATAATCATTGGAGTCAAGAATAAGCTTTCTGTTACCATTGGTTGTAAGGTCATTCTGAAGAAGCATTGCTGCATATCTGTTAACCTTATCACCCATGATTGGGAAGCAGTTAAAGCTGATAGAGATTTCCTGGAAGTCAATGGAACCCTTTGTGGAGTTGTACATTGTTCCCATCGGAGCGGAAGTTGGCTGTGCGTTAGCTAACAAGTAAGCCTTCTCAATCTTTCTACATGTATTATCTGTTACATAGTATAAGAAAGTAAAGGTCTCATAGTCTGCACCTGGATCGGTGATGATACCATCAGCAATAAGACCATGGTAAGTCTTAGCCTTAGTATTAGGATCCTTAATACCGGTAAGGTAGGTAGCAAGGTAGTTAGTTAACAGAGAACCAGATCTCTCATAGAAGGACATATCTACCTGAATAGATGTATCCATTGTAACGTTGTTGATCAACTGCAATTCGTTGTTACCGTTGGAAATAGTACCAGCGTTTGCACTGATATCCGGAATTCCGGAAAGTCCCTTGAACTCACCCTCGATGATGTGAGTAACACCATCCTGAAGGTTCTTTACTTTTGCATCTCTTTGACCAAGAATCTCCATGAATTTTGGTACGGATACAACGGTGATGAATGAATAACCAGACTCAAACAAGTCAAACTGCTTAAGGTTTGAGAAGTCGGTAACACCCTTCATCAGTGTATACTCCGTCACGTTTCTTGGTAATTTGATATAATTTAATCCTGTTGTAGACATAATATATTATTACCCTCCATTATAAGTTGATAGAAGCAGTAGATACACTGTTACCGTTATCCGGTGATCCCTCAACTGCAAATACGTCGAATACTTCTCCCTGTGGGAAGTCCTTATAATAGCAATACAGAGAAGCATTGAAGATCTTGTTAGAGATCATCTCTGGGTCTCTTGTGTAAACCATATCAATGGACTTGAAGTACTTCTTGTACTTTGTGATAACGTTATCAACGATCAACTCTCTGTACTTGTTGAAGTCAACAACATTTGCATCTCCAGCAGCATCCATAAGCATGAATCTGATCTTCGGAGTATATCTTCTGATATCCTTAACACACATCTGTGTTACGATAACGTTAGAAGAGTAGGACAGAGGTCCGTTATGATCCTGAGAAGTGTAAGTAGACAATACTGTCAATACACCCTCGGAAGAGTAGTTAGCATAGTTCAGCTTCAGCTCATCAAGAATTTCCTTCTGATTGATCTTCGGAGTAATTCTCGGAGTGAAGGTCATAGTTCCTTCAATAGCCTCAGTAATAACGATGCTATTGAACTCTCCGGCAATTGGAGCGGCAACGTTGGTTGTATAATGCTTAACCAGCAATGGAGCTAATCCATGTAACATGGTAACTCGAATCTGCTTCTTGGAATCTCTATCGATAATATCATAGCAAGTAATGTAATCACCGATGAATGGAGACTTAACAAAGAACTGCTTCTGAATCTTATCTCTTACATCCTGAAGAGAACGAACATCTGTTCCTAAATCTCTGAAGAAGAAGAAATCCTGTCTCCACATAGCCAACTGAGAAAGCTTCTCTTTAACTTCATCCGGATAGTTAGCATCACAGCAGTAGTCGATCTTATACTGATCAAGATCCCAGATAGAGGAATCTGTATCTCCAGATAAGAACTTAGTAGCAGCATTTGTCCACTCCTTAGAAGGAACAAGTCCTGCGAACGGATGCTCTGGGAAAGCTCCATCTGTACCAGACTCTAATGGAATACCATAAGTAGAAGACAGATTTACAGCATCTGTAGATTCATTATCGATTTCTAATCCTGGAAGAACTCTTCCACGAGTTGTCTTACCGAATAAGAAGTCAGACTCATAAATAGCCTGCTTAGAGTAACCGGTGATCTCAGCCAACTTAGCAACAAATGCCTCAAGACCTTCAGCATCGTATCTGGTCTTTAACTGGGTGGAAGTGCTCTCTGTAAGAGAAAGATTTCTTCTTGTTCCGGAATAGTTAGAGATTCCATCTGGATATGCAGAGAATCTCGCATTCTCAAGAACAGTATTGCTCTCGATATCCTGAAGGTTGTAGATCATGAATCCAGCATTCTTAGATACATCGTAATCCGGCATAATGCGGAACTTCTTAATGGACTTTCCACGTCCGTTCTCACAGATAACGAATAATGGGAACTTAGAATCAGTCTTTGCCTTGTTTGCAGCATCAAGAACTGCATCAACATTCTTCACATTCTCAATAGTAGAGATTGTGTACTTAATCTTTGCATAGTTAACGGTAGCTTTGGTTCCTGTAACCTCTTCAGTTTCAGCACCACTATCGTTGATATACAACTGCTTTCCATCAGCAGTGGTCTTATCCTTAGCTTCCTGAGTAACATTTGCAAATACAACAGCATTTGCAAGGTTGGCATCATCAGCAACGATTCTCTTAGCGAGAATTCGTCCGCCGGCATTTACAATGGCATGAGCCTGGATTAATGGCTGACCATACTTGAAGAAGTCTGCAGTGGATCCATACATAGAAACGAAATCATCTTTAGTGAAGTTCGTAATTTCCTCTGTACCCTTATCTGAAGAAAATACACATAAGAATAGAGGGATAGATTCATCAGCAATAGTAATCTGTCTCTGCTTTTGAAGTACTTCATGCAGATTTATTTTTGTACCAGCATACATATAACTGTTTATCCTCCTTAGTTTTTTAATGACTTATCAAATATTTTAAAATATTTACTAATATCACTTAGATATTTAATCTTATGTTAAAAATGGCTACATTGTCATGATCTTTTCAAGCGGAGATTCCTTATGTTTGGTCTTTCCGGTCTTCTCGTCATCAGACATCATAACTGCAACCATGATAGATTCATCGATGTTCTCAGACGTCATAGCAACGAATGGAGAAATCAATTTAGCAGCTCTCTTAATAGAGATTGGTTTGTAACCAGTCATAGATTTATCTATAGCTTTAGATAATCTAAAAGGAACGTTTACATCTTCTGGATCTCTACAGATCTTAGAATATAATAGTCCCATTGCTTGAGAATGTACAGAAAACTTACCACTATTCAATTCCATAGCATCAAATGGATAAGAGAATAGTGTATCATATGGTATACTATTCGGAACATTACCGGTTCTCAGATGTAAGCGGAATAATTCTGATACATTATCGATATACTTCTCTGTATGAATTCTTGTAATCAATTGATCTCCATCGAAGAATCTTAATACACCATATACCGTTTCATCCAATGTTGGATCCAATTGCAGCTTTACATTTCTTTCAACTTTTCCGGGTTTACACATAAAGATTGTTGGATAGTTGAATATCTTTAGTTTTCCAGGTTTGCCCTTTGCATCAAATATTCTGTAATTGAAAGAACCGAGTATCTTTAAATAAGATCCTTCAACCGTAGTAGACTTTGAACCAAAGTATTCATCTGGAATGTAGTATTCTAAGTATCCTTCACCAGAAAACAACAAAGCATCACCATCTCTTCGTGAGAATGGTGGAATATCGGTGTGTTTAAATGATATTTCCATATATACTCCTTTTTATTGTATTACTATGAAGTTTTACCCCTATACCTTAAATGGTATAGGGGTAATGTTTTAGAACTGTAGGTTTCCGAAGTTATCCAAATACCCAATAGGATACTCTGGACGATAGTCTGTACGATTAGTAATCTGATTATAAGAATACTTTGTCGTAACACAGTTTAGATAGTTGATAAATATCTCAACTCTTGGTAGAATAGAATAATACTTATGAACATCACCATCAATAACAAACTGATCATCTAACCAGATATTTGCATTGAACATATCGGAATACTTTTTTCCTATATTATCCCAGTCCGGTTTAGGTGTAGGTCTATGCATTCCGATCTCTGCAAGTAATGTATCAATTTGATTAAAGTACGATGGTATTTTAAAGTATGTATCTATCCTAATTTGACAAGGAGTTTGAACAAACCAATCTAATGCAGTAAGCTCTTCGTCTATAAGTCTATGCATATACCGATTATCTTCAGCAGCATTCGGAGAGTATACATGAACAAACTCTGATGCTACTCTTGCCATATTAGAAAGATTAGCTCTATTTACTAATCTAAATCTTGGTCTCTTTGCTCCTTCTGGATCTTCATATAAAACTATCTTGAATGAATAGTATTGCATATTAGCTTCCATCATACGCTTTTTAGCAACAATATCATTCATCTTTGCTTCCGAGAGATTACATGAATTTATAAGATACATCAATCTTTCAGAATCCTCTTTTGGTATGTTGGAGTACTTTGCTTGGTACTCCAACATTTTTTCTTTTCTATTTTTCATAATTCACCATTATTACATATGAATGTTTCTAAAGCTTATATCTATAGGTAGTACATGAATAGGATTTTTTCCAGATAAATCAAGCCACCATCCAAGTTGTCTTATTACGTAATCATTTATACATGCCGGATCTCTTTCGTAGGTGTAATCGTTTGTACGCTTATTATATATATGGAAAGTTATAGAGAAATTCCCTCCAATATATGGATCTCTGACAGAATCTTTATAATGTTGTAAATCTACTCTAAATGGTGCACTAAATACCGCATATATCTTGTAATTTTCTGCATCGGCACTTGAGTTATATTCTAACCCATCATGTAATACGGTTGTTGCTTCCATACACTTTTTAAGATATTCTGTATTGACGTTATCTTGTGGTATATATGGTATAGAAAACTCATAATTACAAACTCGATGTGTATCATCCGGATTCGCTGATGTAAACCGATACAGCTTGATAACTATATCATCTATTACAGGATTTTTATTAGCATTTATACATCTAACCAGCATGTTTGAAAACCAAGGGGTCCCAGAAGCTACTTTTGCATTTAAAATATTCGGTCTGATAATAGAATTTGCAGACTCCGGTCGATATACAATATGTGGAGTTTTATTAAAATCATATGATCGATATCCCCATTGCTCTACATCTGTTGGTATTGCAAATACTGTATATCCTCCTTCCAAATTATCTTTGTTATATTGGGATGCCGATTCGTATGGAAAAATTTTTTTATTTGTTAACTTTCCCAACATAAATAAATCATTTTGCTGAGAAGATATTCCACCACCATGTTCATTTCTTTCCGAGAATGTTATAGCTCTATTCATGTCGGCAGCATCATTTAGGATTATTTCTATATTTGTACCACTGGTATAAGTATATTTTTTACCTGACGGATGAGATTCATATGTAGCCAGCGACAGCTTTCCAGTTTTCATCTCACCATCTTGGTTGAAATATATCTGATTAACAGGAGTATTCTCCGGTGTACAATCTGTATATCTAGAAGGATCTACAAGAAAACTTCTAGACAACTTAAGCTTTACAATACCATTACCATCATGGAATCCCTTAGGGATAGTATACGTTTTGTTTGTGCCATTCAATATCGTCTCTGGTCGGTTAGTGTATTTGGCAGCTCTTCCAACCTTAAGACCCATTGTAGTGTCGGTGAATACCATTCCACTAGGAACCAGATCTTCCGACACCTCATCTAAAGATTCAAAAAATTCTGCATATTTATCATTGATTACTATAGATTCATAGTACACTTTATATGCAGAATATGTTGGACTGTATCCAGAATCTGCTGGACCGAAGTCTACATGAACGTTTCCTTTGTTTAAAATTGTGCCGGTTACAAATTCTCCATTTTTACCAATAGCAGTTTTACCAAGGATAATATTATCAGCGGTAGCAGTTGTTGGTGCGGTTGTAGCAGGATTGTAAATAACCTTACCAGTTCCATCATGGAATCCCTTAGGAATAGTATAACTGTTATTACTATCTCCTAATACGATAGCAGAAGTATTAGTGACATTCTGTATAGTTCCAGTTACAACGGTACCATCTCTGTTATATCCCTTCTTAGTAGCAAGAAGATCATCCGCTGTGAAATTGGTATTTGCTTTTATGGTTTCTTTTACCTTTTCTGCAAGGTTAAGTCTACCATAATATCTATCAACAATTCGATTACTATCGGGATCTTTTGATATAAAAGTTTTTCCTTCTAATACATCATCCATTGTAGCTGTAGTTTCTGTTGCTATAATATCCGGAATTGATACTGATAAATTGGGGTAATATCCTGGTTTGAATTTTAGCGTTTTAAACTTCCCACCAAACCATATATTTTGATATCCGATAAGAACATCACTACCAGATCCCTTATCAACTACAATCTGTGACCCATCGGCTTTATATGTCTCTATGGTTCCTACTAATTGATCGCCATTGGAATTATAAGCAGTTTTAGATTTAATAATGTCCCCAGATGTTGCAGTAGATTGTGCAAGATTTGCAAAACCTCTAGCAGTACCAGTAATCTTTACACCATTTACCCAAGCAGTCTTACCAAGCATAATGTCAGCAGCAGTTGCTGTAGCAGATGTTGAGTTTGCTGTAGAAGCTGTAACTATTACGTTATTCTCCAGATAATATCCCTTTGGAAGTCTATACTCAGAACCCGGTCCAAGTTCAACTCTGGAATTGTTGAATGTTCTAGCTTCTCCTAAAACAAGTTCACCATTCTTTGCAGATACATATGCAAAACCACTTGCTACGTCAGTAGGTAACGCAGCAAGTTCTTCTATTTGATTTAAGTTAATTTCTTCACTCATAGTTACTCCTTAGAATTGTCTATTAAGGACATGGATATCATGGAATTCAATATCTATATATGTCTTATATTGAGAATCCCATAACTGTTCAGCATATGGGCTATATTTGAATAGATCATGTTGCTCATAATTTATCTCACCATTTGCACTGGATACATGGAATGTAATCGGGAAATTTCCTCCGGTAAAACTTACACCCAATCCTGGTTCCATTCTTACTTCTCTCGGTGCTCCACATACTGCATAAATCTTATAGTTAAACTGCTCATAAATATCATGAGAGTTATTGTAGCTGATTCCATCATAATCTACATTACATGCACTTCTACACTTAAAATGATACTCTGTTAAATTAGTATCTTCTGCAGTTCTTGGAAGATATGGGAATGTAATCTTATATATCAAAGAATCTGCAGACTTACTACTATTATTGTAGAATTTAACGGTAATCTTATCAATCACAAGATTCTCTTTTTGAATCTGGATATTCTTAGAGAACCATGGTGTGTAGTAATCATCATGTATGTTATATTTGTATGTGCCAAAATACCCACCGGCACTTGGAACATATACGGAATATTGTGTATTCTTTAAAGAAGATACAGATTCACCATTATATTGTGCATTATAATGGTTGATATGAGCAAACTGTCTCAACGGTGTTGGTATAGCTAATACGGTATTTGCAAAATCACCATCTCTCTCAATTTCTTCCGTATAGATAGGAACAAATTCTTTTGCGGAATCTTTTGTAGAACGGTTTACAAAAGATATCACTCTATTTGGAGTTGGGTCATCGCCGAAACTCAGATTAATCTTATCGTTTCTACCATTAAAGGTAAAACCTTCTATGTTTCTTCTTAAGAATACAGGATTCCAACTTGATAAAAGCACACCACCCTGTTTACATTCACCATTCTGATTAAAGAAATATGTTCCGTTTAATACCGATGATTCAGATGCTTCTTTTACAGAAAGGGAATTTATAGTTTTAACAAGTTGAAAGTTGACTTTTCCAGTACCATCATGGAATCCCTTTGGAATAGTATATGTCTGATTAGTGTTAGATACTATTGCGGGAGTAATATTGGTAGCATTTGGCATAGTTCCGATAGCCGGTTGTACCGTATCACCATTTCTAACATATGTTGTTTTTCCTGTAAGAACATCTTCTGGTCTAGCAGTTACAACGTCATTAGCTCTAGCATTAATCTTTGCTTCAATATCTAAAGAACCTAGCACTTTGGAATTATTTACAATAGCAGACTTTCCTAATGCAATATCCTCTGCTGTTGCAGTAGTGTCTGCAAGGTTTGGAATTATAGCAGAAACTCCATCATAATATCCTGTAGGGAATAACGAAGGAACAGATACTTTCTTCTTTGGAAGCGTATTAGATTCTCCATATAATTTTGCAATATCTACAGTATAATCAATATTCTTCGGAATAGTTCCAACAAAGTATTCTGCATCAGAATTGAAAGCAGACTTTCCTTCTAATACATCTTCAGGAGTTGCTGTAGAAATAAGATCACTATTAAAGATCTTTCCGGTTCCAACAAGTCTTCTTCCACCAACCCATGCAGTTTTATTTCTTGCAATATCTCCTGGTCTGGCAGTACCATATGTAAAATCATCTATAGGAGTAGCGATAATTTCTACACCATCTTCATAAAATCCTGGGTTCAGTTTAATCTTCTCACCAGGCTCTATATTCATTCTTTTAAAAGGAATAGCTTCAGCTTCTCCAAACATAATTTCTCCAGTTTGGGCATGAGCATATCCATATCCTCTAGCGACATCAGTCGGCGTTGCTGATTCTGTATCTACTCTGGTGGAGGTTGCACCATTCTCTCCTGTAACGGAATCATAGTACAGATTATTATCATCTCTGGGCATATATGTTCTCCTATAAGTTTATTTTCTTTAATTGATAGTGAAATGGTCATAGAAAATAAAAAAGCTTAGATAGACATTGTCTATCTAAGCATTATTTTATCGTTTTAAAAGCTCAAATTTCTTACCGCAGATAATATAATATGGCTTCGGACCTTCTCCAAAAACATAGTAATTTATCATATCGGCTAATACTATTGCTACAGCAGATAGTAATATCCAGAAGATTGTAAATTGTGGACAGATTACTCCATACAAGTTAAATCGCATATTACTATAATCCCACATCTTTACATGGAAGATATATACACTAACCATTCCAACAAGGAATTCTATCAGTGTAACAACCAATCCACCGGCGAGCATTTGATACGGAAGCTCTATATCCCAAGATACATTGTTATTGAATGAATCGATAATCATAAATGCCGCAGCACCCATTAATCCTGATGCCAAATAAGACCAACCCAATTCAAACATCTGCATCTTAGCATGGAACAATACTTCAATGGTTATATATGTTGAAAATCCAATGTAGAACAACACTATCTTTCTAGATAATTCTTTCATACGCACCTCACAATTAATGTTGTCTGGTGGTAGAATCTTCTACATTTGTCGGATCCATATTACCAATAGATACAGACATATCTGTTTTGGCGGTACTATCTTTCATTTCTTTGGTAAACTTGGAAACGAATTGGTTCATGATATCTGCAGATTCTTTGATGATCTCAATATACTTGGACATATATTCTCCGGTCAATTGATCACCGTACTTGATAAGAGTAACAAACTTAACATCATCATCTGTCTTAAATTCGTTGATGATGTATCTCTTCAATTGATTGAAGTAAGTTGTCTGAACTGTCTTATTAGACATAAGAGCCATGTAGATCTTAAAGATCTCTTCCACAGAATACATCCGACAGTCTCCACCATCAGCATGGTATGGTTGTGGCATTCCGGTAGTTCTTGCAGAAACCATTAGATTATCAATATTGGTCTGATCACCGTTTGCAAGCTTATAAGAGAAGTGTTCTGTAACTGTACCAAGTTCTACATCTGCACCATTCTCGATAATAGTGTTACACATTACCGATAGCTCAGCAATCTTAGTAGCCTTAGCCTCTTCAATACTGATAGGAAGATTTTCTCCAGTAATTTCCTTATAGATCTCATTCTTCTCATCATAAGTGAGTTTTGAATACGATCTTAATGTAGCAGCAATATCTCCACCATTATTATATTGGTTTACAACGGCTGCTGTAATAATTCTTCTTTCCAAGTTTGAAATCATACAGCACCTCCTAATACATCAGCCAATAATGACAACAACTGTTCATTTTCTGCTTTAAGATTTTCCATCAACTGCAATGGAGGAATAACTCTCTTTGCAGCATACTCCTTGGTTTCATACTCCAGAACATTTCCTTCTGCATCATACTTTGGAATCTTTTTAATAAGAACAAAGATTCCATCTCTATATACAGCAGGAAGTTCTATCTGATATTCAGAACAATCGATTGCATAAGAATCTTTATCATACATGATTTTCACAAAATTGTTAGCAGTAGTTGGATCTTCAAACATGTTGACACCAACGATATTGTTAACACCTTTTTCATCAGGAGTGATAATAGCAAATTCTCTCTTGTTATACATTCACTATCCCCTTTCCATAGCTAAAATTTCATCTCTATATACTTCCATAACACGGTCTCCCCACTCTAAGTAGATGCAGCCAAATCCACCACCAGCACTTCCACGAGATCCTGCATAGTTTACATGAGAGCCATAGGTTCCTCCACCTCCGCCTCCTCCACCTAAACCATCAGTTCCGGCAGCAGCCGACATATGTGCCGTTCCACCACCACCACCTCCACCGGCACCGCCGTTTGGATATCTTGTAACTTCTCTTTCATATGTTGGTCCACCACCACCTCCACCTCCGGAGTATAATACTTTTGTAAGTTTAGAGGTTGTAGACGTGTGCTGTCCGGTTCCAGGTGTTCCAAATCCTGGGGATAGACCGTCTCCACCATTAGAACCACCTGCAGATGGAGCATTTTGTCCACCTCCAGCACCGGTCACTGATCCTCCACCAACACCGCCACCACTACCACCGTTTCCACCATCTCTACTTCTAACAGGTGTAGTCTCTCTGCCATTATTATACATGATTGTAGCATTAGCACCATTCTCTACGGTTAGTGTTAAACGATTGTTTCCAAATACGACTGTTGTTGGGTTCTGATTCCAGTTACGTGCTGCCCCGTTACTATAAAATGCTCCACTTAATTTATAGCTTATAGTTTCTCCCGGAATAACGCTTATAAGACCTTCTTTAAAGTAGCCTCCACCGCCACCGCCGCCACAAGTATATCTAGTATACTCTCGTCTACCATGTTCTATAGATTCTTCACTACAGTCAGATCCGTCTCCACCATTTCCAACCAATACATATGCCATATATCTGACACCAGCAGGAACAACAGTTTGACCAATTCCAGCATTCAGATCTCTTCCGTTAGATATATTTAGGCTACCATTAATGTTATTGATAGCCATGCTGGATGATGATACATGCTTACCATAAATGATATATGTATCATCCACTCTAATATATGGTCTAACATGCACGGTAACATCACCAAGAGGAATTATATCACTCGTATAATCATAAATACTTGTATTCTGGTTATATGGAATATAATGTCTTGTAGAGGCAGAGCCTGCTACTATGCTCACTTCAAAACCGGTACATAACCCATGTCTTGTTTTAGTATCAGTAAATTCAGTCTTATCGTATGACGTACGTTGATTTGGGCTCAGCGTCCATGTCATACTAACTTTGCTAGAATAGAGCTGAGCCAACTTAAAATTTGTAACAACCGCCAATCCAAACATATCTGCAGCCATCTTTGCTACAGTGTCCTTAGACAATTCGATAGTAGGATCTTTTCCATCAGTTCCCTTGAAGTATGCACCGTTAGGAATTCTGATAAATGCAGAATTTGTCTTAATTTCTACATTATTGGATTTCTTTGCAGAATCATTATTTGGCATTAAACCGATTTGTTTAACACCACTCTTAGCTGTAAAAGTATTTCCTTCTACAACATATTTTGCAACAGCATCTCCAAGTTTAGTAGCATCAATTCCTACTTCAAGATCCCTATCAACATATCCAACAGAAAAATTATCAGCTTTAAGAACCATAAACGTATCATTACGTTTTTCCATATTGTCAAAAACTGCAACGTTTTTTCCACTTGGAAGAGTTACCGTTCTTCCAGTGGATATGTTTGGCATAGATCCGACTTGTGGTTCACCTTCTCTATCCATATATGTCTTACCACGTAAAACATCAGATGGAGAAACATCTACCAAATCTAAATCAGTAGCTCCTCCACCTGGTCGCATTAATACTTTTCCCATATTAAGTCCTCCGAATTACTTAAATTGGTTATACCATTCTTCTTCAATAATCTTATCAGAACCAGATAAAGATCTTATCATATCATACTCTTCTTGACCGATAATCTTTACAGCCCATTCTTCTGGGACATATAACTTTACCCGTTCCTTTTCATTATGTTTAGCAAGAACTTTATTCCAGTAGTAATTATTTGCAAGAGCTTCTGCTGTATGTGTATCACAAATAGCAGTAACTCTCTTGTTTACATCTCCAGTATGTTGATAGTTGTATGCAGAACACCAACCACAACCGGCAGCAATAGGACAATTGAAACACTTATCTGTACTCTGAGATCTTCTTGTGATAGAATGCAATGTACAAATATTACAATGATCCTTTTCACAACATCCGATACCAGTATTTACATTACCGATTCTAAGAGGTTCAACATCATCTCCAACAGAAGATTTCATATATCTTACACAATTGAAGATATCTCCTCTTACATCTACAGATACCATTTGTCCATTACCACCACACCAGTTCTGGTTATCTTCTTGCTCCATCGGATGGTAACTAATCGGTTCAAATAGTCTAATAGAAATCTTGTCTTCTAAATCATTTGCAATCATATAATCTGCAAGATCTTTCAATTGTCTATATAACTCTTGTGCATGTTCCAATTTCCACACATCTTCATACACACAATTTTCATTGACGTTCGTAAAGCCAAGATTTATCATGTTTTTAATAGCATCAGATAAGTATGAGACGTTCTCTGGAGCTATTGTAAGCTTAGTACTACCCGAACCTGTTCTTTTCATCCAATCAACAGCAGCTTTAGATGCTAGATCGTATGATCCTTTACCATCATGGAAAACTCTACAAGAATCATGAAGAGTTTTATTACCATCAACAGTGATTGCAAGAGATACTCTTCCTTCATACTTCTTTAGGAACTTCTGTACCTTTTCTGTAAAATACAGCGTACCATTTGTTCCAACAGAAACCATAAAGTTATACATCCAAGGATGATTTAACTCAATACATCTCTTGAAGAAGTAATCAAGAATCTGATCAATAAGATCTACTTCTAAGAACGGTTCACCACCAATGAAATCAATAATGATAGCATTGGTATTATCTTTATTAAGGTAATTGTTCTTAGACTTATCGTCAGTAAGCAAAAGATCAATAAACTTTTTTGCATCTTCAATCTTTAACTTCTGAGCACTCTTACAAATCTGATAACAGTATGAACATTTCAAATTACAGAACTCAGTAACCTGGAAGGTTACAGCTTTAGCTCCAATAAACTCTTTCTTCTTACTGTTATCGAATATATATTCAGCCATAGACTCAAGATAATTGTTATACTCTTCTCCTTGTCTATGGTTATGATATTTATAAATGACATCTAGTGGTACATAATTACTTACCATTCTTCACCTCTACGAATTGTGCTTTCTCCAACAGTTCACTATAGTCTCCATCATCTTTGATTGTGATGGTAAGCTTCTCTGTAGTAAACTCAATACTCCAATCAATCTTATCCAAAAGATCTTCCGGAACATAGATTTTAATTATCTCAGATTTAAGCATTTCGTACATAACAGATTTATCGATATAATCTTTTAAAAGAGTTTCAAATCTTTCAGCAGAAATGTCGATATCTTTCTTTTCAATTGTAATATCTACAACCTTTTGTGAAGCATATGTCATATAATCTGCAGCCTGAAGGCGAAGGTTGTCTTCTCTGCGAATCTTTCTTGAATATTTTCTCATTTTTTCTCCATTTAATGTGTTTTGCAAAGTTACACGAATTTGTACAAAGTCTGTTTGGCTAATGCACCATTCACTTTTCTTAATGATGTATTTGTCGTTAGTAAGGAATGGTAATCTGTATACTCTAAGAGAACATTCTCCACTCCATCTTTCATATCATCATAAACGACAATCTTCTCAATTGGAAACTTGTAAAGATCCAAAATTTCTGATAAATGATATCCGACATCATCTTGTGAAACGGATAAAACCCTTTGCCTATCGATATCGATTTCCTCTTCGATATTGATAATATCATTGATAGTTTCGGACTTTGCCAATTTCGTATTGATTAATTCTATCTTCATATATATCCTCTCTAAGCTCCTAATCTGTTAGAGCTATATGATGTTCCTGTACAGGTTGTTGTACATGTGGTAGAGCAGTTGAGTGTACAAGATCTACTACATCCAGCAGAACACATATTGTTACAGCTGGTATTACACGTTTCACTACAACTTGATACACATGTCGTATCACATCCTTTGCTACACAAACTAGCACAAGAATCCCTACAACTGTTAGAGCAGGTAGAGTAACAAGAATTAGAACACTCCGATTTGCAACCAGCCTGACAGCTTGATTGACATGCTCCTTGACATCCACCCTGACATCTTCCTGTACAAGTACTAGAACATCCAGAGCAAGCATTATGACATCCACCACCACATGAGGATTCACAACTACCGGCACATCCATAACATCCACCTTGACAATTAGTACATGCCATATTATCACCTCACTCCCGGACCGTTCTTAGAACCACCAGCCTTACATCCGGAACAGCTTCTGGAACATGCCATACTGCAAGAAGATGAACATCCACCACAAGAACCACATCCTCCACCACATGATCCACACCCAGAACATCCACCATCGCACCTTCCAGAACACCCACCGACACAAGATCCTGCACATCCTTTACATCCACCATCACATCCAGAATAACAAGATGTGGAACAGCTTCCTTTACATTCTCCTGTACAAGAACCAGAACATCCAGAACATGCAATAGAACATCCAACTGAGCAATTTATAGTACAATTATCTTGACATGTTGATCCACAACCACCTTGACAAATTGTACTACATCCTCCGGAACATGATGCAGAACATGCAGAACCACAATTAGATGTACATGTTGTAGAACATCCAGAACAACTTCCTTGACAAGTGTTTCTACAACCATCACAACTGTTATAGCATGATCCAGAACACATTCCTGTACACATTCCTCTACAGTTTGTTGTAACTTCAGAAGTTCTAGGAATGTATACAGGTTCTTTTTCCAGATCCGATACAATTTTTTCCATCTCGATAACTTTCTCATCGATAGGAATAGAATCATCTTTGCCGTGGTAAGTATTATTATAACTAAATACATCATTAATCTCTAAAAGACTTGATGTAAGTTTATTAATATGCTCACCACGAACAGGAGAACCCTGAGAAGGCTCCTGTTCGAAAGTAATCACAGAAGATGAGTCGAAGCCACCAATAGGGTTTGTTCTACGTATAGCGAATTCCCTATTGATCCTTTGCTTAATCTCGATGATATATTTATCTAAATCGTTTCTATTCATACGCTCCTCTTTTAATAACCTGCATTTACTACTATAAATGGAGCAGATACAATGCTTCCGGCAGCCTTAGATATCGACACATTGTCGATAACTAATGATGTCAGAATATTATCATGTCTTGCAGGATTATATGCATTCTGTCCAGACGTTACTGGAGTGATGACAACCTGCATAGATCCATTCTTTGAAATCTTGCTTGTAGTATATGGTAAAACTACACTTACCTCTCCAAAGTTATTCATATCAGAAAACTGTGAAATGTTTTGCTGATACTTTTCTTTTAAGGTTCCAGTTCCACCAAGACCCATACATGGTACAATTGGGAATGATTTTAAACTGGAAATGGTTACAATACCACAAGGAATTAGATCACTATTTGTCAAAGGTGGTACAGGCTTCTTTTCAATATTATCATAATATACAGCTTTGACCTTAAATAGCTCTATATTATCATACTTTGAAGCGTTCTCTTCAAAGAACCATGTAGCATCTCTAAAAATCGGTCTCAGTCTAATCGTAACTGCAACATTTCCTAATGGTACATTGTCATATGTACCAAAAAAGATTGTACTATTTGCATTAGATGTTCTACCAGAATAGTCTACCATAATTCCTTGACCGGATGACGCTTTTGTATCTGTAATTGTAGAACCAGAAGAGTAGAATCTGGAAGTATTAAATCTTGACGGATTAGTTTCAATCTTAGAGGCATCTACTCCAGAAGTTCCGAATCCTCCGGAACCTTTTCCACCAGCACCATCAAAGTAATATGAATTACCTTCCCAGTCTTCTAGTCTGACATATCTATTTTCTTTAGCCATTTTTCCTCCTAATTATACTCCAGAACCATATACTGCAAATATCTTGTTTGTCAAATCATATGGGGAGAATACTTGTAATGAACTGGAGTTTATCGTTATCTTGATTCTTAAATGTGTTACACCAGCAAGAACTCTAAATCCCTGATACATTGACATTACTTTTTCTCCACCGCTAGTATTCTCCATCCAGTAGCAAAGTTTTTCATTCCTAACACCCGTATCCGGATCGTCATTGACATTATTATCCACAATAACAGATACGATTCTGTAATCCCACTGAGAGAATCCAACCAAGCTAAAACCTGCACTCATATGGATATCCAAAAATTCACTATACGCTGGAAGCTCAACAATAATCTCTTTTGGAGCGGATGATGTTATAGTCTCTTCAACTGGTATAGATTTTCTAAAGGATATAATCTTCTTCTCTGTAGAAACTACTATAGGTGTAACCGGATAAGTCTTTTCAAATGCACTCTTCAAAGTATTCAACTTCGCTATTGTATCATCTACAGCGGTCTTTAACTCAACAAAGTTGGTATCCTTCTTAATGATATCAGAATAATCCGGAAGAATCTTTGATTGAGCTTCCAGCTTTGATACCGTTGTCAACAAACCTTCTGTACGAGTTCTGATAAAGTTTACTTCATCCTTGGTAACGGCAAAAGATGTTGGAAGTTTAGCTTCCAATACTGTCATATTCGTTTCTAAAGCTCTCTGCTTCTCTTTAACTGTATACAAATCCGAAGACACATTTGAAGGTATATTTCCAATAGTTGTTTCAACAGTAGATAATCTATTCTTCAGTGAACCAATTTCACTAGTGTTAGAGTTGTTTAGTTCATCTGGAAGAGTTCTGATTTTCTCTTTGATATTTGTAGAAGCAACAATAGCCTCATCAACCTTATCTCTTAACGCTTTAGCCTCTTCCTTAGTCATAGCTATAGTGCTTGGAAGTTTTAAAACTTCTACCTGACTTTTTACTGTCTCGAAGTTTTGCTTCAGCTTAGCAAATTCGGAAGCAATACCAGCAGAAGTTCCATCTTGCAATTCTGTAACTTTACGCTGTAAACCGTTAACAGATGTTTTCAAAGTTTCAAGTTCGGAAGAACTAATTGCAGTTCCGCCACCTCCGGATGCTTGTGTACCACCGGTTCCACCAGAACCGATATTTGAAACTCTTACCAAGAGATCATCCACTTTAGTTCTCAAAGCGTTTGCTTCATCCTTGCTAATGGTTACACTCTCTTGAAGTTTTATTGCTCCAACCTTTGTCTGTAATTCTGATATTGTGGATTTGATAGTAGCAATTTCTCCACTATCAATAGAACCACCAGAAGATGAACTACCACCAGCTTGTAAGCTATTTACCCTAGTCTTTAACTCATCTACAGATGCTTTTAAAGTAGTATACTCTTGAGAAGTTGCAAAGCTTGCACCGGACACTTCTGTTGGTAATGTCTTAAGCTTCTCTTGAATAGTATCTATAGTGGTCTTTACATTCTTCAAATCTGCTGTTGGTAAAGATGTAACTGTCTCTTTGATCTTTGCAGTATCAATGATTACCTGATCAATCTTATTTCTTAAAGCATTAGCTTCTTCAGTTGTCATAGTAATCTTATCTTGAACTTTCAGTGCAGCCATCTTTACTTTAAGGTCATTGGTGGTAGATTTTAAAGTCTCTAATTCCACTTCCAATGCACCCTGACGAGATACTGGTAATGATGCTATTTGCTCTTCAATAGCAGCTATCTTAGCAGTAGTCTCGTCCATTTTTGTTCTTAAATGACCAGCTTCATCCTTTGTCATGGATAGATTGTCTTTAAGTGCAATAGTGGAAAAACTTGCACTCATATCAGAAACTTTATTTCTCAATGCAACAATCTCTTCACTATTTACAGATGCAGATACTGTTTCTGGAAGAGTATCTAATTTATTGCTCAATCCTGTTAATTCTTCTCTCAACTCTCCTACAACCTTTCCACTAGCAACATCTGTCAATGGGGTTGAAGGAACATTTCTGACTTTATCGTCAACATAATCTTTTATATTAACATTTGTCCCATCGAGAATAACCGACTCTGCAGAAGTTATAACATTCACGGGGTCCGATGATTGTGAATCTTTATTCACAACACTTATTCGAACATTCATCAATTTATCAGCCATTTATAGATTCCTTTCTATATACAATAATTTCTTTGGGAACACTTTACATGTTCCAAAAGAGTCCTTACTATTTTTATACAAAAATAAAGCAATCACATTCCGGTACCGAATATGGAAACGGTTTTACTATCTTCATTAGACTGTGATAATACATACACTTTTGAAGTACTATCGGTTACGAAGTGTAATCTAATCTTTGATGTTGGTTTAGATACAGCAAAAGATGCATTAAACCATACCTTTGATAAGTTTGTTCCATTCATCTGGATTTCTTGTTTGTGGAAAACTGCAGTATTTTCATCTTCTCCATTATCAATAGTCACAGTAACTTTTCCATCCACAAACTGTTCAGTGTCCGCTTTCAAAAGAAAAGCAACGTTTGCCGTTAGAAAACTCTTAAATTCAGGAAGAATAACTTCCAACTTCTCTTCAGTATTAGAGAAGTATCCTTGACTATCTGTTCCAGAAAATTCTGTATCTTTATTATAAGATACCATAACCGGAATTGCAGAAATGGATTGTGATAGCGTTTCGACTTTCTCTTTCAGACCATTAAGTTCATTAAGTGGAACGGCATCAATCTTTTCTTTCAATGCAGATACTGTAGATTTTAAGCTAGAAGAATCCTCCGAATTATTGATACCATCGACAGTTTTCTGAAGTTCTGTTACCGTAGATTTAATTGTTTTAAGATCTTCTACCGGAAGAGAATCTATAGTTTCCTTTAAAGCGGATACGGTAGCTTTTATAGTACCGTAATCAGACACAGACTCTTTAAGAGTTTTCAACGTTTCCGTATTTGCGGCAACAGTTTCCTTTAAACCATTATCTACCGGTGCTGGGGATTCATGATGTTCCTCTTCTGGTACAGCTGGTGTGTTGTGTATATTATCAACTTTCTCTTTTAGAGATAACACCAATGGGTTATTATCAATAAGATCTACAATATACTCTTCTGTAAGTTCAACTTCTTCATATCCATCATCTACAATAACCGGCTTTTCCGAAGGTGGAGTCACAGTATTAGATGTTTCAGAAGATACATTTTCTCCTTCTACTGAAGATGTATCGTTATGATGCTCCTCCGATGGTACAGGATCTGTAGAAACTTCTACGTTGGTTGTGGGGTGTTTCTTCTTTCGTCTAATCATGATATTGTGAAGAGTTGCTCCTTCTGCACCTTTCCAATCAATACCATTTTTTGTATATTCCAACTTACCTTCATCATTCTCTCTAATGAGAACAATAGATTGATTCTCATTTTCAACTGTACATACAGGATTGGATATCATTGATCCCGTTTTGATAATCTTCAGTCCAACGATATCATCTATATTTACATATACTACTTGCCCAGCATATTCTTTTGAACCATCAATCTGAAGATAAATAGACCGCTCAACTGCGGTTAACGAGCTATTCAATTTATAGCCAATCTTACCAATCTTACCGGTAATAGAGGAATTTTTATCCTGATCCCTATATGAACAAGCAATAATATCATCAACCTTTAATGTAGCACTTGTCTCCACATTGTTATCATATTTTAGCAAAATCTTCACGTGTGGTATCAAGGTATACTCATTAGATAATAGCATTTATGGTCTTTCTCCTTATATTATAATTTAATTACTATAAAGTTTCCAAGAAATAAGAAAGCCCAATAGGGAATTTCCCTATTGGGCTAGCAGTTGTCGCTATTTTAAGTTCGATAAAGCCTCTTTCAAGTTACCAAGATAAGTATCATAATAGTTCTTGGACTTCTCATCCATCTGGTCATAATGATCATTACCATGGTTAACTCTATCAAGGATAATGATGTTTCTGATGAAGTAATACATGAAGATATACTCATCATAATTCTCCGGCTTCATATTATTACAATAGATACAGAACGCCAAACATAGTTTCAGAGCATCATTAAACTCAATACCATGAACATCCAGAATCCTTGGACAATCTGCGATGTTATTGATTGGATATTCTGTATTTCTAAATTTGTAATTGAAGTCATCGTAAATCTTATTCGGCTTCTCCATATGGAACTTCTTTACTCTGATAGACTTACAAGCTTCCTTAAAGTCATTTAAAGTGAAAGATTCTTCAGAAGCTTTCTCAATAAGCTTAAACTTCTCCACAGCTTTCATATCATTGGCTTCTGTAGCCTTTTGAATAGCTGCATCTAGAGAAGCTTTGCGATCTTCAAGTGTAGACATGAACATATCCGCAGTTTCTTTACCAAGATTATCTGTAGTTTCTCTGATGTCTGTATAGAGCTTTGCAAACATCTCATCGATATCTACACCCATATTCTTAGCATTGAACTCCTTTGCAAGCTCTTCCAACACCGCTTTTGCAGTAAAGTTCAAGACCTGTCTTGTTACAGGAGCTCCATTTTGGACAGCAGCCTTAGCAGCAAGCTTATAAACTTCTCCCTTCATAGAAGATGGAAGTTTTTCATAAGCACTGTTAATCTTCTTGCCAGCATTGATATCCTGCACAATAGCTGTAAGCTTAGAGATATCCTCTAATTGACTAATTGCACCAAACTCACCATCCTCCTGAAGAAGTGCTTTCATCTTTTCTTCAGCAGAACCTTCTCCACTAGAGAAAGATTCCCACATTTGATCAAGCTTAGCTTTATCTTCTTCAGGAGAAGCTTCTCCGATGATATTCGTTACACCGGTCTCTGCGTTATATACAGTATTCATAACAACTGGCTTCTTCTCTTCTGTGTTATTTTCACCCATTGCAAATTCTCCTTTAAATCTTATTCAAACTGTGAACCATACTTCTGCAGAGACATTCTGATAGCAACAACAATGTCAGCAATAATATCAGTATTTCTGATCATTCTGTTGTAATAGTTATCTCTGAAGAAGTTTCCGTTATCGGTAACGATAAGCTTCAGGGTATTGGATTCCGTAGTATTCTCTCCCAATACATAATCAATGATATCATTAAGAGGAATATCGAAAGTTCCCATACTGGAAAGAACATACTCAATATTTGCATAGATATATGCAAGACTATCACTCTTGAAAATCTGCTTTGTATACTGAATGATATTGTCAGCTTCTCTATTGCTGGTCTTAATCTCTTTGAAGCCGGAAATGATATTATCTCTCTCTTTGATGATATACATAGAGAAGAATAAGATCATATTGTCAAAGAACTTTGACACAAAGAAGTCATACATATAGTATGCAGTATTGAATAGATCCATTCCGATCTCTTCCGGATTGCTGGTACATGTTACGTTGTAGAATGCACAGATCTTATCAATGATATCTGTATAAACCGTACGACTCGTATCATTGATCTCTTTACTATTTCCAGTGAATCCGTTCAAGAGATGGTTGAAGTTGATACCATATCCATAAACAATGTTTGGTAACTGCTGTTGCATTGTTGGAATGGATTGCAATGAGTTATCAATTACATCACTGATGTAATCATAGTTGAACTTGCTTAAGATATCCGCTAATTGGATATCTGGATTAACATTATTTTTTGCTGAATTATAGGCGAACGCTTCGCCAGTGTATCCCGTAGTAGTCATTCTTCTTCTCCTTATATAGCACTATTCTTCATCTTCGACAGTGTTGTATTTAGCAATGTCTTCGATAGAAGCGTAAGATTCATCAGTTGTAGTTTCTGCAACATCCTCTCTTGGATGTAATTCTGGATCTGTATCAGGATCTTCATCATGATCTCCTCCATATATAGTATCAAGAACTTCTTTAGCATCCTTCTCAATAGCTTCAGCTTCATTCATGTTATCTGTAATATGCTTGAAGTACTTATTAGGAAGCTTCTTCTCGATTGCCGGATAGATCTCGTCGAATCCTTCTCTAATAATATCAATTAACTCATCAGACATACCATCATAACCGAAAATGAGCTTAAGCTTTCTGCTATCTTCATCCCCAGCAGAATTTAAAGTTAAAAAGAAATCCAGATACTGCTCAAATATAGCAGTTTTGCAAGACTCCTTGAACAGATCTAAACTAGCAAGATCTAAGAATCTATCGATATCAGATTTCTTTACAAACCTTGCAGCATAATCCATACGTTTAAGCTTATCGTTGTAGATGTCAACTTTTTCTTTGGCATTGTTTCTACGACGGTTTGCTACAACTTTAAACCTTTCCGCCAACATTAATAGTCTACCAGCAAGCCATCCAAATATAAAAGCAGTAGCAACTACGATTTCAACTGGAATATTTTGGGAGCTGGTAAAAATTTGTAAAAATTGCGTCATAAACTTTCTCCTTCCGTTTGACAAAAATATGGGTAATCACATTTATCAGTGTTCACTTTCAAATAATTGATATAATATGAAAGGAAAACTTAATTTGATTACTAATATTGTGCCCAATCAAGTAAAAGTGTATATTCATGAGACCACTACAAATAATAGTTTCATGAAAGTTCATCACTTTTTAAAAGCAAAGGGTATTAAGAACAATTCGTTCTTCTTATCAATATATGATCCAGACTTAATCGGTGTTGATCCTAGAGATCCATCGTTAAATCAAGTAATGAAAATGAAGATACTTAGAGAGTGTATGGTAAACTACTGGTACTTCATTAGAGAGGTTGTAAGACTGCCAGCCGAAGGACAAGAAATTCCGTACAATCTAAGCCGTGGTAACTTAGCAATGAGCTATATGTTCGTATACAACATAAGCCAATTTGTAGAGTTCCCTCGACAGCATGGTAAAACAGTATCTGCATTATGTTGGTATCTATGGGTATTTAACTTTGGTGGAAAAAATATAAAGATGCTATTTGCTCATAAGAAACATTCTGGAGCAAAGGATAACTTGAAATCGTTAAAGAATATACGAGATCAATTACCACCATATCTAAAGATGGATTCTGCTATAGATCAGATGACTGGTAAGCAGATAAAGGCTCCTAATACATTAGAGACTTTACAGAATCCTATCAATAAGAATCTTATTGTAACTCTTCCTGGTGCTAGAACTCCTTCTCTAGCAGATGGAGCAGGTCGTGGTGCTACCATGGCGATACAGTTCTTCGATGAGTTTGCTTTCTTACCATATAATGATATCGTATACGCTGCAGCTGCACCAGCATTCTCTAAAGCTGCAAGTAATGCTAGTAAGTATAATGCACCATTCGGAATGTTGATTACTACAACACCGGGAGATTTAACTACAAGAGAAGGTGCATATGCTAACCGAATGAGGTTAAATGCTACAGAGTGGAATGAGAACTTCTACGATCTATCTTATCAAGATTTGAAGAATCTTATCGATGCAAATGATAACTCCACATTCATGCATATCAAGTATACTTATAAGATGCTTGGATCTTCTGAAGATTACTTCAAAGAGATGGTTCGATTACTTGAAAAGAACTGGGTAAAGATCCGTCGAGAAGTTCTATTAGAGTGGTCAAGAGAATCTGATAATAACCCATTTGATAAGGATGATCTTGAAATCATTTCTACCAACGTAAAACAAGAACCGTTATATACGTTATTCTTCGGAAAAGCTAACCAATTCCAGATGAGATTCTGGGATGCCATACCACCAGGATCGTTATATCCTCCTATTATCGGAGTCGACGTTTCTTCTGGTATAAATAAGGATAGCTCTGCTATAACTATAATAGACTCTCAGACTACAAAGGTTATAGCCACATTCAAGAGTAACTTTATAACCATGCCAGAGTTGGCAGATTTGATCTACAAGTTCGTTACCAACTATGCTAAGAATGCTATTGTAAATATAGAGAACAACGGAGGTTTTGGTTCATCTGTATTGCAAATGCTTCTGAAGACTTCTATAAAGAAAAATCTTTACTATGAAATCAAAGATAGACCAACAGAAGAGGTCTATGATGGTATTAAAGTAAAGAGAAATCTTAAGAAGTGTAGAGTATACGGTTCAACATCATCTAAACCAAAGAGAGATAAACTGATAGAGCTACTTCATCAGAGAGTAAGACATCATAGAGATAAATTTGGTTCTCATGAGATCTACGATGAGTTATGTACAATGGTTGTAAAGCCGAATGGTAAGACTGAGCATAATGATGATGCACACGATGACTTAGTATTCTCTTACCTTTGGGCATTGTATGTATTCTATTATGGAGAAGATCTTGTAAACAGATTCCATCTATTAAAGACAGAGATTCAAACAGATGATAACTATAATGAGACATCTTATGAATTGGAAGAAGATTTAGAAGATGAGATTAAGTTAGACTCCATGCAGTTTGGTGGAGCATATGATACAGAGTTTGCTCAATCTGTAAATGAACAACTTGGTTATTTATCTTCTGGTAATACTTTATCGATGGAAGATCTTAATCAGAAAATTCTAGACTCTGATAAAGAGTTTATTAATAGATTACTGATGACAGATTTTGGTAGAGATGTTTATGCTAAACATAATAATCTCGATAAAGGAGAATTAGATAAGGTTGCTAATAGTTTTGAAACGAATATTATCAGTGACTTAAACAAGATTCTCTATAATGATGAATCTAGTACCGTTACAAGTAATGGTACAAAAGTTGTTGGTAATCTTGCCGACATGTTTGCTATGATTGGAGACGATTAAAAATCCGGTATAGGGAATTTCCCTATACCGGTTTCTTTCTCCTATACTGGGGATATGTTATAATGGGTTCAGATTTCTCATATTTAGATTTCTCTATGACTGGAGTTGTATCATATGGTGCAGCATCGGCATCTGGATCTATCCATCGCTTTCTTGAAGTTTTCAATCTACTATCGTTAGCCTTATCGATATCGATAACTTTGTTGTTCACATAACCCCTATCAATATAGATAGCGATATAGAAGTATAAGTTCTTTATATCTTCTGCGATCTTTATAACCCTATTCTCCCAATCTATATCAATCTTAGTTCTACCATACTCTGAGTTTGTATCAGAAGTATATAAAGCAATATCGATAAAGTTATCGGGAGAGAATCCTTCCTTTATAGCAATATCTATAATAGAGTCTAAGTCGGTTCCGACTTTAGAGTTTACCGGTGCTTTGAACAGTTCTCGTATATCGATAGACTCTACATATTTCTCGTTTTCATCTGCTGCATAGTTAGAATGAGCAAACATATCCCAACCCTTATAGTTTACATCAGGAATATCGAATACTTTCATAGAGTAAACGGTAAGACCCTCAGAGTTTTCTGTATGGACACTATTGACTTGTTTACCTTCATTGTATAATAAGAACAAAGATGGAATCGGTAGTCTCATTACAATCTGCATGTCGATGTTGAAGTTATTCATCATCTGTCCATCGTTCTCACCATCATCAGCATCTAAGGGATTTGTCAGATTTAGATGTGTTGGAAGGTTTCTCATTCTTACAAAGAATTCATGTTTTCCATTAATATATCTCATCTTATATAAGATGGGCATCTGTGAATGTCTATTAAGATAAGCTACGAAGTTATATGGATCTATAATAGCTTCCTCATTTACATCTACAGGAGCTCCTACTAAACAAGCCAATTGGAATATTAACTCATATGGGATATGAATATCCATATCAAGATCTATGGTTTCTGTACAACCGATTCTGAATACTTTTCTTATTCTGTTGTATAAATCGAGTTGTTCTGACCTTGTCTGTACTCTTACCCTGATATTAAAGTTTAAGAGCATTGTCTCCATATCGTAAGATATATAGAGCCCATGTCTCGCATCTTTAAAGAACGATCTTTGCCAATCGCTCTTCCTTATATAAGTATCTACACCATAGTAGTTCAGGTCATTCATATTATCATTGAAATCATACTGAAGATTGGAAGTTATCAGACATGCTGGCTTTTCTCTCTTAGTTAATTCTCCAACATTAAACCTTCTGAAATCGTCATATGGAGATTTGTTTGCAACATGTATAGTTTTAAAAAAGTTCTTTGGAAACTTTGATAAAAACCAGTTGTATATAAACTCAACTCCAATAGAGAATCCATTTACCCAAGATGGTATATATAGATCTCCATAAAGTATAGGTTTAAACCTATCTTTATCTGTAAAGGTTATTATTTGCTTCTTGTTATCATTAGATCCCATTATTGGTATCTCCTTTTATTTGTATTAATCTAAAGTTTTAAAAAGTTGTGTATATTGAGAATATATTATAATAGTGAATACAATGTAAAAGGTGTTTCGGATTAAATCCGAAGAAAGAAGAGGTATATTATGAAAGCATGGCCATCATTTATGAAGTTTATTAGCTACGAAACATTTATGGAGAATAATAAGGATAAGAGACTTGAACCATTGGTAACTATCGGACATTATAGCGATGACGGGGACGAGATCGGAGATGTATTATTCTATGCTGACAACACTATACTTTTAGGGACCACTTATGGTTTCTGCAGTATAGTATCAGCATACCCAAATAAGTACGGATTTGTATTTTCAGTGATGAGTATTATATCATCGATATACAACAACTCTCCGGATAAGGAGACCTTTGAGGCATTGCAACGTACACTTTATGATGCATGGTGTAGTGGTCTTCCTGACTGTGTATATGAAGACATGATAGGAGATGTTGAACTCGGTCAGTGTCCCATATCCAAAAACGGAGTAAACGTTAAATTGCTCAAAGATATTTGTAAATCGGGCAACTACTACGCTCCGATAATGGAGATTGAAATTGGAGAACTTCCATTCTTCATATCAATGAATGGATATGTATCTCCATATCAACCTTCAGTGATTGCTTTCAGCGAGATGAAGAGACTTATTCATGTCTCTGAAAGTGTTGATGATATTATACATAATCACAAGTATCCATTCACCGGAGACGTTAAGGAGATTGAAATTGATGAGTTTGAAAAACTCTTCAGTGAATAATCTCAAAAAATAAAGATGGGATCTTTCCTGTCTTTATTTTTTTATATCTGATTCATTTAGATATTATATTAGTGATACTAGTGTGTATATTTTAAGGAGGTAATTTTATGGAAACAAATTGTGGTAATGAAAGAAGGGTATTCAGAACAGAATGTAGGGTTATGTCATATGACGATTATCTTAAAAAAGATTTATCTATACCATTCGTAGATATTGGTCATTTTGAAGGTAGTAAGCTATTCAAATCAGACATAAGTATTTGGTTGGATGGAACGGTTAGAATGGAAGTTGAAAATGGTTCTCTTAAATTATATAGACCATTTTGGTGCTGCGAATTTACATCGTTTATAGTTTGCACTCTTTATAAGGCAAAATATATAATGATGAAAGATGCTCTTGATGAGTTCACTTACAAATCTTTTGCAGCTTCCATAAAAAATTTGGCTAAATCATGCGTACCGTATGAGATTGTATCTTGCGGAGGAATATCGTATGATGAAAAAGAGATAAAAATACCATTTACAAAGGATGGGTATGATTTAAAACTGTTAGAGAGATTGATATTGGTCGGAATAGAATTACAACCGATGGCTAAATATGTAGCATCTAATGGTAGTATTTTCTATATTAGAAGAAACGGAAATATTATGGTAGACAAATCATGCACGGTTAGCTTTGACGAGTTTGATAAGATAATGTACTTATCATCGTTAGTGGACACTTATATAGATCTGACTATAAATGATATAAAAGAAACTCGTTCAGAGTGTCTTGATAAGCTGATGAGTCTTATTTCTGAAAAATAGTAATAGAAAAATGTGTATTTTAAGGAGGTAATTTTATGGAAACAAAATGTAACATTGAAAGAAATTTTTTTAAAACTGTATGTAGAGTTATGAATTATAACGAATACCTTGCTACAGATCACCCTGTACCATTTACAGATATAGGACATCTTGAAGGAAATGAATATAAGTCTGATATAAAAATATGGTTAAATGGGATAGTAACGATGGAAGCTGAAAATGATACATTCAAGACATATGAGCCTTTTGAATGTAATGAGTTTACATCGTTTATCATTTCTACCATCCATAAAGCGAAGTATATAGTGTCAAAAGGTCTTTTGGATGAATTTACTTATAATTCTTTTGCAGATTCTATAAAGTATTTGTTCGAAAAAGTTGTTCCTTATGAGATTGCATCTTATGATAGTCATCCATTTATTAAAGACACAGATATACCAATTATAAATGATAAAGCAAATTTAGATCAATTGATTGATATGATGGATACAATGACAAAGAAATCATTTTTAACTCCGGTGCTCAAGTATGTATCCAACAATAACGTTTTCTATATCTTAAGGAGTGGAAATGTTGTTGTTAATAGTACATGTACGGTGCGATTTAATGAGTTTGGAAGAATAATGGAAATATCATCATTATTGAAAAATTGTATATCTATGATAATAATTGATGACAAAGATGAATGGTCACGGTATTTCAACGATTTAGTCAATCTTATTTCCGAATAAGAATGAATAAAGATGGGGCTCGTCTCCATCTTTATTTTTTGCCGGTTTTCTCGGATGCCCCGAGTTTGGTTCATGTTTATCTCAGAATATTTAGATATTATATAAGTGATAACGTAAACTATGTTTATATTAGGAGGTAAAAAGGTGTATGGTGAATGTTAAAATTATTACAAATGGATTTATAACCAACAATCAAAAACCTGTTGTAGTTATAAGTCTAAACGGTCAAGTTGCCGTTGAAATGTTTTATGGAGGACTGGTTAGGTTCGGATCCGGTTTAACTCCAGAGTTTAATGGGGATGAAACATTATCCCATGTAATAAACGATCTTATAAGAAATCATCTATCAAAAATGAAGACTTGTAAAGATCGTGCAGAATGGTTTCAAAATATCGAAAACGATATCAAGAAGTATACAAAAATGATCAAACAGGAATATTCAACAAAGAAAGGTGGTAAGTAAAATGAGTGAAAAGTATGTAGCAGTATCTGAAAAGAATGAAAATGGCATTATCCAGTATGTTTCTGTAAACGTAGGAGATATGTTGGAGTATATTGATGATATGGCAAGTTATGGTGAAGAACCCCCATATATCAATATCGGATATTATGACACTCGTGATAAGTATCCGTATAATACTAAAGAATTCCCACGTATCGATATTAATATATATCTTAGTGGGGCAATTACAGCATATGATGATATCGCATTCATCAGACACTTCAAAAACGATCCGGGAATGATGCAGGAGATTTATAACCATATTGTGTTGTTAACCGATGCTGCAAGTTACAGTATGAATTATGAAGACGTATTCATTACAATATCGAATAAGATCTTCGAAATTCTGAAAGACTGGGTTCATCCATTGGATGCATCAGAAGAATATGGATTATCGGGTGACCGTAGTAAACTGTTTTCTGAGGAGAAATACAAGTATACTTTTTTGGTATGGATAGAGAAAGTTGGTGTGGAAGAATATTGTAATACTAGAACCTACGTGTCAAGTGAGATTATGCAGGGTAAGCCGATTCTGTATCTAAGTAAAACGGTGGAAAAAAATAGTATAGATTTCCTTATATATCCGGACGGTTCCATTTTCGTCAAAGATTTTCCAACATGGCAACACTTTGATGATATTGAGAAATTCGGTGGTGTCAGAATTCTCGAATTTTGTAAAGATTGCAATTCTTATTATAAGAGTATCAACGGCGATCTTTCTAAAGAAGATTCCTTTAGTAAATATGAATCTCTGGTAAAAGATCTTACTCGAGATCTGAAAGCGTGGCGGGGATAATCTATGTTGCAATTAGGAGGAATTGAAAAATGAATAATCTGCTTAAAAGAGTGGTCACATGTCATAATAATAATGGACTTACTCGGTATATTTCTGTAAATGTTGACAATGTTATGGAATATATTAAAGACGATATAGGAAGATTTGATGCCGAGCCTCCATACATCAGTATCGGATACTATGAAACTGGAGATAATGCTAAATATACTGTAGATTTCCCGCATATAGATATCGATATATATCTTAGCGGAGCAATATCTGTATATAACGATATGGCGTTAGTTAGGCATTTCAAAAATGACCCCGGAAAAATCTATGATATGTATCAATGGATAGTAACATACGTCGAAGAGGCAAGCTGTGCTGTATCGTTTGAAGATATCTTTATTTCGATATCAGATAAGATTTTCAACATTCTAAGAGAAAAATTGGTTCATGAGTTAGAAGTACCGACTCTTGAAAACTATTTGAGATATACTCCGCGTTTTGTTGATTTGAAATATGATTCAACATTTTTAGGAATTGTGAAAGATTATGGTGAGAAACCACATTGTAGAAATACCGTTAGGTTAAATAACAGACTTGTAGTCAGAAAGCCTCTGTTATTATTACATAAAATATTGTTAAGAGGTGATGTAGAGCTATTAATATTTCCAGACGGTTCTATTATTGTAAACGATGACCTAATACGGTTACATTTTGACGACATTTATGATTTCGGTGGAGAAGAGATTCTTCTGTTCTGTGAAAAATGTAGTAATCTGTATAAGAGCGTTAACGGCGACATAGCCACTTCTGATATCTATAGTAAGTATGAAGAGCTTGTAGAAGGACTTCTTCAGAATCTATAATCTGGAAAAGTGAGATGAGAAGAAAATGAATAAAAAGAAGCATATTGTAGTTTGTACAGATCCGTCAGAGCATAAGCCTGACGGCATATTCTTTTCAGTTATGTTACCAAGCGGTATCGTAGCATTCGATGTTTGCTATAATGGTGATATAAAAAACGTAAATGAATCAGTCGTATTCACAGAACAGATTCTTTCCTATTTGACAAAAATGTCTAAGAGTATGAGAATGTACTTAGAGAATGGGGAATTTGATTTTGATAGTGAAGAAAAATACGAGAAAATTGGTTCTTTATTATACTGCAACTCTCCATATATTAGAGATCTAGTTAAGTTTTTGTGGGAAAGGGGATAATATTTTATGAGCATGGATGTAGTAAAAGAGTTTCGTAAAAGAATGAGAAGTATGAAATATGGCTTCTTGGTTAATGGTAAGATATTCAATACCGAATATGATAAGTATCGTACAATACCATTACCGTTAATCGAAAAGTTTAACGTCGGTATCTGCTGGGATTTTGTTAATTACCAACAGGATTTCTTTAATAAAAATGAAATAAACAGTACTGCATATTTCTTTATTGCAAAGAATGATGTAAATGATGGTAAGATTGTAACGCACACTTTCAACATAATATCCATTGAAGGTAAAAAATATTGGTTCGAAGCAGCTTTTAAGAAGTATTCTGGTATTCATGAGGTTGCATCATACGATAATGTGGTTAAAGTACTGTTGGAAGAGTACGGTGATAAGTATGATAGATATATAGTTTCTACATACAACACAAAAGGAATGGATAACAACTTGACATCAGAGCAATTTATCAACAGAGCTTGCAATCAAGTAGTTAAACATGGTAGATGTGTAAAGGACGGAATTAAAAATGGAAAATTGTAGTATTAAAACTGTTTTAGTGTGCACAGATAAGTCTGAGCAGAAACCGGATGGTGTGGCTTTCTCCATAGAGTTAGATAATGGAATGATAGCATTCGATGTTTGCTATAATGGCGATATAAAAAACATTAGCGAATCTATCGTATTGAATAGCAAAATCTTAGGCATTTTAAAAGGGCTATCTCGCAGTATTGAGATCGCACTGGAACGTAAGCTTTTCACTTTCGACGGCAGAGACCCAGATGCAATGTTGCACACTTTAAGTAGTAATCCTTATCTTAGAGACCTGTGCAAATATATGCAATCGGAAGAAAATTTTGAAGTTCAAATACAATATTACGAACCCAAAAACCAGTAATTAAATTAAAAGGAGACGACAATGGTATACAAAGTTAATCACAATCAAACGTTTAATATGTTAATCGATAATCCAATTGGTAAAGAATACGATCCGGAATCTAATGTAGTGTCTCCCGTAACTACTATATTCAGAAAATATCACAATAAAGAAGACGATGTTCATGAGGACATCGTCTTTTATAACAATGGTGATGTAGAGTTTATGGATAATGTATCAATGTGTAGATATACACAGTTCGATCATCTTCTATACAACTTTGAGGGTGATCATAGTATCGTTACAATGATACATTACCTACAATTCTTGAGCATGGTTACACACTATGGGATTCCAAATAATATTGGTGCTAGTATGAAATACCGACAATATGTGGAAGAAATGAAACGTGCTAAGTTTAGCGATATTGAATTCGAGGATTCTTCAGAAGACGGTAGAGATGCCAGATATCATATTACATGCCAACATATCTTTACTAGGTTGATTACAAATGATGCCGGAAAGTTTAACTGTAAAGATATCTTTGAGGATAACCCTGTAGCGGTGTTACATTTTTACCATAAAGACGGTATTTTTGGAAAAAAGAGGAAGATATATGCATATATCTTTAGAGATGGTAGAGTTTTCTTTCATGGTAAAGGTCCGTTTAGATTGAGTGGAAAAGAATTTAATTTCTTACTTGATCTACTCTTCAAAATCTGCGATATAACATATGACCACATGGGCAAGGATTTTGAATATCTTGACCAAGCTTATAGTGAAGCTATTAAGGATGTATGTAGAAAATTTAGAGACTTTATTAAATAGATGCAGAATGTTAATGAGGTAAGATATGAAAAGATTTAAAAGAGGATTGCCATTTACTATATTGATCGATAATTGGAAAGGAGAAGTTAATAGTAAATCCGATAAGATATACCCTGTAACTACCATATTCAGAAAATACCAAAACAAAGAAGACGATATTCATAAGGATATCGTCTTTTATAGTAACGGTGATGTGGAATTTATGGAAAATGTATCCATGTGCAGATATACACAAATTGATCAGTTTCCTTATAATTTTATTGAAGATACTACCAATATGCTGCATTATCTTTCCATATTGAATATAATTACTTATCGTAACAACAAATTTAGCATTGATATGGAACAGAACTATCGAGAATATTTAGAAGGAAAGATGCATGCAAAGTTCAACGATATCCGATTTATAGGATCTACCGAAGATTTTAACTCAAGATATACAATTATCTATAATGGTGATCTTACCGGTTCCATTACAGTAGATAAAGATGCTAAGTATAATAGTAGAAATATCTTTGAGGATAAGCCAATATTGAATCTACAATTTTGTTCTGAAAATGGGGATAAAATGTATGCGTTTATTTTTAGAGATGGTAGAGTTGTTTTTGGTGGTAGTGGACCGTATAAGCTAAGCAGATTGCAGTTTAGATTTTTGCTAGATGTGGTTTTTAAAATCTGCAGCGTAAGTTATCATAATATTGAAAAATATTTTGACGATATCGATGAAGATTACGAAAAAGCTTTAACGGATATTTGCTTAGTAAACAATTAATGTGTTTGGAGGTATGAATATGAAGATTACTAAAACTGTAGGACAGTGTCCATTTTGTGATGTTATCGATCATCACAATGAGGAAGAATTCAATCTGGTATTGAATAAAGACAGACCAGTAGTGAGCATCTACCGTAGAATCATCAAAGATGACGGTTCCATTGAAACTCTTAGCGATTTTAAAATCTATATTGATGGAACGGTTAATGTTGCTCCTTGGGCTTTATTAGATTACAATAAGGAGCTTGGTAACGGAACATGTATAACATATCTATCACTCATTAGAAATTTAACTGCGATATGTAAAGATTACATGAACAATCCGGATAACAATAGGTGTGCATTATTAAACAGATTGGATAGGATCAAAGATCATCCATTCCAGCATAATATTGTTCAGATTGATGAGGAAGTTCATGTACAAACTGATATATCATTTATAGAATGTGATAATGTTGATGGAACGTGTGATTCTGATAATGATGGTTTTTATGATATCAACGCAGTTACAGTGTGCTGGAAAAATAGCGGGTATAAATGGGAGCTGCAAACTTCTGAAGGTGATGGATTTTGCCATATTGACGGAGACGATAGAATAATATTAGGTAAAATTTCATTAGGAGATGATAAGAGTAGCGGATATATTCTGAATGATGGCGGAGTTATCTTCGAGTCTAATCAATCTTTAGACTATGATGTGTTTAATACTATCATAGTTAGGTCATATGCTATTAGAGCGAATTTCATAGATATTGATAAGATTCCATCCATGAAACGTTTTACATTTAACGACCATATCGTAGAGGAAGATAGTGCTTTTAAACACGAATATGAATGGCTAAAGTGCGATACTGATGAAAAATGTTGATTGTTAAAAAGATGAGGTGTGAAAATGAAGATTACTAAAACTGTAGGACAGTGCCCATTTTGTGATGTAGATACTCATATTAATGCAGGAGAAGTGCATTTAGTAGAAGACAAAACTTCTCCGGTAGTGAGTATTTACCGTAGAATCATCAAGGATGATGGTTCTGTTGAAACTCTTAACGATTTTGAAATATTTGCTGATGGAACTGTTAATGTTGCACCGTGGGCTTTATTGGATTATAATAAGAAAGTAGAGAATAAACCGGATACTACATATTTGCAAGTTGTTAGTAATATATCAGCCCTATGTATTTTGTATGGCAACGTTATGGGTATGGATAATAGCACATTTCCGGATAATATTCGAAAATTATTACTGGCGGAATTGGACATTATTAAAGATCGTCCCATTCAGCACAATATCGTGCAGATTGGTGAAGATGAAGAGATTTCTACAGCTTTAAGTCTCACTTTCGATGAATCTGATCACACATTAATTTTACAGAAATCTGAGTGTAATGATAATTTCTGTAAAATCGAAGACGATGACAGATTCGTATTTAGTAAAGTTACTATTGGAAGCGAAAATAGTTGCCCTGACGGATTTATCCTAAATGATGGTGGAATCATTTTCGATTCAAACAAGTCACTCGACTGTTTCACCTTCAGTGCAATTGTTGATAAAGCTACATTAATTGGAAGGAGCTTTATGAAAATCTATATTCATAATGTAAAAGATCATAATACATTTAATGAGCATATTGGAGACATTATCAACTATGAAAGCAGAAAGGAGCAGTAATATGTCCAACACATCAATCCAATTAAACTACAGAGGTTTTATTGCGGACTCCGAAGAGCCGGTTATGAAAATTGAAATCAATGTGCCACCGTTTCATACTATTTTGATATGGAAAAATGGTAACACGAGTTTTACCAGATTTGGAGATGCGAGATTACTTCTCGTATCTCCGTATATCCAGGCGTTCATCAATGATCACTTCAGCGAGTATATGGAAGATAGAAATGTTGTGAAATTTAACGCTGCAATAGATGCTCTTAAAGATGATATTGATGAGATTTTTAAGCTCACAGATGTCCGCACCATCGAAAACATATTCGTTTCTGCTATTAAGAAATATACAGAAACGGAAAAAGAAATGGTAAATAACATGATAAAAGATATTATCGATGGGGTTAAATCTTCTGTCAATTATCAGCCGTGTACAGAATATGAATACGATATGCAGAAAAAATTCTATGATGCTGATAAGTTGAAATGGGAGGAGCTGAAATGAAAATTACCAAGACAGTAGGACAATGCTTATTGGTAATCCAAGGAGGTTAAACGAATGCTAAATAATGATGCCGAAATGAATATATTGCTGAGAAATTTAGATCATATCAAAAGGACTTCTGTGCACGAATTATTAGGGGACTCTTCTAAAGGAGTTCCCCATGTACATTGTTTTAAAGATATCATGTATGATGATGAACACCCAATAATTATTATAACCGGTCGTGATATCACTGTCCATGTATATCTTATGAATGATGGTACTATTGAATTTGTAGCAATAAATGGATCATCGTTCATAAACTACGCATTTAAACAAGTTCTGTCACATTTCTGTGACAAACATGTTAAAAGAATATGGGAAGGAACCAAATATAGTGAGAATTGTAAGTTGATTAGGTTTAGCGATATGTGTCAGCATATTAAAGGATTACAAAATGACCTAAACAATGCTCTTAAATTACGTTTTGTACGAGAGGAGAGAAGCGTATGGACACAATAAGAGAAGGCTTAAAGGAATATGTTATTAATATTTCCGATGATAAAAGATACTCAGCATCAGTAATGTTTGGTCACAGGGGTTATCTTCCGATTGTGTATATAGTGTTTACAAGAAATAATGATGCATGGTTGGATATCGTAATCATGAAAAACGGCTATGAGAGAGGTATACATACACTATTTTACAAAAATAAGATAATAGATACTATGCTTTACGATAGGATTGCTAAAATTCTAGAAGATGATATAATGAAATTCAGTAAAACTATTACAGATAATAAGGAAGGCATTATATCATCTGAAGATATTGAATGTTTATCTTCCAGTATCGAAGAAGCTTTAAGGCGATGGGCAAAGTTTGATGAAGGGTGTGACAAACGTGAAACGAAAAAATCTATTATGAATTCTTATATCAATAAAACGTGGAAGCGTATGCATAATCCTTATGGCGGACAATCTTTCATTAAATATGTTGACGATTATAAGATACATCTACATTATTTTAAATCTGCCAAGATTGGTCTAATTACCATATCTGATAAAGAATATGATCTATACAGAGCATTCAATATCGGATTTAAGAGCGGTTTCCGTTATGAAGTAAATGATATCTTATGGTTCTTTGAAAAGTTTATGGTTCCATATGTGGTTAGACCGTCTAAAGAAACACAAGATGCTATGAACGAAGCATTCAATAAGTTACCATACCGCACAGATATTATCTGTACAGATAATGATATCAGAAAAGGAGATTTTACATGGAAAGAATAACAGAAAAGAGAAGACCATATAACACATTCTTCACAGTTAATGAAAGAAAGAAGTGTGTTGGTAAAGTTAATACTGTACCATTTGTATCTATCAGCCATATGGAGCATAAAAGTTCCAAATCTGTTAAAGTGGATGATATTAAGATCTACCTAAACGGCACTATTAAATTTGCTAACCTATGGTCATTCTATCAATATTATAGGGAGGGTGGAGAAGATTTTTTATGTGTTGTGCAAAAGTTGATAGATTTTGCAGCTCTTGCTCGGAATTGTATTAAGAGTGACGTGTACTATAACCATATGAAAGATGATGCATTCGATGTACTTCAAAATTTTCTACCGGAAAAAATACATACCATAACAACATCGGATCTTAAAGTAATATCAGATATTGATAATATAACGGTAAATAATGAAAGTACCGTATATAAGATGGTGACAAATAAAGATCCATATGAAACAAATGAAGTCTATGGAAACTTATCATTGGATAAATCTTTTGAATCCAGTATTGATGAGATGAGTCCATTTTTAAAGGTCTCTAAGTATGGTGAAAATAACTTTGTCAAATATACTATACTTAGAGATGGTGGTATCATTTTCCATGATAAGAAAACCAAATTTGATATTATGGGAGGATCATCTGATATGGCGTGGTTACTAGAGGTATCTACTGAGATTAATGATATGGGCGGTATCACTCCAGACAGTATAAAAGCATTTCCGAATTTTGATAACTATATCACGGCAGAGTTAAGAGTATTTCCGGATTATGTGTAATAATTTTTGGTGGGTTACTGCGGTAAAGTAAAAGGAGAAAGTTTATGCATATAGATTTTGATAAAGTAAACAAAAGAGGATATGATAATGCCAAAAGCAAAGAGGGAGTTCCTCTTATAATGTTTACCAACCCAGAAGTAGATCCAGATAAAGAAATGTCGTTATCATTCATGGTAGATACTAACGTTAATATGATTATCGCAACCGTATCAGAACCAAATTATGTTTCTGGAATTCCTGTCGCTTTATACACTATAGCGATGAATATTACGGATACTACAACGGAGGATACTCTTGATAAGTTCTTTGAGTTTGCGGCAGATTACTTTTTCAAGAGTGTTGTAACCGACGATAAAGATCTCGATAGGAAAATGTTAGTGTTCTTAAAAGAGAGCAATCTGGATATTCAGCTCATTAAACTTAAAGATTCTGCATATAGTGATAAAAGTTGTAGACCATTTCATATTGAAGGGAATCCGAAAGCTTTTATTGAAAATATTGAGAGTGATAGTATTCTCTGTCTCAGCGTGAAAGGTTATGGAGTCTTTGAGCTTTACAATGATCATGGTGTATTGTTTAATATACCAGATGGATTTGGAACCGATGAGAATGTGACATCAGATATTACCCATATTATTAAATGTCTGAAGGAATTTAGAAACAAGATTAATGTCTTGGATCTATTTCCTACAGTAGAACAGAAATGTGATACATTTACAGAGCATATAAACGGTATGGTGGAGGAACTGATTAAATGTCTTTCACCACTACCGTTAGAGGAGGATAATGATGTCTAAGTATGCTGAAATATCGGTGGTGAATATAGGGCATAATCCTAAGTCCGAAAAGGTCATTGATATATACATTCCAGAGATTCATTTTACTTTTAAATTGTATACTGATGGAATGTCGCCATTTGGATATGCATCATATACAAAAAAGAATGTCAGAATCTATACTGCAACATATGATGTTATTAAGGACTTCTTCCAGAACAAGTTCAAAAATATGAATCCTGCAGATTATGATAGAAATGATCGTCTATCAGATGCTGTTGCAGAATTACAGGAAAGACTTGATGCAGTATTGGAAGACATCGTGGAGGCTGATAATGATGAGGATTAAGTTGCATCATAAGTTTAACGGTAAAGAACGGAAAAACCCGATAGACATTGCAAAAATTGAATCATATGCATATCTGATATCTAACAATAATCCAAATGTTAGATATTATGATTGTGCGAAGAATACTACTCTGTATGTAGAATATAACAGCAGGCTTCACCAATATGTAAACCATGACAATTTGTCACATGTTTAATAAAAAGGAGGACTTTATATGTATGCAAATGATTTAGGGTTCAAAGTAACCAACGAAATGGCTTTCTTAACAACTCTTGTGAAAGAATATGCTGAAGAAGGAGTTTCTGTGTCTGTAACTTTATCCGGTGTTGGCGGTAGATATTCCGCTTCTACACTTGTCTGGAAACCGGAGTCTGAAGATGAGAACAAAGAATCCAAGGAAGTTACCATGTTCTTCAAAGGAGAGTATAGTGAGGAAGACGTTATTAATATTCTCACATTCTTTGATAAGTATTATGTACCATGGTACCTTGACCAGGATTCTAAGGAGAAAGCTGCCGAAGTGGAGAAGTCTAATGATGAGCTTCTTACATTTATTGCAGCTTCTACTATCCATGTATAGTCTTAATAGCTACATGAGCAGGAAAAAAGAAAAACCAAAATACATCGCACCAGACGTCTCTTTAGATAAGAGACGTCTTCATTCCTGGGAGTTTGATAATGGATGTAAATGTGATTTCTACTACATTAAAGGAGAGGTAGCAGATTCCATATATTGTGTTTTATCTTCTAAGAACTGTTCTGTAGAGTTTGACTTCAATGGAAATTTCCGGATTAATGGGTTATTAAAACTTGATGCAAATAGAGTGTTTGCATTGATGAAGGTTGTCAATAATTTCGATATGTTGAATCTCTGTATTAAGAAATTTGATACGGATAAAGCTCTTAAAACATGTATCGAATATATCCCTTCAATAGTTTCCGGAGTTTCAGAATTTATAGCTATCTAAAAGAAAGAGAGAAAAATAAAGTATGCAAGCAAGAATATCGGATAACGTCGTAATTCAACATCGTGAAGATGTTTCGTGTGGAATATATCCTGATGATATCAAGGACGGTATTATGGATAAACCTGTTGCATATATAGATTGTGGAATCTATAAAATGGAGTTTGATCTCTATGGTAATTTCACAATAATCGGTTATGTAAAGATTACTGGCGATGTATTGGAGAAGATCGCTAATGTAATCTATAGGATCAAAAAGTTGAAGAAAAACAGAGATGCTGATCCTAAAGATTTTGTTTTAAGAATGGAAGATATTGAATCTTTCTGTTCTCAATTATGGGAAATAGTAGGTTGTACAACAAAGTGATTTTATGGGGGCTATAGTCGAATTTGACTATAGCCTTTTATTTTTTAATTTCTTTATCGTTTAAGAAGATATAATATATGTGAAGGTAAAGAATATTATTCATATAGGAGGTTTATTATGTTAAGTGAAAAAGAGTTGCAGAGGTCTGGATTTGTAGTTGCTAATGAATATTGTAATAGTATTAAGGGGGTATACGTATATCTAAAACATGTCGGTCTTGTAAATGTACATTTGTCAGTTTATGAAACATCTAACCGGATATATGTTATTCTGACAGATACTGACAAAACTAAAAACTACAGTTTTGATTATCTGTGTACAGTGGACGATACAGAGTTGATGAGGATGCTTGAGTTTGTGTCAGATTATCTAATTCCATACTTCGTTAATGAGACGGAAGAATATCGTCTTAAGATGATGGATGCTAAAGATACATTGTTAAAAAATGTAAAATTCGGCTGCACCTATAAAGAATGGGAAAGTATAGATAACACTGAAGATTTTATTGATGATGGTATTTCTTCCAAGTACTATAAGAAAGATTTTGATAAAGCTATAGTAACTGTAAAAGCAAGCAATATTCTTAGCAAGCTGTATATTTACATGGTAAACAAATTAAATCTAGAGTTTATCGTGGTATCTATAAAATTAAGCGATAAGCTTCGCAACAAAGAACCCAAAAAACAGATCGATAATATTCTGAAGTTGGTTGATGAGGTTATTGTTCCGTATTATTATGATGGAGTCAGAGATTACGAGAAAATGACAAATGCTTTCAATTCTCTAGACTTCATCGACCAGACATATGACTTTTTCTAAATCAAAAAGTAAAGAATCTAGGAGGTAATTATGATAATTAATAACACAGAAGTTTCTTATTTATCAGAAAGAGATGCAGAGGAAGAATATTTGATGTTTTCATTTTCCGATACTGCAAAATTTATAGTATCCGGGAAAACGTCAAATTATAGATTTCCATTAGAAACAGAGTATTTCTTAAACATGTTGCAACAGTTTGTGGATGCTGTAAATTATAAAGATTTTGACAGATTGGAAAAAGCAATCTATGAGGTTGATCATGATGGGGATATATGTATTATGACCAAATTAAAAGATGCTATGCCAGTTATCACAGATTCATTTTCTATAGATTCTTGTGAAATCACTATATACAATAATCAAGATCACAAACCATATAGAGTAAAATTTACATTTGGTCAAAATGGAAATTTTTTAAATATGGAAATAACTGTAAATGGTTTAATATGGTTTAACAACGCTAATGCACAAGACAATAATACTATAGCTCTTGATGCAGGACGCCTTTTGAGTTTTCTAAGAATGGTTAACTTTGCTACTTATAGAAGAGGAATATTATCTTCGAGAGTAATAAAAAGTCTGATAATAGAAGCAGCCCACATTATGTGTGATAATGTAACTATTACCAATGACGACATCACATACAGATGATGATGTAATTGTTGTTGATCAGAAATAATAATTGGGTATGGTTATTAACCATACCCTCTTTTATTTTTTAATTTCTTTATCGTTTAAGAAGATATAATATATGTGAAAGAGTGTGTATGATACATTAAATGTATCGTTTGCCCATAAGGGCAGAAAGGAATAGTTATGAGTAACGTAAACAAGATCTTGTACAATGTGAAATTCAGTAAGGAGTCAAACGATATGTCTGCTCCACCTGAAGAAATTGATAGCCATGTGTCTATGGCTTACCGTAATGAATCGGTCTACTTCTTTGGAGAGACTGGTCATGATCCGGTTCCGTTTACAGATGTATATCTGAGTGATATTTGGAACAACTCCAAGTTTGCGGCTCAGAACGGTACAGACGTTCGTAGAGTGAAAGATATGATCTACGACTGGGGTATCCGAGCTGGGCTTACTGTTGACTTCCCGTCTTTAGAATTGGTAATTCCTAAAGATGCTAGGAATATTACTTCTGTGAATGTTTCAATTAACGAATATCTCAGCGGAAAGCCATGTTCCATCGAGTATGAATTCGTTAAGAGTACAGAGCAAACTAACATAATGCTTAGTATGCTTGTAAACACTAACGGATATATCAATATCCATATCGTTGGTGATAATGATACTGACGTTATCGGATTTAAGTCCGATGCGTTGTGGGATATCTTAAGTAATAGCTTTAGATTACTAAAGACTAACAAGATTTCCAGAACTGTAATGAAGAGCGAAATTCGCCACATTATTAATTCCAATGATGTGTGTGGTAAAGTAATATTTGTATAATAGGAGGATAAGAAAATGAGAAATACAGAAAGAACTATTAAATTTACGTTTAACGATTTCACTTTTGTGAAAATAGAAATGTTTGTACTTGGTGATTTATTATTCGCGTTCAATTTCACCTTGGATGGTGGATTGGAGGTAAAGAGCAAAGTAACCGATATGCGTGCTGACAGCATTGCTGACCAGGCAAAGTTTCTATTGGATATGGATGAATTCAGAAAAAGATTTATCCAAGACAAGGAATCTGTTCTTCCAGAACTTAAAGCATATTTGGAAAACGAATTTGATGTTAACGATGGTGACACTGTTGTTGAATATTATGGGGAGGTGTAATTATGAAAAAGGTAGAGGTTGAGTTTAGGGCGGATAATATATTATGTGTTATCAAGGTGTACGGTCATATAGAGTATGCGACACCGTTTACAGCCATCACTATTAACACAGATAATACATTTACTGTTGATAATAAGAATCAGTTGTCGCCGAGTTTTTTAAACTATAATGGACTCTGTGATGTCTTAGCGGAAGCTAAGAAATTATCGGTAGTAAATGCCAACATGAAGTTTGAAGAATTCTGGATGATGTTACCAACGATAACTGAGAAGTTTATTGAAAAAATAGCGGTAATGGCTGAGACCAATTATATCAAGGTAATCGGTGGAGCTACTCCTATCTCAAAAACCGAGCTATGAGATTATATCAATATTGATATTGATATGAAGGATGAAAAATATACTACTATAACCATGGTAACATTTCATGATGGGAACGATAGTATTACCATCCTCAAGAACGGTGTTAATGGTTGCAGATTTAGCACCGTGGAAAATATAGATAGTAGTAAACGCACCATTATACCATTAGATATATCGGTATTTAAAGATATTTTCGATAATCCAACCGAGGAACATATCAGAGAATGCTGCGAAAAGGTAGCTTATCGATATGATTATAAGGTAAATTTTTCTTAGGAAGTAATCAACTATCTTACACCGTATCTTATACTAAATGCGGCAGATTTTGAATTCAAATTATCATAACTATTTATCTTTGTCAGTCTTGGGGATTTTATCCCCAAGACTTATTTTTTAAAAAGGAGATTAAAAATGGAGAGAATTATAATCAATTTTAAGAACAACGATGTTGAATTATTCAGTATTGCTATCTTTGCTAATGATAGCAACCCAAATGATGGACTAACAACTGTCATATTCAAAACAAATGGAACATTCAATGTTATTACGGAAGCCGAGATTGAGAATGTTTCCATCTTAAACACCAAGTTTGAAAAGGTGATCAAATGTGCTAGTGAAATATATAGTGCTAAGATCAACACCAACGATGAAGATTATATCAAGGCATTGAACAACAATCTTCAGTACAAACTAGTTGATGCTATTGCTGAGTATGCTGGTCATCACTACATCAGTGTAACTGGTATCAAAATAGATAAACTATTTGAGCTGGGTAGTTCCGATTACTGTAAATATACAGTGTATAAGGATCCTGCGGCTCGTAATAGAAAGTTGTATGATATGATGCTTGTGAAAAATGATGGAGGCAAGCCATCAAAAACATTCATCACTGTACACTCAGATGGAGATATCCATATAAAGAGCAATGGTATGGGCGTAGATCTTCCTCTGATGGGTACTGATCAGTTTATCGGTGATAAAGAATTTCTCGATATGTCTCCAGAAGATAAGGTGGAGTATATTAAGAAATTCAGCATGTTACTATCAAAGAGATATGATATAGTATTGGTAGATTAAATAATTGGGTATGGACAATTTGTCCATACCCTTATTTTTATAAAATGTATTATTCTAAGTAGATATTATATATGTGATAAATAAGGTGTATGTCTTCTTATATGAAGACGGAAAGGTAAAAGGTATAATTATGAAGACTTTTGTTGAAGTAGATTTTAGTGTTAACGATGCATTATGCAGTATCGATATTATCCCAGCTATATATAAAAGAGATAATCATATAAAGATTGTAATCGGAAATGATAACACGTTTACGATCGATGAGAAAGCATCTATCGACTGCAACCGACAGTGTCTTAACCCAAAAGGATTTGCGGAGCTTCTTGAGATTTGTGAGAAGCTTAACGCATTAAAACGATCATTGCCTATTGAATCATTTATAATCAAGGCTTTAAGTAACGAGTATACTGAGAAGCTTGTAAAAGCAATCTCCGTATTAGCAGATACACATTACATCCATATTGTTGGTTTGGATTCCGTAATGCGTTGTGATTATGTTGGCGTGGATGTTGTTAGAAATAATGACAAGACGTTAAACATCTTCATTGATGTAGTAAAATATACCAATGACGAACGTAACAACATGTTATCATTTGATATACGGAATGGTAAAATGTGCAGATTTTTCAATTATGATGATGTGAAAGTACCAGTCGAAATTTATCATGCTCTTAATGCTATTGCTGGCGTAGAAAGCAGTTTCTCCGACGAGCAGATAATTTCAGAGATTGGAGAAGCATTGAAGAAGGTTGCTGGTGCTTATGATGTTAGTGTCAGAAAGGATCCTAATAATCCTAACGCAATGTTACCATTCCCATTCGTTTTACCAAACACCAATCTGTAATCTAAAAAATATGGGTATGGACACGGAAGTCCATACCCTGTTTTATTTTTTCTTATCTTAATCCAAAAGCTTTCATTGTGTCTATCTCTGTGATACTAACAGTAGAATCGTGGAATGCTTTCATCGCTTTGTTCTTAAAGATAGAGAATACTTGCATCAAGGTTAGACCAACATTTGTTGTTCCTAGCTTGTAATAGAAGTTTCCTGCACAAGCTGCACAAGGTTTTTCATTCTTACACAAGTATGCCATTCTCATCTTTACAGTTTTACCAAAGTAATCTTTAGCATTCTGAGAGTTCAACTCTACAAGATTACCGGATCCAGTTACAATATTATTGTAAATATATCTGGTAAAGTTATCTTTCGTGATAGTAACTTTGATACATCTATCAGTCTTACAATCTGTACCAGGTTTATCTAAAATGATATCCTGATAAGCTCTAGTTGCAAGGTTCTCTAAGTAACCACCGTCCTCGGTCTTCTTACCTCTAGAGTAAGCTCCTTCGATACCAGAGTTACAGTATAAAGAATACTCTTCAGGTTTGATTCCATCCATATAGTTTGATGTAGCAATCATGAATGGATTCTTAGCATTAGGATCCGGATTTCTTGTAGCACCTTTCCAGATAAACATGTTCTTGAAGTTGTTATTTATAGTTCCTCTAGCTCCAGATAGGAAAGTGTCTAAGAATGGATCATCACCTAAAACTTCCTTAGCATAAGCTATCAATTCTTTTTCTATCCTATCTGCAACTAAGGTATCTCCAGCTTCCAGAGCCTCCTTATTTTCTTTAATAAGCTTATTCTTCTTTTTCTCTATAACCCTAGACAGAGTCATTGTTGCTTCTGTGTAGTTAGGAGAAAAGACTGTACAGAACTGCATAACCAATTGGGTCTTCATGAGGAATTGTTTCATATCCTCTACATTAATTCTATCTTCCATCAAAGCGAATGAGAGTTCTTTATTGATAGCATCAAGGGTATCGGAAGTAAAGTTCTCATTCTTATATTTGAAAAGATCAAACATTCCAGGAACTTCAAACATCCACTTATTCAATACCCAGATACCAACCGTGGTAACGAATGAGTTTTTATTTTTTTTATTTCCGAGACCATAAGAACCAGGAGGAATAGAAATAATATCATAGGGGTTACAGCGAGTAACCCCATTGAATTTTCCAAATAGATTATAAATGTAAGTAGCAGTCACATCTTCAGACTTAAGAGATAGTAATTCTGACAATAAAGCTTGATCTGTTATAGTCTTTGATACTCTATTTGCCATACTACGACCTTTCTATTAGAAGTAGATATGATATGTGATATCAATTCCCTTAGTAAGATCGATCAATGGCTCGTTAGGAATGTTCAGCTGAGTGAAAGGTCTGATATCCTGATAGTACTTGTATCCACCATCTTCTGTATACCAAGCTGTGCAAAGAGATAAAGAGTTAATCTTTGCATCATTGATACCGGTAGTAGCCTTGAAGTAATCTCTGAAGTCTTCCTTGGTAATTCTAAGAGACATCTCTACGAATAACTCTGCGTCTGTATTATTGTTTACATTATACAGGGTGGAATCGATAACAGTACCATCAACGAATCTAGCCTTCATTGTGGGTGCAGTCTCAAATCCCTTGAAGTAATAAGCAACTCTACTCTGAGTAGCCTTTCTTCCAAAGTACTTCTGTCTTAATTCCTCAGAAATATCATTCTGAGGAAGCTGATAACGGAAAGGAATCAAATCATCTGTAGGAGCAATTCTTCCAGTATACTTTACAGGCTTAACCTGAGAGTTCTCCAATCCACAACCCTGAGTACCGCAGCAGAATAATACTACCTTAGTAGCATTTGTAGGCTGTGTAGATACAGAGTTATCCAATCCAAGATCAGCATTGTAAGTTGGTAATGCAACCAACTCCTCTAAGTCAAATACCTTCTGAGCAACTAACTGAGAACCAGCAATTACTACCTTATTATGGGTAGTAAGGATGTGGTTTCCATCAAGATCTTTAAAGATTACTTCTGTATTCCAATCTCTTGCTCCAGAATTTCCTTCTCTTACAAGAGATGCCGTATCACCAGATTTATTAAAATCAAACAATGATAATTTCTTATTCATTTAATCCTCCATTATTCTTATAAATATTTACTTAAATGTTTCGGTTATGCTTATTTATTGGTTCGAATCATGTAGCATTCATCAAGGATAGCATAAATATCCTTCTTGTTTTCTCTAGCTTTCATACTAGCAATTCTAGATCCAAATTGGTATCTATACTTAAAGTATTCTCTACATGTTGTAGTAAGTTCATCTCTCATTTCAGATCTATCATCCGGAGTAATATTGATATGAAGAGCATAAATAAGATCGATAATTGAATCTTTTACATACTCTTCCAACTGCTTAGAGTGAACGATTCTTATATTCTCACCAATCTCATACTTTTCAGGCATCAAAAGATCAATCATGATAATACTTAGAGTATCTTTATTAAGAGCACTCTCGATATCAGTCTCATTCACATAGAAATGCGAATTATACTTCAATTCATCACGAATCTTATTTGTAAGAGTTTGATATCTTTCAGATTCATAATACTCTTCGAAGTTATGTTCAACCCAAGTATCAAATTCCATCCAGATCTTATCGATGGTATCCAACTTATCTTTCTGTATACCAGATACAGTAGACTTTCCAATCCAATCTTCCACATGAACAAATTCTGACTTATCAAACTTGTATAAGAATAATACCCATTCTACCAATTGTACATAGTTCTCAAACTTATCGGAAAACATATACAGGATAGATGAATCATGGGTAAAGATCTTGAACGATTTGAAGAAGTCAATAACTTCTTCAACATATTTCTTTACGAAGTCTAAAGAGATAGATGGTAAACCAGCAAAGACATCATCAAGATTTACAATATCTCTATTCACGTAATCCTTTAGATATTGGATTGTAGATTGAATGGTATTTACAACCGACTCTCTTCTTGCAGAGAGGTTGGTAATCTTAAGAAGATTAGAAAGGGTTTCGTATAACAATGGGTCTTTCTCTTGTAAGAATTGTCTGTATGTAGATGCCATATTTCCATTACTAAGCTTATAGTAATCCATATTACACTTCATAATGAATAATGATTTGTATATGTATTTATAAGCATCATAGATTCTCTTATTTGGAGGATCTATAAGCATCTTTCTTACATGATCATAGATCTTTGTATTGGTAAAATATAAATTCTCCAATTGCTTAAAAGAAAGAATCTCATTATTACCATTAGCTTTCGGAATTGTATATCCTTCTACACCAAGCTCTTCTAAAGTAAGACCATCGAAATGAGTATTCAAATAGTTTGCAATCTCTTGTAGATCTGCTTCTGTATTGAATCCTAATACTTCGGCAATCTTCTTTCTGGAATCCATTACAGTATCTTCAATACCATAATACAAATATCCTAAAGAGTATAAGAAGATGATTACATCAACCAATTCAAACTTCTTACTGGTAGAGATATGTGGTAAGTTTACCAACAGTTTAGACTTATCCACCTTGTTGTATAAGAGGATATTCATAAAGTAAACCAGTGTAAAGTTTCTCTTAGTAAGATCGATCAAAGCTTCTACGGAATAATACTTTGATCGTAGTACGGTAAAGTCCATATTCTTAATATTAGACTTAATAACATCATACTCTTTATCACCAATCCAATGTCTATCACTCTCTGTCATAGCATCATAAGTAAGGATATTGTTGTTGGTTCTGATGTAATCATCATATTTTTCCATGATAGGAACTTTGATGAATTTCAAAGTGTAATCCTTATCAATATCATCATTGGCAACATACTCATTGTCGATCTCGTTATTGACATTTCTATCTTTCAGGATATAGTATTTGAATACTTTGATATTTGGAACTCCAAATACCGATACAATGTCAACAATACATTTATCGGAAGATTTGAACTTGATCAATTTGTTCAAGTTCTTTACCAATGCAATCTGATATATAAGAGGAATATCTCTAAAGTACTTTACTCCATTAGATTCAAAGATATATTCGCAAGTACGAGAATCAAATACATCTCTTCTGATAACGTAGTCTGGAAGCTCTACGATAAGATCTACCACAGTTTGCAAAACTAAGAAAACCATCATGAAATTATCATAGTTTTCAGAGTTGATCTTATAAGCATCCGAGTAAATTGTATAAAGCATATACTTTCTATTCGCTTCCAGCTTATCCTTATACTTATTCTTTACTTCTACTGCTTCAGAATCTGGACAATAGATCAATCCGAACTTTTCCGCCGAGCGTGAAGTATAGTAATCGATCCTTCGATTACCAATATGCTTTAGATACTCTATATCCTTATATTCTACATCCAACGATTTCATCTTAGCATGATCAAATAGAGAATCAATGAAGCCATTATCATATAGAACTTCAATCATTCCTATATCCAATTGATGAATCAATCTATAATCTGTACCAGGTGTATCTCTGTAGAACTTTGAAACTTTTATATTCGATGGAGCATTATTGATAGTATTGAAATCTACATATAATCCATCATATGTAACAAGTCTATCATAATTTGGTTCTCCATTAAGCATACGATAGTAGTTGTTCTTTTCAACATATGTATCTAAGAACTCTTTACATGCAGAATCCAAAATCTGTTTTCTTAATTCTACAGGAATCAATTCATTATCAACAGAATACTTTTCTGCATCTTCCGCAGAGATATTTGGGAAGTTTGATAAGAATTCTTTGTTGTAATAGAATGCACTGAAGTTTATGTATCGCTGTTTGATAGCAACATATGCATCTCCAGCGTTTAAAGATTCAGCACTTTCTTCATTATCAGCACGGGTTTGATCTTTTAAAACCGTACCAATAGCGAGCTGTTTACAGTTATATACAATCTCATCCAATAGTGGATTGTCTGTATAAACCTTTTCAATATTCATATAAATTGCTCCCAACTATTTGTATTATCTAAATTCCTTGATGAGATTCATACGTCGTTCATCTTCCGGTAATCTAAGAGCAGACCAGTTGATAAACTTCATCTTGAAAGTGTATCCGTCGATCTCAAAATTTAATTCTTTTTCTTTATAATTCAGAGGTTCATTTCTGATTTCTGTTACAGATAAGAAGGTTTTATCATCACCATCTGGTCTGAATTTGAACTTCTCAATGCTCATATATGGAAATGTCATAAACATAATATCGGCATTGAAAGATTCATTAATGTAACCCTGTAACTGTTCTTGAACCGCTTGACTAACTCCCTCTAGCCCAATCATTGTATAAAACTTGCCACGCATAAAACACTTTTCTCCTTATTAAAATAGTCATTAATTACTTAGAAGTGAGAACAATCGTATAATTAAAGTTGTTTAGATTGGAGAATTCTATATATGAGTACCGATTTAGTTGTCTATAATGATAATACAAAGATAGCAGATATGAACGATTATGACGTCTATCTTGCAGAAGAATATATAAAGTATAACGATAAGAATCCTATGGTATGGTTCGGTCCATCGGATGGTCCTCTTTATTTTTATAATACAAGAGAGTCTCTAATGGACATGGATGTTTATAAATCTTTCATTACAAATTGTATTGCTAGATTTAGAAGATCAAGAGCTTATAAAGCTTATAAGTCTCATCTTATGTCTATAGGATTAGATAGATCTCAGATATTGGGAAACGTTGCTGATGGTATGGCTAAGATAGAAATGCATCACAATTTTCTCACCATTTATGATATCACTATATTGATATCTCAGCATATATTAAATACGGTGGGAAGATGTACCACCTTCGATATAGTTTCTTTACTGAAGCAAGAACATAAGTTGGATAATATACCAATAGTAATGCTGGATGAAACTTCTCATGAGTTATATCATTCCAATCCAGATATGTATATTCCCATATCTATGACATTCGGTAAATGGTGGAATCTGTTACTGAAATATAGATATGGAATAACTCTTGATATCGCTTACAAAGTAATAAGATATATAAACAAATGTAACGAAAACAATGAGTTGAATAGATTAGAGTACTATAATCTTAAAAACACTATCATGTCTTGGGGAGGCTATAATGAAACTAACAATCGTGATTTTGCTACTGATATTTTTAATACTGTTTAGCGGTCTACTAACATATCTGATCATTACAAGAACTAACAGGTTCTTTGAGCTATTGGAAGCAAAAAATAATGCTCAGAATAATATCTCTACTAGAGAGATGTTGATGAGAGCGGATGTATTGAAAGCTAGAGATCTTATGGATACTCTCGTAAAGAATAAGCTTATAGAATGGCAAGTCTATAATATCAATCCACAAACGGAAAACTTTATGGGAACAGATGAGATTGCTAATGCTATTACATATATCATCAAAGAAATTTGTTTAGAGATGACTCCTGCATTAGAAGTACAATTGGGATTCGGCTTTCCTATGAATACACAAGAGAATATGATAAAGTCCATTAAGAGTAGAGCGATGCTTGTTGTAATGGAATATACCGTACAACAGAATAAGGTTAGTACAGATAGTAGAATGATGAAAGTCTTTGGAGAAGATTAAAGAAAAAATAATATCCGGATGGGCATTTCGCTCATCCGGAATAATATTCGTGTATGATAGCATTTAATAACTCTTCTGCTTCTGGTCCTGTGAAGTTAAAGTTTCTTACAGATGTAAATACTTTTGTAACTCCACCACCTTTACTATTGATTTGTAAAGTGATATACTTCTGATTGTCTAATCCTACAGGAAGTATATCCATATCAGAAGGATAGATATTGTTATATTCGTCACTGAATACAACTTTCATCGATCCTGAAGTATGAATAAAATACTCTTCTTCATAATAGTTCTGCAATAATGTATCCAATATATCTACGATTGTAGTGATATCATCCTCTTGGATTATTATAGCTCCGAGATTAGCATTTGTAATTCTATCATAGAAGTCTATTTTCAAATCTATAGATTCTTTCATATTTCCTTTATAAGCATCTATACAGGTGAAGTTCAAATGTTTAGTTGCTTCTATGGAATATGATTGTGTCCACATATTGAAACCCATTATCCCACCTTTCCATTTAGTAAACCTCTATATCTGTTTGTATCTATTCCACCATAACTAAATGCAATCGCTTCAGTATACTCTTTTGGGTTTACTTCATAATTTAACATAAACTTTGTAAATCTGTCTACTTGGTCATTACATTCAGAAATCTGTCTTATCAAATCATAATCAACGTTCATAGAGATTCTATTTGATGCTCTAAACACATTGATTGCATTGATTAAACTATTGTTACTGTTTACATTCACATGTCCCTTTACATGATATAGTTCTATAGGAACATTGTTTGTCAGTAAAGTTTGAATGATATTCATAATATAATCTACGTTCTTAATTTCTCCTCCTTCATCTAAAATTCCACCATATCTTTTCTGTAAGTTTAACCACTTAAAGATTCTATCTCTTATTGCAAAGATAGATGTTTGAGAATCTGAAAATAATCTAATGGTACCAAAGTTTCTATACTTATATGCCATAGATACACCCATAAGGATAGCATATAGCTCCCCCTGTTGTACTGTCTTATTCTTCTGAATATAAAATTGCTGATCGATTAGTACGTCATTATTATATACACAAGCTCCAGAACAAACAGTTCCTACTCCGCTATATTTATTATAAGCTCTAAAAGATGCATCAGTAAAGATAGAAATAGATCGGTCGTTGAAGATATTGTTTTTTCTCAAGGTCTTCATTCTCTAAACACTCCATTCTTCATATTTATAATATATTTTCACAAGTTGTTTTTATATTAATATTAAAAGTGAAATAAAAAATAAATATGGAGTATAGCCCAAAAAGCTATACTCCACGAATGATTTACTTATTTCCGTTGTTCTGGTTGTTGTTATTTTGCTGCTGATTGTTATTCTGCTGGTTAGCATCTGCAGGATTGTTATCAGCAGGCTTGTTATTTGCTTTTCCACCGATAGCCTTGTTGTATTCGTCTGTATATACGGATTCTGCTGCAACTTCGAATACACCATAGCATAGTGTTGTTAATGCACACATAAAGTTTACATAAGCCTGCATAATCTTAATCTTAGCTTTAGCCATACTCTTTAAGCCATTAAGATATTTATTTACAAGCTTTGTATTTGCGGAACCATTTCCGCTATTTCCACCGGAATTACCGTTACCATCTCCACCTTTACCAGCATCGTTAGCTTGGATGGCTTCCATTAAGGATCTGAGCACATTATAGGTCTCATAACTTACAGCTTCCTGCTTAGCTTCTCCAGCATCGTCATCATCTCCGAATATCTGCTTAAGAGTAGTAAGGGTACCAGAGTCAAGACTATTTGCATCAAAGTTATCAAAGTTTGCATTTGCAACTTTATCCAATGCTGCAGGAATCATTTCTTCATATTTCTTAAGCTTGCTGCCTTCGTCCATTACCTCTTTAAATCCAAGCCTGCATAATGTAAACGTTTCAGGAGTTAATTTTTCAGGAGTTTCGCCGATACGTTTTTGGCTAAGATTATCATTCAGAACCTGAACAATATTGATCTTTTCATTATCGTTCTCAACCTTTAGTCCCAAATCACGAAGATACTTTGCAACAATCTTATTTTCGGCACCATCCTCTTTGATAGCAGTATTTATATCAGCAGAAAAACGTCCAAGATATTCTGATGAGAAGAGCTCATTGGTATTGGTTGGGAAGATCTTGTCCATATTGAGAATGTCGAGTTTATTCTCAAACTGTTTTACCTTTTCCATATCGTAAATGTAAGCATCAGTAAGTGTAATCTTACCAACCTCATCATTATACTGTACAACGTTTTCAAGCTTTTTGAAAACTTCGGTTTTATCTTTTCCAGCAGCAACATCCTTTGGATCTCCATGAAGTGCTCTCTCTACCGGTGAATTTTCGCCCTTAAAAAGCTTCCGGAAAATGTCTGCCACGTTTTTGAAGAATCCCTTTATAATCTCAAAGATAGTCTTCTTCTTGTTGCCAGAAGCGTTATTTGCAGTATTATTACCACTATTAGCGTTACTGGTGTTGTTGGCATTGTTATTATTCTGATTCTCTTCACCATCTTCTAATAATAACTGTTCAAATAGAAGGTTGAATCTCTTCTCACTATACTCAGCTTCTGCAAGATTGAACAGCTTGTCGATAGTCTGATTGAAGATTTCGTTATGACGACTCTCCATAAGAGCATCTACGGATTTTCCACTGAAGTTAACCTTCTCTTCAATTGGTCCTCTATATCCCTTCATAATCTCACGACACTTATTGATTACATTCATGCAAGAACCGGTATTAGAATAAACCTCTCTAAGTCTGTCGGCTTTATACAGAACCATCTTCTGATGAGTAGTAATGATATCCATCATCATATTGGTAAGCTGTCTGAAGGTGTTAGTGATGCGAGTCATCATGATATGAATTCTCTGATCTTCCGGAAAATTCTGCTGAGTCATAGTTGTCCAGAATCTGTTAAGCTTAGACATCATAAGATCAATCTTATCACCAACGCCTTTATATTGAACATTAACAGACTCAAGAGAAGTAATAACCATTTCGATAGCGGTAGCTCCCTTGATGATTTCTTTACACTTCAGATACAGATCAACAGTAAGCTTCTCATCTTTGGAAATCTTAGGTCCAAACATATCCTTGTTGAAATCATCAACGAATTTAACCATACGGTTAGACTCATTGCTGTTAAGATGATTGATGATGTCCTTTGTATGATAATCGCCGAATAATTCAACAATACATTTTTCTGCAGCATTAGCTAATTCAGCATCAACTGTTTTACAGAAATTTTCAGCATTTGTAAATACTTCATTTCCATAAGCATCTAGGTTTCTATCACCTCTATTAAAAGAAGCTGTTAAAGCTGTACCTATAGCTTCTGTAAACTCTTCCATAGAGATGAGGTTGTAAGTGATAAGATTCGCTGCAGTTGGTAATACTGTAGGTCCAGCATGAAGCTCTGTAAGATTTGCAATATTATCAATATCACACATCTTTACACTAACATTTTTCTCATTCAATCTCTTCTCAAGTTCTCCAAGATATGTAACAGATTCTGGTTTAGCGGTATCCTTTATAATATCCTTATTCTTGGATAGAGTTTCTCTAAGAAGCTTTACAAAGTTTCCGATAAGATTACTGATAATCTTTACAGCATTCTTAATAAACTTGCTGATTAAATTCAGAATGTTAGTAATGAATGCTACAACCTTTCCGAAAACATCTTTAAGGTTAAAACCTTCCTGCATAGCTATAAGGGATAAGTCATAAGTACATTCCTTTACAGCATTTCTGCAATCCAGAATCATTTCATCAACATCATTCATGTTGAAAACGGAGCCCTTTACAGACTCCGTTAAACCAACATCATAAATATCTTTTGGTGCATTATATATATTGCTTAAATTCAATCCCATTTTACTATTCCCTCTTTTCCATTATTTAGAGTTCTTCAAAGTGTTAAGCATCTTATCGATAGTATCGAACAATGCTTCATTATCTGTCTGGGTTTCTCTTCTATCTCCACCAAACTTTTTATACAGATAGATATAATAGCTTCTTGTAACAGAAAGTGTATCACCTTCTGTATTATTGAAAGCAATATAATCTTCAATCTGCTTCTTAAGATTGTTAAGCTGGTCGATCAGCTCCTTCTTCATCTTAGGATCAATGTTGTCCTTAGAGATTTCCTTAGAAAGATACTGAATACCAACATTGATTCTTGTAAGACCGTCCGGATGTTCATCTTTAAGATTAAGAAGGAATGCCATATAGTCATTATACATGATATCGGCAAAGCATAATGCTTTAGCAATAAAGCCCTTTGGCTGAGCATACTTCTTAGGAACGTTGTTCTCTTCGTAGTTCTTGAAAGCTTTTAACAATGCTGCATGTAGCTCTGGACCATATCCGTACATTGCTGCAAAAGTATCCGCAAATTTCTCATTGGTATAGCTAATCTTTCCTCTGTCGTTCATGTTATCAAACATACCTTCTTTGAATACTTTTCCCTTTACCATTCTGTATAAACTAAATACACCCTGTAAAGGCTTAGCAATAACGTTCTTAATATTGGTAAGACCAACAACAATCTTTGAAATGAATGGTGCAACAATATTATCAATGTCTCTGATAATCTCATTGTTGTCAATGCTCTTCTTTCCGGTAGAGATAATTTCGTAAACCTTACTATTTACCTTTGAAAGAACGTTAGACACATAAGATGTTGAATTGTAGATGTTATTAGGATCTACAACAGCTTCGAAGAACATGTGACCAATCTCATGAAGCATTACTGCAAACAGTTCTTCATTTGAAAGGTTGGAATCAATAGCTCCTAAGTTCATAGTACTCAATGCTACAATCTTTCCATAATCTGAAAACTTAAATCCTCCATTTCCTCCCAGAAGAGAAGACTTTACCTTCTGAGCATTTGCCGGGCTAAGGTAAGTGTAGATGGGGATAGCATAAGCGTTGAAAGAGAAATCCGGAGAAATTGATAAAGAGAAGGTTGTAAATCCGAAAGTCTTTTCTACGGCACGATTGAACTTAATCACATCCGGATCAAGATCCATCTTTGGAGAATACTTTGCATTCTTGAACTTTTCTCTTACAATACAGAACTGCATAAAAGCTTCTTCTGTAACTTTCTTTCCGAAGTATGCTTCAGATAATGTGAATCCCATAGTATCTAAATTCTGAGAAGGTGTATGGAAAGTTTCATTTCCTTCAGCATCATAGAATGATACAACTTTACTATCCGGAAGATAGTTATGACGATAACCGAACTCTTCTTTGATCTTCTGGAGTTCTTTTTCACCAACTACTGCCAATTCAGCACCGTCGGCATTGTCATCTTCATCATGTAGAACTTCGATATTACCATTCTTGATTTCGAAGTTTTTCTGATAACGTACCTTTTTTGGTTGAACACTATCTTCTGTATCAAACAGCTCTTCTAATAAAGCGTCATATTTACTTTTTGCTCTCATTATTATTTTTCTCCTTATCATCTTTCTTTTGTTTTTGGGTTTTCTCAAAAAGCTTCTTGACAGTTTCCAAAGAAGATTTAACAGACTTTATCTTTGCTAAGTTAGCTTTCAGGAATCCTTTATAGTTTACCAGACTTAGAGTAAGTCCTGTAAAATCGTATGCAAATTTTGTACCAGTCATAAACATTCCGTATGGGGTAAACTTAGCAGCAGTTGCTAAAGGTTTAGCAATATCAAAGAATGTGGTACTGATAATCTTAGAGATGTATAGAGCCATAAACTTTGTTCCGGATCTTCTAACATCCTCATCGGACATCTTTTCTATCTTAGCCAGTTCTTCTTCCAAACTTTCAATCAACTTATTACACTTATCAATACGGATATCAATCTGATTAACATTGTTGAATGGTTGTCTACTGATGAGAGCAATGATCTTATCAAACATGAAACCAACAATCTGATCAAGGTGATTAATATCATTGATTTCTCTTGTATTTAGTTCTTCTAATAGTGATACCAATATACCAATATCAGAATTTTCTGTAACAACAGTCATATTTGTATGGTATTCTTCATTTAGTCTTTTTATAACAAGACTTTTTGATTGAACACCACTAGTTTCCATAAACGACGTTATAGCATTCTCCGAAATATATCTCGTATTCTCTATCTGAATATGAGGAATATTATTATCGTAGTAATCTATAAGACGTATAGTGTCTCTTATACTCACGTTTTCTCCTTTATTCTTCACAAAAAATAATAGCCTCTCTCGGCTTATTAGATTTTGGAAATTCTTCTTTATTCAGTATCGGTAAAGTGTACATATTGTTCTTGATTGTATCTAATCTCTGCACCATAATATCTTTTACGGTTTCAAATGCTGGAACTTGATAAGCTGGATCTATATAAATATTTGATTGGGAAAGAATCTTATTCTGCGTTTCTATATCGAAATCTTTAGATAATTCTTCTATAGATTGTATAGTTTCTTTAGTATCATCATCTATATATTCAGAATAGATTTCCATAAACATTCTGTAGTCACCATAGATATTGGTGACGGGAATGAATATATAACCATTATGAACTAATTCATGTTCGGTTTTTGTTAAAGGAAACAATCCCACTAAGTTCATATAATGGCACATCATAACTTCTTTTGCAACCATTTCTATAGAAAGATCTTGCCCTTGAATAAGTCTTTTCTCATAGACTATCTTTGCAATATCTTCTAGAGTGAAAGGCGTATGATGTATTTCTATAGAAACCTTTTTACCAGATTCATTTAGATCATTAGATATATTCGGATTTAAACCTGAACGATTCATCATACCATAATCTTTCAAGTTCTTGATAAGAGCCTTATACTCTATAGACGATCTGACACATTTCTTTATATCGGAAAGATATGTAGAAAAGTCTTTTGGATTGGACAATTCGTATTCTTCTACTTCGAAATCATCTCCCATATTGCCGATATGAAGCACTTCACCGTTACTGTCTTTGATACTGTCCAGGGTTATTAAAGAATTTGGATTTATCATAACATGTCTTCTTTTATACCTCCATTTTAGGTATTTATACAATTGTTAAAATTTAAATTCTCTTAATTTATGTTTATATAATATATCTGTGATAATAAGGTTGATAGCATCTTATAGTATGCATTATTTTGCATATTTTCTCGGATGCTAAATTGAGAAAGGTAGAGGTAAAAGGTATGAAAAACATTATCGAAACAACAAAAGAGAAGTATGAAGGAATGGAAACAACCCATCCAATCTTCAAAGCATTCTGCGATGGATTCGCAAATGGTTGGGATCTGTATGCCAGGGTTCTTGGTCATACAATCATGGCATTAGGACTCATCCGGTTTATCGGGATGGCTGCATTCAAAAAGGATATTTTTAAAGTCCTTTTTGATAAGGAGATGTAACATGGAACAATTAAAAGAAACATTTGGGTTATACCGCAAAATCATATCTGGGCTTATCGGTCCAGATATGATTAAGCATATCAAAACAAAAGATACACACAAGGCTGAGCTGTATATTATTGACAGCTCTAAAAAGTTAACTGATGATAAGTAAATTAATTAATTTTCTATAGGAGGAAAATAAAATGACAAACACAACTAACAACAACGAGAACAACGTAAACGTAACTGATGTTAAGAATGAAACTGCTGCAGCTCCAAAGAGAAACATTTCCGGAGCTAAGAAGTTGGTTTTGGCTATCATCTTGATCATCTCAGCATTAATCGGAGTGTGCTATCAAGAAGAGCCTCTTATCAGAGGCGTAGCTCTGTTTATCACCGGTGCTTTAGTATATTGGCACAGTGAAGCTACAGACTTCAGCAACAAAACAGAAAAAGAACAGAAGGATATTAAGAAGGGATTGCACCTTCTTGCCGGTTTGAGCTGCGTTTTAGGCATCTTCCTTACATTCATGAGCTTAGTCACAATGTAACACTGGTAATTTTGGGAGGTTAAAAATGACAGCAAAGAAAATTAAAAACTTGTTCCAGGCATTTTATCTAATTTCAATGTGCTTATGTATTTTCTTTACGCTAAGCACTATTCAATTAGTGAGATGTCTATCACAACTCGGTATGGCTCTTTCCTGTTTTGGAATTCTGCCATATTGCAATCTCAAACTAAAATCCGGACGGATGGAAATGTATGGTTTCATCCTGTTTGGAGTTGCTGGGCTTATTGGAGCATTTGTAACATTACTCCAAATCGTTATTTAAGAATCTAGGGTAAGGTACAATTGTACCTTACCCTTTTAATTAATTTTTTATAAAAATAAAAAGGAGAACGAAATGGAAAATAGAGATATTGAAAAAATGATTAAACTGGTATTGATTCATATAGAAGCTGCAGCACTTGCTATAATGGTGCTTATTAGTGCTGTACATGGTTGTTCGATTACTGATATAGGAATCAATACACTTTGTGGATTTGGATTTATGGAGCTCGTAAAAATTATTTTGTACATTGTAAATCTAAAATATCTTAAGTAATAATTTTCTGGAGGTTAGTTATGAATGATATGCTAATTGTATTGCATTATGCAATATTGTTTTTTGACATCTTGATTCTTTTAGGAATAGTATCCAATACTATGCCTGATGAGTTTGCTCCTAATGTATATGCAATAGGATTAGTAATTAATTTCTTTTGTGTATTGAAGTGCTTCATTATAGGAGGATAAAAATGAAAGCTTTTATTAATTGGGTATTGGTAACTTTCCGTATGGTAAAACTAATTACCCATATTAAGTGTAAAGGTATTCTTAGAGATATTATTCTCTTTTTGAATACTGGTAAAGTAACTCGTATATCTAAACTCATTGAGTATGATCTATTCGTTATCAATACCAATAAGCTAAGATATATTAAATACAAGATGGCTAGACATCAGAATACTTCTGGATACTTGGTTCTATCTTTTCGAGATAGAACCAATGTTCAAATTGAGTTTACTGATTCTCTGCTCCACTATGCTTTTCAATCTGATATTTATATCATTGATATTCATAGTGATGCTTATTTGAAATTGCTTTCTATTGTCAATTCTATACTAATTTCTAGAGTTGGTAATTTATTAAAAGAAATTGATAATAGACATATGTCTGATATCTGTTGTCATATGTATGATGATACTATTCAGATTAAATCTAATCTAAATACTTTCAATATAAAATTATCTCAACTTAAGTTTGCTACTGATGATATTGATATCGATCATGATTTCTTTATCATTAAGAATATTAACAATATTTACTTTGTAATTCCTATTGATAAATTATATTCTCTTAGAGATAATGTTGAAGATTATATCTTCATCACTAAATCTGAGTATATCAATAATATACTCGAACCTTTGAAGTATTTCTCTCCTTCTAGTAATATTATCTATTATAATGATTATAGAAATATTACTAGAAATAATAGCAATTTTTCCAAATTTCAAAATATTGGATAAAAAATAAATTACCCTGGAGCAATGA